GCAAAACATCAGGAAAACACATTATAAACATTACAGAACTGCTATATTTGCTTTTGTAGCTAGTAAATACGATATATTCTCTATACTTTACTATTATTTATTTTATCTATTTATTTACTTTATTTTAATCTATTTTAGATTATAAATACTTTTCTATTATTATAGAGAAAATATATTAGAATTAGAAAATACTCGTATTTACGAGGAATTTAAGAAGAATTAGATTTATTTTGTATAATAATAAAAATGTTTTTTTATATAATAGAATTTATTTCTTTATTATTAGAAAAGAAATGTATTATTAGTAGTATTTATTATTCCTTTCACCCATATACGCTACCGCTGGGTGAGTGAAAGGAATAATAAAGTAGGAATTAGTAGTGTTATACGAACGATTAGTGAGTATTCCTGTATTATTAGAATGACTTTTACAATAATAAGAATTATTCTTTATTATTAGAGAAGAAATCTATTATTATACAAAATGAGATTTAGAAATACATTATACTGTATTATTAGGGAAATAGAAAAGAGAGTAAGAGAGGGGCGGAGCGTGAGCGAGGCCTGTAGGGATAGATTGCTTTATTATTAGTTTCTAGATTGATTTAGATTACCAATACACTTATTCACCTAGGTGTAGAGTAGGAATGGAGTGTAAGCGAAATGGATACTCGTAGCCGTATGGATAAGTGTATTGTGTATTATTAGAGAATAGACTAACTATTTACAAATAGATATTATTAGATTGGTAGATTGAATAACCTTATTATTAAGAAAGGAAACTATTATGGAAATATTCTATTCAATACCTGATGTAAGATACCATGAAAGATATTCTATTAGTGAATACGGTACTATTAGAAGACATTACAACAGTGGTAGAGTAGAGTTTGTAAAGAAAGTGATAGACTGAGAAGGACGAACTTATGTTCGGTTGAAAGGAATCTCTAGAAAGGTATATTACTTAGATGACTTATTGGTATTTACCTTTAAGAATCGATTAGGATTACCTTTAGACATATTGCGTAGCATTCACTTAGATGGTATTATTAGTAATAATGCTTTAGCTAATCTAGATACTAACATGGAGATAGATGGCTTGGTACCTTATAACCAAGCCTTGAAGCAAGTAGTGTTTTAAGAAGAATAGATCTTTATAGTTTAGATTATTTCAAGTATATACTATTACCTTGAACCTAATAGAGATAACTCTATTAGAAACTTTAATCTTTTGTATAAGGATCTTTTAAAATGAAACAATCTTTCGATACTTTCACTTCTTTTGTAAGTTTTATTTCATTCATCGTAATGATCAGCAGTTTCATTAGCGTGCCTCTATTAGTGGCACATGTATACACTACTGGTAGCTTGATGAAATCCATTGGTATGGCTTCCATGTGGACTGTAGTATTGCCAGGAGTGGTGATGATTGCTACACGAGCAATTAATGAAGTCATCTTTGGTAATCAGGATTAATTTCCTGATTACTAATAAAAAGAGTATTCCTACTGGGATATTCTTTTTTTTGATTTAAATAGTGATTTGGTTAAACCTATGAAGTCTAGCGCAAACTTCTTTTTTACAAATCTATGTAAAACTATTTTATTCACTTTACTATAAGGATCCTTATTATCATGGCAAATAACAAGCAACAAATTTACCAACGTCAAAACCTTGATCGAAACTTCAACAAGAATCGTCGTCAACGATTAGAAGAAGAGCAAAAGGCTCGTGAGGAAGAAGAAGCTGAATTGGCAGCTCAAGAGAGAGCAGAAGAGCAAGCGAAGAATCCTAAGAACGAAGATCGTTTGGATACTCCTAGCAAAGAAGAAGTATTGGATCCGAATGATCCAGATTACCTGGAACCTGCTTTATACGAAATTGACATGTCTGCGAAACCAGTCGTACCTGAAGTTTTGGTAGAAACTCAACAAGATGGTGTACGTGATTTGGAAGACTTGGATCGTAATCGTACTTACAACAATACCTACGATCGTTTGTCTCAAGATGAAGTCTTTAAACACGTTTCTACCACTGCACAAATGTGCTTGTCTGGTATTATTGACTATGTAGCTAAAATGAAGCAATTCAATGGACACATTCTGACACTGATGGGCGATAAGAACTTCGTAGTCAATGAAGGTCCTGCCATGCAAGTAGGCCTCTATTACAACATCATGGACATCATTACCAAAACGGATTCAGCTTCATTCCGTTACTCCATGGATTTCTTGTTGCAATTGATGTGTGATGAACCTGAAGTATTGGGATTCTTGAATCTTTCACGTTTCCAAGAAAACTTGGTATTGGATCCTGTTTCTCAACGCTGCTATGCGAACTTGATGAACATGTTGACTTCTCTGAAAGATCCAATGACTCGCCAGAAGAATCTTCGTACTTCTATTGACATGACTAAAGCTTTGGAATATGGTTTCTCTGAAGGTGCTAAAACTCGCCTCTTGAACTATTTCCACAACTAATACTATAGCTAATAGACTCTCTCCCTTTATTTTTAGAATAGGGTAGAGGGTCTATTTCTTTATTTTTTATCTTTATACTAAAAAAGGATAAAACGAATGAAAGCTGAAAACTGGAAACAGATTTTATCTGCGGCAGGCTGTTCTGTTAATATTGCTACTGAATGGGCACCTTACTTTGCTAAGTATGCTGATGAATATGGCGTCAATACGGTTAATCGTGTAGCGGCATTCTTAGCTAACGTAATGATCGAATCGAATTACCTGCGTGTATTGAAAGAAAACTTAAACTACTCTGCTCAAGGCTTAGCCCGTACGTGGCCTAAACGCTACGCTAACCCTAATGGTACACCTAATGCGAAAGCTCTGGCTATTGCTAAGAATCCTCGTGCGATTGCAAACCACTGCTATGCAAACCGTATGGGTAATGGTCCTGAGTCTAGTGACGATGGTTGGAACTATTCTGGTAAAGGTCCGATTCAAGTAACCGGTAAAACCAACTACATGGAATTCTTCCGTTCTCGTAACATGTTGCCTTCTACTTCACCTCACTTACTCTTAGAGAAAGACTTAGGTACTGCAGCAGCTTATTGGTTCTGGTCTAAGAATGGAATCAATGCTTATGCGGATAAAGGTGATATCGATGGTTGTTGTGATAAAGTCAACATTGGTCACAAAACCACTCGAGTAGGAGATGCTCATGGTTTTACTGCTCGTAAAGCCATCTACGATAAATTACGTACATTCTTGAATCGTAATCCTGATCTCTTGAAAGGTAAAGATGTACAAGTCATTCCTCAAGAAGTCATGAATGATACGATTCCTCCTGAGATTACCTTCTACGAACAAGATCCTGAATCTCGTGATCAAGTAGAATTCGTACAGGATGTGAAGTTTATTTAAAGAAATTAATAAAAAGAGGTTAAATGGATAAAACCTTAAAACAGAGATTAGCTGTCGTAATTTTGATTTATTGCTTTATGTTCATGGCTTCTATGCTAGTGAATGTATTAACTGTATTATTCTCACCATTGATTGTTTGGTTCTCTATGCGAGACGACTATAAAGGTAAAATACCTTTCGTCTTTAAATGGTTCTTAACGCATGACAATCCCATCGATGGTGATGAATTCCATTTGAAACGACATCCCAATGAAGACTATTGGCCAGTATTCATTCGTAGAGTCTTCTGGATTTGTCGTAATAAAGGTTATACATTCGATCATGAGGTTTGTGGGACTATACTACATGGCCCAATTAAAATGTATGGTAATCCCTATACCTCAGATCAGCGTGAAGCAGGACAACTCCTCCAAGTCGCTTCTAATGGTATCTTTGAATATTATTTAGTCTATAGATATCCTTTCTTAAAGTCTCGTTGCTTACGTATTCGATTAGGTTGGAAGTTTAACCATGATTTAGTCGATACGGATAAGAAAGTGATGTTAGCGACTTCTATTGGTTTATTTAAGACATTTAATAAACAGGATTAAATCTATCATGAAGATTCTTTCTTATATTCGATTTACAGAAATGGATGAGACCATCCAATGGTTAGAAAAGCACCATGTCTTTTATGCGCCTTGTAATCTAAGAAAGAGTATCTTTGTCGATACGGTTTCAGGTGAGATTGAGATTGTACCGACTGATTACTTAGTCATGACTGATCAATCTGATTTACCAGATGTGTATGCAGAAAGTGCTTTCTTACAAATTGATCCTGAATGTTTTGTAGACTATTCTTAAACAATAGATTCCTCCTCTCCTCCTGTTTAAGGGAGGAGAGTGGGATTTATGCCGTATTTATAGATTTACTGAAACCTATACCATTATAGTGGCTTTACCTAAGAGTAAGGTAATCCTATTTATTCTAACTTTCTAAAAGGAACTTTTAAAATGATTAAGCTCTTTATTTTTGCTTTCTTTATTTGGTGTTTATTCACTCGTTTTAAGTTAGTACTAAATTTCTTTTATTTGATTATAGGTATGGTAGTCATTACCTTTAACAAGATTTTCGGAGGACAGACTGTTTTCTATCATGGGTATAAAGAACCCCGCAAGATGAAGAACTTCCAAAAGACTTATAAACCTGATACTGGTTCAGTGATAGATAATGAGGAGGTCAAGTATAGAAATGGAAAGTACACCATGTAAATTAGAATATTTCAAATCTATACCATTTTAGTGGAATAGCAGAATAATCTGTTTATTTCAATCCGTAAATGTTTGTTTTTAACCTCTCGTAGTCATTACGGGATTATTCTTTTAATGAGAATAGTTCGGGAAAACGTAATGACGTTTTACTTTATCCATCTTAAAAGGAAATTGAAATGAAAAAATCTTTGATCGCACTCTCTATCGTCGCCGCATTGTCTGCTACTGCACAAGCAGAGAATTTGGTAGACGGTAAGTTTAACACAGTCACTGGCGACCAAAACATCGTGACCGGTGCAGGCAATGCTGTAACCGGTACTGACATCGCTGTAGAAGGTGATTCCAACACTGCTGCTGGTATCCATGGTACCGTTGCAGGTAAATTGAACGTGGTAGCTGGTCACGAGAACATCGTGAACGGTAACCAATCTGTAGTCGTAGGTCCACATGCCAAAGGCATTGCGAACATCGTAACTGCTGTAGGTTCTGATACTTACGTTGGTGCTTACTCTGGTTCTGCTTACGGTAAAGGTGCTGTAGTGGGTGATGATGGTGACGCAGGTACTGCTATTGGTGCTCATGCTCTGGTTGCTAAAGGTGCTGGCGTAGCTGTAGGTTTCCACGCTAACGCATTGGGTGGTCAATCCACTGCTCTTGGCTCAGGCACTAAAGCAATTGCCGATCAAAGCACTGCTGTAGGTAATGGTGCCATCACTAACGGTCGCTTCTCTACCGCATTGGGTCAAGGTGCTACAGCTACCAACAACCACGATGTAGCGATTGGTTCTGGTTCTACTACTGAAGCGGCTGTAGGTACTCTGAATGCCGAAGTAAACGGCACTAAGTTTGGTAACTTCCAAGCCCACCGTCCTAAAGCGACTGTGTCTGTAGGTAGCAAAGGCTTTGAGCGTACCATTACTAACGTAGCCGCCGGTCGTGTGACTGCTGATAGCACTGATGCCGTAAACGGTTCTCAGTTGTACGCTGTAGCGGATAAAGTAGCTGAAAATGCTAAAGGTGTCAAAGCCAATGCCGATGCCGTTAAAGCACTGGATGGCAAAGTCGCACAAAACGCCAAAGACATCGTTAGCCTGAATGGTGGTTTGGCTGCTGTGAAAGACGATGTAGCCGTTAACGCTAACAAAATTGCCGGCAATGCAGAGCAAATTGGCAACTTGAACAAAGCAGTTGAAGCGCAAAACACATGGAACACTGCTCAAGACCAACAAATCGCTGACAACAAAGCTGCTAACGAAGCAACCGACAGCAAACACACTACTTGGAACGAAAACCAAGACAAGGATATTGCCGGTCTGAAAGATGGTGTGAATGGTAATGCCGCTGGTATCGCCGCAAACACAGATCGTATCAATAACTTGACCGAGTTGGTACGTGGCGTATCTAGCAGTGAAGCTCGTCTGAAACAAGAGATCCACGATGCTCGTCGTGAAGCTCGTGCCGGTATCGCTGGTGCGAATGCGATTGCTGCAATCCCCCAACCACACGCCCCTGGTCAAACTTCCATCGGCGCAGGTGCTGGCTACTTCAAACATGAAGGTGCCATCGCTCTGGGTGTAGCGCATATCAGCAAAAGCGGTAAATGGGTTTCTAAAGCCGGTGTCAATTTCGACACCCGTAAGAACGTAGGCGCAGCAGTTGGTGTCTCTTACGTCTTCGGTGGTGTACCGGTTGTCGTACCTCAACCTACCGTTGTTAAAGAAGTAGTACGCGAAGTGATTGTACGTGAAGTACAACCTGCTCCTGCTACTACTAAAATCCGTGGCTAATTAGCCATACTCTAGAATACACTCCTGCCCTTTAATAGGTGCAGGAGTGTATTTCATTTTTTAATTTGTATAATCTATTTTTAGTAAAGGAAATCATCATGAGAGCAAATAAAGCATTAAAGTGGATCCTGTTATCTTCATTGGCATTGACTTTTAAGCCAGCAATAGCCAATACCAATGAGGAGGTAAAGTATTTAGCCATGGCTATCTATTACGAAGCTCAAGGCGAAAGTATCAAAGGTAAAGAAGCCGTAGCCGATGTTATCTTGAATCGAGTAGAGCACCATGAGTTTGCGAATTCAGTAAAGAAAGTCGTGGCTTCTAAAGGACAATTCCAATGGTTTCGTAATCGTTCTTTAAGAGGTGGAAGAGTATTCAATCCGAATAAAGAAAAAGAGATCATGTCTTTAGCTCGTAAGAAGTATTTCCAACATGTCATGGACAAGCGTAATGATACTTCTCGTCATGCGATCTTTTTCTCTACAGGAAGAAAACCTGCTCCTCGTGCAAAGCTTTCTCGTAAAGTAGGTCGTCACTATTTCTTTACCTTAAAACCAAAACGTAAATAATGGAGCGTATTAAGATGTCTAAGTTTGTCATTAAGTCTTATCTGAAAAGAACTGTTTTAGAAGACTTAAAAGAAGAGATTGAAGTACTCTCTAAAATGATTGTCAAAGAGTATCGAGAACACGTCAGAAAACATGGATTGAGTTTCAAAGTCAGAGCTTTGGACAATACGGGATTCAGACATGGGATTGATATTTATTCTACAGACAAAAAGTATTTCTTCTTTAAAGAGAAGAAACTTATTAAGTCGGATATTAGTACTTTAGATTTCTATTTTGAAGCGAATAAAGAACATCTATTATCTACACCTTACGAGATTGCGAAACGCTTTGGTAATACAGAGATTAAAGCATTAGTGTATTCTTTACTGAATATACGAGAAATGTATAAAAGCTGTAAAGTAAGCAATCCTAAGATGTTAGAGAAATGTTCTCGATATTATTCCTTACTGATTCTTTGGATGCTCTATACAGAATCAGGAAAAATAGAGATTCCTAATATCCGAATGTGGTACGAAGACTTTGGTATTCCTGAATGCTATTTTAAATACAGTCATGGAGTATATATTGATCAAGGTCTAACTTATACAGTTATTGGCGTGCGAGATGATATCGATGCCATGGGTGATATTGTTTACTCAGTAAACCGTATCGAATATAAATAAATTTTACATTCCATTTTGTATAAAGGAAATAACTATGCAATTATCATTGAAACCAGTACAAACAACAGCACTCGATTTCAAATTAGCAGGTAGTTCTGTTAATGAACTGGTTAATGAGATCAGATATCTAAGTAAAGAAGTCTTGAACTACTATGGTAAAGAGATTAAGAAGAAAGGTCTCTCTATTCGGGTAGAGAAAGAGTATATAGGTGATAAGCCGAGCTATCCTATTGTGATTCGTAAGAAGATCAAAAAAGGATGGTTTCGTCATGAATGGGTATTGGTCAGTAAATCCCAAATACTGGACAATTACTCCACTGAGGAGCACTACAAAGGATTAATTCACACACCTTACACTTTAACAGAAACATTAGGTCGTAATGAATCACAAGCATTTATCTATGCTATTTGCGTAATGACAGATAAATTGAAAGATGTGAATTACGATAGTTTTACCATGCGTGAGAAATGTGTGAATTACATTACCTTAGTGTCTTTATTAACGATTGCGAAAAGCATTGGTTTAGGTAGACAAGACTTAGGTAGTCTCAATAGTCAATTAGGTATTCCTGATAGTTATAAGAAGTACTGTAAGAATTTTTCTATCTATATTGATAAAAGCACACTATCTACTAATCTAGTTGTTCTTAACGCAGGTACTATATTCAAATTAGCGGGTGAATTAATCTACGACAAAGAACAAACTGTTGATAAACAAATGTACTATAAGTGCGTTATTAATTACATCGCTAAGTACAGTACTTATAATCTATTTGGTAACCCTATTTAAACTTAATCTAACTTTGTAAAGGAAATTATTATGTTAACATTAGCCAATAACCAGAATTATTACATTCAGCGTGTTGAAAAACACATCCCAAATGAATTCAAAGAAAGTCGTACTGGTATTGATTACTTTGTCTCTTTCGATTACATGGGTTCTGCCGAATATGAATTCGGTGCGATTCCTAATACTTGGAAGTTCATGAAAGAGCATTTCCATGAATATAAAATGGAAACCATTCCTATGGAATTAGGTGGTAAAACCTACAATGTATTCTGTATCATTCCTCGTGGAACTGAAAAGGAATACATGATTGATCTCTTTAAAGGTTTGTACGAGAATAAACATCGCACTAAAGAACAATCTCGTGTTTACGATATTGATGAGATGGTCAATGACAAAGAAGCTTACCAAATAGGTTGGTTGAATCTGATTACGAGTTATTGGTCTAATGAGATTCCTTGGTTTGCGACTATCTCTCCTTCTATTGCTTTCTACTGGTATAAAGAAATGGGTCTTTCTAAAGAGGATAAAGAAATCCAGAAAGAACGTTTTGAAAATATCCAAGTAGGGGATAAGGTTTGGTACCCTACCTATAAGGAAAATCTCTTTGATGTTGGTACTGTGATTGGTTTCAATGATGAAGGAGTGACATTGAAAAACTATAATCGCAAACGTCGATATAAAGCCAATCAAGTCATCTTTGTCCCTAAAGGTCAATCAGGTGAAAAGTTTATTTGGTAAATAGAATAAAGAGACACTAGGGATTAACCTAGTGTCTCTTTTAAGATTTCGTATGACTCGGTAATACTTTATTTTTTTTTAATTTTAGAGGTAATGAAAAATGGCTTATTTGGATAGAGATGGAGTTGTGCGTACTGCTGATCCAAAAAAATACGACATGCCTGAGAGTGGTATTTTTAATTCATTATTTACTTATCTAGAAAGTTTTGTTACTAAAACAAAACGTGCTAGTAGCATGAATGATAGTCAGTTAAATGCATTAGGGAGAGAAATCAGAGAAAACGTAGATCAAACGATGTTATTAATGTATATTAATAATCATTTGTTTAGATTGAATAACTATTACGATTACGAATTCTATCCAGAAAAAGTGCCTGATACATTGTACGTGTATAAGATGGTGCAAACTGGGGAAATGAGGGATATCTGGTCACCAATAAAAATCATTAATTACCGAAAAACATATAACATCGATGGTTACGAAGCAAAATCTACAGAAATAGTGACTGCGGAAGGTGATGATTACACTAAGAAAGATGAACAGTATTATAAGAGATATGTGGAATCGGCAATTAATATTAATAAGTTGATGTTTGACTTAGGTTCGGACTTCTATAAATTAGTCAAAGAGATCAATCAGATCGTACCATTTGGACACCAACAATCTACTCAGGATTGCATAACACCAAATAAAAATCCATCCATTCACTTCATGAATCCTTATTACTATATAATCGATTCAAGTGGTCATTACTTCACTACTCGTAATAAAATATTAGAGATAGCCAGAGAAATAGCCCGCACAAAACAATTATCCAGAGACAGAATAGAAGCTGATAATATTAGAAATTACAATACTGTTGGTGGTGCTAAGCCTTACGACCATGCGTCTTACGGGTTATTCTTTAAACCTTTAAATAATGACCTTGACGCTATTCAAGAATATTTCATGAGATACGCTGTTTATACTTCATCGGTAGAATTTGAAGGAAATACAACTTTGACTTCTAGAGTTGGAAGAGCTGGCGCAATTAAATTCTGTACGGACTTAGGATGGATTATAGAGAGTATACTTCCAGTTGTAAAAAGAGTAACCAGACTACCTACTGGTCCTGCTGAAACTATCTTGCCGAATAATATATTTAAAAAGACAGACCATATAAATCTTCTTAAGGAATATAGATATACTACTTATTATCGCGATAACGAAAGACTGTCAGTAAGAGGCGGAGTACAACCAGGCGATGTCGCCACGGTAGAAAGTCTAATAAGGTATATTTTTATACATGCTGGCTTAAGATTTAATGATATTATAAGCTATAATCCTGTTATAAATGGTAGGAATGTATTACCTATATTCGGTGTAGATGGTAATGATATTTTAGTTGATAAGGACATAAATAGAGATGTCTATAGCATGTTTAGCCCGATTACAGGAATCTCAGCTGTAGATAGAAAAACAAAAAGAAAAATCCTTTTAACTGCTGCAGATACAGCCTACGAGAATCTTAATAACATCGATGTGGATGATACATTAGGAAGATGGAGGGATGGTGAGTTTAACATAACAAATACTACCGGACTACCTGGTAAATTACTAGATAGGGCTAACGAGTTATTTGGTGCTCCATTTGAAGAAAATATCCCTCAAGGTATTACTCCTTTTATTAGTTACCTAAAGAATCCAACGTTTTCAGCATCATTTCAAGAGAAGTTTGGAATCCTACCGACCAGTCAGCATTTTGTTCCTATATCAATAGTAGAAATGGTAATACGATTTCTATTAGGTACAGTAAAAGCCAGTATTGTACCTAAATTAAAATACGAGGTTTTGGATAAGAGATTATTGGATAAATTAAATTTAGAATTTGGAACTAATTTTCCAGTAGGTACAAAATTCTTTTATATTGCTTTCCGAGTCGATTTAGCTAGTAGAACCACTACTGACTTATATGGTCATGGTAAACGTTTAGCGGACTACGTAGATGAAAATGTCAATAAAGGATTTAGCAATAAGTGGAACGTTAAAGATGCTGGTATATTAGAAACAATCTCTAAACTGGAAAGATTGAAGCAAGATGGACAGTTTAATAAAGATGCTTTAAAAGTTATTGCTGATGCGATTTATCAAATTACGATAAACTTATGGTCCGAACCAGCCCGTAACGATGAGTTCAGAAGACAAGTGACTAACACGATAAATACCAACCACAGTAATATTGATAATGTAACTCTTCAATATTTGCTCCAGCCCCTTTTAGATGACATGCGTAAGAATTCTGATTTTAGTTAAATATATACTATTAATGTGTAGCACTATACATTAAAAATATATTTAGGATACACAAAATCATGATTATTATTGCTTCATCAATTGTCTTAACATTCACTATGCTCAGCATAGGTTTGTCTCAAGACCTTTTGTAAAATACTTTAAGACTAATACAGGACTATGGATACCCATAGTCCTGTAGAGGTCTAATTTGATCTATTCTATATTTTTAGGAAATTAAAATGAAATTCGAAATCAAAAGTGGAATTAGAGGGACTTCTAAAGACATTATCTTAGAAAGACTTTTATTTACAGCTAAGGATGTAGATAGAATTAAAGAGAAGTACTTTAACTTAAACCAGTACTATTTTTTAGAGTCAGTGAGTCATTATCCTTATTACCAAACGACTCTTTATAAACTTACACCAATGGTTAACTTACCTTGGTTAAATAAACTCCTGTCTAAAGTTACTAGTAAGAAAGACTTTAGTAAAGATCATGTCAAACAATCAACATTAGGACATACTCCACTACAAAGAGACTTAATTTATTATTCAGAGAAATCATTCTTAGAGAATCTAAACTTTCTCAATATCTTAGATGATCTTAGAGCCAGTATGGATGTAGTAGAGCGTATTGGCGGTAAAGGTTATACTGACGTATACAAAGATACGATTGATCAATTCCGATTAGAGTTATTCTTGTATGGTTTGACTTTAAAAGGCGAATACAAGCTAGAGAAACCAGACAATAATAAGTATCGTTTATTCGATCTATTAGGCCTGGATTCTTCAGATATTCGTACTCTAATTGGTGATAAAGATAAACGTGACTTGAAATTAAAATTCACGTCTATTGAAGATAATATTGCCAATGTCCATTTTAAGGTAGGTGATCAAACCTATTCTGTCGATATGGTATTTAATGTAGAGAATTCTTACGAGAAAAATCTACTCGAAACCTTAAATGACAAATTTGTATTTAGACACGATAAATACTTATCTATCCACACTAATTACAGAAAGTATTACTTAGGTACGAAATATCCGAGTGAGTACTTATCCTTTATTAAGAAAGACAATGTACTCTATGTGAAAACTGTCACTGAAGACAGTATATTAACCCATTCCTTCAGACTAGGAGAATTCAGAATTGAATCTACTGGTCACAAAGGCATTTTCCCGATCACTAAGATCATTCCAACAGTAAATCCTGAAGAAGCAATAGAACTTTATTGTGATCCTTCAGAAATCCCTTTATAAACCCATTCATTTAACACTTAAGGAGTATTTAACATGGGACGCGTAGTAGAAGAAGTATTGCCACGTTTTGGCGAAGAAGCAGGTGATGACACACGAAATTATCCTCGTGAAGAGGAAACTGATGAGGAGGAAGAGTAAATGAATCATCGTCATTTCAAACTGAATCAAGTCAAAGCTCGTATCGAAGGTCGTAAAGCTCTTTACAAACAATTCCGTGCCGTATCAAAAGAGGAATTAAAGGAAGAGTACGGTGTTGATTGGCCACCTACCAAAGTCGTCGTAGTAGACGATGAAGATAACTTGACACCAGATGCTCTGAAAGAACGTAGTGTAATCACCTTGTCTAAAGAAGAAGCACAAAAAGTCGAAGAGCAATTTGACAAACCTAATACCAGTTTGGTAGAGAAAATTAAGGCTAAATTAGAGTCTGAAGAACTCCAAAATAGCGATAATCCTTTGTCTGGTATGTTAGACTAACTAAACCTCAATTACTCTAGAGTACCTAAACAGTACTCTAGAGGATTAGGAGAGCCAAGTGTCCATATCTAAAACATTCAGAAAGAAAGTTATTCCTTATTCGACTTATTCCTTTAAAGCAAAAAGAATAGGTGGTTTTAAGCGATACAATAAAAACAGAAAGACGAAACAGAAAGTCAATATTGAAGTCAGATTATTTTTTACTCGATTTATTAGAGAGATGAAGAAGTCTTTCAAAGAGAGTAATAATGGTTTTGTGTATTCCCATCTAGACTTTGCTAAGCACTTTTCTGAGAATCCAGAATTAAAAGAGAAGCTAGAAGAAGATACTTTAAAACTTTACGAAGTAATAGAAGATCTTAATACTAAATAAAATACTAACTAATAAAAGGAAAATCATCATGAAATTATTTTTAACTAAAGAAAACCATGAAAAGGTTTTACAAGCAATTGATGACCACATCGAGAAAGATCTCAAATACAAATTTGAGAAAATGAAAGCTTTAAAAACAATACAGACTGAACAGAAGAATGCTGGTGAATACGAAAGTCTAGAGATTCGTCATGCTGATGTAATTCGAGTAAAAGAAAAGAAATCTTTCTTAGATAGGATTGTAGAATTCAAAACCTATAATCTAGAAGAAGATTTCAATATTACTATTGGCTATTCTTCTATCCAAAATGATAAACTGGAACATTTAGCTAAAATAAGAGAAGACTTAGTCACCTATCTCTTATTTGCAGAAGGTATGTTCAAATACCGAAGTGAAGTAGAAGAATATACCGATTTTGAATTCGATTACGATAAACTCATTCAGTTTATTCATTTGGTTCATTTCTACTTAGCCACACAAAGAGAAGAGAATCCAAATGCTTTAGACTATCGTAATTTAGGCTTCGAACATTGTTATCGTATTGACCATTTATTAGGTATCAGTTTTAATACGGCATTGATTAATGAAGCTTACGATGATTACTACTTCGATTCAGACTCCATTAAAGAAGGTAATGCTCATTACTTCATTTCTGTACCAAGTATTCAAGACAACTTTATCAGATTCGATATTGAATTCAATGAAGAAGAGAAAGAAGTATTAGCAGGTATCTTAAGTAGTGTTCGTTTAATTAGATTTACTACCAATACTTCTATTCGTGATTTGTATTTAACCAAATCAGCCCATAGAGAATATTTGGAGATTACCGTTAGAAATAAAGAGATTCTTTATATTCGTTTAGATAATGAACATGCAGAATCTTCTCTTTATACATTCAGTTTGAATAATATTCAAGCCAGAACCATTTCTAATGGAAATACTCAGACTCATCCATTACCTCTATTAAGAGTATCGAATGGTACTACAGAGATTAATATTTGCTGTACCATGGATGAATTCGATTACATGATTTCTTAAACTATTTTGGAGAGCTAATTATGTATTGTAAAGCAACAAACATTGTAAACAAGACAGTGCAGTACCTTAACAAGTCACACAGTATTTTAAAAGAACGCGGTATATTCGATCATTTTAAAATCGAGAAGATTGAAAGTATGCCTCACTTTACCGATACTGGAGAGAAACTCGACTACGAAGTAGTTACCTATAATGTTGATGGAGAGTCTGAACCCTTGTGGTTAGAAAAAGCAGAGTATGAAGAGAGTACCCGATATCCGTTATACATCAGAGATACGATATTCTTTTTATTAGCAATGCACGCTAAAAAGTACTATTCTGAAAATCTATTTAAACTAGATAATCTTCCTTTCAATAAGGAAGAAATAGAAATACTAACTTTAGCAGGTAATTTCTTTATTTGGGATGTTTTCTTTCTATACGAGCGATTGGGTAGTCATGTGGATGTTCCTAACATGAAACTATTTAACAGTAATGAATGTTACGAATTGTACTACATGGTTAATCTACCTCGATTTAGTATTAGTGAGTACTTACCTTCTTTTAAAATAACCAGCTTAGCTTCAGAAATAGTATTAGCAGTTATTGAACCTAAAGAAATGGCAGGAGCAGAAAGCGAAAATCCACTTATCGACTATTCTACTCCCTATCTGTTAAATTTAACTTTTGGAGAAGGAAAAGATAAAGACAATCTTAACGAAGAAAGACTAGGTAGATTATTTACAGCTTTAAATGATAAGATTGTTTCTATAGATACAAATCTGCGCGATCTATACTTTAACGCAAGTCAGTATTTAAGAATCTCTAACATTAAAGAAGAGAAGTTAGTCAGTATTACAGTAGAAGAGCAAGAATACACTACTCGATACTTAGGCGGACTATACAGCGGATTCTCCATGAATACTGCCAAAATAGATTCACGTGAATGCACAACCCCATTTCCCATTACTGGTGTAACCATTGGTGGTCAGAAAGTCACATTAGCTTGTTCTATGTCTGAAATAGAAACAGCTTTAGGTTTAAATTAATTAAAGGAACTATTATGAAATTTTCAGTATTTGACCAAACCCCTAATGATGCAACTAAAGAAAGTATGTTCTTAGGACAGTCGATTAACTTACAACGATACGATAAAGCCAAATACCAAATATTCAATGAACTGACTGAAAAACAAAAGTCATTCTTCTGGCGTCCTGAAGAGATTGATTTGTCTAAAGACCGTATTGATTTTGAAGGATTACCAGAGCATGAGAAACACATCTTCTTACGTAATCTAGATTATCAATCGATCCTCGACTCGATTCAGGGACGTAGTCCGGCTATTGCTTTCTTACCTTTGACTTCCATTCCTGAATTGGAACACTGGACGATAGCCTGGGACTTTTTCGAAGCCATTCATTCTTACTCCTATACGTACATTATGCGTAACGTATTGGTAGACCCTAGTGAAGAGTTTGATAGTATTGTCGTAAACGAAGAGATTAAGAAACGAGCTGAATCAATTTCTCAATACTACGACGACTTAATCGAGTACTCTCAGTACTACAATCTCCTAGGAGAAGGTGAATTCAAGATCAGCAAACGAATTGATGGCACTGTATACGATGCATTTAAAACCATTACTGTATCTAAACGTGAACTGATGAAAAAGATTTATCTTTGCATGTTTGTCGTGAATGTTTTAGAAGCAATCAGGTTTTTCGTATCTTTTTCATGTTCGTTCAGTTTCGCCGAGCGTAAGCTCATGGAAGGTAATGCTAAGATCATTAAACTCATCGCCCGTAAACTTCATTGCGGCTTCTATCAGTGATGATAGTCGAATAACTCTGCTAAACGGGGAAACTCTCAAAGAGACAATCCCGTAGTAAAGACGTTTAAATGATATTTAAACTGACAACTCTAACGACTATCGAAATCCCAATTATATTGGAGAGAGTAGAGTAGCGAATAATTGTTTAGTTCGCCAAACGCAGAGGGTCTGTATAGATTACAGATCGTGATATAGTCTGTTCCCAGTAGCGATATTGGGCGGGTGTCTTTGCACACCGGCTATGATTAACGACCATAGCGGACAAGCTTCGGATGAAGCACTTCACCTTACTACGACTCAGCACATTATCAATACCTTAGCTTCAGGAGCAGAAGGAGAAGTATGGAAAGAGATTGCTGAGGAAACCAAAGAAGAATGTATTAACATCTTTAGAGAAGCAGCACAGCAAGAAAAAGACTGGGCTAAATACCTCTTTAAAGATGGCAGTATGATTGGATTGAATGAAACCATTCTTTGCCAGTATATTGATTACATTACCAACCACCGCATGAAAGCAGTAGGTTTAGAGCCTATCTTCCCAAATGCAAATTCTAATCCTATTCCTTGGATTAATACTTGGTTGACTTCTGATAATGTACAAGTCGCTCCTCAAGAAGTAGAAATCTCGTCTTACTTAGTAGGACAAGTCGATTCTTCTTTAGACAGTGATGACTTAGCAGATATTGAATTGTAAAGAATATAAAATAGACTACTAGGTTTTATCCTAGTAGTCTATTTTATTTTTAATCTATATTATTAAATTGAGTAGTAGGTAAGAAGGCTACTTTAAATAAAGCTTCTTAGTATTTAAACCGAAAGGAAAATCGAAATGATTAAAGCAGTAAGCGAATTAGCCACAGTACTGGCAGACATTATCTTAAATGGCAATACTTGGAATACGTTATACGATTCCTATCTAACCGATGAGGAAGTAGAGAGACGTAAGAAAGTCGTTCCTTATACTAAAACAAAAACTGTTTTGATTAGGGATTGGATTGCTCATCTGGATACGTTAAAAGAGAGTGAAGAGAATAAAGGGTTTTGCGCAGAAGTAGAAAGATTACTGAAGAAAACCACTATAGAATTCTATCCTGAATTCTTCGTAAACTATCCTAGAATAGAGAAGATGGTCTCTTATAAACGTTCTAGAATGTTGACCTTCAGACAGTTCTTGATGAGTTATTACGGACTGGGTACAGAAGAAGCATTTAAACAGTTTGTAGAAGACGTACGTAGTGAATTACTCTTCCGATTTACCTATCATCGTTTTACTCGAAACGCTCATGTAAACAAGCGTAAGTTTGCAGGATTGCCGGTATCCGATATTGATGGTTTTAAAGAATACTTTTTCAAAACCGCAATAGGAGAATTAAGTAGACTCATTCCTGTTTATCATGATAAAGGATATTTAGGTAATGTTAAGGAATTTTCACAATTACCTGATGGAGAGTTAGAGAAATATAAATTAGGTTTCTCGTACGGATTTACTCTAGACTATCAGGATGCTCGTGAAGTCATCATTGCTAAGTTCAAACCAAATAGTGATTTCCCTGCGACTAAAGCACTGAAGCAGTATTTTGAAGAAGAAACTGCTACGAATTACTTTAAGGTCATGAAGTATCGTAACTTAGGTAAATTGATTCCTATCTTCGAAACTGTAGAAGATAAGCAAGTAATGAAAATGTTAATCTTGCAAACCAATTTCTAATCTAACGAATAAAGTAGGGAGGTAATACTCTCTACTTTATTTTTTACTAACTATTGTAAAGGAAACATAATGAGATTGTATAAAGACACATTGGAAAGATCTCGTATAGATGAGATTATTGAAAAGTTTGAAAGCTACGGCTTGGTACACATGGTCGATAAAGAAGAAGACGATGATAGTATTTTTCTCTTAATTGAATTTACTAAAGAAATACTGGCGTACGATACTGTAAACCAGGAGTACGTACAAACAGAAGCTTGGACGATTCACGAAGGAGAGAAGTTTGAATTCTATCCTGACGATCGTAGACTGATTGCTGAATTTTAAAGGAAAGAACGACATGGTATTAAAACTTGTTAAAATGGATAAAGCATTGGTTCTTGGTAATGCGATGGCAATGATTGAAGTCGTCAAGGAAGTAAGAGGTTATACTTTAAATAACATCTACGTTCCACCAGAGAAGATGATCAAGCTAATTCATCCAACCAGTAAGATTTCCCAACTATGGCTGAGTCGTTTAAAATCCATGAAGACCAATAAGCATTTTAGCTTAAAAGTACTTCGTGATTTAACTGAGAATAAGAATCTGGTTTATTTGAAGAAAGTACTGGATAATGTAAATACCCCTGAAACAGAAGAAGAAATAGAGTTAAAGAAATTCCTCTGTTTCTTCTACCAGTTAGACGATCGTGAATTTGATATATTCATCGTATTAGCGTACGAGTATTGTATCGAAAGAATAGAGCATTATCGTTCTACAGTAGATAAAGAGTCTCAGACTCCTGTTACCGCATAATACAGAATAGAGATACCCTAATAAGGTATCTCTATTTTTTTTTGATTTATTTTAAACCTATACTATTTAGGTGAGTACTCTAACTCTATTTAAAAGGAAATTAAAATGTCATTAAACGTCGATAATCAAATGGATCAAGAATTCTATAATGCATTGAATAACTCTATAGAAATCTTTCTTAAAGAAAACAATGCTAAGTGGAATATGGATTATCACGCCATGCGTGAATACAAAGGTGAAGAAGAAGTTTCTAAATCAAACATCAAAGTCATTACGGCTGAATTAACCGTAGATTATTACGAAACATGGGCTAACTTCTATAACTTCATGTCTTTTAGCTTCTGTGGTTTATCCGCTAGTAATAAGAAAGATCATTACTTTAAAGAAATACGAAACCATGTCCCTACTGAAATAACAGGTGATAGCGATTTAACGTACAGTCGCATTACTAAACTGATTGCTGAGTTTGGTTTTGTAGATGAATTAAACATCAAATATACTTATAAAATTGTGATCAATTTTGAGAAAGGACAGTAAATGTCTAAATCAAAGAAATTCTGGGCAGACACACCTAAAGCTCGTTATCTTAAATTAGACGACGGTACTCCTTTCATGTATCTAAAACCGATTTACTTGAAATCAAAGAATACCAGAAGGAAAAGTATTCTGACGAGAAACAAGGTGAAAAGGGATATGAAAAGAATAGTGGAGTTTTTATCAGATGTTGAATCTTAAGCTACAACAAAAGGCTATTCAGTTAGGAGACATGAACAAATACGCACATGCCTTTTCTCCTGTACTGACTTTACCATTAGCGCACTTCTATACCAATGTAGTAAAACCATTTAAGCCTAGAAATCCAATAGAGACAATAGCATGTCTTTGGATTAATCGTTTACGTGAAGTAAAAGGCAATCAGTACTACAATGGCGCAGTATTACAAACGATCATTAATGATAAACCATTAGGTTATCTATTAGGACTTTTGAAAGGTATTCATTCGCCTAAGACAGAAGAAGAGAAAGAGTTAAGACGATTCATTCTTTTCTTCTATCAAATAGGAAATGAAGAAATCTATCAAGAGTTTATAAGAGAAGCTTTCCACCGATAAGGAGTAACCATGTTACCTAGTTATATTGATATTTTTCGAAGTATTTGTTTTACTAGAAATCTAGATAATAGTGAAGATGATTCCACTGGTCATTTTCCTTATAACCCCGAGATTATCCGATGGCTTTACAATATTAACAAACACCTTACTGAGAACGAACTTGAGGAAAAGTATAGTGATGTAAGTTTACTTAGTGTTGTGGATTTTCGTATGGGTATGATGGCAAATATGGATTTATATCGATTCGATAGTCGTCGATCTATTTATATTCTACTTAAGGAATACCACGCAAATTTAATCAGACGTTACGATATTAGTAATTACCATGATAACGTAGCCATTCATGTAGATAAGTTTGATTCAGATACCATTACTAAACTAATCAATACAACTTATAATATCTATCGAAATAAGATTGATAAAGCTGTTATGTTTGATGATTTGGATATTGCTGATATTCGATATAGAAATCGAGAACTAATCTATAAAGAAAGGATTAATATTGAAAAGTATCCGATAGAAGATAATGAACGTTGGGTAGATTTAAAATCTATTAGGTTTAAAGTAGAAGACGATTATTATTCATTAGTAGACTTTGTAATTTTAATTGTTACGAATAGACCTAAGAATGTAACGGTAACCTATAACCTAATCGATGTTGAACAATACAACGATCCTCTAGAGGTAACACAAGAAGAGATCGATACGATAAAACGTATGGAAGAAGAATTTCTAAAGCAACAAAAAGAAATTCAAGAACTATCTGAATATACAAAACATAAACGACAATCCTCTACTCCTGCTTACACAGGAGTAGAGGGAGTTATGCCGTTTAAAAGAAACTGGTTAAGAAAACTCCTAACCAGATTCTTCAAGTAGTAACTGCTTTCACAAGCAAATCATGTTACAGAAAGGAGGTGAAACATGTGGATCGTAGTTACCGAATCCAAATTCTCCAAATAAAGGAGGCAATGGGTACTATAACTCAAGAAGAAAAAAGATTTATTGGATGCTTTGATGTACGCTGAAAATCAATCATTAGACTCTTGGGTTGAGGACTTTTACTACTAAAGTTTTCACCCGTTACTAAATAACAATAATAACGATAGGAAAGACAATGTACTACTCACTGTCTTTCTTTTTTCCTTTCATAATAGAAAAGAAGCTAAAGAATAACCCTTAACTTCTTTTTTACTTTATATTTTGCAAGCACCACCTGCGCAACCATCATCTAAGCTGTCCTGAGTATCATCTGCACCGTCATTTGTGTGATGATAGTACAGAGTCTTAATACCGTATTTATAAGCAACGATTAGCTCTTTTAGCAGTTCTTTCATAGGCACTTTACCATTAGGATAGTTAGCAGGATTATAACGAGTATTAGTAGAAATAGATTGATCTACAAATTTCTGCATGATCGCTACTAATTTTAACATCCCAATATTGTTATTATCGTACCATAGATACTCGTAGCTAAAATCTAGATTTTTATAGTCAGGGACAACCTGTTTTAAAATACCATCTTTAGAAGCTTTAATAGTAATTGGACCACGTGGTAAATCAATACCGTTAGTAGCATTGCTTACTTGAGAACTACTTTCAGAAGGCATTAAACTTGTTAAAGTAGCGTTACGTAAACCATATTGAATAATGTCTTTACGCAAGTCCTCCCAGTCCAGTTTATATTCAAATGAAGCGTATTCATCAATAGACTTCTTATAAGTATCTATTGGCAAAATACCTTTAGAATATTTAGTATTTTCAAATGCTCCACATTTACCTTTTTCTTTAGCTAGTTGCATTGATGATTTCAACGCATAGTATTGAATGGCCTCGAATAACTCATGAGTCATTTGGTGACCACTATTATTACTATATCTAGCACCATTCTTCGCTAAGTAATAAGCGTAGTTAATAACACCAATACCAAGTGGACGATACTTATCTACAGAGTTACGTGCTGCTTTGACAGGATAGTTTTGATAATCTAATACTGAATCAAGAGCACGTACAATTAAGTCCATAGATTCTTCAATGTCTTCCAGGTTATCTTTATCTACAGTACCTAAATTTAATGCTCCTAAAGTACATAGAGCAATTTCACCTTCTTCATCTAAGATATTATTTAAAGGCTTGATAGGTAATCCAATTTCCATGCAGAGGTTGCTCGTATAGATTGTAGCTTCTTTCTCAATGAATGAAGAATGAGCGTTCATGTGATCTACATTCATGATGTAAATACGACCAGTACTAGCGCGTTCGGACATCATCAAGCTAAACAGATCACGAGCTGGAATTTTCTTTTTAGGAATTAAAGGATCGTTCTCAGCTTCAGTATAGAGTTTTTCAAACAACTCTTGATCGTTAAAGAAAGCATCGTACATGCCTTCTACAGAGTGAGGTGAGAACAAAGTGATGTCTTGGTCTTTAATCAAACGAGTATACATCAATTTATTTAATTGCACGCCATAGTCTAATTGACGAATACGATTGTCTTCTACCCCGCGATTGTTTTTTAGTACCAGTAACGACTCTACTTCTAAGTGCCAGATAGGGTAGAATAGTGTGGCTGCGCCGCCACGAATCCCCAAATATCTTCGGTATTAATCGCTAGTTAATACCCTGTCTTCAATAGACAGCTCTATCTTTCGATAGACGTTGAGACTATATCTTCTTCTCCAGCATTACCTGGTAAGATTCCTAACTTCAGGAAACCACATAGAGGATTACATTAATCCACTGTGGTAGTCGCTCTGTTTCCCTAAACTCCGTTACAGAGACCTCGCTTGAGTGGTACGCCTTTCGGCTAGTCGTTGAACTACTAATTTAAATGTTTCCAAGCTTTTCTTTTACGTATTCTTCTTATTTGTTCTGGTTTTACACCGAGAGACAAACCAAGTTCTTTATTCGAAAGATTACTATTCCTGATATAAATAACATCTTCGGGTTTTAATTTAGAACCCATGTTATTTTCACCAGTCATGGCTTTTCTAGAATTATCAGCATATACGAGATTATTTCTTCTAAGGTGTTCAATATTCTCTTTAGCCGTACACCATTCTAAATTCTCTAGGTTATTATTTTCTTTGTTCATGTCTTTGTGGTTTATTTGTTTATCGGACATCAATACCCTAGTAAAACCAATAAGCACAAGACGATGTATTGTTCTAGTTACAAATTTACCAAGACGATATAAGTTTATTTCCAGATAACCACTTTGGTTCTTCTTTATACTCTTAAGACGATTCATCCTTCTAACTCTTCCTTTGTTAGATACAAAGTAGAGAGGATAACCTATAATATCCAAAGATCTCCATTCTTCACCTGGTAAATCTTCGTAGTTTTTATTTTGTCTTAATTTAAGAATCAAAGTAAGTTTAGAGATATCTGGGTCGCTTAAATCAATGTTTAAAGAATTATTAATATCTTCTCGTATGTAATCTAGAGAATAACCTTTTTCAAATAAGAATAAAAATCTTTGTTTTAATGCAAAAGAATAATTATCAGTAAACATTATAAGACCTCTAAAGAGTAATGAATTACACATTATTGGTCTGTATATTAAATTAATAGCTGCTGGTTACCTATTGTTACATCGTAAACATTGTCACTGTAAAATACGAGTAGTTTACGCTTTAAGGACTTCCAGCAATTAAGAGCGATATTTATAACTCTGCATTTCTACAGAGCTGGGCAGAATTATTTACCCTGAGAACATGACTTAACTGCTGCTTGGAACATCTTCCAGAATGGGATAACACCGGTGTGAATAGCTTCACCTTTACGAATTTCACTACCTAACGCACGAATACGCCCACCATTAATACCAATACCGGCACGTTGTGAAATATACTTAACAATAGATGAAGTAGCTGCATTAATACTATCTAAGCTATCGTCACAGTCAATTACTGTGCAACTGCTGAATTGACGTGTAGGTGTACGTACGCCAGCCATGATAGGAGTAGGTAATGAAATTTTAAACGATGATAAGGCATCGTAGAATTTCTTAATATAATCTAAGCGAGTTTCTTTAGGGTAGTCGGAAAACAAACAAGTAGGAATTAAAACAAAGGCTATTTGAGGAGATTCGTAAACTTTCTTAGTTACTCGGTTTTGTACCAAGTACTTACCTTCCATTTGTTTAATGCCGGCATAAGCAAAATTCAAATCACGGTCATGATCTACAAAAGACTCAATGATATTAATTTCTTCTTCGGTGTATTTTTCTAGAATCTCGCTATCGTAAATACCTTTCTCAATCATTGACTGTATGTGTTTATATAATCGAGTAGGCGTATAATCACCGTAGGCAATCTTACGAATGTGGAATAAAGCCAAACGAGCTGCCATGTATTGGTAATCAGGCGCTTCTGTAGAAATCAAATCTGCAGCAGACTTAACCAATGTTTCATGGATATCTGACGTCATGATACCATTGTAGAATTGAATGTGGCTATTAATCTCTACTTGTGAAGTAGAAACATTCAAACCTTCTGCTGCCCATTCTACCACTCGGTGAATCTTAGCAATATCCAATTCTTCTAAGTGACCGTCCCGTTTCGTGACTTTAATTTTTTGTTCTGTCATTGCAGAAAATCCTTTTAAAATGAAGTTAGTTATAAAAGTTAGCTAATGATTAAGCTAAATTAAAAGTTTTAATAAATGTAGATGCGAGTCCTTTAGGATTGTGGACATTATCTACTCGACATTTTAAGTTGTATTGTTCACCAGAGATATAACGACCTATGTTAAACATAAACCAACGAGCGAGATTATCACTGGTTGTATTACCTAAGTAAAATACGACTTGTCTGTCTTCTTGACGATAAAAGATGGTTTCTCTACGCGTAAATTCGTGTATGAGATGACAATACCTTTTAATTAAATCGATAATGTTATCGATTCTTTGATTCTTTTCTTCTCCTTCTGTTTCTTGAAGAGAGGGAAAAATAATCTCGAAAGGACGAGATACCAATAGAAACTGTAAGAGTTTCTCTGTATCGCATCCTGTTTCTACTTTAAGCAATTCGAAAGTATGTTTAATGTCTTTTCTAAGCTTTCTGATTTCTTTTTGTGTCTCTAAGTCCATGACTAGTTCTACCTATTTTGGAATGTATTGGGTTTAAGAATTTCATACACTTAACGAGTTTGATTTTTTATCCTACTTATGTATTGGAAATTAATTTAGAGACTAATTAGTTCTGAATAAGTGTCTTATTCACTTTACATTTAAACATCAAAAAGGATATTAGAAAATGGCTAAAAAGAAAGCTGATTTAGTAATGGAAGTCAAACATCTTCTGAAAGACTTAGAAGATGAATTGGTGGCGTATTCTAAATTGCCTATGAAAGACATTAATGAGTTCTTCGGTAAAGTACTGGAAGCTCGTGAAACATTGCAGGATAAATACCAAAAAGTACATGGTGTGCGAGCTGAATCTCGTCTGCGCCCTATTGCCTTCTATCGTAAAGGTGAAGACCACGTTACTCGCATTGATGCATACTCTATTCTGCGAGATGGCGATGAATACATGCTCTTTAATCACTTGAAAGATGAAGTTGTAAAAGCTAACTTGTCAGGATCATTCCGTATTAAAGATTCTACGGGTGGTTTTGTGACTTTGACTAAAAACACTTTGAAAGAAATCTATCACTACAACTACGTGTTTGGTGATAAGAAACGCCCTTTCTACGAATTGAAACGATGATACAGATTGCTCCTCTATCCTTAATTGGATAGAGGAGTGTATCTTATTTCAAGTCTATATTATTAAATTGGATATCCAAAACCAAACTTTATAAAGGAACTTTAAAATGATTAAATCTAAAAAGAATATTCAGAAGCTCTATATCGAGCTGAAAACAACTCGCAAGAAAGCAGGTAAGTACTTTAAACAGCTAAATAAGTATTATCCTACACCTAAAACTATTACAGTGCTGAAAGCCATTCTTGAAGGAGTAGATAAGATAAATAGCAGTACTAAAGAATCCAATGTTAAATTGGAAAATATCATTAATCAATATATCGAAACTGACCACGATTTTAGAGGTCTTAACTTTGCTACTGTTTCTAATTCAGCAGTCAGCCTAATGTCAGCTAAACATTATGGAAGTGAAGAACAGAAAGAGTTTACGATGAGAGCATTAAGCTATCGAATCAAACAGGCAAAAGAACTTATCGAGTATTCTGACTCAGATGAGAATGTCAAAGACTTTTTAATTGCTATTAAATAAACTAACTGAAAAGGAAACCTATCATGGAAAATAAAACCATCAATCCACAAGAGCATTATGCTAAACTGAAAGAAATCGATGCGAAGATTCGTATCGTGATTAATGAATTGGTTAATCAGTACCATGCAGAAATTGATTCTACTAAAAACGAAATAATAAACGTTACTACCATTAACGTTTATTTAGATCGATTAGAAGAAAACTACGATGAAGCTGAAGCGTATTTTTTAAGAAACATACTGCAAGAACATTCTATTTGGGGCTATTTGGCTGAATATTACTTGAGTAGCAATCGTGTCAATCATGAATATCGTCGTGAATACATATTGGCTTTTGAAGATGAAATCGTTTCCTATAACTTCTACTTTAAAGAGAGTGAATAATCATGGTAATGTTAACCCCTAAACAAAGAGAAGCAGTTTATCCTTTAGCTAACTTGATGGTATTCTGTTCTAAACTAACTGAATACCCATTATTCTTTAACTTACCTATTGGAGACTTTAAACACAATACTAAGCTTAAAGAAATCTTTCAAGTACCTAAGGTAGTTGAATTTCTTATAGATAAAATGAATCAGTTAGATAAACAATTTACCGATGATGAAAAAGAATCGTTGGTTAATGAGTTCTACTATTACAGTGGATCCATGTTTACCATGAAAATCATCTGTATTGAAAAGAATGTTATCTTAGCTAAGTTCTTGAAATTGGTTTATCGATTAGACGATGCACAGTTTAAAGTGTTTATTAATCTGGTAGTAAATCATTTCTCTAAATGCGAGTACGGTCGTAAGCTTGGTGATGGTTACGCCAATTCTAAATCAGATGGGTTTGGTTTTGCTGTCAGTAACAATGCATTCTTCCCAGATAGCAAAGGAAAAGAGGTTTATGATAATCGATTAACTTTACGCGATTATGCACGTTGGCATGATCATCTCTATCTGAAAGATCAACATTCTCTCTTGAAAGAAGACTTTGCTAAAGGTGTGGATGTTTATCTGAACGATGAAGTAGTAGGTAAAGTATACGATATTTATATGCGCTTAGATAAAGCCATGGCTAAGATCTCCTATCTTGCTGATTATCGTGAACTGACTCATCCTCGATTGATTGGTAACTATATCCTGATTCCTCACTTGGAATTCAAAGTGGTTAAAGAGTTCCAAGATCAACGAGGTATGGTTGTTAAGTATCTTCGTCCTACTATTCACAAGTTCACCATGTATGACAAGTCAAAATTAAAAGTTTAAAAAGGTTATACTATGTTGAAAATACTAGGTAATCTCTTTAAGAAGTGGGGAGAAGCACTTTCCCCTTCTAAAAAAGAGATCGAGGTAAAGTCTGAACAAATCTTTATAGAGGTTTGTAAAGCATGTCCTCACCGAAATCAAATCGTAAATGGAATAGAACCCGTAGCAGAAGAGACTGAAGAAGTCAAAGAAGTAGTGGCTGGACAAGCTAAGGAAACCACTACTGAGACTTATCAGGAACCGAATGTTACTTCTTATCCATTAATTTACTTTGAACGGAAAGAAGATTATCCGACTAAGTTTTCCTTATACGAAATCTTGGAAGATGATGACACAGGTGAAATCACTGTCGTCTTTGAACGAGACAACAGTAAGCCTGCTCACAAAACCCGTTCAGGTAACTACTCTTTGGCAAATGATCAAGGCAAAGTGATCACGGTGCGTCGACACACGATCTTAAAGATTGTGGAAACGCACAAAACTACAGCAGGTCACGAGTACTATCGTAAACCAAACTAATGAAATCACTCTCCTCTCCCGTAATGGGTAGAGGAGAGTATTTCTTTTTTTTTAGTTTATTTTACGAATATAATATTAAAGTGAGATTCATCCAATTCTTTTAAAGGAAACTATTATGGATATCAAATTAGCAGAAAAATACGACGCAGTTGCACTAGCAGTCAATTTACAAAATTACATTCGTATCGATCACAACGAAGGAATGACAAAAGTACTAGAGAATATCTTATCTGGTGTTATTTTTACTCTGGTTAAAACCAAAGGTGCTCGTTTTAATATAGAGAATACTGGCTTTATTAAAGAAGATAAAGACCATTCTATTACAAAAGTAGTCTTAGATGATAAGAATACTTATTTGTTATTTGAAAGTCTTTTGTTAGGATTCTGGAATCACTTTGATTTCGTACGTAAAGGTTATACGGTACATGAGTATCGCCTGACAAAAAGTAAAGCCACTAATCTTGCTGTACTGGTTATTAAACTAAATAAGGGCGAATATATCCACGCTTATACGTTTATCTTTCCTTCAGAGTTTATTGAAGGTTTACCATTAAAAGATCTTCAAGAGGTATAAAATGAAATTAAAACAGTATAAGATCGATCAAGCTAACATCTTAGCTCGTTCATTGTTCTTATTAACTAATGATGCCAATAAAGAAGAAAACTATGGTAAAACATTACGAGACTATTACCAAAAATCTCGTAATGATACTGTGTTCAAATTCTTATTCGAGCGATTAGATCATGTACGTCGTTTTCCTACTTACGACATGTTCGAAACTGTACGAATGGATTTTAACTTCTATACAGCTCAGATGTTTGCTTATAAGGTCATGAATCCTGAACAATATCCTGAGTTGGCTTGGTATATTCAACAGGCTTATCGTTTAGATAAAGAAGAGTTTGGACTATTCATCAATCAAGTACGTAGTGTTTATGCTATTCTTTCTTCTAAAGAGAAAATAGAATCTACGTATAAGAAATGGAATACCCCTACAGGTAAAGGAGTATTAGTACACGATTATCGATTACTGCTCTTGACCTTCTTGAAGAATCCTAACTCCATGAAACAACCAGGTTATGCAGTTATTCGTAACGCCATGATAGACGGGATTCCGGTATTTGATAAAGAGCAAGGACGAGAGATTGGTAAAGTCTATCACTTGTATCTAAAAGAATGGCATGTGAAAGCCAATATCACTACTACAATGGATATCGATACTACAGGATGTCTTTTATCACCTGTTTATGCCTCTAATGTAAATACGTTTGATTTAGAATACCTTAGTGGAATCATTCGTTTTGAGCTGGTTAAGATTGTTAAAATGTAATCTAATACTCTACTCTCCCTAATCAAGGAGAGTAGAGTATATTTTATTTCAAATCTATATCATTAAAGTGTAATAGCAAAATGCTTTTATTTTTATTCTAACTTTGTAAAGGAACTAAAATGTTTGAACAATTAAAACACGATGTAGAACTGGTTTTGGATGCGGTATATAAACATCCTTTAACTTATTACGGTACTTGGATCTTCCGTATCGTAAATGACGAAAAGCCTAAAAGTAAAGAGATCAAAGAGATCTTTACCAAATGGCATAATGCATTTGATAAACTGACAGAACAATCTAAACTGGATCTAGATGTTGTCAAGACAATGGATCAGGTTATCTATAAAACCAGCGTACTGAAATTAGCTGTGCTTCTGACCAGTTCTGAAACCAATAAAGAAATCATTGATTTTCTCTGTACTGTGTACGATTGCCAAGACAAGAAAGAATTGGCGTCAGTAATATTCTCGAATAAAATGCAACACGAGATGTTCGAAGAACAACACAGAGCAAAGAAAGAAGGTTCAATTGGCTACGATAAAGGTCTCTTGGTTTTAGATAACTTAGGGATTATCGAAGGCATGATGATTCAGCCACGTCGTTATAACAGTTATCCCTTCTACGATCAGCTTCAGCGATTAATTAACAGAGAGTGGGAGGTTACTCCCGTTGTAGAAGAACTCGTATATGAAGAAGATTTTTACAAGGATCGTGATTATCTTAACTTAGAAAGAATGGGTCGTATCGAAATGTTTAACGTACTGGATGGTGATGTACGGGCTAAAGTTGATATGGATTCAGGTAGTGGATTCTCCGACATCATGGCTGATGACGATAATGATCCATGTAACAGCTATATCCTTCGACCTATTTACTTAGTAGAAGGATTAGGTTTAGTCACCGATCCTAAGTTAGTGAAACTGGATCGTTTAAAACGAATTGCTGGTTTTGACTTGTGTGAAAAACCTAAAGATTTGTAAGTAGAAAAGACTACTCCCTAAACCGGAGTAGTCTTTATTTTTAATCTAAATTTAGTAAAGGAAATAAAATGGTAATTGAAACCTACACTAGAGCTTATATTGTCAATCAAGATCTCTTGAATCAAGCTATCTATAACCAATCGGAATACACTTATGTAACTTTCCCGATTGAAGTACCTAATAAGGAGAACCATCACTTATTGGTTACTGATAACCAAGATGTATACGACCCTTTGGAACACAATCCAGAAGTCTATACTGAGTCTTTCTTGAAAGTAAGACAGTCATCAGATAACCTCAATGGTACTTGGGCATCCGTAGTAGTTTACGATATTGCTTACAGCCCTGATAACTTCGATATCGAATATTACGATGACGGTGGATACGGTTATGTATTAGGTCTTTCTGATCATGACTTCATTTCAGAAGAATTTGAATTAGGCGAAGAAATTACTAAACCTATTCTGAACGCCATTCGTAATAACCAAACGCCCTTCTTTACCCATATAAACAATTATGTGGGTGATGTGGTTGATGATGTAAAACGTCATCTAGGTTTACTAGTGGATTAAAATTATCGAGTAAACAAATCTAATGAGGGTAGACTATCTACCCTCATTTCTATTTTTTAACATGTAAAGGAAATACTATTATGGCAATTTTATCTAGTAACTTTAAAGCATTCCATTTCTCCAAAGAAAGTGGTTTTGAACAATTCTATAACAATCATCCAGAGATTAAGCAAATTAAAGCTTTAATTTTGAAATCCAAAGAAGGTGATTATTTCGCGTTGTCTAACGATGCTAACTTCATTAATTTCGTAACAGAGCATAAGGTGCCTTACGAAGTCAAACTGATCAGACTGCATCAAGTTTTGGTAGAAAAAGTAGCATTTAATCCAGATCCAGATATTGAATATCGTGGCGTACATTTCACCTACGAGGATAATCCAGATGTGACTTATTTCATCGCCGGTCCTCGCTATCAACTAGAAGCAACGAATAAAGATTTATTGAGCGAAACATTAGCCAATAATATTCAGAAAGTCATTTGGTTTACTAATGTTAATAACGAGTACATCATGAATAATATCTCAACTTACATTTCAGATAAACAATCGTAATTTACAAACAGACTTAAAAAAGAATCCTCTACTCCCATAAAAAGGAGTAGAGGATTTTAATTTAGGTCAATGTAAAGGAAAGGAGGTGAGAAATGTGGATTTTGACTATTTGGTCCAAGTGATCAAACAAAAGTCAATGCTAAGTGATCCTTTAACGCAAGAAGAAGAGTACATCTTAGCATTGCATGAACAAGCCAGCAATGACTTGTTCAATGAATGGTTAAGTAGTGTTTACTAATTAACCTAAAAGAAGGATATTCAGCGTATCCTTCTTTTTTAGTCTAGATCCACAAATCTAATCTCCCATAATAAAGAACATTATAGGTAAGACTTTATTCTAAACCCACGATACTTATACTCTCCAAAACGATTACCCCATTTTTTATACCATTTAGATCTAATAAAATCACTATAAGTATAATAGAGCTTACCATCTCTTTTAAAAGGACGATGGATTTCAGCCAACTCAAGCTCTTCTTTAAATTCAGAAGAATAACCATGTCTAGAGATCTTAAGCATTATAACAATAGTAGGAGGTTCATTACCGTCTTCATTTAAAATAACTATTGCTTTACCGTTGTTATCTTTTAGATAATCGGATATAGGATCAGTAGTAACCCACTCTTCAAAGTTATCTAATTTCTTTAAACGATGAAGATTAGGAAGTACGGGCTGACTGTTCTTAGAAAATGCTCTGGATATCATTGCATTACTAATATCGGTCTTTCTGGAATAGTCATTAAAGCTTTTATAGATTACTTCATGAAAAGGAGATATTCTGTAGTCAATAACGCTAATACCAACTGCCATTGCGGTCCCACCGTCTACAAAATAAATAGGAGTACCGAAGTCAGGATCAGTTGCTAATTTAATCTGGTGATCTCCACATCCTTTTTTACTGTACACCACATTCAAATAATTTTTGTTATCGAAACGATGACCAAACGCCGTGCTGTCTAAGCCTAAATACCTGGACGCGTCAGTCATTGTAGAAAAGTATTTAACTTCTCCATTATCAAGGAATTTAATCATTACTGGACGTGATATCGTATTACCATATTCGACAGCATGTTTAACGTTTTCTTGCTGTGTTACTACTTCTAAATTACTAATGTGGTTATTAGTACGATTACTATCAATGTGGTTTACTACTAGATAATCGTTCTGTCCTTTCACATAGGAATCTTTTAATCTTTTGTATTCAGATTCGTTAAATGCAGACAGTACTAAATGGTGGATACTTCTTGTATGTTTCTTACCAGTATCGTCTCTTAAAGTTATTCTCTTATAACCACCTTTATCAAAGAAGGTTTTCATTGTAATGTTATTCTTAGTTCCGTATACTGTACCATTCTCATCGATTAAATATTTTGGAAATTCAGGAATAGGTCTAAACCCAGATAAATCAACCCCATTACTCATTTTTCTTTTTAAAGATACCAAATTAACGTATTTATCTGTTTCTACGTCGTGGTAATGTTTACCACCGATAAAACGTTTAGAGTTAGCGTTATACACTCTTCCATCTGGTAACAAATATAGGAATGGGTAACCATCAACTTGCTCAAGTTCACTTAGATCTAATTCGGTATTTTTCATCTGGAGTTTCTTTCTAAAAAATAAACAAATAAATAAAATACCGTTCCCCAATTAAGGAGAACGGTATTTTATTTTAGCTATAAATTACATTTCTCATATAAAAGGGAAGTTATCTTTTTATACAAGAACAAGAGCTTTATCTGAATTGTTTTCGACTTATCGCCCTGACGGTTTCCCCAAAAGACATGCGGCTACCAGCAACAATACTGTCTAAACCCGCACCCCCTCCTAAGGCTTCTTCATGATACGCATTCGCGTTGACGAGCTTAATGCTATCCAGGAATTTTTGAGCAAAGAAGTCAACGCCAGGACCATAATGGTAGATACCAGTGAATTCGATTTGCAATTCACGAGTTTCAGAAGGATTCTCTTTATCGTGTTTTGCTTCGTTGTCACCAGAAGTCTTAGGCCACATGTTAATACCGATCCAAGATTGAACCACTTTAGTCATGGTGGCATTCGGTTCGATAAACAACATGGACATGGAGTACATGTCAGGCATCGCATCGTAATCAGCTGTACCCGCTACTGTAGAAATGGAAGCATATTTCGTTTCCATGTTCATCATCAGCATTTCAATCCAGTAACGCATGTAACGACCAATCGCCAAACCAGGACGTTCCCAGAAAGACATAGTGACGTTCAGTTGATCTTCAGTCACGTTGGTGAATACTTCGTATTTTTGTCCAGAACCACCAAATGCTTGGTTTTGGTCAGTAGAGACAGTCAGTTTGTGTCCCAAACCATTAATACGATGTCGAATGGTTTCCACTAAGCTACGCAAGATAGCAATGTGGGTTTTACCTTCAGGAAGCAATTTGAAACCCAGAGGAGCTTCCAAAAGGAAAGAGATAAGTGGACGTGAGGTGTAAGGGGTGTTGTTGATCCAAGCTGCCCATTGTTTAGCATAACCGAAGTTACCGCCTTCAATGAGACCTACTACAGGAGCCTGAATACCGTCAGCAAAACCACCTGTGCCTTTAGTCATAAAAACGGGTTCTATACGAGCCATTTTTGTTTTACCTTGTAATAAGATTCTTTAAATAAAGAAAGAGAGCTAATAGTAATTAACTCTCTAATTCTAATAGACTTAGGCTGAGATGCCTTTAAAATCATCAGGTTTGTCAGAGCGACGGTAGTTTTCGCTGTAGAACGTTTGTACGGTTTTGATGTTGTCGCCGTATACACGAGCCACAAAGTGCCAAGACCAAGAACGTTCAGTATCGATCGCAGTGAAGTACAACTCACCTTCTACGTCAATAGTACCACCAAACTTGTTGTCTTTCACTTGAGAGTAGAACCAAGATTCTGCTTCTTGTTTCAGACGCGCTTGAGACCAGTCTTTACCAGAGAAACGACGACGCAGTTCCGCACCAATTTTGTTCAATTCAACATGGAACAACATGATGCGAGCATTCATCAAGGTAGAAGAGTAGTCTTCGTAAATGGTACGAATAGCAGGGAAGTAGAAGCGACCAGATTCGCTACGTTCAGCCCACATACCACCTGCACCCCAAGCTTCATTACGACGAACGTAAGGTGTCCAAGGATTAGAGATATCGGTCAAGTAACGCAGGTAGTTGTTATCACCTTCAGTCGGATCCCAACGAGTATTGGCTCGACCCGTACCAGCACCCCAGTACTTAGTGAACAAACGGCAGATCTCGTAAGAGAGCGGAACACGTTTTTCGTAGCTAGAAACAGAGCTACGGAATTTACCACTGCCTTTTACTACTATCGCACGGAAGGTAGGTGTACCGAAAATCGCAGAGTCAGGAGACAGTTTCAAACGGTTACGAATGGCTGCCAGACGAGCATTCTCTTCAGCAGGCAGAATAATGTTTTCACCTGCTACGTGAGTGGTCGCACATACCCAGCGGTCTTTACGATTGGCTAAGTATTTATTCAGATTGAATTTGGTTTCAATCGGATAGCCAGTATCGTAGAATACAGAATCATTGTAAGTGGTATCGTCCATGTATTTGCCGTTTTCATCAGCAAACTCTTCCAAGAGCGCATCAACAGCAGCAGCGAACTTAGTATCGTTCATTTCGCCATCAGTACCACCAGTAGACCACTGTACAGAACCTTCACGCAGAGTAGTCACTTCACCTTCAGTAGTCGTCACGTTGTCAGACACACGGAAGGTTTGGTAAGGACGACCATCAGAGTGCATACCGGTAAACAAGTTAAACAGGTATTTCGCATCAGCTTTGGTTTCTTCAGTTACCGCAGCAAAGTCACCGTAGTAACGAGTCACGTTTTCCATTTCGCCTGTTTGAGGATTCAGAACAGGGACTTGGGAACCAGATACATCCAGTTCTTTTTGCAGGAAGACTGCGAGTACAGTATCAATGTTTTGTTGGTAAACATGGATACGGCTGAAAGAACCGAAAGTAGAAGGAATGGTCGGATCGTCAGAACGAACATTGTTGTAGTGATTAACGAAAGTCTCTGCCAAGTTATAGCGAGTACCTACTTTAGATACCGCACCTGGTTTCAAAGAGAAATCGATTTCACGAGCACCCATGACAGTAGTTTCTACAGTCTTGTTGCTAGTCGCATTCGGTTTAGTGAATACTTGCAGACGGAAAGGATAAGAACCTGTGTCATTCAGAGCAGTGGTATTCAGAGGGGATTGATCATTGATCTTAGGTGCCCAAATAGAAATACCCGTCAAGTTACCCCATGCTCCGGAGGAGCTAACTTCGAAGTCCAGGATAGGATAACGTTTACCAATCACACCTTCTACAGAGAAGTCGACTTGGTTAGTAGCAGCATGACCCAGACCAGAGTTTTGAATCGTACGGTTAGACAATGTTACGATTTCTGGTTTCAATTCTTCCAATACCCAACGGTAAGAAATACCAGGGATTTTACGACCAGTAGTCACTTTTTGACCGCGATCTAAACGGAACTGACCAGAAGGATCACGTTCGTATTCATCGACTTCTACTTCAACGTATTCCAAAGACAGACGCAAGCCTGCTTTACGTTCAGCACCTTCAGGAACGATACGTTTAGCAATGATGGTACCACCATCAGCCAACATACCTTCGATAAACACAGAAGAGTGGTTGTAATATTTATAAAGAGGATCCAACGTTTTGTTACCAAACAGTTTGGTAAAGGCAGTACCATCTACCACCACTTCTTCAACAGGACCTTTCTCACTGTAGAAAGGGCAGAAAGCCATGTGCGGAGCACGTGGGATAGAAACGACGGATTGAGGTCTACCAGACAGATCCTTAGTACCCAAGTGAAAACTGTGGGGCGTAGGATTATTGATGTAGATATCCATTCTTTAGAATCTCCAATGTCTTATCCCCTAATAGTAAAAGAGAATAGACATTTAAAAACATAAATAAATTTTGAATTGTATTCGCTATCTCTAGAATGAATCTAAGAGACAAAGATACATGAAAAACATTACCGGTAATGTTCTATTGACAAGCGAATATGCAATACATTAGACATGGATTATGTCTAATTTGATAACGTGATTAGCCACGATATTCATAATATCGTGGTAACTGGATTGAATATATAGGATACATTGAAATTTTTATCAGTAAAAAGTATGATGTTCTCTACGGAGACTTTACTGATAAAAGCTTTTATTTAAATTAATTATTACCTAGGAATAAAATAAATGGCCATTTTTTATTCACCTTACGAAACCACGATTGGTAGTAAGTTCAATACTGATCGTTCCCAAACAGCAATTCGTCAATCCTTAGGATTGAATTATCCTTGGATGAAAATCAATGAAGCCAATAAGACTATCTTCATTTACCCGAATCCTGTTGTACCAACATTCTCTCATCCTTTAACCATCGAAACTGTTAAGGGATTAACCTATACTTTCTGCGATTTGTCTTCTTTCATTCGTGAACGTCAAGAAGGCGAATATGCGGTTGCAAATAAACCATTGTTCTCTTTACAGACGATTCGTACTGTACTGACCGCAGATTTGATTAACAATGGTACCCGCTCTATTAAATCATTGTCACCTAATGTCGTGAAGACTTACGTAGACTTGATTACTTCTTCTCTGTCTATGGCATTTAGCCTGAACAATGAAGAAGTCTTGGCATTAAGAGCATTGTCAGGCTGGATGTATTACTCCATGCTCCACAATGATCCTTATGCAGGTGAATTGGAATTTGATGCATTAGTGGCTAAGTTAGCTCGTGAAATCAATATTCCTTCTAGTTTCCTTTATCGTTATTTAGACCAAGAGTTCTATAAAAATGTAGGAGATTTCTTGGAGAAGATTCGTCAAAAGATTTCCAATCCTGCTGTACAGAAAATCAACGAAGGCTTGTTCTATACAGTTATTGCTAAAAACCTGAATGCAAATGTTTGGATTGGTTTAGAGAAACAAGAAATCTTAGCCATGTCTGTAGAACACATTCCTACTTTCGTAGCAACACTTGTAATCTGTCTGTCTGAACAAGTCTTCAAGAATGCAGGTTTAACCAAAATGGCATTGCGTAACTTTACACGCGATAAAGCCAACTTTATCTTAGCCGTAAACAGCATCGTTAACGACTATTAATTCTTTTAAGGAGTGAACCAAATGAGTGTACCTTATTTAATAGGTCATTATCTCTACAACCTCTGGGGTGCTCCGTATCAAGATAACCAAAGCATTGTCCGTCCTAAACGTATTACGCCATTTGGTGGAACACGTAACCATGTGAAATTAGTCACGGAGGATTATAATCTTCCGACTAAGCATGAACGCTATCATGCCTACATGGTCGGACAAGTTTCTGAAGAAGTCTTCAATTTCCATTACGTAGATTGGCATGATCGATCTCATTGGTTTAACATGGCGGAGCACTGTGTCAAACACACTGTGGTTTTCCAATTCTATACGGAAAAAGGCATTACCATTCCGTTAAGCCATATCTACTATACCCTCACTCGTGAAAAGAATCTGGTTTTAATTATTAAAGAAGATTTAAAACTCGATTGGGACATGAATACGGAAGACATTCTCTTCAGAACCTACGATAACGTATTACATCACTACGACGATCAGAAACTACCGAAAGAAACCATAGCGATTCAATACGCTAAACCTTATCGGTCTTTTGAAAAGAATCCTTTAATTACGTTTTACAATACGTATAAGGATAAACCAGGTCGAGTGTTTACTTACATCAATGGTTATCTCGTTAACGATCCGATTACGGTAGAAATCCTAGAGAAAGATGTGGTAGAACTCATTTACGATTCTACCATTACTAAAGTGATTGAAATGAAGGTAGGTTCTGTACCTACGTTTAAATCGAAAATCGATCAGATTCGTAAATACCTATTTACCCACAATCTCTCTTATAAAGAGAATCTCTTTGAATACTACGATGATTGTGATTTCCACTTATGTGCTTATCCCAATAATACCCCTCGTCTTTATAAAGGCGTAGTTTTACATCGTAATTCAGAAACCAATATTCGACAAGTCAGCAACTGTGATTTCTCTATTTCTACTAACTTAGTAAAAGAGATGATGGACAATCATGACTTCATTAACGAACAAATTGCTAATGTGGTTTTTAGAGTCTATTATCGTAAGCAATATGGTAAGAAGACTTTGCCTTTTGTCAATAATCGTTTACACGAACTCAATAAGCTGGAATACGAAAATCGTTTAGCAGCCATGCAAGGCATGAGAAGTAATATTGATGAATGGCGAGCAGATGTTTTAGAAGCTTCTGCCCTAGCGCGATTGATTGTGAAACCTAAAGCTGTTTGTGACATTACTGAAGTCCAAGAAGTCTATGGCTATAATGCCGCGACTTACTATACCGGTAAATCTCTCCATCCTTACGAAGAGTTTATTGATGATGGTCTAGGTGGTAAATTAGTCAATGTCCCTTATGCTTATCGTAAGTACTCTACTATTTTCGAATACGACGAAGGTGGTTATCTCTTATCGTGGAGGCGACTAGGGGATTACAACCAATATCCTGTCACAAGTCCTGATTGTCGATTGGTAGAATTTATTTCTGGTATTGGTACGCGTCAACCTAATGATTCGATTAACATCTTAGATGTCGAGATTCCTGAAGATGAGGAATTTAGAGTCTATGCCTGTATACGAGGTTTGGAAGAAGAACCCAATAGATGGGAAGATGTGACGAATGAAGAAGGTTTATGGACATGGAAAACAATCAATGGTAAACGAGGCATTACCATTACAGGTACTTCTACTCGTTTGATTAACGATTATACCTTTACTGTTCGTACTGACCGTACTTTCCTTTGTCGTACCATTCTCGTACCTTTCAAAAAAGGTATTTTAAACTTTACATTAAATCAGCATTATTACAATGCTGAAAAAGACAATGTCTTTGTTCGACCGGTTCGTGTGCCCTACGGGTACTTAGATGTCTTCTTAAATGGTAAAGCGTTGATTGAAGGTGTGGATTACTTTGTGGAATTCCCACAAGTCTACATCATCAACAAATCTTGTTTAGACTTAACCAAAGACAATCAAGAGATCACGTATCGAATGATGTCTTTTGCAGAAACTCGTCCTAATGAAAATGGAGAGGGTACTCGTCTAGCAGGGATTACTGTTAATAGACAAGTAGGTTATGTCAATAACCACATGTTGTCTCGTAATGGTGTTTGGGAAATTTTCGATGATAAGAATTACTTATTTAAAGTAGGTAATGGGATTATTGATCAAACCAAATTAGGATTCTCAGAACGAGGATCGATTATTCCTGAACGTGTTTCTGAATTAGAAGGTAAACCCTACGAGATTCGTGACATCATTGTACCGAAGCGTTTAACCTATACGGAAGATACTTATAGCTTTAAGAAGAAATCAGATATCTTAGATAAGAAAGTATCGGACTATATGGGACAATTCTTTAAAGACAAAGAATTTACTTCTAATCCGCCGATTGAAGGACTCTATAAAGTCTATTCCATTATCTTGTCAAGAATCATTCATGATCTAAAACGCAAGCAATATAAGTTCCCGAACATTGAAAGTCGATATACAGATCAAGAAGTAATTCAGTTTGTCGAATCGAACTATAAATCCTTATTTGTAGCAGAGCCTTATTTTAGATTGGATAATATTTCCATGAAACATGTGACAATTCATCCAACGTATAAGAATGAGGTCACTACATTGGATTACCATGAAGTACGATTCTTAAAACAGATTGTTCGAATTTATTTTAGAAATGAGATTGAGATCTCGCATTTTATTAGAATTGGAGAAGGCACGTGAGTGATAACAATATTCCCGTGAACCAACCCGTATACGGTCGTGGTGTAGCTGCGAACGTGTCTATCGTAGGGATAGATGGTGAACCACCTATCTTAGACGATACTCAAGTCTGGCGAGAGTGGGCACTGCATGACATCTACCTAGGTAAGGAAGGTCGTCGTAAGTACGTGCCTAAAGTCAATGACTTTGTACGGGACATTAATACCTTAACACGTTATAAGGTCATTTCAGTTGATCAAACGACTTTGATTCCTGAATTAGAAGAAGTCTCTTCTAAAACCGCTTCGGATGAAATGACTCGTGACGAAGGTCGATTCTTTGCAGGTGGTACATTAGCCACACCTTGTGCAAGACAAATCTTCTACGACGATTCTGTAGTCCGTCCTACTTTAACTGTACCTGCACAATTCCATATCCAAGGCTCTATGCCACATCATGCGATTGCGTATAAAGGCACAGTAGCAGGAGCAGGTGGATTACCTATTTCAGTACGATACGACTCTAGTTTTAACGTCGTCGGTAATGAGATCCCATTAGAACCCATTCAACAGCGTGATGCCAATAATCACACGCAATGGTTCTTACCGCCTTTCTATTCAGCCCATAAGCTCGAAGAAGGGGAGATGATCTTAATCCTGATTTACGATGATAAAGGTGGATTACTTTCTCGTACAAACTTTATCGTAGAAAGATCAGCCCTGTTACGAGATGTATCCGATGCAGATAAATTCGTATCGGCTATCTCTCTAGAGTCTGCTTACATCGATGCCAAAGACGAATCGAATCTCTTGATTCCTGAACAAGTCTTGAAAAACTCGATTAACCTAATGGGTAAAGTACACTATACCGATGGTACCATGGTTACTTATCCTGTAGATGGTAATAAGTTTGATTTGCTTTACTTGGATCGTGCTTCAGAATCCACTGTAGGTGTACGTGGTGTATTGGTATTGAAATACTACTTAGGTCCAAATGAAAAGTCAGTAAACGTTATCAATAATAACAATCGATATTTCATTACCCGTAGTTTCAACTATACCATTACTGAACGTGATGGTGCGTACTCTGTGAAACTTTATCCAATCCCACGTTGGGTGAACGATACAGTAGGTTATCAATTAGACTGGTATCTCTTTACGTTAGATCGTAACCAATGGTTGGATGTGACTAATGATGTATATATTACGTCTAATTCACCAACTCGCTCATTGAATGGTAAACTCTACGGACCGAACCAACAATTGAACGTAGCGATTGACTTAGGGGTATTGAACAATACCTTCCGTGAGCACATTCATCCACAACAAGTCGATATTCGTCTATTGCGTAATGCTGCAGACAATACTGCAGATCGTTGGTTGATTGGTTTTGAAGCGTATCAGAATCCGCCTTATGGTGAAAACTTGATTTGTAATGTACGAATCATGTCAGGTACAAACTATCACTACAACTTCGCCAATAACTGTTCGGATGTAGAAGAATGGTTTAGAAAAGTGTACTATTCTACTTTACCTCAGTATCGTACGAATCGTGAAAATCAAGCACCTAAGCCTAACATGTTTAAATTGTTAGTAGAAGGACAGGAACATGAGTTCCCAATCAGCATGTGGAATCAGGATCTTTCTGTACCTACTCGCTGTACCAATACTTCTACTGTATCTCTAGTATTCTTTACTCGATACAATAACAATGACGTGTTCTACAGCATGGCACCATTCCCTGTGGTGATTTCTTAATCGATACTACTCTCTACTCCCCAAAAAGGAGTAGAGAGCATTTCTTTTATTTTTAAACCTATATTATTAAAATGGATATCCTAAATCAAACTTTACATAAAGGAAGCGTTAAATGATTATTGAATTCAATCTTATCTTCATTAGAGAAGAAAACATCAATCGTGTCCGTCACGACATTAAAGCTGTTACAGAAGGAAACTCTAAATTCCCTTCTAAGATTAAAGATGAGGAAGTATTACTCCCGACTACATTGTTGGCGACTCGTTCTAAACAGTTTACTAAGTACCCTGTAGAAATCTTAGCCGTAGAGAATTTTGCTAAGTTAGATCAGGCTATGCAAGTTGCTTTTATTCGTCATGCAGAAGTCTTAGTACCCATTCGTTTAGAAGTCAAAGACGAACATGAGTATTTGCATATCGACATTGACGATATTTGTCATCTCTTGAAAGTGAAAGACCAACACGAGCGTAATCTCTTAGGTCATCGTATCAATGACTTCTTGGTAGAATCAGAAGCCTACATGGAATTCATTGCGAATATCTCTACGAAGACATTCACTTTTATCTTAGGGGATAAATTCCCAAAGGAGCATAAAGTCATCATCAAGATGACCTTTGCACCTCAAACTAATCGCTTTACTCATGCTGTATCTTTCCGTGAAGTAGAAGGTAAAGCCGATACCAATTACGACTTGTTCGTAAAAGGTAAAGAAAAGAAATGGATTACTCGAATTGAGCATCGTTACGAGATTGATCATTATTCTAATGCTAATTACTTAAAAGCAGTGAAAGAATTAGCGAGATTAATCGAAGTGATGACCAAGAACTATATCCTTCCTGAATACGAGAAACATGTTGATCCCATTAAGATCATTAATGAGTTTTCGGTATTCTGGAAAGATTGTCTTCCATTAGATCCACAACAGTAAAGAACTAGAGAGTACTCCTAAATGGAGTACTCTCTATTTTCTGATTATACACTAACCTATTTTCTTTTTTTAGTTTAAGGAATTTATTACATGTACAAAAATGTCCGAGAGGTATTTAACGACTATTGTTCTAGTTTACCTATCGACACAAAGCTTTGTGATCGAATCGAACAATATTTAAATTCCTTTATTACTCGTTCTCCTGAACATGCTCAATTCTTCGGAGGAGACACGATAGGAGATACCGTAGTAAAATTTATCAATTCAGATCGGTTAAGATGGTTTGAAGAGATACTCCAAATCGACGAATTAACCATCGCTCCACCATTAGCAGAAATCATTTCTCCTGTACACTACGTCGTGGCTTCAGATCCATTCTCATTAAGTTGTGTTTGGTTAATCCACTCTATCTGGCATTCCACTAAGATCCCAGAGAAACGTAAACAGAAAACCATGTCTGATGTCGTGATCATCATGAACATTCGTTTCTTGACTTCACGTATGCAACGCCACTGGCCTTATCCTTGTTCGAAACAGACAGCAGAAGCTACTCTGTCTTCCATGTCTAACAAGTACGCTATTAAGCGTTTAGGCTCATGGTTAGCAGTATTACGTGAGCGTGGTGACGATACCACTGACATGAAGCATTCTATCCATAAACTCACGATTGAGAAAATGGATGTGGATATTCGTAATACAGGATACTCTGTAGGATACATGATTACAGATTCCCAGTCTCGTATTAAAAACATGTTGAAGAATATCTATAACGTACAGAAGAATCTGCAAACCATGACGATTACTTCGTCTTCCTCTTCTTTCATCGATACAGATGGAGAAGAAGTCTTAAAAGACAAAGAGAAATCTCTAGAAACCTACAAACGTTATTTAGAAGGAATCATTGCTGATAAACATTCTTTTATTAAACTGGATTTAATATCCATTATTGAATCGAGTAATAAAACCATGCCAGCCCAAATGTTCAGAAGCACATTAAGCTGGATCAGCGATACTTACGGCAAAGGCTCTGGTGGTAAATTAGAGTTAGATGAAATCATTGCAAAACTCATGCATCATCTACTCTCTTACCTCTACATTAATCGCAATATCATGAAAAACAATTCAGACATAGCTGGATTGATTTCTAAGATGAAAGGTGTCTATACTTCTTCTCGTTCTACAGAAGAAACCTTATTAGAGATTCGTTCTGATATTGAAGACATTGTTCGTCGTGCGACTAAAGTCAAGTCAGGTCCGGCTATTGCAGCTACTCGTACTGGCGTAATGCTCTATATTGTTTTAAGAGCATTTACCATGAAACACTACCAAGGATAACGTAAATAACTCTAACAGCCAATATTACATTATTCTTAAAGTTATTGAAAACACTTTAAGGAATGAGATATGCGCTTTTTGAAATCCCTCTTTCAAAAAACATACAAGGTACCGCGTTCGATTTCTCGTATCGTTCGAACAGAGTTCAACTTCACCAAAATAAAAGAGTCTGAACCGACCATCATTACCATTACTTCTGCAATGAATTGTTCTATGGATATTGTAGTAGTCAAAAGGACATACATGATGGAAAGAAATAAAGGACTCTTCTTTACAAGATATAAGAAATTCTACATCTATCAAGTCACTGGCATCGTGCCAGAGTGTTTCCCCACGAGGATGAGAAAGGTGATGAACTCTACACTACAGATTCCTACTTTACTTCCTAGGATTTATCCTGAGGAATACAGAATCAACGCAGTCGTCTCGGCTTTCCTAGACATCAAGATGTCTATTATCCTGAAAAATGGACAAGAATAATAATACTCCCCTTTCCCTAGTAAGGAAAGGGGAGTATTTCTTTTTTCTATTTTAATAGCCTAACCAGTAATTGATACTGTTAATATCATTACTCGATTGGTATACGGTATCAAAGTAATCATTTCGATTACCTAAGAATGGATGATTCAAAGAAACATCAGACATAGACTTCAATCCATCCATGACATCGTTTAACATGTCAGGAGAAGATTTCATCGCATTAATCCTACGCGTTTCTTTCAAGTCATCAATCATGCCAGATACAGACATGGCTAATTGAGAACGAGATTCAGGTGTTAACCTAGATTCCATCAATCTAATGGTTTTCTCTAATTTAGCAAATTCAAAATGATCTTCAGTATTAGACAACTCTTCGTACATTAAAGAGATCTTATCTTTCAATGCTTCTTGTTCTCTCATCTGCATCATTTTCACTGGATCGACTTCTTCACCAGCGGTTACGACATTAGACAAGAATCTTCCTCGATTGATATTGTAGTAACCTACATTTCGACCATTAAAGACAAACCAACAAGCCAATAACCAAGAGATCACTTGGTCATCGTGATCTTCTTTATCCGAACCATGGTCAATTCTTCCATCGATAATCACCAATCCCAATAACTCACGAATCAGTTTCTTATCTTTTACTTTATCGGCGATAATATCAATAGCACGATAGAAAGTTTCACCATACAAGTTATCACGAGAGTATCGACCTTTACCAGAAGTACTGTAACCAAAAGTACTGCGGTACATGTTCGCTACAGAGGCAGGATTCGGATGAGCATCCATGTTCATGAACGTTCTCTGATTCTCATCTTTCTCATGGACAATTGTATTGAAGATTTGTTTGAAAGGATTAATACCATGTGCTGGTAAGGTCTCAATCAAGAAATCAATAATACCTTGAGCAGAAGATCGATTCTCTGGTACTAACAAGAGTTTAGGGAATCGAATAATCAAATCACACAGCCATTGAGAGTATTGGAATAAGTTAACCTTGTTGATACTCGCCGTACCAATAATGTTCAAATCCAAAGCATTCACAAAAGTTAAAGAGCAGGCGTCTTTACCAATAGCTGAAGAAGAGTCCAAACCCACAATAATCGGACAATGATTGAATAAGTCAGAAAGTTCATTTTGATTGACATACCAGTTAATGATGATGCCGAACTTACCAATGTCTCTAAATAAAGGATCGGTTTCACTGTTCTTAATCATCTGTGCTTGTTCTACCGTAAATGGAGAAGATTCAGTACCCGATGTCCAAACGTTATAATAGTCACGTAAAGCATCTTCACCTGTTACTTTGTTTCGAGACATATTCTCAATCAACCATTCGTCTGTATAACCTAATTGACGATGAGAGAATGTACCTTGTACCTGAAACAAACCAAAAGCTTTAGCCAAAGGATCAGAAGGATTAGAATCTGCGCGTACTCTTTTCTCAAATTCTTCAGCATCAAACGAATCGTAATACTTCTCGTCAAACTGTGCTGATTCATTCCAAACCTCATAAGCCCATCTACCGTGAGGTGTATCTTTCTTACCAGCGGTTGTCGTGAAGATAGAAGCAGTCTCTTTACCTTGGGCTAAAGCATTCATCCTCGCCGCGTCCATCGCAGAACCCATAGACGGAATGGTAATGTAATTCAATTTACAGAAAGCCACCTCATCACACTGACGTACTTCTACGGTATTACCACGACCTTTCTTATATGCTGCATCTTCAGACTCTTGAGCAATAATGGTATTGTAGTAGTTGTTATTACTTAATACAGTAATACCTTCGGAGTTATTACTGTCCTTACGAGTAAGAGGATTTAAATAAGCCGGTAAAGTAGCAATCAATGTTCTCAATCGAATCACGTTCAACATACGCAATTGAGAGTCTTTTGTATAGAGTAGCAATTTCAAACTCTTACGGAAACACAGCAAATACATCATGATGATATCCGTAGAGTAAGACTTACCCGTTTGACGTGGTTGGATTAAGAAGTATTGGCAATGGTTAAAGAAACACCAGAACAAAGAGATGTTTGCTCGATTCGCTCTAAAGAACATTCTATTGTCACTCGTAGAGTCTGGTGTCTGTGCAATTTCTCTAAAGAAGTACCAAGGATTCACAGCAATCTCATTGGCAATCTTAACAATCATTTGGGGAGACAAATTATCCGCAAAAGGATCCACATATTCCAAGTCAGGATCGTGCAAAGCCAGATGGAAATAATAATTCTTTAATCCCATCTTTTTAAAGACGTTTGCTAGGTCAATGAACGACTGATTCTTGGTGGTAACATGCGGAAACGCTGTGGGAAATTTATCCCAGTCTTTGAGGTATAGTATCATGTTCCGCTCACTTTATAAATTATTTCAAATCCATACTATTAACATGAATTAATCGCTCTATCTTGCGATTTAACACATATACTTAAAGAGATTGGACTAATCCAATCTCTCTATTCTAACTTATTTTTTACACTATATTAGCTAATTTTAAAAGGAAAATTAATCATGGACAAATCAACACTGAAAGAGTTTTACACTAGTGTAATTCGTAATCCTTTGTTTCAAGGTAAGGAAACAGTGTCACTTCGTGATCTCTTATTGGAAGACAAAGAGATCATTTCCAAAACCATTAAGCATATAGCAGGTAGCTCATATGCATTAATGCATTCAAATGCCATTCAAGCGATTCAAGAAGGTTTTCATGAATGGGTAGGCAAACTGTCGAACGAAGATTTGTTTAAGCAAATCAAGTTTCCAGTAGAAGTGAAACATGATCCGGTTATCGATGTCACAAATCCTATCTTGGATTTAACTGAATCTTCACTAGATGAAATTTGTCTGGTGTATCACGTTTCAGTGATCTTCTTGTTAGAGTATTATCTGCAAAACTTTGCCGATAAGAAATGGCAAACTGAACGTATCATTGGTGAGGTATCTCGATATCTGACTAACTCAATCTACTTCTACATCAATCTCTGTGCGGATCACGCAACTTATATCGGAGATTTCTTAGTAGAGGAATCGCACTTAATCGTTCTAGTAGTCATGATTAAGTTCTATCGTGGTTTGGATAAGGAATATGTCGTAGGTATTCTGGAATACTTGACTTATCTTTATCTGGAATACAAAGGCGAATTCTCTGAAGAGGTGATTGATGACTTTATGGGATACGTATCCCGAAATTTCAAAAACGTAGACTTGAACAAGGTATTCCAATTGAATGCAATACTTTGCTTAGTCAATGTTTTCGATATTGTTGAATACTTCTTGGAATTGTTTGTCAATTCTGAAGGTTTCGACATCTTCCCCAAAGAGGGTTATAATCCCTCTGAACTCCAAGTGACCATTTCCAACTGGAACATGATCTAATATTTTATTTTAACTTTATTTAAAGGAAATTCAAAATGAAACAAATCAACATCACTCGTGAAGAAGCTAACGAAGTAATCTACAACTTGTCTAAATTGTTCTTACAGAACATTCTGCACCACTACTTCTATCTGGAGCAACAAGAAGACAAAGAACGTTTCACTCATCGTACTATGGAAATGGCGAAAGTTATTCTGGTGAAAATGGAAGCGATTGCATCTTTCTTGAAAATCAAATCCTACGTAGTAAACATCGATAAAGATGCCAATATCTGTATCGATCTAGATACTCGCAAGCCTACCGTACAACGCGTACAAGAACTTCTGGATTTGGTTGGGGCCTAATCCATGAGTGATTACCAATACGATCCAGAATTACAAGAAGCCGGTGAAGAGGAAGAAGACATTGTTCCTCTGATTGTAGGTCCTGTAGGTAAAGTACCAGTGAAGTATATTCTGGATTATACCAAAGAAGGTCAAACTCAAGAAGAACGAGAAGAGTATATCAATCTACTCGCTCAATTGGGCATCAACATCTGTGCGAGAGCATTGGATTATCACGATGCCTTTATAGTTTCTACTTTACCCGAACTGGAAGCCATCGATACCGAACCTGATGTAGAAGATCCTTACGAATACGTTAAGCCAAAACTGGTTACAGTTAATCAGAAAGTAGCGTATACGGTATTCTACCACAAGAACTTACCTAAGTCTATTGTGGATGATTTGTCTAATCAGCTTTTCAAAGATAAAAAGAACTTACGCATTAAAGACTTTGATGTCGTAACAACGATGGTTTGTCTGGATGATTCAGTCATGACTGAGTTTGCTTACCATACTGAAGTTGCTAAGTTACCGATTAACTGCTTCCACTTTGATGATGTGGTACTTTACTTATCCAATAGTGAGAAACCTAAAGAGAAGCCTGTGCTTTGTATTCGTATTCTCTACATCCCTGATCAAACAGGTGAAAGTAATGAATTCGATTCTACAGCTTCTTTCATTATCGCTTTGGATAAAGAGGTTAAAGAATCCATCCAAGAAGAACTGGCTAAACTGAAGTTGGATTTAACACCAGAAGCTTTAGCTTACGTGAACACGACTAAAGGTGCAGTGACGAAACCCAATGCCAATTGTTTCGACGTGATTCAATTCCACAAGCTGGCTAAGGTTAGCTTGAATGCGTTGAGCCAAGCAGTCAACAAAAACATCGTGCAATAACAAAATACTCCTCTACCCGTAATAGGTAGAGGAACATTTCTTTTTTTTTGCTTTAAGCTTTAGCTACTACGAAAGTCGCAAAGACAGCAAGTCTATCCGTACTTTCCATTAAACCAAACAAATCACTACACTTCAGTTGGACTTCGTCCATTTTAATTCCAGCAGGTACTAGTATCACCAAATTCACAAAGTAACCTTCTACAATTAATTGTCTGACTTTCTCAATATGTTTATTGGTTAAAGTCTCGTATTGGATTGTCCAGATGAATGGATGAGAATTGCCTTTAATCAATCCAGCAATTTCACCAGTAATGTCGTATAATCCTAAACCACCTTCTACATGTTCGACACTTAAGTGTCCATCACGCATAGCAGGAATAGAATCATCTATACCACTAACAACATCATTGCGACCGATAGTATAACTCTTCGTAGGATCATTCTTATCACCCATGTCTCGACCAATGGATTCTACCATATGTTCTTGATCAGTTCCGTCTTTACGGAAGATCTCATTCAAACGACATGCAATCTGAGTGGCAAAGTCACCCATGATCGGAACGAGTTCATCATCTTGAAATCGTCTAGGTAAGATTGCAGACTCGGTACTGAGTTGTGGTTTAAATGAATAAACAGGTACTACTGTAAAACTCATTTTCAGTATTCTTTCTTTTTTAATTAAATCAAGTTACCCATGGTCAAACGCCAGAGTTTCCAGTTTTGATCTTCATCAGCTTGCCAGAGAATACGAGAAGCATCACGTTTCTTCTCTTGATACAACTCCTCAGCATCTGCATAAGTATCCAGCCATTCACTGAATGCAGATAATTCAGAACCACCATCTAATACAGCTCTGTTAACCCTAATCTTTAATTTCTTATAGATGTAAGCTTTACATGCCAATAGGCTCAATTCTTTCACATAAGCAATCGCAGTACGATCAATGCTATTCAATTTAGAATCGTGTTCTACTAGAATATCAATCGTACAATTCGTATTCAAGTAAGGTGCTCTTTTAATGATAAAAGAATTAGGTGAAATGACTTCAGTCTTCTCTAAGTAATTAGGTGGAATAGAACTATTCCCAGCTGCCATTTTCGCACCAGCAGCCATGACAGAAGATACACCTGCTGCTAAACCATCTGAACCAAAGAAAGAGTTATTGTAGATGTTCACTGTATTCACACCCAATACAGACAGAATCTTTCTGTTCTGTAAAACATTAGGTGGAATCACGACGACATAATCCGAAACATTAATTCGTTCAATCTGACAAACTTCTAAAGGGATTGTGACTTGATGAGCATATTCCAATGACAAATCAGGAATCACTCGTTTCTCAAATATTTCCGTAATGATACGGGCATCTGCACTAGCAGGACGATAGTAATCTTGCCTATAAGGTGTGACAAATGCCTCCTCAATGAGTTCTTCTGGAATCACTTGATGAATTTCGGCTAGACACATATTCACGGTAGACATAAGTCCATCCTTTCATTCGTGTTTTAATAAATAGTATAAGCTATAATTTTCATACGAATAATCTAATTAGTTATATAAATATATTATTATATTGAGCAAAATAAAGCTCTATAATGTTCGAAAGGAATTTATTGATGCAAATTGTAAACTTATTTGGCGTAGGCGGAGCCGGTATTGATTGCGTGAAAACCATTTTGGAAGATCACGTAAAACAAGAAGATACTCAGTTGGCACAACTGAATGTCATCTTAGTCGATACTTCTGTTTCTAACTACAAACGAAATGAAGACTTCTTCAAGAAACACGGCGTAGGTTTAACCCTGATTCCAGACTTGGATGGCAATGGTCAAGTACGTAAATCCAATATTGATAAAATTATGCCACACACAGCAGGTATTATCAATAACCACACTACAGATGAAGATATCTTGAATATCATCATTCATTCTGCTTCTGGTGGTTCGGGTTCTGTGATTTCAGTTCTCTTGATGAAAGACTTGATGGCAGAAAATCGCAATGTATTGTCTATGGTGATTGGTGACGCGACTACCCGCAACTATGCCCATAACACTCAAGCCACATTGCGTAGCTACGAGTCTATTGCGCGTCAAGCGAAGAAACCTGCTGTGATTAAGTATTTCCAAAACTATGCGAAATCCGCAGTTTCTCCTAAACTCTCTCCACAAGAAGTCAATAAGAAAATCTCTCAAGCAGTACTTGATCTTCGTATCTTGACTTCCGGTAATGTCCATGGTGTAGACTCTGCTGACATTACTAACTTCTTGGACTACACCAAAGTCTCTTCCGTTCCTCCTTCTCTGACTCTATTGACGAATATCGTGACTCCGGTAGATTCAGATGAACGTGAACTGGAACGCGTATTGAAAACAGACTTAGATGATACTCAACCCATCTCTGTAGTAACCATCAATACGACAGACGATACTGAACATCAAGAAATCAAATGTACCTATCGTGTAGAAGGTAAATTTGATTATTCTTCTAAAGAGAAATCTTTGTTCAATGTCCACTTCACCATTCACGATAGCTACTTGATGGCTCGTGTGATTAATGAATTGACTAAGAACATTGAAGAGTTCGATAAGAAGGAAAATGTTCGGGTTCGCACTGCTATTAATGTTAGTGATAGCGATGACGAGTCCGGATTGGTGTTCTAATCGCTCTAGAATGCGCTAGGAATGAAAAACTCATGAAGACCTATACCTACCCCTTATCAGGGTAGGTATAGTCTTTCTATGCGTATTTTTACAGACTTTGTGAATTTATGACAAATATTCTAACTATATAGGAACTAAACATGAATCAAACTTTTTTCGCTTTAGATATCGATAAGGCGATTCAAGATGTCTTCCGATACGGACATCAATTACTAGAAAACCCTATTGGTTCAGTCACGGATAAAACCTCACAAGAGATCCTAGGCGAATACATTACGAACCATCGATTTACTTTATCGAGTTTTAACTGGATTTATAATCTAGGGATTAACAAGATATACGAAGAAGAATTTGAACGCAGTGGTTTTAAAAGAGATGTTTGGTCTTGGTACGCTGGATTGAATATCATCTTGACTTACTGGTTAGAAAGAATGGGGTGTTGGGTGATTATCAACAAACAATACCAAATCATCGATACCGTCAGTCTACTATTGAATTTCGATAAGAATCTAACGGGACACACAGAAGTCGGTAAAGATATCTCTATGTTAGTATCAGCCATTCAAAGCGGACATGTCGAGAACTTCTTTTCTAAAACCATTTCAGCATTAGAGAAAGCTTATCAAGAAGACATCCAATACTGTTCATTCATTCAAGATAAGAATGTCAATAACGAAGGAATAAAATTACCCATTACTTTTGTTATTGATCCTTTCTACTTAACGATTACTTTTATACACTAAGGCATCATCATGGAAAACGAAGAAATCATTAGCTTAAACGTACGAGAAATATTAGAAGACGTAGAGCAACAATTAGTGAAAATAGGAATCTATTCTAAACCTGTATTTGAAACAGAAGATTTTGGATTTTACAATAAGCATTCTTACTTACCGATTATTCACGTGGGTAAGACTTACCAGTTAATCGATATTGATGGTAAAGAAACCGTAGAAGAATATAAAGGCACACTTAAATCCTTTAATTACTTTCGCAGTAGAAAAGTAAAAGACTTAGAGTCTCGTACTTGGGTCTATTCACCATTCGACAGTTCTATTACTACCTCTCGTATCTGTAATGATCAAACTTTGTGTTTAGTCAATACAGTACTGGACTATGTGATTAAAGTACATCTGCCTAAACGATTTGGTGGAATGGAACTGAATAAGCTATACAGCACAGTAGAAGAAATTATCGTAAATGTATTCCCACTTCAGTATAAAGCATTAACCCAAGATGGATTAGAGAGAAAAGATTTCGGTACGAATCCTTTATTTGTACTGGTATACAATCTTTTCAAATTAATCGAAAGCATCATCAAGACTTCTAAACTGAAGAAACTAGATGTTTACGTATTCACTTACGTAGAAGGTTTCATCTTCCTAAAAAGTTTAGGAGACTTTAGAATTATTGAGTGGGAAATGTTGCACAGCTATGCTTGTGAAGCTGAGGAAGCAGAAACAGGTAGAGCATGTAGTGAAGTTGATCCCGTATGTGTTCTAGCTGGCGTATCCGATACCTACGTAGAAAAGATCGTAGAATATCAGTGCACAATGGAAGAAAGAGCACTCTCAGCAAGACTGGTACTGTAAAATTTATTTTCAGAAAGTAGTACTAAGTATGGAAAATACGATCCATCACTCAGGAAATAGATATTCAGTCACGTATTTAGCCGACATCTGTCTCATCGACATTTATGTACTTTTCCAAGAGGAGCTTCTCAAGAAGAAGTTATCCTCTTGGGATATACGTACTTGTGGATACGAAAGTGTACATCACTTTTTTTTAGTACATTTACCCGAGCTATACGACGAATACGTAAATCCTGATAAAAATTCAGACAAATATGTTCAGTTCGTGGAAACCATAACAAATATAGGACTGGACATTCAAATAGCCGATACAATACTGAAGTACTTAGATACTTTAGTAAACGAAGTTTTAGATAAAGCAAAAGCAGCAAATAAAGAATGTGTTTATATTCAAGTGCAAGAAGACATTGACTACCTGCCAGTAGCCTCTGTTTATTGCTTAAGATACCAAAACAATATTGGAGTAGACACATATGTCCCTAGGCAAGAAAACCGTTATTAGCATTAACATCCCTAGCCAGTTGTTAATTGCTACGGATTTAATTTACAAAATGACAAACCACCCTATCGATATTCATCAGTTGGTGGATTTCATTTCTAGAAACCGACCGTATAATAACATCGATTACGATGCAAAAGCTTCTACAGAAGCCATTCTCTTATCAGACCTTTTCGTAGAGAATATTGAGCATTACCAAAATACCCCTATGGGGATACAATTATACGATACCCTCTTCCAAGTCATTCAAGCGTATTATCGTTTCATTAGTGACAAAGGCATGTACTTGTCTTCACAAAACAATTATATCTTGTTCACTAAAGAATCCTTAATCTTGGATAATGTCGTATGAACCTAACCCATCAAAGGCTAAAAGATGACCCAGAGTTTGTCTTAAAAGCCTATTATATCGATCTATCAGAGAAGTACTACATTTCAGATGGGAATCTCGTCTTTGAGATTATGAATGAAATGAAACGCACCTTTTCTTTTAGTTTAAATCAGTTTCATTTGTACATAATGGAAATCGATAGAGTACTGAGAAAGAAAGATCATCTTTTTCAAATCCAAAATACGCAAGACTTCTTTAACGAGTTTTCTTTTTTAAACATCTATCCTGAAATCACTTTAGATGTCGAAGTAGAAAACCAGTTAATTGAATTAGCTTATCGTTTATACTTATCAGTACTCTCGATCATGATGACGAATAAGTTATACCTACCAAAACCCGTATTACAAGCAGATGGGTTTTACAAAGTCAACTGCTACCACATTGGTGGGTACGATGATTTTAACATCATTCTTTATAAGACTAATCCGTGGAGTCCCATTTAAAATGGCTGTGAATCGACAATTACAAATCGGCAAGGTTTATTCCTTCGATACTTATGCGCCAGAAGTATTAGGTACGCGTATTGCCAATGCCAAATGCTTAGCCGTACTCAATGCACAAAATGCAATTTCTAATGGTGTAGACATCATTGCTTTACATGAGCAAATGCGTCCACATCTTCCCGTGGGTTATAACAATGACCCCATGACCATGATTTATGTTAAGCTAGTCAACTCTTCCGGACTAGAAACCATTTACTCCATGGATTGGATTAATTTAGAAACCTTGCAAGAGACTCGTGCAGATCGTATCATTGCCACCATTGATGGTGTTTCTATTGAAGACTTAGAAATCATTCGTAGAGCACTTTCTATCCAAGGTTACAACAACTTTAATTTGGTCTTAACAGAGAGCTAATTCTCCCTTTAGTACTCTATATATGACCAAAAGACACTTTAGTACTTATTCGTCATGTCTGTCGTCAGTGCTTTACTCCGAAGCTTTGAAAAACTCTCCTCGCTCAACCAAAGCGGATTCGGACCAAAACAATAGCATTGATTTATAGCTCCTCCCCAAGCCCCACAGACAATGAGTGGTTTCTTTATAGTCATTCCTGATCATGAATGCGGTATAAGTAATGTTCGGATTCACACCTTCGAAATTACTTCTATGAAGAAAACATTGGATCCCGATACCCCACGAGATGACGATCTCCTTTTATATCCAGTAAGACTAGATAGTGGAAATACCAACCTTCCTTGCAACCGAGCTGAAACCCCTGCTTCCTACTTTGGAGGCAGGGGGAGTAAGTTTTATATGTTTTTGTATGAGATTTAAGATCTTAATTCATTCTATTTTTCTTTTGATCAAAAAGGATATAAACAATGGCTAAAAAGAAAGCTGAAGCCGGACAAGAAGCTCAAGGTGTAGAAGAACCTAAAAAAGCTTATGAAGGCGGCGAAGTAGTTTATTGGCTCCAAGGAGAAGTCTCTAATGACGATTCCCCTCTTATTCGTAATGCTAAGCGTGTTTTTAATGAACAAACAATCCCCCATGTAGAGAATGATGCTACTGCGGTGGCGAACATTAAATACGCGATGATGACTGGTGCGCCTGCTACTCCACAACGCGAAGAAGTGAATCCTGCTGGCACTGAAGGTGCTGGAGCTGTTCCTGGTGCGGGTGAAGCTGGTGGTCGTTTCATTCCTCCAGTCGCTACCCCTACCGCTCAAGGTAATGAAGGTGAACGTGCTAATACTCCTGAACGCGCTCCTTCTGGTCAGGCGGGTAAACCAGAAACTGAATCTGGTAATCCTAAACCACCCCAATAAGGTAATTGATTTACACTCTACTCCACTTAGGGGTAGAGTGTAAATTTATCTATGTATTCATTATTCTTTGAAAGTTTTAATCTAGGAAGATACGATGAATACCCCTACATCTATCCGTAATGATCTCTCTGGTATTAACGTTAAGAATTACGATCTAAAAGAGAATGTATTTGTACTACAGGCAAACGAATATACACGTAAACTCAATCCAGTAGGAGACTACGTAGAACAACAAGCTAAATTCCTCTCTATAATGGAATCGATTCCATTTGAAGAAGCTAAGGAATTTATAGCGACTAACATTAAACCTGATGGTTTATTCCCTATTAAGAATCCTAAGATCAAATGTGTTCGTAAGGATGAAAATGGCGATAGGTACGAAGACGATACTTCTACTCTACTCCAATACCTAAAAGAAACCTTTGCTGGTGAAGAGATTATGGCTGCTACGTTTACGACATTCATGCCGCATAAACGTAAAATGTCTTATATCTCTCAATACGTAGAAGAAGCATTCCCTAAACGTAAAGCCTTAAAGAAACGTCAGTTCCAAATGAAGCAGATGGGCAATGCCGTAGGTGAAGCCTTTGCTAATAATGGACAGAATAACATTAAGCGTTCCATTAACTCTATTTCGGGTGCTTCTTCATTACCTTCTACTCCAATCTATTGTATATCCATGCATCCTGTATTGACTTCTAATTGCCGGATGACTTCTGGATATGCCAATGCCAATAATGAAAAACTCCTAGGTGGAAATCGACATTATCATTCTGCTGACGTGACGATTAATAACCTAGTAGCACTGACTACTAATATCGATTTAGAATCAGTTAGATCAGTAATAGAGAAATACAATCTCTATGTCCCGAATACAGAAGAGTTATTTGATTACATCTTAGAATGTACGCGTAACTATTGGCGATGGCCTGAGAAAGAACAACTCATTAAAGAATTTCTCTTTAAATGTACTCGTGAAGAAAGAGCCTGTATTGCTTATATTTACGATTTACATGCGATGAAGAAATTCAATGAACAGTTCATGTACGAATTCATTGGTAAGCTTTCTGAGAAAGTAGAAAGAATACCAGGACTGGAATTAGAAGAAGCAGGACAAATCTTCAATAGTGCTTTAGATGAGATTAAGATTCATGCGATTCAAGTACACTCGGATAAAGTTATCGGTGAGCGTGAATCAGAATACGTGAAAACAGAAACCGTATTGGATATGGCTTCACAAGTCATCAATACCTATCATGTTTTCCAAGAGTATAAGGATTATATTCAAACCTTCTTACGCTCTCGTCATTTACCTTCTTCACTCGCTATGCTTCCTGCTATTTTACGTAAAGTCGTTCTAATGTCAGATACGGACTCTTCTATCTTTACAACGGAAGCATGGACAAAATGGTATACGAATAAGTCACGTGGATTTAAAGACAAACAATTATCTACAGGTGTCTATTCTGCTATGGTAATGTTGTCTTCATTGACTTTAAAACATCTTCTAGCTACCATGTCCGCAAACCTAGGTGTACCTGAAAAGTATATCTGGGGTATTGCCATGAAGAATGAATTTAACTTTGTGATCTTCGTGAACTTAAATCGTACGAAACATTATATTGCAACCATTGCGATTCAAGAAGGTAACGTATATTCAGAATTGGATATTGAGAAGAAAGGTGTCCACATGAGGAACTCAAATAGTCCTCAAGACATCATTAAACATGCTGAAGAGATTATGGAAAGATTGTATAACTTCCATAGTGATGAGAAAATCAGAGTACTCGATATCTTAAAAGAAGTCGCTGAAGCGGAAAGAAAGATCATTCACTCTTTAGAAAGAGGAGAGCCGATTTACTATCGTTCTACCCAAATTAAAGAGAAAGATTCTTATAAGAAGGAAGAAGACCAATCTCCTTTTGCCAATTATAAGTTCTGGAATGAAACCTTTGGTAAACACTATGGCATGACCGATCCACCTCCTTATTCTTCATTTAACGTGAAGTTAGATATTGCGAATAAAACTGATATGGAAAATTGGTTAAACTCTTTTGTGAATCAAGAGTTAGCTAATGATATTCGTGAGAACATGAGAAAAAGGAAGAAAGACTACTTAGGGACGATTAATATTCCTTACGGGGTATTTACTTCTCAACCAATTCCTGCTGAGATTATTCCTAAAGTAGCCAAACGTGACATTGTGATTAACTTGTGTGCCCCTTATTACATTGCACTGGAAGCTGTCGGATTTTTCTTCTTTGATAAATTCAACAGTAAATTAATCTCTGACTATTATTAAAGGAAAGTCAAAATGAGTGAAATCATTTCTTTAGATGAAGAAAAACTGGAATCTTTAGTAGATCGTGTTTATTATCATCGTGTCCCTAATACCACCGTAACCATTTGTGCCATTACACTGAAAAATGGTTTTACAGTAGTAGGCGAATCAGCTTGTATTGATCCCAATAACTTTGACCAGGTTATTGGTCAACAAGTCGCTTACAATAACGCCTTTGAGAAAATCTGGCAATTGGAAGGTTATCGGATTAAATCTCAATTAGCAGAACAAGCATAAAACATCACTCCTCTATCCTTAATTGGATAGAGGAGTATATTGTCTTATTTTACAAATTAAACAACCATTCGACTTCTTTTTCAAACAGAGGTTTTAAATCAGCAATTCTATAATCGTCAAATACTTTACCTCCTTTTAAACTTAGGAGTTCGTATTTGAATCGATTAATATAACCACGATTGACATACATGTAAGGTTGAGCAGGAACATTCAAGCAATGTTTCAAGAATCGAGACATAGCCAATACATAAACCCACTTATTCTGTCTGTTTAAAAGAATAGGTGGATTATCCATAAAGGTTATGGCTCTCACATCACCAATCCCATGAATGTTCTGGCAAATCTTAGCAATATTGTAGTTACCATTTCTAGCACGAGAAAAGATGTCTTTAATATCCGCATCTAATTCTTGAGAAGAAGTATTGACATAGAACGAAGTGCCTACGTAATCAATCGTAGGAGAAATACTGTCATCAGTCAACATACAGTTCTTATTAATAATCACTTGATTCAAATGAGAAGGTAACATATTAGGCAATACAACCATACCTAAGAAATAACCAATATTGGGAATCTTGTGTTCAGGATTAACGACTTTAATTCTTCTGTGGTGAATACGCCAAGCCAAGTATTGCATGACCAATAAATTAATATCAATCTGGATAATCGCAAAACCTGGTTTATCGACGTAATTCTTAATCGTCATTAAGTTATAAGAGATGTGGGTTTGATCATGTCTCAATACTATCACAGGACTTAATTCTTGCCATTCTCTTTTAACATAATCCCAATCCCAGTTATTCTCTACAATAGTAATCACTTCCGTAGTATTGGGACCATAGAAGTTCCCATAGTGTAATTTCCCTACGTTTCGATAAGAAGTAAAACCTAAAGCATTGGCTTTCACAAAAGCCGTATTATAAACGTATTGTTCTACATACTCATCAGGAATATTTTCCCCAATATCCAGATGGTGTAGAATTCTATAAAGAATGTGTTGACCAGCTACGTAGTAATAGTTGTTACGATACCAGTTAATGGCTCTTTTTAATCTGTTATCGATCACTCGGTTAGCATAAGCCAAATGCCAAGTTTCTTCCTTACGTATCTGGTTCGTGATACCAACAATATTAAACATTAGCTGAACTCTTTTTGATATAATAAAATTTTTAAGTAATAGACGGTCATATGAAGATTTACTATCACACTACTATTTAGTCACTATTTGGTAAGTAAATAAAATCTTCCACTTACTACCTATATATGAAAGAATATAATGCTGATCCGAAGAGGGTTAGCATAGGGAGATATATTATCTCTTTTTGTAGAAACGAACATTTTAGTATAGCTTTTAATATAATTTAAAAAATATTGAACTCTATACTATTAATGTGTAATAGGGAACAGAATGTAATTCAATCAATCTTTATATTCTAACTATTACAGTTAACGTTAATTGTAAACAACCCTTATTTTTATTAAAGGAAAAAAGAAAATGGCTATCGATTTTAACGATAAACAAAACCAACAATCTTCTGGTTTCTTGGGAAACGCTAAGCCCTTCACCTTCTCTGGTAACCGTGGCTTCGGTGGATTCAACGTCATCAATGGTTCTCTGATGAGCTTTGAGAAAACTTTGAAAGAAGTTCTGGAAGCTCGCGTAGCAGTAAACGAAGTGGATATTGGAGTCATTCCAATGGACCACAACAACCATCCTCAACTGCCTTTGGACGTGATGCTGGTGACTGCTCGTCGCAATGGCGAAAACGGTGAGAAAAACCTGCGTGGTGTATACGCCGTAGCAATTTGCAAATCCACTGATACCCTGCGTGAACAACAAGTAGATTTGAATGGTCGTAAGTTCAGCATTGACATCTTGCCAAGCCAAATGTTCAATGCGCAAGAACTGGTCAACTTGTTCGTGAAAACTGCTAAAGACAAATTCAAAGAAGATGCTGTCTACTGTGGTGGATCTACTCTGTTCACTGATGAAATCGATCTGAAAGACCAAGGTGTTGTCCTGAACAACTTGATCGAATACTTGATGGCTTGTATCACCCACGCTGAATACGAGAAAAACCGTCGTGAACGTAAACTGATCGACATGAACTTTGCCGCGCACAAAAATACTGAAGTATTGACTTGCGAACGCAAACTGAACACTGCTCCAGTATTCGACCATGCTGGTCAACCGATTCGCGCCGACTTCATTCACACTGTATCTTCTCGTGACGAATCTCAAAACAGCGGTTCCTTCCTGGATGGTGCCAACATCGCTCGTGAAGTCACTCGCCTGACTGGTTATGTGGATCTGTTGCCTGTATCTCCGAATACTGCTGGTCTCGCCAGCGCCATGAATCCTTGGGGTTCTACTGGCTACGGTGCTGCAAACGTAACTGGTCAACAAACGCCTCTGGATGCAACTCGTGTGTACGTCACTAACGTGGTATTCACTTCCATCAATCCGTCTGACAGCCAAACCATGGGTAACATCCTCTTCGGTCTGGTATCCGGTGTGATTGCTTCTTGGGACAACTACTGGTGGGTAATGACTGCACTGAATCCTAAACAACAGGCTCCTAACAGCTTGCATTCAGTAGCAGGTCTGGGCTACGACATTTCTCAAATGCTGCGTCTGCCTAACTTCGAACCGTTCCCAGTAGACGATCCTAAGTACGACGATGCTGCTTGGGTACAAACCTTGAACACTTACTTCCGTCCTGACGTAGTATTCTCTCTGGAAGTAGGCTTGGGTACTATTGGCGAATGGAAATACAATGCCATCCTGCAAGCAGCCATCGAGTCTTACGACGAAGCCGTGAAACCAGGTTCTTACAACAGCTACCTGATCGATCTGGCAACCCTGTTGACCAACGGTGCGTTCACTGAAGAGTATAAGAAACTCGGCGGTGATGGTCGCGTAGTCTCTACTCTGCGTGATCGCCAAATCCTGGTGGGTTCTTACTACAACAACGAACTCAAAGCCATCCGTTCACTGCAAGACTTCGACCGTCGTCTGTTGCTGAACCAAGTCAATGGTCAAGTAGAAAACATGGCCATCGTAACAGACTGGACTTACGCGTCAGTAGATCCTTCTCTGAATACACTGCAACGCTTGGGTATCCAACAAGATGTCATCAAACGTCAAGCACCTTCTGCTAAAGTAACGGGTTATGGCGTACGCGTAGACTTCGACGCACGCTTCATCCAAGCTTTGGTATTGGGTATGCGTCATGCCGGTATGAACTTGCTCAACAGCAATACTGTTGTTCCAGTGAACCAAGCTCAATATGCAGTACACATCAACAACGCCATGGTATCTAATATCGGTGCTCAGCTCGGCTATCAAAACGTAGCCAGTGCGAAACAAGGCGCAGGTATTTTCAACTACGGTCGTCACTACTAATGTAGAATAGAATGTTTCCTCCTGACCCTTAAAAAGGTCAGGAGGGGATATTTCTTATGTTTGTTATAAGTTTTATTTTTTAGAAATAGCATTATCTTTGATGATCTATTTTGAGAGCAAACTAACTACGTGAAGGAAGTGTAAACAAATGGGAACTTACTTACAATACGTCAACAGTGACGAGATTTACAATAACACGACCTGTGCAAAAATCATCGTCAATGATCTGCCGAATCGATCCCAAAAAGACAAAGCAACGATCAATAGCTTATTAATGCTAGAAGTTGGCGAAGTATTTGATAATGTACCACGATGCTCTTGTGGTGCATTGTCCATGAAGATGTATAAGGGAGTAAGATGTAAGAAATGTGATACAGTCGTAGAAGAGATTGTGACCAATAATCTAGATGATAAGATTTGGGTTAGAGCACCAGAAGGTGTGCCTGCTTTAATGAACATCAAGATTTGGTATCAATTACAATCCTACCTACAACGTTCATCGTTTAAGTTTAATCTTTTACAGTGGTTGACTGATCCGGATTATAAACCCAAGATCACGAAGATGTCAGCCCCGATTCGTAAAGCATTACAAAAACTCGATGAACATGGATTGAATGTCAGAAGCTATCAATTCTTTTACGACAATTTCGATCGTTATATGGAATTCCTATTACTGAATCCAGAATTCAATACTCGGGCAGAAGAGCGAGGTCCTGAACTTTACCGATTGATTAAAGAAAATCGTAAAGATGTCTGGGTACAGTATGTCCAAATTCCAAATCGTGCTTTAACCATTATTGAGAAATCCAATGGTAAGCAATGGGTAGATGCCTCTACGCCTAAATTACTTAAAGCAGTTAGGCGCATGGTAGGAATTGACAATGATGAAAACTTAAGAAGCAAAACATCCGCTAAAACCAAGCAGTCTCGTACTTCTAAGTTCTTATCTGAAATGGCAGAGTATTACGGAAAAGAAATCGATCCGACTTACTTGAGTAAGAAGTATGGTTTATTCCGTAAACACATTGATGCAACACGCTCTCACTTCTCTGCTCGTTTTGTTGTAACGGCAATTACAGAACCTCATCGTTTTGATGAAGTATGGTTACCTTGGGTAGGAGCCATGTCTTTATTTGGTCCACATATCCGTTCTAAGCTATACAAGAAAGGATATTCAGCAAACCAAATCATGGCCATCATGACCAAGTACCAAATGGTGTACAATCAAGAGATTCACCAAATCATGACTGAACTGATCATGGAATCTCGAGCACCTTGTGGTGAATTTGGTATTCCTATTCTTTTAAACCGTAACCCCACATTGAAACATGGTTCGATTTTGCTATTGAGAGTTACTCGTGTAAAAACCGATCCAAGAGACATGTCTGCCTCCACATCAGGTCCTATCGCTCCGATGTACAATGGTGACTACGATGGCGACACAGAAAATTTCTTATTGCTTTTGGATAATATTACTGCACGTGCTTTACAACCATTTGAACCTAAGTATTCAGTCAATAACTTGATTGATCCTTATACGGCAGATGGCGTAACCTCATTGCCTAAACCTACTACCATGTCTATTGCCGTAGCCATGACTAAAGAAACTCAACCTAATCCAGAACAGCTAAGCTTCATGAATCAATTTAAAGCTTAAAGCTTCTCAAAAGGAAACTAATTATGGCTATGTTAATATCCGGTGGACGCGATGCAATGCGTAACCACATGTACGGAGCCATATCACTTGATACGGCAAACTTCATTCAAAACCAAATCCAGAATCTATCTGCTCAATATGGAGAAGTCGTTAAAGGATTTCAAGAACAATTGATGTCCAACTTCAATGCATCAGCCATGCGTTCGATTAATCTGGCTAAGAATAACTTAGACAGTACAGGCAATATGTTTGATGAAGGGGTAAAACGACTCTATACGATAGATGATTTCCGTACGGCATCAGTCAATAACCAAAACTACACCATGGCTAATCCATACTTCTTGAAAGAGTTTATGTCAGGTCGTATGGAAGGATGGCAACGTGATAATCCTTATCCAGGATTAGAAGGTAATCGCAATCCCTATTTCCAAAATGTCATGAATGGTGCAATGCAGTATGGAGATGAAGATTGGTTAGATGATGAAGCAGAAGATAAGTTTGTTTTCTACTACAATGACGAAGTAGAAGCATTACCAGAATTAATGGTGAATGAGCGATTCATCATCAAACAAAACTGGAATACACTATACAATCTGATTTCATCTCAAGATGAAGAAGGAATTATCGATCCGACTAGCTTGGATGGTAATTACTTATAATGTGAATTGGAAACGAGTAGACAGGTTTTCCTGTCTACTCTTTTTTTTTACTTTGTATTTAAGAAGACTAGACAAATGGCAACGACGAATAAAGATCCTAATGTCAAGTTAGTACCGACATTAGATGGCATTGGCTGGATAGACAAAGGTGTGAGTATTAAATTAGATTGGCTATTAGCCAATTTCTTTACTTCAGATGGTTCACAATCCTCTCTGTATTACCGGATGTTTAAAACCTATCAGGTGATCAATGCAGACAATGTGAATGATGCAGAGCAGTTACGATCATCCATGGAAGTTTACTTACAAGCTTACTTAAGTAAATTCTTTGATTCAGTAACTGTAGAAGTCTCTTTAGCCGATTTACAAGGTAATAAGAAAAACATCTACGAATTACCTGAAGCAGCGATTGGCTTATACCTTACGGTTACCGTAACCGATAAAGAAGGTTATGTAGAAGTCGAGAAACCTATTGTTTACGAAGGTGGTGTATTTAAATACACTCTGGATAAATTCAATAAAGGATATTAAATTAAAATGGCAGAAATCAACTTACTGGAACAAGAAAAGAATACTTCATTTAGCGACATCAATTCTGTAGAAGAAGCCATGAATATTTCCATTAAGGAACACATGGCAACGATACAAGATATTCGTCGACAAATGGACGAAGAACTCTCGAGTATGGATGTACACGATTACATCAATAACTACTTAGCACGACATTGTGGTTTTGTGTCTACCGATGATCCTTACGATGACGTGACTTGGTTAGAGTTTGCAGGTGGTGTGTATCGTCCAGTCAATTTGACCCATAAAGGCAAGATTGTCGCACAAGTTCCTTCTATCTACCCTGATGGTTTTTATCATTTGGTTTCTGCCGATAAGGAAACTGTAGAACCAGGTGATGATACCGTAGGAGGCACTTTAGTTAAAATCAATCAGTATGCTGAAAACTACCATGAGTTAGGTACAGCAGAACGTAAAAACTATTTTGATGCTTTAGCGTCTCGAGTATCCCCTGAAGCGATTGAAGCCCATAAACAAAAATGGAAAGAATTCTTTAAAGTCATGGGTGTATTGGATATTGCTGATAAACTCAAAGCTGAAGAAACCCCTGAAAAAGAAGAAGTGAAACCTTCTACCCAAGCTGTAAATAATGTTAGTCTTGACTTTATCTCTGACGACGAAGATTACTAACTCATTTACAAGGATAAGAAGATGTTAAGACCCATAAAGGGACGGGTGTTTGGAGATGTGCATTTTTGCCATGCTCAAACCCCTTCTGAAAAGATATACGAAGAAGTAAGACATTACTTCCCTTACGATAAGACATCTTATTCCTACGACATTACCGTACTGGATGGGGATTATTGGGACAAACTCATGCCCAATAACCATCCAGATACTTTTACGACTGAAGAGTCAATCTACTATCTACTAAAATGGCATAAAGAACACGATTGTCTTTTAATCATTGTAGATGGTACACCACTTCATGATGCGGGACAAATGGAGAAGTTTGTCCACATTAACGAAAACTCAGGCATTAATGCCGACTTATTATTTGTTAAAGATGTTGACATTAAATATATTGACAAATTTGATCTTCACGTTTTGTTTATTCCTGATCGTCCTCGTTCCTCTCCTGATGATACTTATCAGAGAGTGTTAGAATTGATGGAAGAGAAGCAGTTAAAACAAATCGACATGGCAGTTATGCATGGCTGTTTCCAATATCAATTACCGGAAATCTCTGCAGACCATAAACACATTGAAGACAATTACCTCTCTATTGTTAAAGGTCCGATATTCATTGGACATGTCCATACCCATTCTACGTTTGAGCGCATTATTGCACCTGGTTCATTCTCTCGTTTAAAACATGGTGAAGAAGAACCAAAAGGCATGATTGATTTTGTCATGCAGCCGGATGGTACTTTCCAAGCTAAGTTTATTGAGAATGAATTAGCCACCATCTACAAGACTATTGTCATTACGGGATTATCCATTGATGATTCTTTAGACAAGATTAAAAAGATTGTGAATACTTTACCTTTAAACAGTAAAGTCAGATTGGAATGTGAACAAGGACATCCGATTACAGCAGACAGATCTTTCATGACCTTAAAAGCAGAATATACTTTTATCAGTTGGTCAATCAAGGTTGTCACCGATAAGAGTGTCATTGCGACGGATAAAGAAGTCTTTTCAGTAGAAAATGAATACGTGCCTTTAATCATTAATGAAAATAACATTGTTGACTTAATTGAAAGAAAAGCTACTGAGCGAGGTAATCCCAGTAGTATTGTGAAATTGATCCCAGAATACTTAAAAGAGATTATTTAAGGAAACCATCATGGACTTTACCAATGAACGAGAAAGAGGAAAGATACCATTATCGATTGGTACTTCTCTGGCATTTGAATCTTTGCTAAATATCCATGATGACTTGAAACATAAAGTCGACCCTTATCGAAATGTTGAAGTAATCTGGATTAATGTCAAAACCCTATTCCGTAATCTTTGGGGTGCTATTCCGAGATTACGACATGATTTGGTTTCAGACACTCAATTAGCAGAAGCATTGATGTTTGAAATCGAAATGATTAAAGACGTGTGTCGAAATGAATGTAATGGTGTAGAAGTCGTATTTTATACGCCTAACTATTACGACTTAGAACACATCAATAAGGAAGTCCTTTTGAAACTCGATAATACAGAATTACAAAAGAACTATACCAAAAGGATGTTAAACACTTTACAGATTGTTTTGAAGAAATACAATGTTCATTTGAATCCGGATAATCCTAGTGATAAGAAACAAATGATCCGTATCTTTAAAAATCAAATCACCGATAGAGAAACACGCAAAGCTTTTATCATCACCAGCTACGCTTACGATTTAACCGCTTATAGAAAGTTCAGTAATCTCAAACTACTGGAAACACACACTGGAGCAATCAAAGGTCGTGAGTTGTGGTATACGAAGTACGAGAATCACAATGCTATCCCCCCTATGCCATTTAGGTTAGACTTATTAACCATCTTAGGAGACAAAACATTGTTTCGTACGAAAGTACCCAAGTTTAGACAAACCATAATCGAATTGGCTAAAGAGAATAGATGGACACCTTTAACCACGGCGGATAAGATTCGTTATAACATCAACAGTGTGAAAGACTACAATATTCGTCATCGTCTCTTAGACGTGATTACTGGTATGTGAATAACTTTATACCTAACACATTTAATGAAACACTCTTACATTTCCACTTTTACCTAATAAGGATTTTCAAAATGGCTGAACAACGATTCGCTCCTAAATACCGTAACAACATTACCCATACTCGCATCATGTCTTTGTGGGGTCGTAACGAAGAGAAAACCGTAGCGTCTTTCAATCTCTACGTGACTGGTAATGTATTGCACCTGAATGTCTATACAGGTCTTTCTGAAGACAAACAACGCAAACAAAAATCCATTAAGTTTGACTTTAAAGATGGTCAAATTACTTCCTTCTTGGCAATCTTAGAAGGTCTGGTGATGCTTTCTCAACTGCCTCACGAAGGTGAAGCCAAAACCATCGTCTCTTCTATCTTTGGCTATGTGAAATTCAAAGACATGGACAAAGCAGAACGTCGTGAGATTGGTAAAATCTTGGTAGGCCGTGACAAAAATGGTATCTACTTCATTTCTGCGATTAACAACACACATGGTCGTGTGAAATTCAATTTCGAACTGGATCGAGACATTGTCATTTACGACATCAACTCTAATGAACCAATCGAACCTAAAGAAGCTTCTGAACGCATGATGCTTCAATTCGTTAATAATGCTAAGTTGATCTTGGCGAATGTCTTGACACAAGAGTACGTAGATAAAGATGCAGAAAAAGAAGATGGAAAAGAAAGCAAAGGTTCTGGATATCGAGCTTCTAATAACGGTGGCGGCAGTAACAATAGCACTCCTAACGATATCGGTAGTGATTTTGATGATCTGCTTCCCTAATCTTAAAATTTAACCCCTGTAACTACTCTAGGAGCCGAAAAGGTTCCTAGAGAGTTTACTATAAATTATTACAACAATATATTATTAAAATGTAAGAATAGACGTATTCTTATTTTTATTTTGTTAACAAAACTAAAGGAAGAGCACCATGTCACAATTGTACTTTGACATGTCTGGTAGTAAAGCATTAATACATGTCCGATATGGATCTGAATCGGTTGCATTCAGTTCTTTGTATTACATTAAGGGTAAGGACAGTAATGATGTAGAGACTGCCGCATCACCCTATAATGAATTTAATCAATGGGTAACGACGAAACCTCAAGATTGGCAGCAAAAAGTCTTTAGCTGCTATAAAGAACTAAGGGAAGCGATCGATACAATCAATAATGTCGAAGCATTACTCCATGAATTGAATCGTATTTTTGTCAAGATTTACGATTTGGTTTCTCTGGATGAAATCCGTAGCTGGATTGTGAATCCCCATACGCCAGTATACGTGACTACTAAACCTGTTACACGATACGATGAAAATCGTATTGCGGTACCGAAAGAAACCACGTACGAATACGAGGATTACTTAGAGTTAGTGGTATACTCTTTTGCTTTACGTTTTGCTGCACCTGTTCTGGGTGAAGTGACCTATCGTCGTTTACGCGAAGAATATGGTCGTAATGCGAAAGAAGTTTATGCTATGGAAATGTTGCATGGCACCATCTTAGATGATTGCAGAGCAGAGCAACGATTAAAAGAATTCATGGCAAATACCAAAGTACAAACCGACATCAATAACATTGTAGTATCAGGATTATCCGAAGAAGATTTCCAGAATTACATGTATGCGATTATTGTACTGAAGAAAGTAACTTTAGGGGATATCTCAGGTACAGATGGTTCTTACCAACTGATTAAGGATATTTATTACCTCTATCGTTCTAAAATCAAACAGATCTCTAAACCATCCACAACAGATCCTAACCAAGTACAGATTAAGCGTAATCCGATTACGGATAACAATAGCTTTTCGGAAAGCAATTCGCAATCTATCTTGGATGTGGGTTATGCCCGTAGTAATTTGTTGTCGGATGATAAGATCTTCTTAAAGATGGCAGTGAATGACCATCAACGTTTGATTCAAACATTGTGTCCTGAGTTACCCCAAGAACTCTATTGGGAATCTTTAGATGCAATGAGAACGAAGTTTGATTTGTCTATTCAATCGAATGAAGATGGTTACTCTAAACCTCTACAAGAAGTTCAGTTGACCTTATTGAAATGGTTGGTAGATGAATCGATCAATACCGTTATTTTCGATTCTTTGGAATTGGATGAATTTATTGGTTTGATTGCTGTAATACGAGCAATATTGTGGCATCATGATTTTTGTGAATTTGCTGCCATTATTTCAGCAATCTCATTAGAACCACGATTTGACCAAATCCATATCCCACATTCACATCGTGATAACATCACGCCGGCTATTCAGGAAATGCTGGAAAAACGATTTGATTTAGCCGGCAATACTAAATCAGAAAAACGCAATATGTCTGCAATCGGATGTATTGGTTTAATCGAATCTGAAATCTCTGGAACAAACTGGTTGCTGACATTACCCGACTCTTGGTTAGCCCAGAATAAAATCCCAGTGAAAGAAGGACGATTGGTCGTACAATCGAACATTCGTAATCGTATTGCCGAGTTGATGCTTTTCATTGAAGGCAATCAAAAATTGAATGAAACAATCTAATTGTAAAAAGGAACAAACAGATGGCAAGTTATAATAGCTTTGCAAATGCAGGACAACGGATTAGCTTTAAGATTGAATCATTAAAATTGATTCGTGTACATGGTTTTCAAAATCAGTACTTACGACCATTCCGTACAGCCATGACGAATACAGTCGAAAACAATATTCGGGAAATGACCGATAAGTTCAATGGTTCTATTCCGACGAATATGATTTCAGAAGCCTGTAACAACTTCATCATGCCAAGTGATCGTGTAGAGACTTATCAAGGTCAATCCATGGCAGTGGCGATGCCAAATGGTTGGGGTGACAATCGATTCACCTTTATCATGATTGTAGAGACTACAGCAGATAACCTCATTACTCGTGAGTTGATTGCAGGTTATACTGATGCTCGTGATGTCGTGAATAAAGGTTATGCAGATATCTTGATTTCTCCGAATACCGTATTCTACGTCAATACCGTAACGAAGCTTTCTCAACGTTCGGTCAATGGTATTCAGATTCCTACTGTTGCAGGTAGTTATTCGGTTATTGGTAGTGGTTTCTCCGTAGATGCGTATAATGGCGCAGCGACTTGGCGCATGACGCCGCAAAACTTGATTCAATCTGCTAAAGCCAGCAATGTAGTCGGTATGTCTACGCTTCCAGCAGATGGTCATCAGCCTATCATTGGTTCGGATTATCGTAAAGTACAGCAAGCTGCCGTATTAACGAATCGTACCAATAACTCCCCAACCAATGTCTTCTCTAAGATCATTGAGAATATGGCAACCACGATTAATGCAGATGCCATGACAGGTATGGTTGATCCCGTACGTGCACAAGCAACCGTACAGGCAGCAGTAGCTGACCCATCTATCTTGAACTCCATCTTCATGGGTGCGTTGTATAACTACTTCTCTGCTCGTGTAGCTCATTTTGACTATCGATTCTTGCAGCAGATCTGTCCTTACTTGGAACAAATCACTCAAGTAGACGATACGGGTTACGAAACCACTCAGTACCAAGGTCAATGGGATAAACCCACGATTGAATCCATCATGGCAGTCGTAGTCTCTAACGTAGTCACCTCATTCATGACGACCAGTTCATTAACGGCTATTGAGTTTACCATTACCAATATGTTGCCTATTTCGAATATGGGTGGATTGAGTAACTTTGCAACCCAAACAACCATTACCGATATTCGTGGTTATAGCCAAATGATTAATCTGGCACAATTCATTCCAGCGTATCAACAACGCCTAACCGATGAATTAGGTCCGATTGTCTCTCGTGGTAATAATGTAGGCTTTACGCTGTATGTACGAGCAGATATGGGTGTGGATATTTTCATGCGTCTGAAATACGATAACGGTATTGAAGAAGCATTTGTATTCCCAATGTTTGCAGACTCCATTATCTCTCCAATGCTGACCACCAGTACAGATCTGTATCGTCACAATGCAGCAGATATCAATGCCGCTATGGATATCGTCACGGATGTATTCGACGAGAAACTCTTTGGTCATTCTTCTCAACAAGGATGGTCTAACAATCCCGCAGTAGATTTTAATGGTACAGTAAATACCAATATGGGTTATGGTCAAAATCCTAATCCTAACCCTAACGGACAACACTATTAATTAAAGGAAATCAATAAATGAACATGTTAGAAATCTATCAACACATCTTGAATGCATGTAACTTGCATGTAGATGACGATGGTAAGGTAAAACGTCAAATGAACACGAAACTGATTCCAGTAGGCATTAAGTTTGGTGAAGATCATCGTTACTTGGTATTGCCGACTCGTGAGAATCTGAATTCTCCAGCAGTAGCGAGCTATGTCATCTTCCATCCTTTCATTGAAAACTTGGCTCGTTCAGAATCTCGAGTACTCTCTTTGGTACGTAAAGAGTTTACTCGATTCTACGGTTCTCAATTGGCTTACTTGATGATGGTACTGGTAGACTTGTCTAGTAACAGTAAACACAATGATTTGACTGCTGAACAGTTGGACATCATTGGTAAGTTTGGTAAAACTGATAAAACCTTTGCAGAAAACTTCACCAAGATCATTGAGAAGTTAGCGAAACAAGGTGGTGCGAATACACCTGCTACGATTTCATTGCGTAAAGGTGTAACCATTGGTAATCGTAAATACTCTCGTGTAGCGACTTGGTCTTCTCCATTGGTGGATGAAATTGATAAAACGATTGAATTGACAGAAAAGTCTAAAGACTACAAACCGAAAGTATTTGGCGTACCGGTCCGTAAAGCCGATTTAAAGACCCTTAAAGCCGTTTGCCATGTCTTCATGCCAGATATTGAGAAAGGTGCCTTCTACGGCGTTTCTGACGCAACTGACGCACCTTATATCGAAGCATTCATCCGAGCTTTGAAAACCTTGCCGGCGCACACCAATAAAATTGCTAAAGCATTCTTCTCAGGACCTTATCCAATTGTCCCAGCAGCAGTAGCAGAAGAAGAACTTTTGCAAACCACTGCGAAGATTGATTGGATTGAAGATGAATTCTCCGTATCCAAATGGAAGTCTGAATACGTGATGATTCCTCTGCAAGAAGGTAATGAAGGCAATGTATCGGTAGAAGAAGCCACTCGTTCTGTACCTGTACAACAACCAGTGAAGAAATGGGATACCGTATCGACACCAAGTAATGGTAATGCAGTAGCACAACAACCTGCACAACCTACACAGACTGTACAACAGGTACAAGCGCAAGCACCTCAAGTACAGCAATCTGTGTATCAGCAGCCTATTCCTCATCAGGTACAACCTGCGCAGCAACCAGTACAAATTCAACCCGTACAGCAACAACACACTAACCAGTTCTTGCCACAACAGCCCGTATATCAACAACCGGTATACCAACAACCTGTTCAGCAAGTACAGCATCAGGTGCAACCTCAACCGGTAGCTCAACCAGGTAACCAGTTCTTGCCTCAGCAACCTGTTTACCAGCAGCCTTACCAACAACCAGCAGTACCTGCTCACTTGCAGCCACAACTGTCTCAATACGATGCCCGTATGCAATTCATGCAATACCCTAATCAAGTATCACAGTTTGCTCAAGTAAGTCAATTTGCAAACCCCATGGGATTCCAACAAGCTCCATTAATGCCGTTTGGTGGACAAAACCCAATGGGTATGTATGCAAATAATCAATTCGCTCAACAAGTTCAACAGAACGTAGGTCAGTTCTTTGGCGTAGCGAAACGATAAAACAGAAACGACTACTCTCCTCTACCCGTAAAAAGGTAGAGGAGAGTAATCTAACGTTTTGTTCTGACTATTTATTATTTTTAGTAATCGATTATAATAGGAATACGATTAGCCAGCGCTTTTGCGTATTACCGTATTATAGTAGTTATACAGTCGATCGATCACTTCTTTGGAAGGGATTTTGATTTGGATGAGATCTGATCGATATTCATCGGCACTACGCAGTCCATTGACACGCATAGTCGCCCAGTGATATTGTGGTTGAACGCCTAGGAAACGTAACAAACCTGAAAAGTCATACTCCCAGCGAGCAGCATCGATAGGAGCTACATTGATGATTTGGTCAATGTTATCAGCGCGGGAAAGAATAGGCAAGTGATCTTCAATCACTGTTTTAAAATCTTCGTGACCGTATCCAGAGTCATCGAAAGTATCATTCAGCAAGGACATCTTGAAAAACCTTTCAAACATATATCATTATATTGCTATATAGCAATTAAGTAAATTTACACATTTTATTCCAATCTAATTAAAAAGGAACTTTCGGAAAATGAGCTATGAATTAAACCAGAACGTAATGGAATTACGAGGGATGACTGCGTTCAATTCATTTGCTGATACTGTATCTGCTTCTCGAGCGCAAATGCAAGCGTCAGCATTCTCACAACATTACGTCATAAATGGCTGTGAACCCGATTCCATACAAACTGGATTTGCACAGGAAATCGGCAAATATACTTACTCCATTAAAACCGAGCACAACATTCACAATATTATAGCCATTGTGGATCGTTATACGCCTTCATCGTTTAACGGAATTCAGTTCTCTCCACAAAGGATTGTCATCTATCAAACCTTTGACGAAGATTCCACTAAGCCTCTTTATGGTATCATTAATATCGAAAGAGTGTGTAGCAATCACACAAAGTTTGGATTTCCTTATAAACCAACATCAGCTACTGCGAATATCCGTATAGGTGCTTCTATTCCTAAAGGAACCATTCTATACGATTCTCCAGCTAAACGAGAAGATGGTAACTATTGTCCAGGTAGAGAATTGAATACTTTGTATTCTTCTTTAGAAGGGACTATTGAAGACTCCATCTTAGTATCGAAAGATGTGGTTAGTCAGGTGAAAACCAAAGTCTATGTTACCCGTACTATGGAATTAGGGGAGAAAGAGTTTCCTCTAAACCTATACGGAGATGATGACAATTATAAAGTCATTCCAGACATTGGTGAATATTGTCGTCCTACTGGTGAAGCCTACGAAGGCATTATCATGGCAAAACGAGAATATCGTCCTGACTTAATACCTATTTCCTTTACTAAGAAAACCACGCGTAAGTTTAATCCGATTACGGATACTGGATTAGATGGTAATGGCGTAGGTGCACGTGTAATTGACATTATTGTTTACAAGCAGAATAAAACCACCTCTGCTGTATCGGATAAGGTATTAGCACAATTAAACAAATATGCTGATGCGTATAAAGAATGGTGTGAACGAATCTTATTCCAGTATAAGAAAATTCAATCAGATAACCATGGTAATGCAGAATTCACAGATGAGTTTGATCAATTGATTCGTCATTGCATGGCTATCTGTAATGAGCCTTTTCCAGATGCAAAAGGCAAGAATGTCCCCATTCAAAAAGTAGGTAATTTTAATCGTAAGTTAGACGATATCGTAGTCATCGTTAAGACCGAGTATGAGAAAGAACTCGGAGTAGGCTACAAAACTACCGATATCCTTTAAACTGTTGATTCTATTAGGTTTTTTCTAAAACTTAGTAAACAAACAGCCATTGGTATCACCGAAGTAGAAATACTCGGAACAAATAATCTCCTTAATTGCTGGAAGTCCCTTAGAGCCTTTATTACTCCCTACGCTAGTAATAGACGTAGTATAGTGAAAATATAAAGGATTGGGAAATCAGCAGCGAAGCGTCCTATTAGGATGAACGTTCAACGACTAGCTAGGTATAGCGTACAGCTCAAGTGAGTGGCTTAATTGCCTTAAATGGAAAAAGGAGACACGCTCGTAGACATACGGGATATCGACTATAGAATTATAGTAGGTACTGACCAGGTAATGCTGAAGGTGATGATATAGTCTCAACGTCTATTGAAAGATAGAGCTGCTCTTAATAGTGGGCAGAGTACAATTTAACGAATTGTATTGAAGATATTTGACATGGTGGCAAAGGCGTAGTCGCAAGACTCGTTCCTCCCGAAGAAATGCCATACGATCCAGTAACAGGAAGACGTGCACAAATCGTGATCTCTCCTGAGACTACGACTAACCGCATGAACTATGGTCGTTTATACGAGCAATCGTTAAAGACCGCTATGGTAGAATTGCGAGATTGGTTAATCAATGCAACTGGACTAAATGAGCACTCCCCTAACTTAAAAGATTCTGTTATTAACTTACCGAAAGAAGTATTGCAAAACTGCTTTAATCGAATTCAAAGATTCTTAGAGATCACAGTAGAGAAACAATACAAATGGTATTGTGGTTTAGATGAGCGAGCTAAGACATTAGACCTATACCACATTCTGAAAGAGAAGTTCTACTTATATCGTCCTGCGGATAATCCTATTCCTTACATGGAGATGTTCGATACCTTAATCAAAGAAGGATTCCTATCGCCTCCACGTAAGTTAAAATTCTTTAATCCGCATACCGGTAAAGAAGAAGAAACCACATTGGAGCATCGAATTGGTCCGAATTACTATATCTTTCTAGAGAAGATTGGTGACGAGGCAGCAGCCGTATCTACAGCCGCTACTCAACCCAATGGTATCATTGCTCCGATTACATCGAAAGACAAAGCGAAGTCCCATGGTGCTCGTAGCCAAGCGACTCGATTCCCTGCTGAATCTGAGATTCGTTGTTTGGTAGCAGGTGCACCCTCTGGCGTAGTAGCAGAAATCCATGACCGCTCTAACAATCCTCCTGCGATTGAAGCGATATTGGAAAACATTTATTCAGCAGATCAACCCACTAATATTGAATCGGTCATCGATCGAGATAAATTCCCATTGGGTAATAACCGATCTTTGAGCATTGTGAAACACATTTTCCAATGTAATGGTTATCGTCTGGCTTATCGTGAATTTGATCCATCTCAACAAACCCCTTCTCAATTAGACCCCATTACAGGTAAACCGGTAATGATGATTGAGAATGAGGAAGATGATGACGAACCTAAAGAAAAACGTAAGACCAGAAGTGAAATGATCTTAGAAGGGATAGATGCTCAAGAGAGTGAGGATGATGAAGACAACGATTCTGAATCGAATGAGGACGATGAGTCTGAATCAGGCTTGGGTATTATTAACACAGATGAAGACTAAAAGAAGGAAATGAAAACGTCATGGAAAGATATTCAGCTCGTGCAGTACTTAATGCATCTCCTGTAGATGTATTGAAGAACTTTCGTGGGAAATTCGAATTAGTCTTCGATGATGGCATGGTGATCCAGTCTACTGGTATGCAATTAGCCATGTCTCGATATGCTTGGGAATTAAATAAGAAGTTTCCTGATGTAGGCTTGTATGCTCGTCATCACATCTCTACATTCATGAAAGAGGATACGGATTTTAAACCCAGTACCATCTTAAACCTGAACAGTAGTATCATGACGGATATATGGGATGTGTATTATCGTAATAATGATTCACAAACTATTAACCACATGCAAGATGTTCTGTGGCAAACCTACATGGACATTAACAATGCCATCTTTAATGATGTCATGATGTGTGGTGCTACGAATCATGCAACCCTAAATATTGAAGATATTCTCGACATCATGCTAGATAAAGAGATACTCGATATTGAAGAGAAATATCCGGTTAATCACGAAACCGTAATTGATCCAGGTTATGTACCTGGTATTTATTCACGTAAGAAGAAAGTATTGGATCAAGACCGATTCCGTCAGAACAATATTTCTATTCTACTACGTTCAGGTTCGATTAAAGCTCAGCAGCTATACCAATGTATGGGTCCACGAGGTTCTTTGACCGATATGGACTCATCCATTTTCAAACATCCGATCAATACAGGGTTCCTACATGGGTTAAAAGACATCTATCATGTATTGATTGAATCTCGTACGGCTGCATTAGCACTGAATAACCAATCAGGTCCTTTGAAGTTTACTGAGTACTTATCACGCCGTGTACAATTAGTCGGTATGGAATTATCCCGATTACATCATGGCGATTGTGGATCGAAACACCATTTAGAAATCCAAGTACGTGGTGAGAGACAAGGATCCGTCATGTCTGACTTACGTTTGTTAGAAGGCATGAACTACTTAGATGAAGAAACAGGAAAGTATCGTCCTGTACGTAGAAACGATACGCATCTGATTGGCAAGCGTATTAAAGTACGTACCGTATTAGGCTGCCAGCATAAAGATCCAAATGGAGTATGTTCGACTTGTTTTGGTGAAGCTTCTCGTAACATTGCCCGTTATCGTAATTTGGGTCACTATTGCGTCATTGCATTTACCCAAATCATTACCCAAATGGTATTGTCTACGAAACACCACATCTCATCTGCAACAGCATCAGTAGTACAACTGCATGACAATGCATTGAATTACTTACGAGCGATTCAAGATGGATTGGGTATTGGCATTAAACCGGAAATCTTAGGTAAGTTTAAATCCATACACTTGGTATTGCCTGAAGTGGTTTTTGAAGGTTTATCCGATATTCGTGAAGTAGAAGATACCAACATTCTTTCTCCACGTCGTACCTCTCATGTCAATCGGATTATGTTGAGAATTGTCGATAAGAAAGACAATGTCATTGAAGAAGTATTGGATGTGGTTTCAATACGTGATGAAGGATACTTATCAGCCGATATGTTGAAACACATGAAAACATTAGGCTGGTCTGTAGACAATGATGGGAATATTGAGATTGACATCACTCAATACGATCCAGAAAAATCCATTATTGAAATCACACCTAAACAATTTGACATGTTTGCGTATTCGCGTGGTATTGAGAAGATTTTGAAATCCTCTGTAAAAGACATTAAACGTCGTAATACAGAAGTGACACCAGAATCCTTCTTAATGGAGTTAGTGGATGTAATCAATACGAAGCTAGAGATTAACCTTTCTATCTTACAGATTGTCGCGTATACCATGATGTGTACCGATCCTTCTCGTAAAGATTATTCCTTACCAAAACCCCATACCAGTCATGCCGTAGGTACCATGGATCACTTGTTAATTGGTCGATCCTTATCTGCGGCATTGCTGTATGAGAAACAAGCACAAATCCTTTCATCTACCGATGCGTTTTATTATACCAATAGAACGGATTCTCCTATGGATGAATTGTTTGTACCAGATCTTATGGATCTACAATACCGAAAGGTATGATATCTAAATAAAGTAGAGAGACTCCTAAACTAGGAGTCTCTTTATTTTTTATTATCTATTTTTAAAGGAAACACTATTATGGAAAGAAAGCAAGAAACCGTTATCTTTTTAGATATCGATGGTGTATTACAGCATGATGCTTATCGTCGATTCTGTTTACGAAAAGATTGGAATTATAATTGGAGAGTCGATCCCAATTGTCTCTTACTCTTAAAAGAAATTCAAGAGAAACATCCTGAAGTAAAAGTAGTCATTTCGAGTAGCTGGAGAGGTAATAAAACCAAATTAGAATTTGAAAATCTCTTTAAGCAATCTGGATACGAATTACAATTACATGAACGTTGGAAAACCAAAAACTACGTTCATCCTACTTATCAAGATTACTTTAAGTACATGAAGTATCTAGAAACCTTTACAGAACCTAAATACCGACCTAAAGACAAATCTCTTTATTTAAAAGACTTCGAAAAGATGGAGAAAGAACAACAACTCCATTTTAGAGGATGGGAGATTTTAGATTGGCTGGTAAACCAGCCAGATGACACAGATACTCGTTTCTTTATCTTAGATGATTCGGACGATATGTTATTCTTAACTTCAGAACTCATCTATGTATTAAACGGAGAAATCAATGGTGGCTTTACTGTAAACTATCAAGAAAAGATTTTAAAACATTTAGAGAAAGATTTCGAGAAAGGTAATCGCTATGTTTATTCTCGATTCTACTTCTTTAAAGATCGTTATAATCATCCAGAAAAATACTAAGTTTCAATTCAAGAAAGGATAATTAATGGAACCCATGAGAATAGAAGCTTATCCCTTACAGTTTATTATTTATCCTAGAAACCAACAAGATCTAGAATTGATTCGTCCTTGGTGTAAAAACTTCATCAGGGTGAATCAGTATTGGGATAAGCGAAGAAAGACTAAAGTGACTACACCTGTAGCTGCTTATGTCTTCTTTAACCAAGACAGAAGTCAAATCAGAGCAATGAGGACCATGTTACCGGATTTCATTGCTTATTTGAATCTAGCGAGAAAAGTAGAAGGTAAAGACTTTATAGTAGAAGAGAAATCTTTAGACATTCAGTTAGTTGAGAACATGTATCCAGAGGTGAAAGATTTCATTAAGCCTCGTGGGGAACAGCAAGATTTGATTGATTTCATCACAAAAACTCACAATGGATGCTACTTGATGACCCTTAGTGTAGGTTTAGGAAAATCGATCAGCTCCATTTTTATCTGTCAAAAACTCAAGCAGAGAATGGTTTGTATCATGCGACCAGGCTACCATGGCGAACAAACTGAAGACTCTATTTCAGGATGGATTAAAGAGTTTGCTAAGTCTACCAAAGTGGAACCCCATGAAATCTGCACAGTCTCTGGTAACAAAGAATTGAAGTCCATTATTAATTTAGCTTTGAATAACGAACTACGTTATAAGGTTATTCTAATATCCAATAAGACTTTGCAATTCTACTTCAAGTATTACGAACAGTATTCTGAAGAAGAATTTAAGGATATGGGCTTTAATGCGACACCTATGGAACTAGGTAAGATATTAGGTGTAGATACCGTATTCGTAGATGAAGTGCACCAAGACTCTCATTTCCAATGTAAGTTGATTTCCTACTTAGGTGTGAACAAGATGGTAGGTGCTACGGGTACGATTAAGTCTTCTGATGCTTTTGTGAATAAGATGGCTGCTTACGCTTATCCGATGATTAATCGTTATCAGCAAAAGAATGTCACACCTCATGTACAACCTACTGCCTTTCACTTTAAGTTCGATAAACCTTACATGATTCGCTCAGAAGGTTTTAGAGGTTATAACCACATCAATTTTGAGAAATCCATCTTAAAGAGAAAAGGTTTAACCAAGCAGTATTTTGGCATGATTGATAATCTGGTCTTTAATCGTTTCTTATCTCGATTACCAGTCGATCCAGAATACAAGTGTTTAATCGTAGTCGCTTCTATTAAAATGGCTCGTGAACTAGCTGCTTACTTAAAAGGATGTTATCCTGATTTAGAAGTCAATTCCTTCGTAGAAGATGATCCAGATTCAAATGCCTTTAATTCTACGATTTGTGTTTCTACACACCAATCATCAGGCACAGGATTAGATATTCCTAAACTAGCAGCCGTATTCATGACTGTAGCAATAGGATCAGAACAAACCAATATTCAAGTACAAGGTCGTTTACGTAAATTACCTACTGAAGGTGCTTTGCATGACTTTGTGTATTTTGTTTGTGATGATATTACTGCACACACGAAGTACCACTTAGATAAGAAGAATAGAATCTTTAAGGGCAAATTGTTGCCAGTAATAGATTTTGATTCTAATATCGTTTTAGAAGTATAAAACATAGAAAAGAATACTCTCTACTCCTTAATTGGAGTAGAGAGTAATTTTCTTTTTTACCTTTAAATTTAATATAATTTAAACATATAACATTATAAAGAACACTATAAGAGTGCTCGTTTATTATATTAAACAAAAAGGCGTTCCAATAATGGATCAATATCGTCTACAGATGCTTCAATGGAAGCAGACTAACGGTTTTGTTTTGACGAAAGAGGAATAATTACTTCTTCAAGAGTTAATAAGCAAAACTAACGACCTATTTGATGATTGGCTAGATCACAATCATTAAATAGATTAATAGAGAGACAATGACACCAACATTGTCTCTCTTTCTTTTTTTAGTAAGAATTCCTCATACATGTAATAAACAGAAAAGAAAACTCCCTACTCCTTTTTACGGGAGTAGGGAGTAGTCTTCTTTATTATATTAGAAGAAAGGCGCAACGATAATGGAATATTATCGTTTACAAGAGCTTCAGTACGTATGTCACAGAGAGACTATGTTTGTAGCATGATCTCCCTTTCTTTTACAGAAAACTCTTCATATAGTAAGTATAGTTGATTTATTTTTTATATTCTAGAAAATCTCAGATATATACTATTAAGGTGAATTAGGTAGAGAAATCATTCCCTATCTTAAACCATTTAATCATTTTCAACCAACCTTGTAAAGGATACAAAAATGAAATTCAATTTTAAAGCAGTTAAATCCGTTAAACGCATCACGACTCGTGACATTCACAATTTCGTGACCAGTCCTGCTGGCTTCCTGACTACTATGGTAGTCGGTGGTATGGTATTGGCTACCGCTGCTAAAGTGGGTGATGCATTAGCCGCTTCTATCGAGCGTCGTAAAGCTCGTGAAGAAATAGAACGCAATACCATTGATAACGATGAAGTTATCTTGGCTCATCCCGATGCAGCTACTGGTGAACAACCAATCATCGTAGATGAAGAAACTCCGGCTCCTGTATCTGATACAGTTGCTAAAGTAGGCGATATGCTACTGCAGTAAGTGTAAAGTGTGGTGTCTCAGGGGACCGCAATCCCCTGTGATAGGACTGGCAGGTATTTTACTACCTTTCGTACCTGCCTTTTGAAAGAACGACTTTTCTCCCTTGAGTCGTTCTTTCTTTTTTTGTTCTATTGGCAATATAGGAGACTAACAATGTTTTGCTATAAACGAAATCCTGAAAAAGAAATTTTCCTGGTAGGATTTAAAGAGAATTATACCTTTGATAAAAACCCGCGTTATAACTACGGTACTAAAGAAACTGAAGATGTAATTAGAGAGATCTTCTGCCTGATACCCATTTCTACAAAAAATAATGAGATGATTTTCTCAGTACTCTATCCAGTTACCATACGACACTATTCTTCTTTTAGAGATTTGAATTTTCCTAACTATACTAAAACAATTTTCAGTAATAACGAATTGAAAATTGATTGGGAACATCATTACGTACTAGCAGAAGGACACATCCTCAGTTTCCCAAGACTAGAGGATGCTTACCAGTGTTATAAACAATTGACAGAATAAATAGTCTAGGAGGAAAACCCTCCTAGACTATTTTTTTTTAGTTTTGTCTTTGTGCTCTATAAGCCTTCAATGTATCGTACATGTTGCTAGCGTGTAAGAGTTTACAAGCATTCTCTACAGCGTTGACAAATCCACCACTGAAGTTAATCCCTGCTTGTCTTCTGTCTATCTCGTCTACATTCTCAATACTGATCAATTCTTTTGTCATTGTTTCAACAGAAGTATTCATCGTCAGATTCGAATAAGGATAAGAAGACGTTACGTCAATGTCACCACTGTCCTGATGAACATTCGTATGTAATAATGGTGCATCAATTAAATTATTCATTCCAGATTCTACTAATAAATCTGCTCTTAATGTAATAATCCAATCATCACGACCAATCAGTTTACTATCCAAAGGAATCACACAGTTCTGACCACCTGTTCCGTAAGCATAACCATGTCCTAGATTAAACCAGTGCATGTGATTAGCCAAACGTTTAGGTTCAGATTCAAAGTCCTTATAATCGCTGTATTCGCATGAAGAAACCAAAGTATGGCAAAGATCCAAAGTTTGTTCATCCAGATATTCTAAAGCCACACAGTCGAACTTGTTATAGATGACATACTCGTAAGGATACTTAGATTGCATGAAGATATGCCAATCAGGTGTTCCTGCTAAGTGATTCGACTCTTCAAACTTCAACTTACGAATCCGACTGTTCTTTTTTCTTTTCCCTATATCTTTCTCACTCATTCCTGGTTTAATTTCATCAGGAAATTCACGAGATAAAATATAATCTAAAGAATACTTAGGCAACTTACCTTTGTGTTTACGAGATCCGTAATAGAAACACATGGAATCTGCAAAAACAAAAGAGCTTGGACAAAAGACTTGAGGCCATTTCTCGTAGTTAGCAAAGGTCTTCCAGACGCCTTTTTGAGACATACCGGATTCACGACCAGGATTGTATCTAAAGAATCTAAAGTCACGAGGTACAGAAGGATCGGATAATAAATCAGCAGGATCCATATTCGCACGACCACAAGCTTCAATCAAACGAGAGATATCGAAGTCCATGTTCCAAGCAGAAATGAAATCAGGTTTCAGTTCATGTGCTCTTTTAAACACAGTGGTTAACACCTCAATTTCAGAATCTACCACATAAAACTCTTGTTTAATCTTTCTCTCTTCATTGATCTCTTTAAGATAGATGTTATCGTACTTATAAAGATCTTCTAAGATTTGCTCTTTCGTCTTATTCGGATATTTCTCTTGGATAAAGTATTTATCTACGACAGTAATGACGACATCTTTAAAAGACAAAGTCGCCATTTCTATCCATTGCCATCTTTTCTTATCTCGGATGTTGGTCTCCACGTCAAAGGCAGCCACATCTGCCAATTCCTCTGTTTCACGAGCATACTTGGATTGATTGTATTTAAACTTCAATTCAGCAGAAGAAGTTAAGTCTGTACCAAAGACATAAGGATCTTTTAAGATTTCATTCGGATTAGGTGGTAAGAACTTAATGTCTAATGCTCTGGCTGCTTCTTCAGCCATTCTACGACGAGGTGCTTTAATCTCGTCACATTCAGTTAAAGGGAATCTTTCCTTTTTTTGTTTATAATGTCGATTCTTTCTATTGGCTACCCAAAATGTTTTATTAAAGTCTTTGACTAATTTGACTTTAGGTTCTTTGGTTCCATCTTGATAGTAATCAGTTACTTTCACTAAGTGTAAGTCGTAATCCAAATGTTTGGGATTTTTACAATACACAACGTTACGACATTGTGTTCCTTTTAGTTCTGACATGAGTTCAATCCTTACTCTATGAGATTAAGCCATTTTATGTTTAAAGATAAATTTTCATATCCTTTTGTCTTTGACATATTTATTTTAAAGCCAATTTGTATAAAGAATAATTGAAAATGAGACTACATGAATTAAACCAATTAGGGACGCCTGAAGTCTCCCAAGAAGTCATGGGTAATGAACTGAATTGGAGTAAGATTGACTCTGACTTCTTTCCTGAATTGATTGCTCATTTCGAATGGATTCGAGAATATGTGAAACCCAATGATATCTATCGTGAACCACGTGTCGCTGAAGGGTTTAACAAGATCATTCGAAAACATACAGGGATCAATGCAGTACTGAGTGATGAGTACGATCAGTTTGCCACGATTCCACCTGATATTAATAAGAACAATATCTTAACTCGTCCTGAAATACGTAAGTATTACGATAATGGAGACTTTCGTACTGCTAATGGTAAATTGAAAGCCATGGTAGACTTGAAGAACTATCGTGTCTCTGGAGACTTCTCTAAGATTCCGGTTAAGCTTTTCATTTCTCCTATGTTTATCTACCATCGTGATTTAGGCATGACGAATGAGAACTTAGCAGCTGCTGTATTACACGAAGTCGGACACATGTTCACGTTCTTTGTCGCTTCTGTCTATACTTTCACGACAGTCATGCCTATGCTAGGTATGGCAAACAGAATCATGAAAACCAATACGACTGAAGAGTTGGTGTATGTATTGGAAAAATGGAATGACGAACCCACTACGTTAACTAAGGTAGATGTAAAAGAATTAGCGGATAAGAAGAAAGAAACTATTGTTACTGCGATTGTGAGTAACCATGTACGAGATTCTAAATCCATTGCCAAGCACAATGAATACGATTACATCAATTCGGAATACTTAGCCGATAAGTTTGCAGCTCGTTTTGGTGGTGGTGCTCACGTGGTTAGTATGTTAGATAAACTCTATACGTACATAGGTGCTCGATCTAAAGCTACACTAACAGGATTTATCTTTGTTGAGATTCTTTTAGCAGCTTTCGCTGCTGTATATGTCGTGCCTTCTATTATAGCTGGAGAAATCCTTTGTTCTATTTTAGCAGGTGTGGGTTTTATCTTCTTCCTTAATACCTTAGGGATTTCTAATGTATCCGACGGTACTTACGATACAGAAGTCAATCGTTATAAACGGATACGTGAAGATTTAATTTCTATGTTAAAAGACAAGAAGATTGATCGAGCAATAGGAGATCGTATTCGTTTGGATATTAAACGGATTGATAACATCCTGAAAACCTATAATGATTATAAATCAGTATTCGGTTACGTCATGGATTTCATCATTCCTTCTCGTCGTCGTATTAACGTACAATCAGAATTCTATCGTCAATTGGAATCATTAGGTAATAACGACTTATTCGTTCATGCCTATGATTTGAGAAATTTGTAATTTATAGAAAAGGAAATTAATCATGTCAGATATGGTAGTCTATCGTAATCTCGCTCAGGAACATTTTCCTGGCGAAGGTCGTTCACAAGGCTTTGCTTTTGCTGTAGGTTTGTTCTACGGTGTTATCGCTGCTAACTATGTAGCCGATGCAGAAGGTTTGAATCCACAAGATGCTTTTGAACAAAAAGCCAAAGACCTTTACTCTGGTAATATTTCAGAGATCAATAGCACAGTCGTATTTAACGTACGTACTGCGCTCTCAGTATTCCAACATACTTTCTTGGGTTTGTATACTCTGCGTACTCAACCTTTCTCTATTCGCAATGTAGGTGGTTCAGTATCGGATGTTTTGACTAACTTGTCTGAGCAGTTTACTGATGAAGAGAAAGCGATCTTCGCACAACACCGTGATGCCATCTTGAAAACCTGCGAAGCACTTCAAGAGAAATATACTGTTGAAGTACCTGCTGAGGTATAAACCATGTCTTTATTGGATCTAGATTCTACCAAGAAAGAAGTTTCTCAGGAATGGGGTCTAGGCTACATGAATGATGTAAAAGATGCAATCGAGAAAGAAGCTCGAAATTCATCGGTTACCATGACTGTAGATAAAAAGACTCGTGAAGAACTCAATCGAGAAATGGACGAGAAATTGGCAGCACAAGAAGCAGAAGCAGATCGTAAGCGTGAGAACCGTAACCAAGCTCTTCGGGATATTTCCGATGGTATGGTCGATTTAGCAAAGGCGACTGGTAAAGGTGTGAAAGAGATTGCTCGTATTGCTTATAACTTGGCTTTGGGTGAAGATAAAGCTAAGGATACGAATAAAGAGCAAACCCATACTCAAGATGCAGATTAAATACTATACTCTCCTCTCCCGTAAAAAGGAGAGGAGAGCAGTATTTTATTTTAAACCTAATTCTTTTAAGTCGATTTCTTCAGGATTCTTTCCTGTTTTGCCAGACAAGTAATTTAATCTTAACTCATCTAACTTTGCTTGATCTTCAGCAGATAAACCAATGTGAACAGGAATAAAGTGTTCCCCATTGATATAGCTACATGGATCGTCTTTCTGATGGAGTAATTCAGCTAACTTCATAGAGACGCTTTCTAATCTAATAAACAATACAAATATTTCATAAGACTATGAGTGAAATCCATAGCTATATTTCATTATACTCTTAAATTTAAGAAAGGAATTTAGACATGTCTAAATACGGATGGGATGAAGAGACTACTGATAGCGCACCAGTAGAAACGCCCACTAATGTCGTTGATGAACGAGCGACACCTACAATTGAAATTGAGGACATTTTGAATGTTCCTCAAGAAGCCATCAATAAAGACTATAAAGTCTTAAAAGAAACCGAAGCAGTAGAAGACAATATTGAGACTTTAGAAACAGCTCAAGAGTCTTTGAAACAGATTTATAAACACATTCAAGAAACTGGTAAAGTTTCTGTAGAGACTCATCGATCTTTAGTAGAGATTGCACCTAAGATTTCTTTGGAATCCGCTAGTCTCTATACGACCGTGCCTTCATCCGTACAAATCGTAGAAACAGAAGTCGCAGTACGTAACGAAATCAGCTACAATGAAGTACTACTGGCAGGAAGTCGTGGTCGTAGTCGTTTATTAGCAGCTCAAGCTTTATTTGCGGGCAATTCTAATGCGACTTTAGAAGATATAGCGAATTATGTTAATAAAATGATCGCTCAAGTCGGTGACGGTGGTTATCGTCGTGACCAAGCAATCCATTCTGTTAAAGAAGCAATTGTCGACTTTGCACAAACCATTCAAGAAAGCATTGAAAGATCTAAATCTGATCTTTCTTTAGTCGGTTCCTCTGATGCGAATGTGAAACAAGCAATAGAATCGCAGCTAGGTACCCTAGAAGGCGTTTATAAGACGGTTACCGATGATCAGGCACTCCTAGCTTGGTTTAAGGATTATCTCTCTCCTACAACGCAAGTACGCCTCTTTGGTGAAGAGTTAGGTGAATTCGTGAATATTGGTAAAGTATTAGCGGATTACGTTACCGATCGTCGTGTCTACAACATGACTGAAACCCACGAGCAAAAAGCACAACATCGTGTTTGTCATCAGTTAGATGAAATTAACCAATGGATTACCGATACCGCTAATGCTTTGTTGTCTGGTGAAGAAGCTCCTCAAGAGACTACTTACAATGGTACAACAGCTTTAGAAGACTATATTGGTACAAATGACGATATTGAACCATTCAATATTGCTTCTGCTTATCAAGATACCGAACTGAAAGATTACAATCCATTTATTGATGTATTGAATTCTTCTACTGCTGATATTTCAGAATGCTTGATTAACAATACACACTTCTTACATCGTCAATTTACTCGTGTAGGTAATTATATCAACTTCTATTGTGATGATCTTTTACCTGCTTTGGATAAATATCTTCGTACTCGTAAAGACATCATGAACAATAAAGAAGAAGCAGTATTAGAAAGTCTTTACAACAATGTACAAAAACTCATTGATTGTCTGACTTTAACTCTCTTTAAAGATGTTACGGTGTATGTAGCTAAACGTAACTACTTCTTAGGTGTAATGGCTGGTTATCAATTGACCTTTAATACGCTTGGCGATGTCGTGGATTCTTGGATTCGACATTCTGAAGAATTCCCAGATGTCGTCTACGATAAAGCACGACTGATTGTAGATAAAGCTTTCAAAGCAGTACAAATCTTCTCTGAACCCGTAATGGCAATTAAAGTATAAAGCGAAATACTCTCTCCTCCTGTAAAGGGAGGAGAGAGTAATGAGCTATGTTTAGATTAAAGTCGTTTCAGATTCGTGCAAGATAAAGTTGAAAGTAATGTCTTCAGATACGGCTAAAGTATCATCACTTTGTACAATCAATTTCTTACGCAGAGTAGCACGCTTACCTTCATCCAAAACGGTAAAGGAAACAATATCGTCATTATTCCCTAAGTTACGTACTTTAATACCCAATACATCTTTACCATGCTCTTTCACTAAAGCCGCTACGATAGAAGAAATAGAGACAGTGTTCTTTTTCAATTCTTCGTAAATGACTTTAATCGAAGCATTTTTAATCTTCTCTTGGATGTCGTAATCAATATAGACTTGTTTACTCACCGTGAATGAGATCTGTAAGGATTGAGCGGCATTAATATACGTTTCAATACCTTCATTATACATCACTCTAAATTCACCCATGGTAGAAGACGGATAATAAAGAATACGGGTTTGTTCTAGTGTCTTATTGTTAATCGGACGTAAGTCATCAATGATCCAGTCTAAGAAGGTTTCCACAATCTCTTCACGATAAGACTTAGCAATCTCATCGGTAGCGAAAAGATAAGTGGCGTCCACCAACATCAGTTCTAAACGACGATTCACCTTTCTAGGTTCTTTGATAATTGGACGACCATTTTCATCCAACATCACGTCACCTTCACGGTGTAGCCATACAGGTTGACCATCTTTATCAACCACTTGATCACCTTTACGATGACGTAAGTTATATTGGACTTCACCGTTAACAATATTCACAATCGAACCTGTTGATTCGTCCTGATCGTAAACATCTTCTTGATACGTTAAAGGAACATTCTTATCGTATCGTTTATAGAAGAGTTCCGTGGCATGAGTACGAGCACGCGTCCACAAGTATTCCAAGTGATAACCTAAACGAACATCCAAAGATTCCATCAAACAAGATTTCGCATCAGGATTCACTAAGTGTAAACCCACAATATCGTCTAGCTTAATACGAGACCAGTTATCCATCTTACCATAGAAACCAAAGATCAATTCCCATTTTGCTTCTAATGGAATCGGGACATCCAATTCACCGAAACCTTGTAAAGACATGTTCTTCACAATCAGGTTATGGTTATCATCCAAGTCAAATCGCGTATCCAAATCAAATTGGAACATAGGTTCATCATCCGGTGTTCTACCAATGAACTTACCGGCTAAGTAAACATAACCTTTGTCTTTGTAAGGATGGATCAAGAGCTGCGCCCAATAGTCGTCGTTTAAGAGCTTACGATAGACATCATTACTTTGCATGGTAACGGTTAAACGATAACCTTTAGGCGTACGCTCAATTGCATAAGTATCAATACCTAAAGCAATATCAATCTTATTATTAGCCGTAACAAAAGACTTAGTCTTTGCAATCGGTTTATCTAGGTAATAAGGACGAAGCTTAATGGTATCATGATTAGTATCCACGACATAATGGAAAGGTGAGAAGAACATCTCGTTTTCATTGACTGCTTTAGCCTTATTCTCAGAATTCATTTCCTTAATGCGATCAATATCCGATTTCACCAACATAGAGAGTTTACCATTTTTCATGGTATACACGGATTCAGGCATAATCGTGACACGAGCATTATTATCAATCACTGTACCTGTACCCACTAATGCAGAAATTGAAGTACTTAAAGTTTCTACAGAAGAAGCCGCAGGTGTAATCAATTTAGACGATTCAGGATTCGGCATGTCTCGTACTGCCCAATAAGCACGAGAAGTCACATAGTCCACAGCTTTCGTGATATTGAATCGATAGTCTTGAATCTTGTCTTCAATCGCGTTATTCGATACAGGGACTTCATTAGGTCCGACTGTATTGTTAATCACGCGTTCTCTCAATTCTTCAAATGTCAACGCGTCTCGACCTTGAGAAACAAAAGTATCTGACCAAATCGACATACTACGAATAGATTTCAAAGCCGCAGAATAATCACCAATACCAGAATAGTCACGTTTTCTTTCACCTTGTGGGAAGAAGTCGTAACTAAACTGATTCGGTGTATACTCATCTAACTTCATGGAGATCTCACCTAAAGTGGAATAGATCTCAACACGAATACGACTACCTAAAGTATTACTGATTAAACCATTGGTAGAAGTAGTCGTCGCATTGTACAATTTAGGAATAGTAACCGTTAACGTACTGTCATTCGCATTCTCAATGACTTTCAATACTGCGGTGGGTTTATTCGCATCGTAGATATCTGGAGCATGAGTTGTGGTTAATTCTTTCCAACCCAATTCATCATTGCCTGTAAAGACACGAGCGTAGTAATACTGATCATCAAAGTTCTTCTTAACGGTAACTGTGGTATTATTCGTAACAGAGTCTTCTACGACAGTTTCTGTAACCTGAATGAAACGAGCACGAATCACGAAGTGTTTCACGTCAGCAATACTCGCTACAGAGTGTTCAATGATGTTACTTTCTAATTGTTGAATCGGAGACTTCTCAGTTGTATCGTAAGTCACACGAAAACCACCATGTCGTAATTGACGAATATTGATTGGATAATCTAACATGAAGTCTACATTACCCACAGTGATTCTCATGCCTTTAGGAATACGCAATAACTTACCATCGTCGTCATTCGCTAAAGGACGCATCATTTGTTCTAATTCATTATAGTCAAATGCCAAAACAAATGTCGCATCACTCGGTAATGCAAATGCCCCTACCCAATCCAAATCACTTAAGTGATACCACAAGTCTTCATGAGTACGAGCAGCAACAGGATACTGTCGTCTGTTTAACAACCAGTTCTTACCTATAGAACCGGCTGTTTGTGTCGCAGACATCTCTAACAATAATGCCACAGGGTTTTCTGCTGAAATAATCCCGTGGTTATTCCCTAATACATTTCTTAGGGTTTGTAAAGAGTCACGCATGAGCATGGCAGGACTACCACCATACTTTTCCATATTCTTAATGATTAAGGAAGTTGTGTTTTCAGCCATTTTAAATATTCCTAAAATACAGTGCTAATATCAGCAAGTTGGATGAGTTTAGAAGATTCCTTCCAGTCAGCATGTTTACACCACCACTCTAATTCACGAGTGATAGGATGAATCCAAGGATAGACTTTATTGTTCATGATCTTCTGATATTTCTTATCGACTTTTTGTAAGTATTTATTACGATATTTATCTCCCATTAAAGGTTGGAAGATCTCTACAGTGCGATTGAATTGTTTAATGATGATTTCATCTAAGTATTCTACACCTGAACAAGCAAATTCGACTTCGGTTGTTCTTTCTACATAAGGTCGATAATTATCAGCTTGATAGTCGAAATAAGGACCAATATCAATACTCACTGGAATGGCATAACCTGTCATAGCCGTTTCTGTGACGTAAGTCTTCGTTTCATCCATTATGAGTCGATAGATACGTGTGGTATAATCCATGCGTCCGTTTGACAAATATTCAGGCCATGGCATCAAACCATAGCTCTGTGTGTAAACCATACCGATATAAAGAATCCAGTAATAATACAAATACATTAATGGATTCCCTTTCATTGAGTTTAAACTCATGTTAAGAGAAAAATCACCTTTATAGGTTGCAGGACCATCTGCCATGATGTGGACTTCTTTTAAAATCCCTGCTGGAGTATTTCGAATACCCAATCGGTTAGAAGGCCATCCAGTTAATGTTTTGACGTTGTTGTCAGAAACAGCAATAAAGGGATAGTTTTTATCCACTAATGGACAGTCTATATAGGACATCTGTCCATTTGATGTGCGATTAGGAAATCCTGCTTGGTACATCGGCATCATGCATTGAGGTGCCAGAATACAACGAATGGCTCTCATGATGGAATTGGCATTATCAGTCAGTAAAGGTGACATTTTTCGGTCTATTTTTAAATTAGCCCGAGAAAAGTTTAAATCAGGTCTGACTGTAAAGACATAGCCTGGTAAATTGGTATTGGGTTTTAACATCGGGGTATTAGAAATGATGTTTGGTCCCCTAAAGGTATTGGTCATGGATTCGCTTAATGTGAATCCATGCTTTACTTTAGTCAGACTGTCTAGCATCTCCCGAATGGGGCCTGAATAATTGTCTTTTAAAATATCATTGATACTGAAAGTAGAATCTCCGATTTGTGCAATATCGATGGTCATGATTAGACTTTCTTTAAAATTAGTTTTATCGTTTAAATTAAAAAGGAAAACAAAATGATTAATGTAGTCGATTCCGGCTTAACCGCAGTCCGACACATTGGTGATGTGATGAAGAGCAATGCTGCTCGCCTTTTGATGGCTGATGCGAATAACATGTCCGCTAAGTCATTGAGCGAGTATTCTCAAGAATTGCAACTTCGCCCGACCATTGCGATTGAGCGCGAGATTCTGAATGATCAGAACATGCAGACACTGGTACAAACTGCCATGTCTAACTACGCTGCCTATTACATTTTGGCACTGTCTATTGACAATACCATCAATGGTATTTCCGTAGGTAAAATGGTGGGTAAATATTCACCGAATCGCTCTGCTTACAATAATGCTTCTGGTCTATTAGGTCAAGGCTTAGGTGCGGCAGCAGATGGTTTAATTGTTTCCCATCAGTCATACTTACCGCAGCTTGCTAAAGAGATTAATAAGAATACTTTAGCTTCTCGTAAGTTGTCTGTTGAAGCTTTTATCCCTGATCTGCCCAAACGTTTCAGTAGTGTTTATGCTTTATCTCAAGAGTCTTTGGGTGATGTGATTGCTTCTTTGGAGCATTACGATGCTCTGGCTTTGGAATACGGTGTAGAGGCAGTTCATCATGCCTATCAACAAGCTGAACTGGAAGTTTCTTCAGAAGCAGCTTCTGTCGCTGCGACGATTGGTTCTGCTGCTCTGGGTTATGCGATCAATAAAGGTCGTCAATACCTGGATAAGAAAGTAGACGATGCTTTGGGTTTGAGTGAAACCGAAGAAGAGAAGAAAGAATCTGAACTCGTTGGTAACAATGCTCAATCTAATGCTAAAGACATTAACGACATGCAAAGCTTGGCAGTGGGTAAACTCTTGAATGTTTCTCTGTCTCGTGATGGTGTGAAAGCAGACATTACCATGCTGTTGAAACCCACCCTGGTAGGATTGCGTTCTACTTCGATTGCAGCGATTGCGGGTATCTCTAAGAAACCCACTTCTTTCCGTGAACGTTGGATTGCTTTCTGGGATCGTGACCAGATTCAATCTGCATGGGACTGGATTTCTTGCCGTGACTTAGTAGAAGCTCATCGTCGTCATTTGGTAGAAGATACGACTGGCTATTACGAACAAACCTATAAGAAGAATAAGAACAATCAAATTTCTTCTTTGTTGACTGGTGAATTCTCTGTCGGTACAGTTGCTAATACTTGGATTATTTCCGACATGACAGCAGCTCGTATTGAAGCAACCATTGGTTCTCGTTTGTCTAACAAACGTGCTCGTGATAAGTTCATGGCGGAATCTGGCTGTATGACTTTGATTGTCTACAATCCAGATTACCAGCGTGTATTCTTATATAACCATGGTTTAGATGATGTGTCTGAAATCACCATGCAATACTTGAAGAAGAAATCCGATTCTCCTAACTTTGACATGGATGTCTTTAAATTGATGTCTCAAGGTTCTGCACCTATTATCTAATGCCATCAGAGGTTAACAATGAATCAAGAACTCTCAAGAGAAGGTTTCAGCTTCTCTGCCATCTTTGATGGTATTACTAACTTTTTTAAATCTAGCGATATTTCCGATATCTTAGAAGATACTCGTAATCGTTTGCGTGATTCAGCTATTCCTGCTGTGTCTATTGCGATTGAAGACGCAAATAAAATCGATTACAGTAATAACAAAACTTACCAAATGGTTTTGGCGAACATTCGTCGCCACTATGGTAACCACACTGAGAAGCAAGGTTTGTTTGAAGCTTTGGGTAACATCATGTTGCACTGTGAAACCATTATCAACGAATTGATCAAATTGGTTTCTAAGTACTTCCCAGAAAAAACAGATCGTAACTCAGTAACGTATCCTTTAGCCCAAATCATGGCTTTGGGCGAAAGCGTAGACTTCTTAGTCGGTTTCGTACCTAAATACATTCGTTACTTCATTGCCGATCATTTGCAACAAGTAGCGAACATTCCGATGAGTAAAAGTATTTCTCGTCCTCAAGAAGAATACATCAAGAAAAACATGATGGATTTCTATCGTTCTATTGATGCGATTGGTAAAGCCGATATTAAGAATCTGGAACGTCAAATCCGAAACATTCCTGAAGTCGTGGTTTCTGAAGATGGTTCTGAAAAGAAAATGTTCCAACCAGCTAAGTTAGATCCGACTGGTGCATTGCAACGATTCACGACTACTGGTAACATTCTCTACTACATCCAAATGGCTTGGGTCGATTACCAAAACTATCGTTACAAACTCTCTAAAGAAGAATTGGAATCCATTCGTATTGAATTGGATTACATGAATTCAGTTCTCTCTAGTGGGCAAGGTGATGCTTACTTAGAGAAACAAAAAGAGAAGTCTATCGAACGTATGTCTAAACTGGAATACGAAATCAACAAATACGAAGAACGCGCTTTGGGTTCTCGTTACTAATTGAAGAAGGAATATTAAGATGATGAATACTTATTCAGAAGCAGTTCTTGATATTCCTTACAAAGGCGATACTACACCTCATCCTAACGATATTCAGTTACAGTATAGCATTTGTAAGGTTACTCCTTCTAAGTACTTTGGTTTCGTTTATAACTCTCCATTCAGACGTTTAGGTTTACCAGATGTTTGGCAAGTCGACAACTTTGGGATTAAGACAGTCAATACTGTCTCTAACGCTCCTACACACACCGTAGGATTAGCTGTAGGCTCTGAAGATGTGGATTATGTCTACGCTATGTATTTGGATCATCCTGAATGGTTTGAAGGCAGTTCTGAAGCGGCTTTTAGAAATACCGATGCAGTGATTAACTTAGCATTGAATCACATGGGTAAAGATTACTACTCTTTATTCAAGAAAGCGTATCAAGATGGTTATACCAACAAACATGTTTGGGGTATGATTCGAGATATCTTGGTAGATGTCGGTATTAAAGCCAATGTCGATGACAAGCCGATGTTCCCCCTGGCTTATCACTTAGAAGTCATGAAAGACTATATTACCGATAAGTTTAACCAAAGAATCGGTGATGGGTCTTTATCTCCTAAGAAAGAGCAATTCTTTTACGAAGGTATTTCTTCAGCAGATTTCTCTAAATACGTATTTGGTCAACCAGGTGACGAAAACACCATTAACTTTATTCGCCAATGTTTAGTCAAAGGTGGAGTTGGTTTATTGATCACTTACTTAAATGCCATGTATGGTTCTTTGATCATTCGTAAAGAGGTATAATCATGGATGGAGAAGTAATGTTATTAGGAACAAGACTCTTTATTAAGAAGGTAGAAAAGAAATGAATAGTCTCTTAGACCTCTCTAACCTCTCTACTGAGTCGTGTGAATATGAAGAAGCACCTCAGTTACATCCTTCTGTAGAGAATACCCCTACTGAAGTCAAAGAAACGATCAATACTGATCTTTCTGAGAACCGAGAAAATGCAGAGTCAGTAAAAACCCTTTTAGACGTGGTAGAGTCTTTAGAGAACTTTAAAGACCATGTTTTAGCCATGAAAGAAGAAGGGATTAAACTGACGCATGAAACTTTAAATACGTTCAATCAGCGTATTGCTCTGGCATTTAAGCAAGGTAATCTAGAAGAGCCTTTGCCGATTCATTTGTCTCAAGAGTCTTTTACAGATCTCTTTGGACAAGATGAAGGATACAAGGAAGTCATTGCTCGTATCACTGCCATCAATACGAAACTGATGGAAACACTTAATTAATAAACGAAAGGAAATAGTGAACATGGCTAGTTTACTGGACTTGATTAGTAATGAAGAACACACCATTACTAATACTCCTTATGGCGAACCTGAAAACCTGGATCCAAAACAACCTGAGAATGTACCTGCCGACGGTAATGTACAAAATGGTAAAGAAGAGAAATCAGACGAAACCAGTACTGATGTAGAAGGTGCTGAAGATGCGCTGATTGGTAAAGCTCTGGAAGTCGTTTCTTCTTTGGAAACCGTTAACCTGACTCTGAATCAATTCGTGAAACAAGGTATTGCGATTGACCATGAGTCTTTGGTCGCTGCTTACCGTGACATCTCTAAAGCTTATGCTTCTCAAGGTTTGAAAGAGCCAGCCCCTCTGGTATTGTCTATCGAATCTCACCAGTCTCTGGATACTCGTACTAAAATGGTTCAAGAATTGGTATTGTCTGTAGAAGGACAAATCAATGCACTCTTGAAAAACGTACAAATGATTCAAGACAATCGCGTAGCCCGTATTAAAGCACGTGTGGCTTCTATTTCTCAAGAAGCTTTGCATCCTGAACTCTCTACTGAAGAAATCATGACTTTGGGTCAAGTCGCTATTTCTAATAAAGCTGTTGACAGTGTTGGCGAATCTATTTGGAATGACTTGACAAAAAAGCAGATGGTGTATCTTCCGTTTGAAGCTCGTGACGTAAGCTTTTTTAAAGCTGTTAAAGTGGATGATGAAGATACACTGATCCAAACACTTCGTGACAACTTGAAAAACATGCTGGATGGAAAAGACTTGAAAGTTTATCCATTGAGTTTCCGTTCTTGGAAAAATGCACCAATGGACCAAACTTCTACCGGCAATGGTTACTTAGTACGTATTGATATCCCCATGACAGATCGTAAACAGTGGCGCGCGTTCTGTGATGAGATCAACGACTTGATGGATGAATACAAAGACAAGTCTGGTTTCTGGACTAAGTTCTTCATGGTCGGCGCGGCTAATAACCATAGCCAAGTACACACCAAAGAAGATCAATACAAACGATTCGCTAAAGTACTGGAACACCTGTACAAAAAAGCGAAAGATGTATTCGGTTTTTAAATCTTTTTATCTAAATAGAGAGGAGAATTCTCCTCTCTATTATATGGTAAAATGCTCTTAAAATAGCTAATATGGATATTTTAAGATTTTTTAATCAAAAGCTTTTCATTAAACAATTTTTAAAATAAGGATGACAAAATGTCTTTATACGATCTGATGCGCGCTGGCGTATCCATCACTAACTTGGACGCTACTGAAGATAACGTTGCTGCAGTAGCTGAAGAAACTACTACTGAAGAAACTCAAGTAGAAGCTCCTGCAGTAGAAGAAGTAGAAGAAACTGTTGAAACTGTTGAAACTCCTGAAGGTGAAGAAGTCGTAGAAACTTCTGAACTGGAAACTGAACTCTTGGAAGCTTCTGGCGACGCTGAAGAAGTCGCTGAAGAACAAGCTAAAGTAGACAGCATCGAAGAACAAATCGACGAAGCTGAAGAAGCTGCTGTGGCTACTGAATCTTTGATCCACAACCTGATGTACACTAAAGCCAATGGCGGTATCACTCCTGCCCACGCTGAACTCGTACACGAACACGTACAATACATCGGTAAACAATTGGGTTGGGGTAAACGCGACATTCCTCAGCTTGACTACTCTATGGAATCTTTCTCTACTGTTGGTGCTTTGTCTCTGACTCAAGAGTCTATCCTGCAAGCTGCTAAAAACATGTTGACCAAAATCATCCAATCCATCATTGAAGGTGTAAACTGGGTGATTCAACAAGGCGTGAACATTTGGAATAAACTCTTTAGCTCTTTCGAGAAAATGGGTGATACTGCTCGTAAACTCTTGGACTATGCTAATAGCAAATCTGGTTCTACTGAACTGAAAGAAGGTCACGACAAGATCACTACTCCTGCTGTTAAAGCCGTATACGGTGAAAAAGCAGACGAAGGCATCTTGCCTGCTATCGGCACTCTGAAAGAAACCACTAAAGAAATGGTGAACAACTGGTTGCCAATGAAGATCCATGCTCAAGTTGAAGAACTGATCGATGGTTTGAATGCTAACTTGAACGGTGGTATTGTTAAAGCTGCCGAAACCATTGGTGATGGTGCTGCTCACGTTGCTGGTAACGGTGTTGTACAATCTGCTAAAGATGCCGCCGGTGCCGTTAAAGCAGGCGTTAATAAAGCTAAGGATGCTGTTGCTGGTGCTGTAGATAAAGTGAAAAACTTTGACTACAAAAACATCGACATCAAAGCAATTGCTGAAGGTATTAAATCTGGTAGCCTGAACTTCGTTAAAGATGCAGTTACTGCTATCTCTGACTTCGCTACTAGCTCTACTCCTTTCGTTGACCGTGACTTGGACAAAGAAAAACTGCGCCTCTACGGTGTGGAACTGCGTCCTTCTGAATCTGCTAAAGGTAGTAAAATCCTGCCTGGTAACCGTGCTGTTGTTCTGATTTATCCTGACTCGAAAGAATTCAGCAAAGCTGCTGGTTCCGTACCATTCTTGAACATCGGTACCATCGCTGGTGCGCTGATGTCTGACAACAAAGTCAAAGGTTTCTTGGGTACATTCCAAAACCAAGTAAAAGACGCTGTTGGCGGCATTCCTCGTCTGGAATACAAAATGGTTAAACTGGACATCAAACACGACAACAACATGGAAATCAAAGTTCCTAAAATGAACGAACTGATTGCTGCTGCTGAAGGTTTGATCGAACTGTGTGACGACTGTGCTAAACTGAAGAAACATCTGGACAGCACTGCTGGCTTCTACAAAAAAGTACAACGTAAACTGGCTATGGCTAAAAACTACTTGGCTGTTAAAGCTAAATTCACTGGTAGCGCCATCCAAAAAGTACTGTCTGCTGTACTGAAATGGGTACGTAGTGCTCTGGGTATCCTGCGTGAACCTGGTGCTTCTTTCTGCTCTTACATGGTTGGTGAAGTGAGCCAATTGGGTTCCTTGATCCGTACTGGTGTTGACAGCTACGTAGCTTAATCTTCATTGATTAGATAATCTATTCCTCCTACCTGTAAAAGGGTAGGAGGAATATTTTATTTATGTTTTCTTTAAATTTAAACGAAATACAGACCTATATTATTATATTGGATCCCCCTGTCCTCTAGCCTATAGAGGCTTATAGCTATAAGTTTATTTTAAGGAATAAATAAATGAACACATCTTTAAACAATATTTCAAAAGGGCATTACGCTAAACGTATCTATTGCGGGTACGATAATGCAGTCGGTTACGACTTATCGATTTCTTCTACTCACGTGAGAGATAAACGAAATGGTTTATTAGGTCGATTTAGAGTGACGAAAGAGTACTTAAACTGTACTTCAGAAACTTTATTAGTTTCCGACAGAACAGGATTAGTGGTTCCTCTATATCCTACACCGGAATACGTAGCAGAACGATATAAAATCTCTCCTGTAAATGGTAGAGGGGTTTATATCGTATTGCGATTCAATACCAATGGTTGGAATGCCAGACACATCTTCGAATATTGTAAGGTATTTGAAGAAATGGAAGAAGATGAGAAAGAACAATTCTTTGAGAATAATCCTATCCTTAAGGAATTCTATCATCGTATTCAAGATCGTTGGGCACCTTATTTTTCAGAAAGAATTCCTGCCAGAGGATACGAAAGTCTATTAGATGGTGAAGTCACTGATGACCTCGTATTCTTTATCAATGAAGAAGATATTCGCAATCAGAAAGTACTCTACGATTCTGCTCTAGATATTGCTTTATCTTTCGATGATATTTCCCATAAACGAATTTATCATCCTTCTGTATTGGATTCTAATGCGATTCCTTCTGAAATCAATAAAGTGATTAAGGAATCTTTAAACGATACTAATCAATTAGAAACCGTTAGATTGGTTTCATCTAAATCGATTACCATGTATCGTAAAATAGGAAAGCATATCCAGAAGATTGTTTCCAAACTTCCAGTTAATGGAGAGAAAGAAGGACTCTATTTCATCAGTCCTGCTATTGATGAAAATGGAGAAGAGTATGCCATCAATGAAACCATTGATCTCAATGATCGAAATCATTTAGCAGAATTCTATATTTTCCGTACCTACGATGAAGCGCGTAATTTTAATTCAGATGTGGAATTGATTAAACTCAAAACCCAGTATGAATTAGAAACCATGGAAATGAAGAAAGAGATGACGATTCAGGAAGCTAAACATAAAGAAGAATTAGCGAAAATCAAGAATGCTGAACTATCATTGAAATTAAAAGAGTTTGTTCAAGAGACTGTCCATAAACGCGTGATGCGTGAAATGGAACACAGAGAGAAAATCGAGACTCGAGATCAAGCCTTTAATGAGAAGTTAGATGATAGACGATATAAACTTTGGGAACGAGTGATGGATCAAGAAGAAAGAATTCAAGATCGAGAATTCTCCCAGAAAGATAAACAAGCAGAGAATGAACATAAACGCTATTTGAAAATGAACGATATTCAGAATGCAGAATTAGCACTGAAGATGAAGATGATGGAACTACAATCCAAAATGGAGCAAAAGCAATTAGACCATAACAAACAAATCAGCAACAACTGGGTAACGGGTATTATGGGTATTTCTTCGATTATCGGTACATTCTGTAAGATATTCGGATCTGCCACAGGCAATCAAGCCATCTCTAAAACAGGTACTATCCTACAAGCACTAGCGGCAGTCAATCCCCAGACCATAAACCAAGTAAAAGGTATGTTTGGCTAAAAAGTAAAATAAAATATTGGTAGTGCAATATTATATTGACTCTTTCTAACCCAAACTGTTAAAGGAAAACGCCATGAATCCTGCATTAAACAATTTTATTAAAGATAATTCGCCAGTCATCGATCCTCGGATCGGTGATGGCATTTCGTATAGTGAATCTGGTAAAATACCATCATTTATCGATCGGGTATTACGAATCAATTCAGCTTCATTCCCAAAAGGCATGGTCTATAAAGGATTGCGTAAAGCGACTCCTTTAGAAGGCTATAAATACCAAACTCGTCCATTGAATAACATTCGTCGTTACGACATCAATCGCAACGATATCCGAATGTACGTATTCGATTTTGAATTCAATGGTACACCCATGTCTAAGTACATTTACTTACCGTTCATTTCTCGCCATGGCTTCATGCACATGAATGGCGTAAAGTACGTGGTTTCACCAGTCGTAGCCGACGGCATCATGACCATTAAGCCCAACAGCATATTCGTGAAACTCATTAAAACAAAACTTTGGTTTGAACGATTCGTGACTCAGATTGTAGTAGATGGTGTACGGGAATACGTACCGATTTACTTCTCTAAGATTCACCACAAAGAATCCGATGGTAGTGCCGGTGGTCGCATGATTAAAATGAAACCTACTCTGGTACACTATCTTTGCTGTAAATACGGCTTAACCAAAACCTTAGAGCTTTTTGGTTTAACTGATGTACGAATGGTCGATATTCAGGAATTCAAAAACAATCCAGATCAATATCCTCGTGAGGATTGGGTAGTCATTGAATCCACAGGTAAGAAACCAGCACGTACTTATTCGTACATGCTCTATACCCCAATGCAATATCTATTCCTAGTACCACGTAAAGAATACGAAGCCATTTCGACTTCTCCATCCGTTATGGGTACATTGATCTATATCTTGGAACACTTTCCTTCTCCACGAAGAATGAATCCAGATACGATCAATAACATCGATGCATGGCGATTAATGTTGGGTGAATCCATTCGTTCATCCGATGAGCATTATGCTGTGATTAAAAATGCCATGGATAAACACATGATCTCACTAGACGAATATGTGGATGAAATGGTACACGATGATTTTAAACGCATTGGTTTTGCTCAAATCGATTCTGTCTATAAGCTCTTCATCTTCATTGTACAGAACTTTAACCTGATGGTATCTGAAGTGAATAAGATTGCGACTTCTAATTCATTCTACGGAAAACAATTACAAGTCCTCCAATTCTTGTTATTCAATATCGTCAAAGCGATCAATCGTTGCTATTTTGAATTGAATAGTTTACGCATTGAGCAAGAACGTGATCCAAACAAAAACATTAAGGATGATGATATTCGTAAAATCTTAAACAATATCCGTCCTGAAGAAATCATGCGGATTAAAGAACATGCAGAGATTATTCCTGTGGAAGATCCAACAGATTTGCCTTTATTGAAATTAGGTCGAATCGTGGTCCCTCAAGAGAAATCAGATAAGCTGCGTACAGCCAAGACTTCTTTTGATGTCAATTCTCCAGAGAATAAACTGAATGCTTCTTTGATTGAAGCCGGTGCTGCATTAGACATGGCTAAAGCAGACCCAGCAGGTCGTAACCGTATTAACCTTTTCGTTAACCTTTCGGATGATCTCACGATTATCCCTAACCCTAAACTCGAACCGATCATGTCTGAATTGAGAGACAAACTCGGTCAAGACTAACTATTATAGGAAACCCTAATCATGTTACAACAAATCTCTTACACCCAAAATACGCAGTTTGCTCATTCTGCTATTCAACAACTTTTGAATCAACACATCACTAACGCAGACACAGTATTGCGTCAAGTGGTACGTCAAGTGATTCAAAATCAACCACAGTACTTCCAAGAAGTATACAACACCATTATCCATTTCGTGGAAGCAGAAACCATCCAAGGTCGTCTGAATCCTCAAGATGGTAATGCATTGAATGGTGCAGTGTACAACATCTTCAATAACTACGTGGCATACATGGCGAGTAACCTGGGTGAACAAAATCTCCCAGCAGGAGCCATTAACTATCAAAACCGTCAAGCTATTCAACAATCTGCAGCAGATTACGTGAATACGCGTGATGGCGTGATGCGTTTCTTGGTGAGCTATTACCAAAGCCAAGCTCGTCAGCCGGTACAACAGCCTTTTGCTCAGCAAAGCCAATTCATGGGTAATACCATGCCGATGCAAGGCTTTGGACAAATGCCTCAAATGGGTAACCAAATGGGCTTTAACCAATTCGGTCAAATGTCACAAAATCAATTCGGTGGTGGTTTCTCATTGATGGCTTCTAATGCAGGTAGTACCAATACGGCTAACATGAACATGAACCTGATGGGTAACCCGAATACTCAACCTACTCAGTCTAAACCAGTCTCTGACCAAGAGATCCAAAGCTCTTACTTTAACTTTGGTAATCGTAATGGTAACAGTAATAGTGACAGTAGCAATAATGGTTCTCCATTTAGCTATTATACCAATACTGGCTTGTCTGACGAAGAGATTGAAGAGCGTGGTACGAAACAGTTGCGAGATCAATTGTCAGCAGAGAACGAAAGTCGACGCAAGCGTTATCTTGAAGAAACTGCACGTGAGTACGAAGAGTACGAAGCACAACAACGACAAGAAGCCATCATTCAACAACCTGAGATTTACACAGGTGATGAATTTGAAGACTTCATTGAAGACATGAGTGCTACTACACCTGAAGAGAAACAATACTTCTATCATCAGTTAGCAGACGAGAATAAAGCTAAAGCTGCTTTAGCTGAACTCGAACGCCGTGAAGCTGAGGAGGAGCAACAATACGCCAATGATTGGGATAACCAAACACTCGTCATGGACAACATCCATTCGACTAAACCGTATGTTGCACCCGTATCCGTTCAGGAAGCGCCCGTAGAGAGCGAAGAAGACCGTATCATCCGTACGCAAGGTAGTGAGGTACCTCCTGCTGAGAACGTGCCTGTACGCGTCGTTAAACGCAAACCACGCCGTGTGATCAATAACAGTTGGATGGCTATTCCAGAAAAAGGATTGGATGTTTGGACTGAAGGTAATAAAGAGTTAGATGAACATCGACATGATTACGCACCACGTGAGATGTATCCGGTGTATGACCATGAGATTGAATGGGTAGAAGAAGAGGGTGAAGAAGTAGGCTATCTGAACTATAAAGCCGAAGATCGTTACTATCGTGAAGTCGTCGCCTTCCGTAATCCTGCTTGGACGACTTGGATTTTAACCAAGTATACCGAGATAGGTTATCGTGTTGACTTAAACGAGTATGACTACCCTGTTCAAGTTACTTATAAATTATCCGAGGAAGAAAGAATGGAGCGCGAACGCCACATTATTCCGAATACCAAACCTGATACTCGTTTCATGAGTAATGGCAATCCTTATTCCGAAGGACACAATGATACTTCATTGCTCAAAGCAGCTGATAACTTATTGCTCTCTGAAGAAGAAATGCAAGAGCAATTAGCGAAGTTGACTGAAGCAGAAAAAGAATATGCCTATGTAGAATACGACGGCATTACACGGGAAGTAAGCAATGACCAAGAAATTGTGAATACTTGCTTATTGAATCGTCGGTTGAATAATCCAGATGCTAAAGCTGCCGTCTTTAGAATTGTCAGCAGCAATTTAGCCTTCTCGGAAACCAATCAAGATGAGTTGTTGAAAGAAATCAAACATTGCGAAACAATGGAAGAGTTCTACGACAATATCTACACTCCTCTGAAGAAAGCTGAACCTGTATTAGCCAAGCGCTTGAGTGATGTATTAGATCGAGCTTATGCACGTTTATTGGTGAAATGTGGTTTACCGAATGTGAAAGTGACTTGTGTGATTGATATTTATCCTGCAGTAGAAAATACGCAGTTTAAACACCATCCATTACGCAAAGAACAATATCGCATTGCTTTACAAGAAATGTTCCAAGATTTCTTGTCTGAAGAATTCATGGGTGAAGACATTTTGACTTCTTCCGAAGACCCTGAGTCTAAGTACATGGCAGTAATACCTGTTACTGGCTCTGTAGTCGTCGTAGATAAAGAATTAAATGAGTTTGAGGGGTTGGTAAGCCCAACCGGTAGAAAGGACCGTAGCAGCTGGTATGAGCTGGCTATTGATGACCATGTAGAATTGAACACATTCTTGATCAATCTCATGGAACGCAATAAGCACCATTCTAAAGAGTTCTATTTAGTGACTAAGGATGGTGTACTGATTGAAGCCATTAAAGGATTTAATACTTTAACGAAAGCTGATAAGGTATACGTCCGAATTGTTTGCTAATTAAATCAGTAAGGGATAGTATCTAGTGAATCTAGATATTATCCCTACTTAACCTTTTTACCCTCTACCTCAATGAAAGTATTACCATGCACTTTAATAGTACAATAACCCTCAAAGAGCAAACAGAAATTGCTCAACTGATTCGTGATCACAATTTACGATTTAAAGATACTGAGTTTTTCAAGCAATTAGAAGAAAAGCCAGAAGATCGTAAGAAGAAGTATAAAGATGTAGTATTAGAATTTAACCAAGTATGTCATCGCATTAAAGAAGCAATGTATTACATGGATGAATTGGTGAAGTTAGAAGCAATTGGTAATGACACTACTCCTTACCCCACTAACCGAGCCATCAGATTCGATACTCCGTTTTTATCTAAGTATACAAAGTATCCACAATTCAATGCTTTGTTAGACAAGATCAACGAACAACTGCAAGCAGTCGTCGATATCCTGAAAGCGTCATTTGACACTACGCTTTTGACCGCCATATTAGGATATCAAGCTAAAGGGTTTGTGTCTGATTTAAAGATGCGTCAAGAAGGATCAAAAACTCAAGTATTGATTATGTTTACCAAAACGTATAAAACCAAAATTGCAAACCGATGGTTTGATATTCCAATAAGGATCTCTATGTAAAGAAAACATTTGTAATAAATTTGTTGTAACAATTTACAAAACAAAAGTAAATAATACTAAGTACACAATTTAGGGTTTAAGAAAATAGCGAGCATAAATCCCTAGGGAGGCCTTTCGGTCTCCCTAGGGTGTAAGCTATTTTTGGTTTAAATTACTTCTTTTTTAGTCAGCAGGACCATCTTGAGCTTCATTACCACTCATGTTGGCATCGCCTTCTTGATTACTTTCCTGATTACTTTCTTCAGAGGTGTCATCAGAGAACGGATCTTCTTCACCCATATCTCCCATGTCACCAAATGGATCTTCCATATCGTCACCTGAAGAATCAGTATCATCAGAATTGCTACTGCTAGAAGAGTAATCGTCTTCAATCACCATATCATTCGCTTTCAATACAGCAGAAGTCGAATCAGCAATGTTCTTACCTTCTTTAAAGAATTCAGTCATCGCTTTAACAGTTTTAATCGTTAAGTCACGAATGGCTTTATTCTTCTCGTAGGTTTGAACACCATCATCCGATACAGTAATATAGTTCATGATCTCAGGCATGTAGTTGTTCTCTAGCATCCAATCACGTAACAAGTCACCTTTTACGATCTTAGCGTACTGTTCAACCATGGATTCACCATCTTCAGAAACCAAAGACTCAGGAATCACATCTTGAGAGATCACAAACTCAATCGCTTTATCCACACGTTCTTCGTATTGTTGCAACTGTTCTGCTTTAGATTCGTGATTATCATTAGGCGGAGCAGGCAAATTCACTTCAAAAGCAGAAATAAACTTATCAATAATCCCATCAATCAAGACTTCTATCGCAGAAGAAGCTAAACCTTTAACAGAAAGTGTTTTATCACCTGAAGCTTCTTTAATGTTCTCGATAATCTCTTCTAAGTTATCACGAATAATCTCACGCAATCGTTTGTGTAAGTAAGGTGAAACAGAAATCGTTTTACGAACAAAATCGGTTAACAGAGGATTGAAACGATCTTGTTTTTGGAAAGCAATCAAACTCGTAATAAAGTTACCTTGTAAGACATTAGCAGCAAATTCAGTAGACAAAGAGTTATCCACCATGTCAGGAGTTAAACCCGTACCCATGATGGTATCGCGTTTAATGCCTTCGGCGACTTCATTATCAGGAGTAGGAATATCGGCAGTCGTCTTCGTAACATCATGACCAATCTGAGGAATCTTAGGATTGTCTGATTCAATAGCCATACGGATATTCGATTGATTCACACGATCTTCAATCGTTTGTACATTAGACGCACCAATAATCAAACCAGAGTTAGAACGAGATTGTAATGCCATCACATTCGCAATCTGAATGGTCTTACGAGGATCTGGATCTTTCTCATCAATTCTCAATGTGACTAAAGTCTCAGGAATCGAATTCATAATCCCTGCACGCAATTGTGCCAACATGAATTGAATACGAAGCGAAATCAAGACTTTCATGTTATCCAATAGAGAAATACCAAAGCCACGATTATCGTAATCAAATGCCATGTAAGACATGACTTCTTTAGGCACGAACAAGACACGTGTTCTTTGACCTCTTAAAGCACGATAGAACATAATCCGAGAGACTTCAGCAGAATCACCCACATCTAAGTTCTTACCATACAAACCATTTTTCAATCGATCTAAGATGTCTTTAATAATGGCATTAGAGTGAATACGAGACAACATTTCCAATTGACGTGCTTCATCTAACTTATTAGAGAAACCTTCAAACATCGTCTTACCTTGTTGAATCAAGGAAGAAGCCATGGTATTAACAGTCATGCGACTATTATAACCATTTGCTAATTCACGATAGTAATTCACTGGTTTTGCTTTAGATAAGGGATTACCCTCTTCATCATGCAAAGCTAGATAACCTACGTGTTCAGAAGGTGCACCTGGTTTGAAAATAGGAATGACAGCTTCTACAGGATAATTAATGAAAATAGGTTCATCCAAGTTTTCACGTGCAGTCTGACTGTCATTCTTTAACTTCTTCAGTTCTAACACATCGGTATTGTAACTGTTGATATCATCAATCTTTCTAAAGATCTTATCAATGATGTTTCGATCTGAGAAAGTCTCACGTTCTAAAGAAGTCGGTTTAAAACCAGTAGGGATACCTGCGACACGAGCAGACTCTTGAGAGAGCATTTCTTTACGGATAAAAGATTGTCTTAAGATAGACAAATCATCACTGACTTCTACTAAAGTATCGAGTTTACTAGAATCAAACTTAATATTCCATACACCTTCTTCAGAAATCTCAATCGTTTTATCTGCCGCATCTTTATGAGTTTTGGCATACTCCTTCGGTAACTCAAATTCTATGTTCTCAGGTACACGAATAGAAGTATTATAATGCTCAGTGGATTTAGAGACTCTCGGTTCAAAACCATCATCCGTATTCCCAAAATGGACTTCTACAGACTCATGAGAAACCATCGGTTTACGGGTAAACTGTTTCGGATGGTTTTCTTGATAATTAGGTTGACCTAAGAATCCACGTGATGGACGATTACTGTTTAGTAAGAGTTGTTCGACATGAGACAAAGATTCTTGAGACAAACGAATAGAATAAGATTCTTTAGATTGTCCTACTAAATCACTGTTAATGATTTCATCTAAAGCAGCTTCAGGAATCACCGCAGTAATGTGTGCACCTTTTAAAAAGAGAATATCGTAAAGAATCTTATAGAGTTTGCCTTCAATATCGTGATGTTTCTTAAAGTATTTCTTAATCTCATCGGTAATGATGGTAATGGTATTTTGAGGAAATAAGTTTTTAGGTGGTCTGAATTGTAATTCAGGCTTCATCAAGTACTTCGGTGACAAGATATAGCTACAGAGAATCTGTGCTGCTCTTTCCATGTCAGGAAGCAATTGCATAATGGTTTCGTTATCATCAATCTCCTGAGCTTTTTCAGAAGAGATGCCTAACATGTAATCTAAGTCAGGAGTAGTATTGGATAAATCACCATTGTTTTTAAAGGATTCCTCCTGACGTGAAGAATTCAATTTAGACAAAAGAGCATAGACGGCAGGATTCCCTTTAATGTCTGACTCATCTAAATCTTTAGCACTGCTTTTATTTTTTAATTGCAATGCAATATTTTTAAGTAATTGGTTGTCCATTGTTATTGATCCTTAACAGTGGTTAATTTAAGCAAAAGGTTTAAAGGCTATGTTATCTGATTTCGATTATCACTATAGCGTTTATATTGATAAGAATATAGGCTTGGTTTCTACGATGATTATCAAGTCTGAATATCAAGCGCAGGACATGAATGACGCTGTTCGTGTCAAGACTAGAAACATGAATGCTGTAGACGAATATCGTCCAGAAACATGGATCTATTACAAACACATCGCAGGTGAATATCATGAGACTGATACACCGATGACAGTAGTGTCTATGGACACTACGGAAACAATCATATTCAATAAAGAGAATCTAAAAACTCACCGCACTACCCGTCAAGAATACTCTTACGGAACGAAGAAATACGAAGAGTTAGTAGAGCGTTATCCGGATAAAGAATTACTGATTAAAGGGATACTGAATCCTTGTGATATACAGGTAGCTATAGAAGCTAAAGAAGGTACGATTCTCTCTTACGACAAATCCTTTGTTGAGTCCAATGAATACTCCTTAATGGAGCGTTTACAAAATTGGATTTATGGCATGTATAATCGTTGGTATCAAAAGCAGTATAATATTAATAACAAATATTTCAATATTGCTTTTTGGGGTACTTTCTATCCTAAATTAGTAGAAGCTTTAATGACAATCAGAATGGAGATGTGCTTAACGAATGAAGCACACTCTTATCACTACAGACGATTCTTAGCTTCTCATGGTTTCTTAGACTTCTACTTAGATCAATTAACACCTAAACAAGCGATTATCTTCTATAAGAACATTCGTTGGGTAGAGCGCTATGTCGGACAGAAGCGTACGCAGAAATGGTTGATTGAAAAAGTATTGACCATGCGTAACTTACCGCTGTCTGAATACAACATGCTCCAATGGGATAGCGATGTGGTGAAAACCGCTAAAGTGAAACCTGTATTTGAGAAAGTCTCTTTGAATGGTTTGGAATACATTATTCCTGAATTAGATACTTTAACCTTAAAAGACATGCTGGATAAAGAAGATCCTCTAGCACCTTATAATGTTAAAGAAAGAGATAATCTAGAATCGATTGCTTATAAAGATACTTCAGGTTCTTTGGATTCATTCGCTAAAACCAAAGTCTTACAATCTAAAGCGATTGACTACTCTGGTTCTGAACAATTTACGCTAGAGAGAGCATTGATTGATACCTGGATTGAAATGGCTTCACGTGGTTTATATAAAGCCTACATCATGGTGAACCATCCATTAACAGGTGAATTGATTCCTTTATCAGGAAAAGACGCATTACTCTTGTATACCTATTGTATTTATAAATACTACGGGATTAAGGATAATTGTATTCCGGATTATACAATTGGAATTATTCCTCGTTTAGAGAAACCATCTCGTGAAGAATTAGAGAAAGCCGTACCCGATCCTGCTTTAGTAGATAAACGATTTAAAGACTTCATTGATGGTCAATACTTGAAGATCAAACCCATCATTGATACCTTCTCATTCTACGAACAAGCACATGAATTGTTTAAACGATTGAATGATGGCATTAACGCTGTTAATGAAGATGAACACTTAGATGGTCGTGCTTATAAAGAAATGATGTTCTATCGTCTTTATGCCACTAAAGTCGTTTCTTTCAGAACGCCTCAAGTTCAAAACTTTACTCAGTTCTTAGATTCGATTTCTTTAAACTTAAAAGACGTCAGAAACAGAAATGATTTCTTGAAGTTAGGTAATGACATTTATAAACGTGCCACTGGTTTGAATAACGTCAAAGTGAACTCCTTGTACAACACGCATAAAGCGATGATACAGTTGTTGACTAAGCTCTCTTCTTATTCTGTTCATTATATTCGTGAGATCAATGAATCTCCGATTACCTCTACGAACATGAGAGCTTTGCGTTTAGATGGTGGAGGTCGTAAACATGCTCGTTACATTGGTAACTTGAATGAAGGCACCTCTATCTCTGTTGTTGATACAGAAACCAAAGCACACCAAAGTGCATTAGATCACGACTATACGGATAATAAGATTTACATTGAGCCACGTATTCGTGGTGCTGCTCGTGTGAATATTTCGGTAGACGTGAAGAATATCGACATGCCTAACAGTGGAGTACGATTAATCCACCAGGTTAACACCGGTACCTATTGTACGACACCTGCGGATGATTTAACTGGAATAGATAATCCAGCTAACTTACCTCCAATCCCTGGCATGAAAGCTTTCCTCTCTTTACCATTAAAAGAAAGAAGAAAAGCCATAGACTGTATTGGTGCTTCTTTGGATTGGGAACCCTTCCCAGTTAATACTGAAACACCGAAAGAAGACATCGATTGGAACTTCCAAACGAAATCCATTGATGGTTTTGACTACAATAAACCATAAATCAAATACGATCAGTGAGAAGGGTATTTATTACCCTCTCACGATATCAATCTAGTGGTAGGGTATTATTACCCTACCACGATCTTTATGACGATACATTGAATCTAATTCTCTTAAATATATTAAAAGGATATTAACATGGCGAAACCCGTTATTCCTAATAAGCGTAACGCCTTTGAATCGGTACGTACACTGATTGGTAATGAAAACCAAGTCATTCGTGAGTTAGGACTCCCTTACACGGTCAAACAGAATACTACTCTGAATCAACTCTTGGGTATTAACCAATCCGTTGTACCACCTGCAACAACCATTCCGACAATTGGTTACTTCTGTATTGGTTACGGTGGTATTTCATTGCAAAACTGTACCAATGATTCGGATGCTTTCCCGATTCCTAAAATCTTCCAACACACTGCTGAAGATACTGGTCTCTTTAAGCCTGTACCTTTTGTCATGCGTGAGTTTAATAACGACTTGACTGCTCAAGAGCGTACGCGTTATGCATTGCGCGTGGTAGAGACGTATAAAAACGTGAAGTATTACTCTTACTACTTAAAACGTTTGGATCTCTCTAAAACCCGTGTAGAAACCAAAATCATTACCGTAGGTGATGATGGTAATTTGACTGAAGAAGACTACGCACCGACGACCACTAACTTGAATCCTGTTTCTCAAGAACTCTCTGTCGATCGTGAGAACATCTTGAAAGCGAAATATGGTCGTTCTATTGCTCAGGTGAATGTGAACATCACGCGTGAAGATGTAGAAGAATTGAAAAACGTTTTCAACATCCGACATGGTGATCCTAACCGTGCTCTGATTACTGAAATCGGTTTGGTCTCTGGTGTGGATAAACTCGTAGAGGTAGTGACTTCTTCAGGACGTTCTCAGTTTAACGAAGTGATCGCAGCTCAGATTGCCCACATTAATGCCACGATTCAGTACTTAGCTGCTGTCAATGATGGTTTCGATTCCATCTTCAACTTAGGTGTGAACGAACCTATCTATAATCTGTCTCAAGGTGCCGTGTCTTTACAAGCTCCTTAATTTATTAAAAGTAATGTAAGATGAAATTTCCAAATACTAATCAATGGGAATTCACATTACTCGGTATTGACCCAGGTTCCAGTAACCTGGGTATTTCGATTTATAAACTAGACTTTAATACTTTAGCCATTAAGGAATCGTTTGCTTTTACGATTTCAGCTAAGGATACGAATTTCTATAATCGATATATCAGTAATAAATTTGGTGATAAGATTGCCAGATTACAAGCCATGAAATCAGAGTTAGCGAATGTCTTTCGAGAATATCGCCCTTCGATCATCATGTGTGAATCTCCCTTCTTTAATTCTTTCACACCCAATGCATATGCGATTTTAATAGAAGTGGTTAATCTCATTCAAGAAACCATTTGGGAATACAATTATCAAATTCCTTTCTTTAAAGTCGATCCACCTACTGCCAAAAGAGCAGTAGGCGCTAAAGGCAATGCTAAGAAAGATGAAATGACGCAAGCGATTTTAGAGATACAAGATCGTTTACGATTAAGAAATAATCCTCTAGAATTAGACGAGCATTCTATTGATGCTCTAGCGATTGGTCACTATGGGTATTTGAATTATGTCTTAAATTTAAATAGGTAGAGACATGAGTCTGGATACAGCAGAAAATAAAAACGAATTAGATAGACAACTTGATGTAAAAAAGATTAAGTTACTAAGAACTTTAATCAAATACAAAAGACAACCCAAGCGGATCATGAATGGTTTTTTAGTCTTTGTGACTTTCTTACTAGCCGTGACCATTGCTGTACTGACCTTTGAAATTTTAAAACTCAATAACGATGTAAAACGTCTGAATCATTCTAATCGATCTTATATGGAGATCAATACGAAATTACAGAATATTATCAAAGGTACAGATCAGCATGATTATTTAGATAATCAAGAGCCTTAAGATAATGGTTAAGAAAACGAGAGTTACTGACAATGTGCTTGATCCTTTGGTGATTGAAGGACTAAAGACGATTGATGACAACATGTTGTTGGCTAACCGTAAAGAAACAGATGAAGGACTCAATGGCTTAATTAAAGATTATCGAGAGATTAGTGATAAGCGCTCAAATTACGAAGATGTGGAAGAAGACATCAGTGGCGCTGAATTGAAGCAATTGGTCAATAGACTAGAATTTAGAGATCGATTGAAAGTCGTTTATCGTTACATGGTAGCGACTGGAAACATTGATGATGTAGAAGAATACGGTCGGAAAGTCAATAACCTAAAACTGTCTTTATTTAAGTGGTTTGGTTTCGCTTGCTTGATTCTATTTGTCATGACGATCGGTGGTGTCGTTACCATGGGTATCATGACAAACGATATTGACTCTAATGGCGTGATCAGTTCTTTTATGTCTATTGTCAAGAAAATCCTCGATATGGCTATTGGTTCTAAACCGACTATTGAATAGCATTTTAGTATAAAAGGAATAGATTAACTATGGTTAAAAATCTATTAGAGCTGTCTACCGAAGCAGGGACTCCTGTCGTAGAAGAAGCGGATCAACCCAAACCGAAAAACGATGGTTTATCCAAGTTAGAGAATCGAGGTAAAGCCATACGTGAAAAAGAGTTTACGGTATTTGCCCGTATTCTGAACTTTTCTCAATTGAAAAAAGCCAATCGTGCTGAGATTCAAGAGCAGTACATTATTCCGATTGATAAGACGGAAGAGAATGCCGGACAAGGTGCGATTCGTGTGCGTAAGATTACCGCACGTAATGGTTGTTCACGCTACGAACTCACCACCAAAAACAAAATGGATATTGGTGACAGTATTGAAGTCACTGTACCGACGACTAAAGAGAACTTTATTCAGTTTAAAGTTTTATCATCCGTATCCATGATGAAACATCGTTATACCTTTAAGATTAAAGGCACTGATAAGAAATGGGAAGTCGATGTTGTACCTGATGGTAATGGCTCTTACTACCCATGGGCACGTTGTGAGATTGAAGTCGATGATCTCAATGACAAGAATGTTCCCGAACTGCCTTTAGAAGTTGAAGAACTCATCTTACCTCCTGAATTGGGTAAACTTTCTCAAGAAGAATACGATGAGAAAACCAAACCGATTATGGATCGTTTCTTTACCTCTGGTAATCCTTATGTGAAAGATGGAGAAGAAAACTCTCTGACTGAATTGGAAGGTGAAATCGATGATGAAGATGATACTGACCAACCTGAAGAGGAAGAAAAACCAGAAGAAGAGACTACTGGTGATGAAGTCATGTCAGTCGATAACATTACTGATGAGAAAGACGTAGCTGAAAAAGTAGAAACTCGTTCTGAACAAATCGTTGATAAACGAGAAGAAACTGAAGGTGAAGAAGATGGTACCGAAGAAGACAATGCAGATTCTGAAACTGAAAATGAAGGTAAAGAGTCTGGTGGAGAATCTGAAGAATCTGGTGACAAAGAAAAATCAGAAGACTCAGAATCAGACGATGATAAGTCAGGAGGATCCAAAGGAGACTCCGAAGAAATAACACAAGAAAACAGAAAATACCTATTAGGTTTAGGTATTAATGTAGATGTGTTAGTCTCTCAAGAAGGATTTGGTGCTCCTGAGTCCATTACTCATCCCGAAACTACACCTGCTCCCGTAGAAGTGACTCAAGGTGAATCGGATACTCCTAGTGAAACTCAACAGAAAGTACAATACGTACCTTCTCTGAATACATTAGCTGAGATGTCTAAATTCCAAGAAGGACATCGTGAGTTTGATGTGAAGTCTTGTGACGAATGGCAATAAGATAGCGAATACTCTCCTACCTGTAAAAGGGTAGGAGAGTACTTATCTTTATTTTAAACCTATACTATTATAATGGATAAACAAATCTAATTTTGTAAAGAAAGTGTGTAATGGATAATGTAGCTTATCAAAAAGAACCTATAGATCCTAATGATCTTTCACCAGAATCTAAAAGAAGATTGATTCTAAGAATTGTAGAATCTTTGAAAAGTAATGAGTTAGTAGAAGTTAGTGAAGATACCTCAGGAAAACCTTTTGAAATCCACCCAGGTATTGAATACAGAAAACAATACCAACTTACTAAATACGTTCTAGTATTTAGAGACATTAATGAATTTGAAAGAATTTATAAAGAAGTCTTTTCTATCATGGGTTCACTAGATAGAAAAGAGTTATTTGAATATGCTATTGATAGTATCAAAAACGGTAACGATCAGAACATCTCTTATTCTTTCGATTTCATTACTGGTCCTTATAAAGAAGTATTTGAATTTAAGTATGAAAAAAAAATCCCAACCGACCCTTTTAATTTAACTGTAAAGGAAATAAAAATGAACGATATTGAAGAACAATACGAAAAAGCTCGTGTTTACTTGTTGTCTATTATTGACAATAAGAAAAACAAAGCCATGGCTAAGAAGTTTGAAATCTTAGAAGACAAGAAAGCTACTCGATATACACTCTTTGAAGATAAAGAGAATCCTGCTAACTTAGAGGAATTCCATTATCCCTCTTTCAAAGAAGATCTGATCGAAGAGCTTGGTAAGATACTGGGCGAAGAAACTACAGCAAGACATCCTTCTACCATTCTTGGTCAAGGCATGGCTTCTAAAACAGAATCTTTTGATGTCAAGTACAATGACGAAAAAGAAACCATTGAAATTCTCTTTAGACAGCTTGAACCTAAAGAGAAATTTGAATTGGTTAAAGAGAATACCAAGACTGTTCGTAATTACAATAACGAAGAAGTGACTCTTTATCAGATCCGAGCATTGAGAGACTTTACTTGTCCTTATAAGATCAATTCAGGTAGTGGTGGTAGTTTAATTACTACTTTGATCAAAAAAGGTCAGATAGGTGGATGGGTAGGTAAAGAAGACAACTTATCTCACGAAGGCGGGTGCTGGATCTTTGAAGATGGCGAAGTACGAGACAATGCTCGTGTAGAAGGTAATGCTCGAGTAGTTGATCGTGCGTTAGTAAAAGATAATGCTATCGTTAAAGGTTATTCTTGTTTATCCGGTAATGCTTACGTTTACGGTAATGCTGTTCTGGATGGTTGTACCCACATGAAGGGTATGGTATCTATTGGTGGGAATTCTAAAACCAATGGTTATGTGAGTATCAATGGTAATAGCCAAGTAGATGGTGATTCAGTATTAGATGGACGCATTTTCTTGAATGGTACAGTAGTAGTAGAAAATGTTAAAATTACCAACAATGTTCATTTGTGTGGACAATATCGTGTCTCTTTCGATGTTGATGGTAATAAAGGTATTGCGGCTTATCGTACTACTGAAAGCATCAATAAGTCAAATACATTCCTTGACGAATACGATACTTTCGAATACTTGGTTGCTTCTACTGTAGAAGATATTTGGAGTTTCTACGGATTCCGTGGTACGGCTGAAGAACTGATCCAGTACGTAGAAAAGAACTATCCTTCTTCTACTGAATACTATCGTAACCTAGTAGCGTTCCATAAAAACCAATATGGTTTGTAATCTATAGAGATGCCTCTCCTACCCTGATAAGGGGTAGGAGAGTATTCTTTATTTTTTACATTATAGTTTATCTCAGATATATACCATTATAGTGTAATAGGTAATGAAATCCCTTCATTATCACTTTTCTAATCTAACTTCATTAAAGGAAATATCATGAAAATCAAATCTATCATTTTAGCAGCTGTATTGGCAACAACTATGACTGGCTGTGCCGTAATGAATCAAATTGGTGAACATCTTGAAGAGATGGGTCGCCAAGCTCGCGCACGTGAACAACTTCATTATCCAACTAAATTGGATGATGTGGATAAACGTATGGGATGGTTCGAAGACATCAAAGAAAAGAGAAACCCTAACTTCTGCTACTATCATGATGATTGCGTAGCAAAAGGTTTCGATTTTAATCGCTACATCTATATCGCCGGTCAATGGAACCCCTACGAGCGTAATGTTTATGGTTTCCGTACTAACAAGATTGCGGAAGTGGGTTATGAGTTGTCTAAATGTTACCAGTCCAAACGACCGAAGAACCTCAAGAATAACCGGAAGTACGAAGATTATTGTACTAAGTTAGTGAGTAAAATCGAAGATATGGAAAACCAGTATGGTGAACGTGGGTATAACGCTGCCAATTACCCATGGACCATTATTGAAGACGAGATCTTCAAGTAACACACTAGAAAAAGAATCTACATTGCGTAGATTCTTTTTTTTGATTTAAAAAGGAAATGATTTAAAATGGAATTCTTAGGTTATATTACAAAAGAAGAATTAGAAAGTACTGTGAATCAATTATTCGATCGTATCTTTATTGTTACAGTAGATTACATCAACTTAATGGATATTAATGAAATTCAAAGATATGGCACCATAGCAACAGATGATCCTGAAGATGATAAGAAGAATGCTTACGAAAGAATTACAGTAGGGATGACGATTCCTCAGTTAGTGAAACTTTATAAGGATCAAATCCCATTCTACTTAACCAACAGAACAGATGATCGCACTATGTACGAGATTATCTATAAGCACATTAAAGAATGGCGAGAATATGCAGAGCAAACCATCTCTTTAAACATGGTACCATTTGATGACTTAATGGATCTTTCTGAATTTGCTTCTGCTATCTATCAAGTGCGAGATCGTACAAAAGATATCGATCCTGAAATGTTACGTTTGAAAAATAGATTTGACTATGTACCGACTTCATTTGGTATTTCTGATCTCTTGAAGAAAGATCCCACTAAAGAAGAGAAGAAACCAGAAAGAGATCCACATCGTTCAGATACGGCTATCCTAGATCAAATCTTTACCAATAGGAGATTCTAATGTTAGATGGTTCCCCAATTACTGAAGAATTAATTAAAATCTCTCATTCCAAGCAAGGTTTGATTAAGTATGCTTATTCTGCTTTAATCCACATTGTAGAAAAAGACTTAGCTTATCAACCGATTAAAGTATTAGGGATTGATATTGAAAGAGATTACGAACACAACTTAGCAGATGTGATTAACTGTGAATTAGCAGTCTCTCCAGGTACTTGGTCAGATTACATCATGCCTTTTGTTGAGAACTTAGAAATCTCAATTATCGCTGAACCTGTAAACTTTAGAGCACCTGTTTCTGTTACTCGATATAAAGCTTATTGTAAGACTTTAGTGAATTTCAGAAAAACAGATGCTCGTTTACAGAATGTCAATACTGAAACCATCGACAGAATGGATATTGTTAAAGTAGAGTTTCAATTAGTTCCTTTACTAATGGAGAAACTACTTCCTTTACAAATCGGTACAAATGTTGTCAATTCTAATGTCACTGATGCTTTAACTTCCTTACTCATGGGTGAAGCCACTAAACTACAAGGTTTAGATAATGCTGACATGTTAAAAGGCGTGGATATGGTCAAAGCCGATAATGAAACGGTTTATGACAATATTCCTATTCCACATGGCATTAAGTTATTAGACTTACCTTTATTCCTACAAAAGAAACTCTATGGCGTTTATAAGCAAGGAATGGGACATTACATCCAAACAGGCATGTGGTATATCTATCCTAAATCTCGTACGAAAAGAAATGATGATAAAACTCGTTTTATTAACATTTTTATCTCTCCTAAAGACTTCTTAAAGTACACAGAGAATACTTGGACGAAGGAAGGTAATGACTTATACATCATAGCGGCCCTAGAAGGCGATTCTAAGGACATTTCTACGTCAGCTAATACCCTGAATAAGGGTAACGGTATAAGGGTCTTAAATCCCGATTTACAGACCACTGACGAGTCTGTCAAAGTAGCGGGCAATAAAGCCATTATCTCTCGTGCGAATAATGTTTCTGAAGTCATTCTGAATGAATCGAAAAATGGTGTAGTGAATGCACCTTTTATTGTCAATCAGAAAGACACCAACATTTACGAACAAGTTTCTCAAGTCGAAGCAAGAGATGGTAAGCTAATAGGGTTGGTTTGGCATAATAGCCAAGCAGACTTAGTGAAACCAGGTAGTGTCGTTAGAGTACACTATACAGATGCTAATGTAAATCAACAAGTCATGTTAGAAGGAATAGTGATTAAAGCACATCACTACATTCATGCGACTTCTGCGTCAGTAGTGTCTACCCAGTACTCTTCTGTATCTGCTTTATTTGTCTTTGTACGAAAATAAGTATATTGCTCTCTACTCCTTGATTATGGAGTAGAGAGTGTATATTATTTCAAACCTATATTATTAACATAATGTAGTTAAATTAATCTAATTTTATTAAAGGAACTATTATGGAAAAGAAATTTGAATTGGTAGAAGATGACACACTATTGGTACACAATTGCAATGGTGAAATGATTAATCTTTATCGCATACGTGCTTTGAAAGACATCTCTTGTCCAATTAAGATACGAAATGAAAGTGGAACACTTGCTAACTATACTGTTAAAGAAGGTGAACTAGGTGGTTATGTAGAGAAAGAAGAAAACCTAAGCCATGAAGATGGTTGTTGGATTTTCGATAAGGCTAGAGTATACGACGATTCTCGTGTTGAAGATAATGCTCAAATCTTCCATCATGCTGTCGTGAGTGAAGATTCCATTATTAAAGATAATGCTTCTATATTGGATCTTGTTCGTGTTACCAATAGTGTTATAGGTGGTTATACTAAAATTATTAACAATTCAGTAATTAGCGGTAGCCAAATAATGGGTGATGACCGTATTGTTATTCTCGGACGTAGTCAAATTAGCGATTCTACTTTGAAAGGAAAAATCTATCTGGATAGTGTTAATGTTACCGAAGCAGAAGTTTTGAATAATTTACACTTATCAGGTTTTTATCATGTTAGCTTCAATACGAAGAGTAATGAAGATATCGCCACTTATCGAACAACCAAAGCGATACGTCCAATGAGTAAAACAGATCAAGAACTCAATCGTTTTGGCTACGTTACAGCAGCTACTAAAGAAGATATTTGGGATATATTCCCATTCTGGGGAACGGGTGAAGAATTGATCCAGTACGTAGAAGAAAACTTTCCTTCCTCTGCAGAATACTATCGAAACCTAGTAACATTCCATAAACAACAATATGGATTGTGATCTAATTCTATTCCAACTCATTAAAGGAAAACTCTATGAAAACCGAACAATTAAAACATAAACCAAAGCATCCTGCTTTGAAGAAGTACTTAGAAACATTGTGTGAAGATTCTTTGTTTCCTGGTATTCATGCTTTGTATTTGTCTGAAAGAAAGACAGGTACACTGAATATTAAGATTATCTTTAAATGTGGTCGATCTATTGTATTCGATCGTGAATTAAAGAAAGATTCTAATATTCATGAATTGATTCATGAAGGCATGACAACTACTTTAAAACAACTCTGGCGACATGAAAGTTTTACTCGTCCAGATGGTGAAACTTTTGAGCAATACTTAGCGACTTATGCTTCTAACTATATTGCTCCTACTTTACCTAACCATGTAAAAAGCATGGATATTTTCTTTTCTAATGCAGTAGAGAATCAATATGCTTCCTCTACTAAACTCACTACTCTATAAGGAATCATCATGAAAATGACAGAAACTGAATTCATTGAATGTCTGTCTAAAGACTTAGAGGATTTGATAATCAAGTACATCCATAGTCCAGATGTTTATTATCAAGAATTACCAAGTGTATATAAACTCGATGAAGGTAATCGTTTGTACTTAAGAGTATCAAGCTTCAAGAAGACAGAAACATGGAACAGACTCTTGTCTGATTTAAAATACATAGGTTCTATTCCTGAATATATTGAAGAGTTGACTAAAGAGCCTCATCCTCTTTATCCTTCGCTGAATAACGATTATCACAATGTTAAATTCAGAGAGATGAACTCAAGAGATGCACATGGCGTTACACGTAAAGCTTTTGTATTCTCCTATATCAAAAGTGGTGTAGAGGTTATTACTGAGTTTAACAATAACTTGATCGATAGTAAAGATCTAGAAGACTAACCCTAACTTATTAAAGGAATTATCATGGCACTAGCTTACAAAGAACTCGAAGCACCATTAAAAGCTTATTTTAATTATGTTTTGACTCGATTTCCGGTTGATGTAACTAAATTAAAAATAAGACCAATTAAGACTACCAAACTTTCTTTAGCAGATTTAGAGAATGTTCCGGATGGTGTTAAGTATATCACTATTTTTCGATATAATTTTAATAACGAGCTTTTCGATGGTACTACCAGTATTCGAACAGAGGATAGTCGTTTTATTAGCCACCATTTTGATATTAATGAAAATCCTAACGCGTTAGCGAATCTAGTTATTGGAGAATTAAATGAAGGCAAACTAAAGCCCCAAGTTAAAGAAAGTATCGTTAAAGGTTTAGATCGTTTTGTCGAGGAAGGTTTTTTCGAATTTGAATGCTCCAGCAGTAATGGTCTTGAATTCATCTACTATGTTTAAGGACTATTGAAATGGAAGATAAAAAGTACGAGTTAGTACCTGAAACAGTTACTAAATTCTACTCTAAACCCACGTATCGTATCCGTGCCTTAAAAGACTTTTCTGATGTGAAGAAAGGTCAATACGGTGGGTATGTAGAATCAGAAGAGAATCTTAGTCAATCAGGTAATTGCTGGATTTACGATGACTCTATCGTAGGTTCGAGATCTAGAGTACTTGACAATGCTATTGTTAAAGATTCCTCTAAAGTCATTAACGGTTCCGAAATCTCGGATGATGCAATCATTGAGAAAGGTTCACTTATTGACGAGTCTTCTGTAGTTTGTGATCGATCTAGAGTAATCAGTTCTTTAGTAACTGAAAGTTCGGCAGTCATTTATAGTTCTATCGTTAATGAAGATTCTATGATTGAACAGGGTTCGACTGTATTCAATGCGATAGTAGGTCCTAAAGTTTATGTCAAAAACGGTGCAGTCATTCGTTTTGACATTAATGGCACTGAAGACTATGCCGTATATAGCAATCCTTTCTCTTACAGTCGATCCCTTACGGCTTCTACTAAGAAAGACATCTGGTCATGCGAACCTCATGCCGATACTGCTGAGAAGCTAAGAGAGTTCTTGATTGAGGACGAAGTCCTAGAAGAAGGTGATGAATACTTGAAATGGTACGATAGTATTGTTGCTTTCCACAAGAACTACTTTAACATTCAGTAAAGGAGTCAATATGTCTTGGTTAAACGACGGTACGAAACATGATGTAGCCATACTGAAAGAAATCCGTTTCGATGTAGATGCAGCTATTACCATGCTTTATACAGATCTTCGGGATAAAGACCATGTATGGATGTATTGTGATGTAGGTGGTAAGATTTACGAGTGTGTTCATCGTACCCCTATCAAAGTCAATATTGTTCGATATAAATCGCTTGACTATATCAAACCAGCTATTGCTGACTTAGATGAGAAAAAGGAATACAAATGGAGAGAAGTCACTGAAGAACGTGAAGTCAAGATTTTACGAACTGCCTTTAAAGAAGGAAAGTTAGAAGATCATCTTTTAATTCCTTTTGCTATTCTAGCTCTAGATTATTATTGCTAAAGACTACTCCTCTATCCATTACGGGTAGAGGAGTATTTCTTTTTTTTAGTTTCAGTATTAAAGCTTTTCGTATGATAAGTTATCTATAGGAGATTTACATGATTTTTAATTTCCCTATTAAAAGCGAAAAGCAGACGATTGTACGTCCTGTCGCTTTTAAAATCGTGAATGATTTAAAGAAGTATCTACAGATGAAGATCTTCGACAATCCCTCTATTATTATCTTAGATGAAGAAGGGGTTCGTAAAGAAGTCGGTACTTCAACAGAAGAACAAGGACAAGAAGGCATTATCGAAGCAGGTGCGGAAACCATTCAAGTTCAAGTAGAAGAAGAGTATGGAGAACAATCCCTTTTACAATACCAAGATTGGTCTCAAGAATTCATGCCTATCTTTTTTGAACCGAATACCCAAACACACATTACGCCGTATTATTCCCACATTACCATGAAGTTTAACATTACCTACAGAGCACAATCCAAACATGCTGCTCGTGCTTGGTTAAACTCAGTAAAATCTAAAATGAGAATGTTTACGGATACTTTTCCTCATCATTTAGAATACCATTACATTATCGATGAAAGAGCAATCTATATTCTCTCTGAAGTCTATAAACTGATTAAGAAAAAGAATCCTAATATTAAACCTTTATCCGATTGGTTACAAGAACACTTTACCCACAGATTTGGCGTAATAGCAGATTCAGCAGGCGTCAATAAGGAATATGCAGTAACAGAAGTACAAACCAATATCTTAGGTCACTACGATACAGATGGGATGATTGAAGAAGGAGATAAGATAGATAATACGCCAGGATGGATTTGTACGTTTCCTTACTTAGTACGATACATGAAACCGACTTCTTTATCTATCTATTATCCTAGAGTAGTCTACAACCAAGTCGTACCTGATGTCTTAATGGGTACGAACACTCAGAGAGAAGTGATGTCTAATAGCCAGGCTACCTATCCTGAAGACTATACTGTCTATACTGACTCTGCTTATCATTTAGCTAAATTCTCTTCAGAAGTCGATATGGCGGCTTGGGAACTTTATAAAGGTGTAGTAGTCCCTCACTGGAATGAATTCCAACCCGCTCAAGATTTCTCTATTCGTGGTACAGATCGTTTTGTCGATCAATTAGTATTATTCGAAGATGAAGATGATGTAGGTTGTTTACTTTTAAATCTAAGAGATGAATGTAATGAATTTAAGATTGATCCTGAATTATTAGAATTCATGATTTCTGAAAAAGATTACATGCTAGATACAGGACAGTCTTTATTCCAAATACTCTTGTATCAGAATGACCAGATGATGGCTCGTAATGCCTTAAAGATCGATAAGAATGGTTGTATTTACTTGAATCAGAAAATTGATTTAAAACATACTTACAATATTCGTATTGCCATTTATTACGATTGGAAATACTTATCTCCAGATGCAATCAATCGTTTACGTTACTGGTTAGATAAACTGAAACTTCACCCAATGTTCAACAAGTACTACTCTGACCTTTACAATAGAGTAATAGATTACTTGAAAGGTGGACGAGACAGTAACAATAATGATAACTGGGGACGCGATTATAATCGCTGGAACATCAGCAATATTAAAACGGTACAAACCTTCTATCTCATTAACTATCGTGATAGAAGTCAATCAGAAGGATTAGCTCGCTATGCCGAAGTTAGTGAACAGCACATATAAACCTGAACAACACTCTCCTGTTCATGAGTTAATTGAAAAACCCAAGATTGTCCCTCAAGACTTTAAAACAGCTATCGTCGATACCAAAGAAGAAAGATTAGATACTTTAATTCAGTATTCCGATGGTTCACGTCAGAAAGTGACTTACTTTAGACAGCGTTTATCTAAGAATGATTCGATTACTCAGTTCTCTTTAGATGCTGGAGGAGTCGTACAGCAGTACGAAAGGATTGATGGGTTAGAGATTCTTTTACAAGGTTCTCTTGCTACTTCTCAAACGACTACAGAATTAAGAACCACTGAGATTACAGGGGAAGCTCATGTATTGCCTCCTCTAATCCCTAATAAAGGCGACATTATGTTAATGGACATAGGTCGCAATACATTAGGATGGTTTAACATCAATGACGTACGTCGTTTAACGCATCGTCGAAATACTGTATACGAGATTCAATTCTCTATGGCTTACGAGATTCGAGATCAGATCAATGATACTCGAATGATTAATCTTAATCAGAAAACCATAGAAGTCTTAAAGTACAATCATGATTACTTAAAGTCTGGACTAAATCCTTTAATCACACCTAAGAAAGCCGATACTTACGAATTCTTAAGAAAAGAATACGATCGTATTGCTCGATACTGGTTTAGGAAGTTCTATCATCGTTTTCATGAAACCTGTTTAGTACCTAATCAGAATACATTGATTTACGATGGGTTCTTCATGAGAGCCATTCAGAAATGGTTCTCTTCTCAACGTTATCCTGAGATGGTTCATTTTAGGGTTTATACGGATGATGAATTCCCTCTATTACATACGACTTCAATTTGGGATGTGATTAGTGAAAGAGATCCTTATCTCTTAAAAGAAACATTTACTAGAGCTTGTGCGATTACCTTAAATCACTTTACGAATGATCCTAATTTCACTTCCATTCGTTATTCAGGATTTCATGCAGTAGTAGCACCTTACGGCATGGCTTATTCGAATGAGATCTACATTAAGAATGATGAAGTCATTGGTGATGCATTCTCCATGATTGAAACGGTAAATCCTCGTCAGTTTAAAGTCGTGAATGATACACTCTTAATCAATCAAATCTTACCTAAAAGAAGTTATGTCTTCAGTCAAGATTTCTATCGAGATTCGGATGATGGCCAATCCCATTTAGAATTGGAATTGAAGAAGTATCTAGAAGACAGTACTTTGGATGTTGAGATTATTGAAGAGTTAGTAAAAGACTGTTTGAACTGGGGTGAGTTAGAGCAATACTATTACTTACCTATTCTTTTAGTCTTAATGAATTACGCTGTACGTAGAATGTAAAGATATACTCCGCTACCTGTAAAAGGGTAGTGGGGTAATCTAATTATGTTTAAACCTATATTATTATAATGGTATAGTACTTAGGTACCTGTACATCAATCTAACTTATATAAAGGAAAACTTTGAAATGAAAATTGATCAAGAAGTAAATAGTGTTATTCGTGCTAATCTTAAATTGATTATCACGGCCAAGGGTGAAACCATGACGACTATTGCTAAGAAGATGGGAATGGAATACTCCATGTTCTTTAAGCGAATGACCTCTGGATACAGTCAAGCTCTAGATATTGCTTTCGTTATTGCTGTTTGCAATATCCTCGATGTGAAGATCTCTGATGTTCTGCCGAACTTGCCTTGTAATCCTAAAGAGAGCACTAAGATTACTATTGAATTAAAGGGATAAATCATGACTATGCTGATTTTAGACATGCGGGAAGAACTGAATGCTTTAAAGAAAACATTAGATCGAATGATTAAACACGTAAAGGGATTAGAAGGTGTGAAGCATGAACAAGATGCTTCGGTTACCTTTGGTAGAAAACAAATTCCTTATACTGAAGAATTCTTGAGTTTTGAAAATGTACAATCTTGGAATACTTTAGTAGACTTGGTACAGAATCACCAATTGATTTCTGAATACTTTAATCGATCTATTCAGAATGACTTTGATGTCGTGAAAGGTGAATTGGTTAAGACTAGTTTAACTGATAAACAAAATCGTAATATCTTTACTTTCCGTTTCTTTGCAGATGGGTCAGTAAGACATTACATCTTTAGTAACATTCGTATTAAAGACGATGTAGAAACTAAAGCGTTATTTTAAACCTAACTAGAGTAAAGGAAATAAAAAAAATGGATGAATTAAATCGTCAATTTGAAGAACGCTATCTTCTAGTATTGGAAGATGAAGAACGTTTATACGAATCTATTATTGGCACCACTAAAGAATACATGGAAGGTAAGATCCCAATGGATCTCTATGTTAAGTCTTTAGACATTGCTAATGCTGTTGTACAAGAGATTCATTCTAAGCGTTCTATTTTGCATAAGCTCATTCAACAGATTCGTTATCATCTCTTTAAAATGAAAGAATTTATTGAGATTAACTACGAAGATGGTTTGCATTTCGTCGTAATTCCAAATCAAACTTATACCAAACTCCATAATGACTTCTTAACTCGTAGTCACCACTTCCTTAAAGAGTGGAAACAATACGAGAAAGAACATGGACTCTGTATTCCTGATACAAGAACAGAGATTCGCTCATTTGAATTGGTTTTCAAAATGATTCAATTACTCACGGATGAGTACGATGCCCATACTTATCCAGACCAAAAATTGCTACATATTTACACATTGACTCGTGAGTTACCTAGTTTGCTGATAAGTGCTCGTGATTTAGCGTTAAGCATGAATCCGCAAATCATTGCTGACCAATACTTCATGAAAAAGTATTTAAATAAACCAACTCCTTACACGTCTCGAAATACTCGGGAGTTTGAGTTTAAACAAGCTCGAGCCAATGGTTATCCAGATTTCGAATATACAAGAGAACCAGGATTTAAACCTGAGTTCAAACCAGAATTTGCAAACCATTGGGGTGTGGATCGAAGACGTCATCATGATTTAGTTCCATCATCTCAGGTACATCAGGTAATGACAGGTGATATTGGTCAATTCCGATCTAACCTTACTGAGGAAAACATTCCCGAAGAATCTCCTGCTTATCCATTACGTAGTATTGCTAGTGGTACTATTACGCCTCCAGGTCCTAAATTGTATCGTGATGACAATACTCGTTAATTAGAAAGGAACTATTATGCCGTGTACTTATTACACACCTGCTGAAGAACGCAATGCTCAGCTCAATTCTATCTCTGAATTGAAAGATAAAGTCAATAAAATGACTCGTAATTACTGCGAGTTCATTAATGCCGTATATGAATCTCAAGGTATTGAAGTACTTTCTTCAGTAGTGCAGCACTTAGCTAAAGACAATCCAGCCGCCAATACGGCATTCTATACACATCAATCTTTAGACAAGAAACAAGGTCGTCCTTACTTTGCTATCAAATCCTCTAATCCATTCATGTTAGAGAAAGTAGACAACATTGGTATCGATAGCTTTAAAGACTATGTGAAGTTAGCTATCCGTACTGATGCTACGAAACAATCTGATGTATCTACTCGTATCTTGCACTCCATGGTGGGTTTAACTGGTGAACTCTCTGAAGCTTTAGAAATCTATCGTAAGTACGAACGTGATAATGTTTGTACGTCTTCTGATTACGAAGCTTACGTTTCTGAATTAGGTGATGTATTGTGGCATATTGCTTTGTATTACGACGCAACACAAATCTTCCGTGATAAAGGAGTCGATGATCCTCTGAATAATTTTATCCATAAGGATAGTTTTATTGGATTGATGACTGGTCTAGATAATGAGCATCTCAGAATCGTATTGCAAAAGTATGGCTACCAATATCTCGTAAAAGACTTCAAACACAATGGACACTTGTCTAACGTACTTGATCTTCTTTTAGAGAAAGCCGCTAGAGCATTAGATGCTTTCAAGAAACACTACTTCTATAAACAAGAGTTAGATCATCGCCATGTAGTGATAATGAGTAACTTGTGTGTAGATATCTTGAAATGGATTATCATGACGAGTTATCTGGAAACAGAAGTAACTGTCTATACACTGAAAGAAATCATGGAAGCGAACATTAAGAAACTGAAAGTTCGTTATGCTGAAAAGTTTACGACTGAAGAATCTGAGAATCGTGACTATGAGAAAGAATCTGAAGCTGCCGGTATAGCAGTGAAATAAACAGTAAGCTCTCTACTCCCGCTAAGGAGTAGAGAGTATTTTCTTTTTTAATTATAATTTATTTCAGATATATACTATTTACGTGAGATATGGATGCCTGACCGCCGCAACCAATATCACTTATTCTATTCTAACTTCATTAAAGGAAAATTCAAAATGCCAGCACGTATTCAATCCGAAAAGGGACTTGATCTGTACGCTTTTAACACTGCGTTGAAGCGTAACTTGAAAAACGCTATTTACAATAGCAAAAGCAACATCAAAGAAACAGCAGAATATTTGGGGATTAAGTACACAGTACTCTCCCAAATGTTAAACGAGGAACGTAGAACTTATGTGCTTTGTATAGACTTCGCCTACCTCATCTGTAAACACTTAGGAATCACATTAGCAGATGTGATTCCGATGACTGAAGAATCAAAATCTTTGGTCATGCACAAAACCGTTTCAAGCGAAGAAGTTATAAGACTTCGTAAGAAATTGGAATTGATCCAACTGGTTATTGATACTGGTAATATCGATAACCAATAATCATTAACCCCTAACCAATCATTTAATCTTAATCTTAATCTAACTTTTGTATAAAGGAAACTACATCATGAAAAAATTGTTAATCGCTCTGTTGGTTCTTACTGCTATTACCGGCTGTGAAAGCAAAGAAACTAAGGAAGCTGCAAAAGCTGCTTCTGCTGTAGGTTCTTCAGTAACCGTTAAAGAAGCTGCTGCTTCTGAGACTCCTGAAATGTCTGAAGAAGACTTGGGTTACGGTGATCCAGCTCCAGCTAACCTCCAGTTTGACGAGGAGTTTAACAATGGGTGGGAGTTCCACAGTGCTGGGACTCGTAATCCTGACTTCTACGATCTGGTTCAAAAGTTCGGTCCTATCTGGCGTTATACCGGTAAGAACGACGATGGTGAATGGTTCTCTATTGGATACTCCTGTGGTAATGGGTCTGTAGGTAGCAGCTTTTCTATCTATGGTCCAGCTATCTCAGGTAAATACTCGAAAGAATATCCTTACGAGTTTATCATTACCAACCAAGGACAATATATCCGTCCTGGTTTTGTAGACCGACCAGAGAAGTACCCTACTTTTGATAAACTGGGTAATCGTCTTGCTAATACGACTACTGCTGGGTATAACAACTACGTCACTATTAACTTCACTCCTTTGGGAGAAGTTAACTTTGGCGGTATCATTGATGACAAGACTGGTAAACCATTCGTCTATACCGACCCACGTCGGTTAGTAAATGGCGAGCTGGGTAATCGTCTGGCAGTACAAGGTCTGACCTTTACCGAAAACGTTGTTAACATGTCCCATTACGATGCTGTTTACACGTCATACGCCCAAGACCCACAAACCTACGAAGGTGAACTGATGAGTCTCTTTGAGCCTAGCAAGCTCCAAGAACACATCAAAAACAACACCTTCAGCTACAAATACAATATCCCTGCAGTGATCTCTGATCCTGCTGCGGAGAAGTATTTCAAAAACGGAAACATTTGTGATTTGAATTAATCACAAATGTTTCCAGAAAGGCTGTCCCTATTCTGGGACAGCCTTTCTTTTTTAATCTAAATCAGTAAAGGAAATGAAAAATGTTAAATCAAATCGTTATTATAGAAGGTTTATCTCACAGTGGTAAAACCACCGTAATCAATGAGATTAAAAAGAAACTGGATCACAAAGTTTTAGTCCTCAATACGCCGAATAAGAATGACTTAGAAGAGATTGAAGAATACTTCATCGCTAAAGTCGATACTTTAGATCCTGAAAAGGATAAAGACAAGATTAACCATGTTAATTATTTATTGGATGAATTGAAAGAAGCAAAATCCAGAATAGGCGTTTACTTCCATAATCTTCGTGAGCGTTGTGAAAAACGCAATTATCCAAAACAATCTACTGCAGAGGATTATAAACGCATCAATAAAGAAGCCGTTGAAGTACCTTACTTAGCACTCTTTACCGATGTTAATGGTATCCTAACTACTAAGACTTTGCAATTAAAAGCATTAGTGGATTTGGTGAATCATTTCGATCAAGAAGTCACGATTATTGTCGATCGCTTTATTGGTTCTACTTTGGTCTACAGTCCGATTGATGTGATCCACATGGTGAATAATCCTAAAGACTATCAATTCCGAATTGATAGTTATCCTACTGAACGCGATATCTTGTTGGGTACTTTAGCACGTATCAATACGACACACAATCTCTTGAAGTTTATTGCTTTAACGCAAGCTCCTGTCATTCCTATCTTTATTGAATGTCCGGTAGAAGAACGTGCTCGTCGTGCTCAAGCGGTTAATCCTAATGATGAATCAGATAAAGCATTTGATGAAATGTCATTAGAGTTTGATAAAATCATGTCTCGTAAATATCGTGACTACATGGTATTCTTCGCAGAAGATTGTGCTGCTTTCAATCCTGATGTTTATAACTTCTTCTCTTTGCCTTCTACTGATGTAGAACGTCTCTCTAAGGACATCTTAAGTATCTTGGAAAACAAAGAGTATTATAAGGATATTGAAGAAGCATAGGTAACATCTAACCCTATGAGAAATTACACAAAGAGTACTGCATTTCTGAGTACTCTTTTTTTTTTGATTTATTTTAAAGACTAAAGGAAAAACCCTCAATGGAACTTTATCGTTTGATTCGAGATCTGGAAGAATTACCTAAAGACAAATTGCTGTATGATTCTATCTGTCGTCCGACCTGGTACCAATCTGAAGATGGTATGGCAGTATTAGCTGGTGCCCCTTGTCCTATCCAAACTGTAGAACAATTGCTGCACAGCTTGAAATCTTTGATGATGAAAGATTTGCCTTCTCAAGACAATACTTTCCGTCGTAAAGTATACGACAATACTGAAGTTTATTACAACTCTGTCAAAACCTCTCGTAATGGTTTGCGTTTCGTAGCAGAAGAAATCAATTCTTCTACCATTAAAAGCTGGTTTAACCATTCTACTGACCACACTAAAGTCATTGTAGCTATTGGTGGTCCTTCTTACATGCTCTCTTCTGACAAAGTAGAAGTACTGGTGAATAAAACCTACTTCCGTGCCTTGGGTTTAGCAGGTAAACGCAATTACTTAGAAGAACTTTTAACCATTCGTGCTTTCCAATATCAAGACACGGATGGTAACACTCAATACTTCAATAAAGAGTATTGGGGTATTAAAGACGTAGAACCAAAACAACCTGATTATACCAATCACTCTAAACCTATGGGTGATTGTGGTTGTGGTGAACCTCGTCCTAAACCTGCTCCTAAACCACAACCTGAAGCTAAGATTCTGGTCACCCATAACTCTGGTGGGTTTGACTTTGTAGAAGAAACAGACGATGAGAAAGCAGAACGTGAGCGTCAAGCTTTAGCTGCTCAAGAAGCGCGTAATCGTCGTGTAGAAACCACTACCCCTGTTTCCTCTGCGGAAGTCTTGCCTAAAGTAGACATTTCTTTCACGCATTAAGGATAACAAAATAAAATGAGAGTAAAACTCAAAAACGCTATGACCATCGGGGTAATACTTTTACTGGTTGGTTTGGTTATTTTCTTAACGGCACACTACTTCATCAATTCTACTCGTGTAGAAACTGAGTTGAAAAACTCAGCGGCCGAACGAGGCAATATTCAATCTTTGGATGCTTCTGAACCTGTCGTGACGAAGAGTGATGTGCCACCACCTCCTCCTACTGGTACGCCACAATTACCTAAGGAAGAAAAACCTATTGTCATCAATGCTGCTTTTGGCTTGACTAAAGAAAACAATGGTGACATCATGGTAGGTTTGTACAGTACTCAGAAATCCGCTAGTGGTTATCGTCGTTACTTTACGTATCGTTGTAAAACGGATGGTACTTTAGCGAAGTTTGATTCAGGTGCTTACTTCACCTTTGGTCGTGCTTCTGGTGTACCTGTAAAAGACATTTTGTTCGGTGGTAATCTTTATCCAGCTAATGGCGATTATAAAACCATTTTAGCTGAGATGAATAAAGCCAGTGAATTCACGTTTAGTGTACCGAGTGGTACTACCTACCTAGTGAAGATTCACAACCGTTCTACGAATGATCTGCCTTGTTTGTAATTCAGTCTGATAGACCCCTCTACTCCCTGTTACGGGAGTAGAGGATTCTTTCTATGTTTGTTTATAATTTGAACCAATGGTGGTTGTTTAATCTAAAAGGAAATCGAAATGTCTGAAGCAATTAGCAAACAAGATTATGATTTGTTGGTTAAGGTAGCTGGCTATCAAGCCGTACTGGAAGTAGTAGAAAAGAAACATGGTACAGAAGCACTTGAAGAAATCGTAGAAGAGTTTCGTATGAATAGTCCTCATGATTACGTAATCTTCTTGCAAAACCAAATCACTGCACGTGAAATGGAGAAAGTACCTAGCTGGTCTATCTTGAAAAAACAAGATGGTACTTATGGTTTAACTAAAGATTAATAATCATGACTACTGAAGAGATACTGAGTTACCAAAGAGTACTCTCGATTATTTATCATGACTTAGGTAAAGATAAACTTCTCGAAGTAATCGAAACCATGAGACGTTGTGATGAACAGTCTTATCAAGTATTTTTAAAAGTACAAGAAGAAGCTAGAAATCAACGTATCTTCAATTACATCATTTGTGAAAATGAAGATAGTACTTCTAGAATCGTTTTAGATCGATAATAGACTCCTCTACTCTCTTAGGAGAGTAGAGGGTTTTATGCCGTGTTTACGAGTGTTTTAATAACCCTAAATATGACAGCATGTATACTATATGTTGTCTTTAAAGTAATTTCTTTTTCCTTGAAATCTTAAATAAGGGTTATTATATCATGTTTACTCCTGAAACTCACAAAAAACAAGCACCATTCAGAAAACACAAATACCACGGGAAACCGCCTCGGGATAAAAAACAAACCGTAGTACCAGTGCCTGAAGATTATAAACCTTCAACGACTTACTTGCGAGAGGATGAATTCCCATCCAATGAAACTCGTTTAGTTCCTGAAGAAAACTTGGTACTGAATACTCAAGACAACTTAGTCGAAGAAACAGTCTCTTTGATGGACAACTTAGACTTGATGTTTAAATTGTCTTCTCAATTGCCTAAAGTAAAATTCTATAACCAAAATGAAGTCTTTGATTTGAAAGTCCTCAAATTCGGTGAAAAGATTTACACGACTAATCTTCTTAACAGAAGCCTCTTCCGTCACTTGATGGACGATGCTCCTTATACCGAAGCACAGCTTTTGACTGTTTGCCAACAAACCAGCCATATTGCCAATTACTTGACTGCCGGTTGTGTCACTTTGGAAAAAGTGAATTACAAAGAAGTCTATTCTCGTATTGCTGAATTCTCTCAAGCGGTACGTGAGAAATTGAACAATAAAGCCTACTTCTCTGTTCACCATGAGTTTACTGAGAAAGACGGAAAAATCATTCGTACTTTCTACTTGGTTTACTCTCGTAAGAATGTGTTTACTAAAGAGTACGATCACATTGCAGCTCGCCTCTTTAGCCTCTCTTCTGTGAAACTGTAAATTAATTGAGTATTCCTCTATTTTATAGAGGAATACTCTTATTTCTTTTTTACCGTATTTTATCTTAAAGGAACTATAATGAAACAATACTTAGAGACATTAAAAGAAATCTTAAATGAAGGTACTGAAATAAAAAATGATCGATCTGGTACTGGGATGATTTCTTTAATTGGTACTTCTGAGAAATATCCGCTGACTAATGGAGATTTTCCTTTAATTACGACTCGTAAAGTTTGGTTAAATAAAACAATATTAGAATTGATTTGGTTTATTAAAGGTAATCCTGATGTGACTTTCTTGAAACAACATAGTGTACCATTCTGGGATAAGTGGACGAGTAAAGAAACCAATACTATTGGCCCAATGTATCCTTTGCTCTGGAGAAAGAAACCAGAAGTCATGGCAGTACATGCATCTTCCGAAGGTGAATTTGGTGCTTACGACAATATTATCTATATTGATCAAATTGCTGCTCTATTAAATGGATTACGAGATGATATGGAAAGAAACATTGTTTCTCGTCGTCATTACTTATCGAATATTGCATTAGGTCTTCGTCCTGAAGAGTATTTATCTCCAGTAGATAATGTCGATCGTGGTAATATGGCTTTGGATACTTGTCACCAAGTCTTCTATGTTTCTTTACGTCCTCTATCTGAACAACAAAAAGAAGAATCTGTTCAGTATCAGTTAGAACAAAACAAAGCATTTGGTATTGAGAAAGAAGTCAAACCTTTCCAATATGGGATTGAATCCATGTTAGTGATGCGTTCTAATGACGTCATGGTAGGCAAGCCGCACAACATCGCTCAGTATGCCTTGTTGAACATTATGATAGCCAATGCACTAGGTGTTCTTCCTCTTTCTCATCGACATACAGTTCATGACTCTCATGTCTATCTTTCTCATGTAGAGAAAGCTAAAGAAATGCTAGAAAGAGAACCTCTACCTTTGCCTAAATTATATGTTAATCCTGACCTTACTTCTACTCGTATTTTGTCAGGAGACATTAGCTTAGAAGACTTTAAACTCACTGGCTATCAAAGTCATGATCCTATTTCATTCTCCTTAGAAGGCTAAGAGAGAATTCGTATTATATCTATTACACTCACTACAGTTACATGTAGTGAGTGTAGTGGGTATTTTTGTCTCTTATGTTTTGAAATAGAGTGCTTATCGCCGTATCTTCCCTGAAGATAGATTATGCTTTCTTTTTAGGTAATTTTTAAATGAGAAGAATACTCAGACAGATATTCTTACAAAACAAACTCACTGCGGCTTTACTCTTTTTGCTCAGTTTATTGTGTATCTTTTTGCTGATACATGTATTCAGTATTCATGAAGTTTCTATCCGAGATAATGTTGCCTCTCACGAATCTGTGGCTTGGCAAAGAGTGGATAAAGGGAATGGACGAATCAAGTACAAACTGACTAAAGATGGTAAAATCGCTTTGATCTTAACCTGTAGGGATAAGAAACTTACAATCAATACTTTGAGTGCAATGTCTATAGTCAGGTTGTCTTTCAATGGAGAAGAGAAAAATCTTTCCTCTATAGGAATCAATGGAAGACTTTGGTATGTTCCAGTGATTAACGACAATCCTAATCCTACTCAAGAACAAATTGATTTCTTGAAAGCTTTATCTAAAGCAGATGTTGTAACCTTCAGATACGAAAAGGTAAACTATGTTTGGCCTACTAAGAACCAAACAGAATTATCTCATTGTGTCAACTTAAATTAAGACTGAATATTTTATTTTGGAAATAGGCTTTTTAAAATGGCTGATTACAAACAATATAACTACTATGCTACCCGTAGTGGTCGTGAAAACCTCAACCAAGTTCTGATGGATTGTGGTTATCCTAAAGAATATCTGGATGATATTGAAATTGTTGCCGTACGCCCTTCTAGCGATGAACGCTATGCCAGTTATACTGATAAATCAGGTAACACTGCTGTAGAAGTCAACTACTCTGGTGAATTGGTCAATCTGACTGGTGGTAAATACGGTAACGTCCACTTCTATAACCGTACTTTGCCGATTCCTTATCACTGGAAAAACAAAGTCATGGTATTGCTCGATACTGAATTGGATAACTTGGATATCGTCACTTACGTTAAAAACCGTTTCACTAAAGAAGGCTATCCTTTCATCGGTGAACGTTTGACGTATGAATTGAAAGATGGTACTTTGAAATACGGTACCAACAAATTGGAAATTACCCCTCGTCGTGATTCTTATGGTCTGGCCGGTACGGCGCAATTGTGCATTCAGTACTTGGCTGACCTGAATAAGAAAATGACCAAACTGGTGACTACGGTTAACCCATTCTTGACTCAAGACTCTATCTCTAAAAAAGATATGTACAATGAGTTGTCCGTTATCCCAGGTAAAACTTCTAAAGAAACAGATAGTAAAATCCTGTCTCGTTTCTTGGTAGAAACTTATGGTGAACGTCGTGCTCGTGCTGTCTTGGAAGAAATCCAAGCTGAAGGTTTGAACATTGTTCGTTCTCCTAACTTCCGCGCGGAAATCGCTAATCCTGCTACTCCTGAGCAAGAGATTGAGAAATTAGCCGCTAAGAACTACCTCTCTTCTATTCTCTATCGTCTCTCTGAAGATCAAGAGAAAGATCAATACTCTCGTATTTACGGTAACATCCGCATGATGGTCGGTATTTCCGACATCTCTAAATTGGTAGCAGAGTCTGGTAAATTCGAGATGGATGTTGAACAAGAATCTAAATATCGTGAAAGCGGTATTAAAGTCAAATCTTTCATCCTAGCTACTGACACAGGTGATGGTTCTCGTTTTGACATCAAACTGGGTAAACATGAAGACGCTCAAAAAGCATTTGAATCAGCACGCTCTTTGATTCGTCGTTTCTTTGGTGTTTATGCTGACCTGATTGAAATTGAACGCAATAGTGCAACAGATTCTCGTATTGAGATTTCTGTATTGCCTGGTCGTGAGATTTCTGATTATGTTGGTGGTGAGTTGCGTGCTTATGTAACTTACTCTACTAAAGATGAAATTGAATTGCCTAAAATTACTGTACGCCTGAACTTGAATGGTTTCGCTGATGTCGTTTCCGATCAAGAAAACGGTAATGCAGTAACGGGCATTTCTGCCGACAATGCACCTTCTGTATTGGGTGATATGCGTGCAGCTTACAATGCTGCTCGTGGATAATTAATAACATTGTAATAACACATTTCAAAAAAGGATAATAGCTAAAATGGCTACCTCTGAAAACGTATTGTTAAACATTTTGAATGACTTTGCCACCTTCTTGGGTGAGAAAGACAAAGGTTTATTTGAAGACTTAGTGGGTCGTATTGAAGCGCTGCGTGTCCAAGTGATGGGTGGTGAAGTCGATGCGGAATTGGATACGATTCGTGAAATCGTAGCAGAATTGAAAAACTTGAAAGATGCTCAAGGTAATACGCCTCAAGCGATTTTGAGTAAGTTCACTGCGATTGAAGGTCAGATCCAAAACCTGACCCAAGAGCAAAATGGTTTGTCTGCTAAGATCTCTGCTGTAGAAGTCACTGCCAATGCAGCGAAACAAAAAGCAGAATCTGTAGAACAATCTATTGCTAACCTGGCGGTAACGACTGCTAAAGCTGAAGCTGCCGACACTTTGTCTAAAGCCAATAAGTCAGCTGTAGAAGCATTGCAAACCAAAGTGACTACTTTGGAAAGCTCTGCAAAACAAACTGATGTGTCTACCCTGACCATTGATGCCTTGAAACAAGCTTATACTCAAGCACGTGGTTAATCACTAACGACTAGGAAATAAGTACGGGTAGATATATGGTAAATGTATCTATCTGTACTTATATAAGAGGTTTCTATTAAAATGGCTGATTCTAAATTAAAGAGCCTGTTCCTAGATTTTGCTCGATTCGTTGGTGAAAAGGATAAAGAGCTTAGCAACTTAGCAAAATTCCTCTCTGGAAATGGTTCTCCAGAAGGTAAAGTCACTGCACCTAAGGGTACAGTGTACGTAGACAATACTGTGTCTTATGGTGCAGCACAGTGGACTAAAACTACTAACTCTGGAAATACTGGTTGGAAAGTCACCCAAGGTGATACGGGATGGGTACAAATCCAAGCCATCAGTATGGCAGATAGATCTTTTATTAAGATAAGACGCATCAACGATCAGGTATTCTGGTGGTTTGGTGGTAATGCTTACGATCTATTTTCTTTAGCTGGTTGGCAAGATGCTACCTGGACAGGTAACCCCAATAAGGCAACTGTTCAGAGAAATCCTAAAACCAATATTTCCTGTGTTTGGTTATGTTACCCAGGTAGTAAAACCATTCCAGATGGTTTTAGAGCACCAAACTCTATTATCGGTCCTGTCTATAAGGACGATAACAGTAACCCTATAGGCGTATGGAAGTTAGGTGGGGTTAATGATGCAAATCAATTTCGTATAGAGATGATTAACAATGATCTTTATAAGACAAAGATTCCTAATTTGCGTTTCTCTACGGTGACCTACTTAACGAATGATCCGTGGCCTACTTCACTTTAATTTTATTCTATCTTTTATAAAGAGACGAATCTATGGCTTTGACCATTAAATATAATCCAGAATTATCAGATCGTGAGAACTTTAACGAGTTGTTGAAAGATGCTGGTTATCCTGAAGCTCGTATTGTCGATCTGAGGATTCTTAAAAGTGAACCAAACGAAACTGTCTCTCCTGCTGATCGTAACACCACTGTATACATCGAAGTCCCTGCTGATTTAGCCGCGAAATACGATAACCAAAACCAAGAAGATGTGACCCCGCAAACTGAAGGTAATAAGGTATTTAAACACCGTTATCGTAAACTGGAAATCTCTACCGCAATTAAAGCTGAAGCTACCGTTATTGACTCTGAAGTTGGCTTTCAGCCAGGTGAAGATATGTCTAGTAGCAAGACTATTAGAAAAGCCAATGGTGCTGCCGATATATTTAAGCACCAAGAAGATTACGAAAGAATCTATATTCACGAAAAAGAATCTCCAGTTGTTAGTTATGGTCGAAATGTCTATTCGGTGTCTTTTGTCAATAGTTTAGCATTCCAAGGTGATATTCGTGAAGCAGTGGTCAATGTTAAAGCAGACGCTACTGCTGGTAAACAATTGCTCTTCAAATTGACTTTAAATGGTCAAGGTGATACTTCTGAATACAGCGTACCTAAAGGTACTTACGAAGGTGCTGACGCAGCATTTGCAGGTAAAGGTAATACCATCAAACGTGTGCCTATTACTTTGCATGATCTCTTGGTTCTCGGTAACTCTGTATTGAATACGAAGTATAACGAATTAGCTTATGAGGACGCTCCTTTGCGTAAGCAATTCCTTCATGACAAATTCGCTTTCACTCGTGTTTCTACAGTACCTCAGAAAACCATTTTCCCTGAAGGTTTAGAACTCTCTATTCCTGAAGGTGCTTCTGGTTTAATTCGCTATGCTTCTCCTATGGCTAAATATCCTGAAGTTCATGGAAATGTCAATACCTATGTGTTGCCACTTTTAGCTAAAGAAGCAGCAGACTACTGTTCTAAATTCTTAGACACAGAAGAGAAGTTTAAATTCGATAAGATTGATACTCAATCGAATAAAAACATCGTCGTCTTTAAAACCGGTAAATATAATCAAGAAACAGACTTACCTAAGTTTGAAGCATTCATTGGTAAGATGTTGAATGAAACTGGTTTGGAGCGCACTGATGCGCCTACTACGATTACTTACGATGGATCTGTTGTGATCCACAAAGTGTTCGTAGATCCAAGCGACGATATGTTTATGAGCGAGCCAATTTACATTGCGTTGGTACCGCTGGAAGAAAAACTGACCCTTAAGGAAGGTATGGATGGATTTAGTGCTCTGAAGCTTGCTGACGAAGACACTTTACCAGAAATGTAATTCCTTAAACATTCATTCTATCCTAAATTAGGAAAACATTAACATGTACGATAAAATTTCTGTAGACTTTACCAAAACAGGTCTAGAAAATGTAAAAGATTTGCTGGTCGATGGTGGTTATCCCCGTGCAGAACTTGAAAAAGTTTCTATCTATACCACCAAAGAAGTAGACAACCAAGGTACTACCGAGCTGTACGTTGGTACTGCCGATGCTGACTTTGCTAACCGCATGACCAATGCCGGTGTAGACGTCAGCACTGTACCTAACGCTGCTACCGATACTGACGGTTCTGTTAAAGCTGGTTTCACCAAAATCATCAAACACAACTACCGTCGTGTAGACCCAGTTAAAGCCACTCAAATTCACCAATTCACTGACACTGATGAAAATGGTGAATATGTTGACTTGACTGCTCCTTCTAGCGAAAATCTGGAAAAAGTATTCAAGAAAAAACTGTTCAGCTCTACTGGTGACGTCGTTACTGGTCAACGTATTTTCGGTGCGGACATCGTTACCGAAGGTGGTGCTTCTGTTACCCTGCAATACGGTGAAAACAAAGTCAACTACGACTACACCACTGACGATGCTAAACTGTGCTTCGCTAAACGCGACCCACAACAAAAACTGACTGTACGTCTGCGTTCTGACGTAGAGATCGGTGACCAAGTCATCTTGTTCCCTTACTTGGGTTACACTCCTCATGAGTTGGTAAGCGATTCTACTCCGATTCCTGCTTTCGAAACCAAAGGTTTGGCTCAAGACCTCACTGGTCTGGCTACTCGTTATGTAGGTCAAAATGCATATGGTCCTAACCGTGACATCGTTAAATCTAACCATGTATACGGTGTGAGCATTAACCTGAACGATGTAACTGATCCTGCTAAGCTGAAACAAGCTTACTTGACTAAAGCTTACGCTAACGTTCCTGCTCGTCAACAACTGGTTGCTGAACAAGAGTTCCAACGTCAAGGTACTACTCGTGTAGATTACTCCTTTGGCGCTGGTAAACTGGGTGACATCGAACGCGTAGTAGAATTCCGTTCTACTGGCGATACCAGCGATCCTGCTTACAAACTGACTGAAAGCGTAGGTTTCTACGTCGCTCCGACTACTGCTAAAGCTGTTGCTAAAGCACTCCACGAAGCTGAACACAACCAAGGTTTGTTCAAAGACGAGAAAATCCTCGAAACCTCTATCGGTAAAGCTGGTGATGCTACCATCTACTACACGCTGGATGATCAAGCCGCTTTGGAAGGTCACCAAGCTTCTGTAGACACTGAAGATGGTCGTACTAAACTGAAACAGCTCTTTGAAGCACAAATCGGTGACACACTGATTGGTACTAAGAAAGCACTGAAAGTTGAATTCCAAGATCCTGATGCAGGTGGTGTGGTTTACGACAAAGACAGCTTCACGTTCAAGATCTCTGCTGCTGAAGGCTATGAAGACTTCATCGTAGGTTCTGTTTACGTTGTGGGTGACTTCACTGTAGGTAAATTCCACGTAGCTGACGAACTGAATGGTTTCTCTGAAGGTTTGGTAGAGGTGTAATCTAGCAATAGGTTATTGCTTTAAATAATTAAGCTAGGTTCCTTGGCGGAGCCTAGCTTAATTCTATCTATGTTTTCTTATAATTTGATTATTTAATTAAGGAAAATGATTTAAAATGACTACAAAAGTAGATCCTAAGATCACTCAGTCTGAAAACTTAAAAAAGTTATTATTGGAAAGCAATACCAAACAAGAAGACCTTGACAAAGTTTCCAGCTATGTGGTGACCCCTGAAGCAAAAACCGTAGGTGAGAAGCAATACAATACTAAGCTGACGATGCAGTTGAAAGAAACTGGAGAAACCCATTCAGCAGCGTATAACCGAGTCCCTCCTGGATTGAAAGGGGATTCTAACTATACCTTTACCTACGACAATATTTTAGCTGAAAAGAAATTGGCTTTGAATAACAGCAGTGAAGACATTGACATCTTAACTGGTGTGATTAACAAAAGTGATATCTTCTCTCAAGATGAGAAATATCCTTTTAGCGTAAAAATCAATACAGACTATACGCGTATTGAAGTGATTCCTCATTTAGATTCTCCTTGTTACGTAGGTGGTAAGGAATATGTCTTAAAGATTATTACTAAGCCTAATGTGATTAAGATCTTTGAACCAGTGACCTATGTGGTTTCTAACATGGCGATTCCGGATTCTAAATGGCGAGGTACAGGTAAACAAGAATTCATTTCTTTAGAATTGCAAGATGGGAATGGACAGTCTAAAACCGTTAATGCTTTAATCGTACCCTATTTCCAAACAATAGATGGGGTAGCGATGAAGTTGAACTTAGGTCAGCAAGGTGGTCAAGTACGTCCCAGTTATTTGTTAGATAATCCACGTGATGAAGTACCTACTTCTAAAGATATTCCGTATCCTCGTTACTATGCTTTCAGTGCAATCGGTAAACCGTTCGAAAATGCTACTTTGTCAGAAGAGCAAAAAGGCGAATTGTTGAAATACGTGAAAGAGACAAACGACCAAAATATAGCCAGTACTGACGAAACCTTAGTAAACGATAGCATTAGTGGATGTATCGCATTTAAAGCACCTGTGAAAGATCATCATGACTATTCTTTCAAAGTACTGAAAACAAAGGTGCAGGATATTATTTATAACTTGTTGTCGAGTTACGAACAGGGTGATCCGATTGAAGGTAATGTGGATGAGTTGTATAACCGATTCCGTATTACTACCGATGAAGAATATCGCAAGCATTATCCTGAAGAAGAATTGATCTTCGAAGTCAATACTTCTGATACGGCTCACGAGATGACCATTGAATTGTTAAATATCACCGACTTTACCAATACGACTGGTCCTCGTACTGCACGTAATACTACAGGTGACTACGAGAAGTTTAACTTCTTGTTAGGTTACATTCGTGATCATTGTTTACGTAAGTTGCAGAAGTATGGTATGTCTACTGCAGATGCAACTACTCTTCTACAGTCTGCTCGACGAGCCAATAGATGGATGACGATTACTGATCGTTTCACAACCTTCCATAATGGCGCCCCATCTATTAAACTGAATAGTGTTTATGTGGATTACGATATTACCTTTATTGCTAAGAAAGGTATGCCTGTGATCAACCATAACTTCTTGGATAAGTCTGCTTACGATACGCCTGAGAAGAAAAAAGAAATGTTGGAAGATGCAGGATTCTTTACTCGTCTCTTGAAGCAATATATTCGCAGTCAAGGTAATCAATTGACAGACAACAGTATTGATGATGACATGTTCGCCACACTCAATCTTTATACAGACAAGAGTTTGAATATTGTTGAACGAGTAAAATTGAATACTGGTCCTACTGTGGCTTCTGGTGGTGTTTCTTCAGGTACTGTAACGGATATTATTGTAGACCGTTATGCGAACGGTATTAAGACTGTACGTTTGGAAAAAGCAAGTGGTTCTTTCTACTATGGTTTCCAATATCCTAAATTGATGGCGTATAGTTTCTTACCTGGTAACCGCATTATCTCTAATGTGGATAAAGAAGCTTACGCACCAGAAAAACTCTACAATGCTTCTCGTGAAGAATTCATTGAGATGATGAAGAAATATGTTCCTGACTTCCCTTATGCTTTTATGGATTTTGATAAGGTAAGACAAAGCATGTATTACTTGTCACCTCTGAATAAAGAGTTTGGTATTGGTATTTACTTCTTAGTCAATGAGAATGATGTTTTCAGTAATAGTGGTAACCACAGCTACTCACTCATTCAATTGCGTTACGCTAAATAACGATTAGTACTCTCTACTCCTTTAACAGGGAGTAGAGAGTATTCTTCACTGTCTTGCTTTATTGTGATTGACTATTTAGAAAGGAAATATACAATGGGAATTAAAGTAGATTCTCGTTTGACTCAAACCGAAAACTTAAATCGTCTTTTAGATGAAGCAGGGATTAGGGAAGAAAGAAGACGAGACTTTGAATCGATTTCGATTATTGAAGAAGATAGAGTAGTAAAAGGTAAGCAATACAATACGCAATTGCAAATGCACTTAGTGCATGGTTCACCTACGCACAGAAAAGAGAAAAAGACATTTGCGACGACAGTCTATAACAGAATGCCTGTAGGTTGGAATAATGATACGGGATATACTTTTACTTACGATGAGACTAAGAATAAAGCATTGAATAGAGATGGTAAAGAAGCGGATTTAAAACTCTTAGCTACTATTGTTAATAGTAATCCTAATCTCTCTCATGATCCTAAGTATCCCTTTAGAGTGAAAGTAGATGAAGAGTATACTCAATTAGAAGTCATTCCTCACTTAGCTTCACCTTGCTATTACGGTAAGAAGAAATATCCTTTAAATGTCGTTGTGGATAGTGGTAATATTAGAATATTTGAAGATGAGATTTATGTAGTTTCTGCTTTAGGTGTACCTAATGCTAAACTGATTAATAGTGATATTAAAGAAACCACAATGCTAAGGTATCGTGAAAGAGGAGCGGATAAAGAAATCACTGCAATAGTTATTCCTTATAAGCAGAGAGTAAATGGTGTTGTTTACAAACATACTTTGGATAAGATCAGTATGTTGGATGTTAATGATAATATTTGGAAGATTAAATATTATAACTTAGCAATGGTTAACCTTGATGATAGCCCTGCTGATCCAGTCACTACTCTTTTAGGCATTGGAAAACCTCACCTTTCTCAAACGTTTTCTTCTGAAAAGATAAATGTATTAAGGGATGCTATAGGTAATGAAACGGGAGATGAGTTATTCTACGATCGTAAACTTTATGTTTCGTCATATGCTCGTATTTACGACCCTAGCCTATATAGAATTAATAAACTGGATATTAATTTAAATGACAAACACTATATTGTCAACATTATTCAGTTAACTCTTGCAGGTATCATCTATAAATATTTAGGTATGGCTAATCCTGATGATGCCATTACTAAAAATAATGATATATTTACTTGGAGAACCTCTTCTGAGTACCGTCAGAGATTCCCAGAAAAAGAGATAACCTTTACACCTAGTGTCAAACCAGATGGTTACGGTATCGTCTTCACTGTTGATAGTAATTGGTTAAATTGGAATGCTTCTAAGTCTAATTATTTATTAGGAGCTATTCGAAAACAGCTGCTCGATAAGTTAGTGAATGACGGAATGGAATTAAATGATGCAAACTATATCTTAGGATCTTCAGTAACACACAGTGTTGATTATTTCGAACATGTAAAAGATGCTTGGCATATTTCAGAACGAAAATATTCTACTGACATTACAATAGTACAAAATGATCGAGTCGAAAGATATGCAGAGTCGTTTAAGAATAGTGAAATTGTTAAATCAGACAGTAACTTTATTTACGGTACGGCCGTCTTCTCTATAGAGTTTAGATAATACATTACCTCTCTACTCCCGTAAAAAGGAGTAGAGAGTGTATATTATTTCAAACCTATATTATTAAAGTGTAGTACTCAATCTAACTTTATAAAGGAAATACTAATTATGGCAATTCAAATGTCTATGGATCTTTATGTATTAGTCATTAAAGATCTGTATAAAGATTACCTTAATGATTCTAATGTCACTGGTGCAAAAATGCACCTCTATTCAATGGCTCGTGATGAAGACATTATCAAAGTGGGTAATGTTAAACACAATGATCATGAATATACTGTTTGTATAACTAAAGGTAACAACATGTTATACGATAACCTATTCGTTTCAGATTTTGCTTTTGAAACCCAAATGATCTTTAACACTCGGTACGATCCCGCATTGTTTATTGAGAAAGATCTGAAGTTAGTAAAATCTAAAGAAACTCGTTGCGGTTTTAACTTAAGTGAATACTTCAATGGTGAAATCACTGAAGATATATCTTACCACGATTTCTTTAATGGTATTGTTAACCTTCTGGATGAGAAGAACGATGAAATCTCTGGAGGTTTATTAAGAGACTTTATCAACCTGTCTAACAATTATTTAAGTAATCTGTTACCTCAATCTAATTAAGGAGAAACTATCATGAATAAAACTATCTTTCTATTACCTTTCATTCTTTCTGCTTGTATTATTGTTAAAGCACCTGCAGAAACGGTAGAACAAGAAGAAGTCACTCAATCCAATACTTTCCAATTAAACGAAGATACTGGCATTCTCTGTAAAGACAATCATTCTATTTCTTGTAATGAAACTCGGGATTATTGTTTTAACAACACTGCCGATAAAGATTGCTATGATTTCTATCAAGTAGCAGGAAAAGATCATGGCTGATTACTACTTACCTGAAATTGAAAGACACCCTAATCCATTACGAGAAGATGTACAAGTGATTGATCATGTCTCTTATACACTCAGTATTGGATCAGTAGCTGTCTTGTCTAAACTATTACAACCTTTAGGATTAGAGCTATACCGAAATAAGCAGTATTCTGTTACAGTAGCTTATTCTAAGAATAGAATTGATACTTACGAATTCAACAATAATGGTTTAGAGTTTACTCAGTATTACTCGTTGTCTAATCCTTTATCATTTCCGATTGAAGACATGAGTATCGCTTCAATACTGGATGTGAATGGTAATCCGATTGATGTCTTGATGTTGAGTAAAAAAGCTCAAGATTTCTTTAAGGATATTCATTCCTTTCTAATTCATCACAGGAGAGCCGAATGGTCTCAGGGTGAGTACTTACCCTACATTGAGCTTTCGCGCCCCTCTGTGCTCAATCTGACGCAAGCAATCGCTATTTCTTCACCTAATGAAGCATTGGTATTCGATTACAAACGCTTTATGCGATTTGGTGAAGTCATTTAACTAATCAATTAACTTAAGTATAAAGTCTTTTCGATATGAAGTTTTAATATTATTAAAAGATTTATACATGAAAGGGTAAATGACATGCCTTACACAAAAATCATTAAGGAAGTCTTGAGTAAGCTAAACTGGAAAGTAGTCGGTATTTCTATATTCGGTATTCTTTTGGTTTGGTCTGTTATTGATAACAACCTAACCTCTAGAAAGAATGTAGAACTGTCTGCTAAAGTAGAAAGTTTAAAAACTCAGTTAAAAGACAAAGATGAATTGATCCATGCTTTAGAAGAAAAATCTAAAGTAGAACGTCAATTGGCTACTAACCTTCAAGAATCTTTAGTAGAGCATCAACAACAGATTGCTACTATTGAGAAGAAGGAAGCTGAACGCAATAAGCAATTAGCTGAAGCTTTAGATCGTACTGAATGGTCTAAAGAGAAAGTGCCTGATGAATTAAAATCTAAATTGAAAAGGAAAGACTAAATGAAGTATTCAGTAATCATTGCTACCATGCTCTTAGCAGCTTGTACAACTAAAGTACAAACCGTAAAAGTATTCGAACCTGTTCCTGTACAGTGTGACTTAACCCAAGTCTGTTCGGATAAGGAATACGACATTACGACTAATCGTGATCTCGTGATGGCTTTTGCAAATACCAAAGCGGAACTGGCTTACTGCTCTGAACACTTGAAATCTTTGCAGTCTTGTGTCAAACGAGCGAACAATATTTTGGAAGGTAAACATGAGGAAACCAAGGTTCAAGAGACAAGCTCGAAATAATCATTCTCGTCGTATCTGGTTTATGCTAGAGCGAATGAGAAGAGAAACCAAAGTATAGATTCTACTCTCTACTCCCTAATAAGGAGTAGAGAGTATTTTCTTTTTTGTATTCTAGTATATTTCAAATATATACTATTATAGTGAACCTGATAGAGAAATCTATCAAACCTAATTTCGCTTTGATATTTAATCCATGTAATATTAAAGTATTCATTCAACCTTTGTATAAGGAGACAAAATCATGGAAAAGAAATACGAAATCACTAACGAATTTACAGTTATTGACGGTCGTAAATTCTTTCAAGTAAAAGCCCTGAAAGATTTCGACAATGCGAAAGCCGGTGACCTGGGTGGTTATGTTGAGAACGAACATAACTTATCCCAAGAAGGCGAATGCTGGATTCGTCACGACGTAGTCCTGATGGACGACGCTCGCGTCGAAGACAATGCCGTAGTAACCGGTGACAGCGTTGTACGTAACAAAGGCTGTGTACGTGGTTACGCTCACGTTCGTAACGCCACTGTGTGCGACAACGCAGTCGTGGAAGGTACCGCTTATGTAATAGGTGGTTTCCACGATTACAACAGCATTGTTATCAAAGACAATGCTATCGTGCATGGTGACTTACAAGGCAGCTTCGTCATCTGTGGTGATGCAGTTATCACTGGTGTACTCAGCAGCACTGCTGACATCTGGATCGATATCGATGTAGATGACGAGAACGCAGTCGTAGCTTACCCAGCACCTCATGGTACTGAGTACAGCTATAGTGCGGCTATCGTTGCCAGTACCACTAAAGACCAATGGTGCTTCCGCGGTGATGACGGAATGATCGAAGTCACCTCACGTGAAATCGACAGTCTGTTGCCTGAGCTGATCGGACCTAAGTTCGCCACCTACATGCAGTTCATCCGAGATGCTCACCACAGCATCTACGACATTGAATTGTTCGAAGAAGATTTCGAATAATTCTCGCTAAGATTACTCCCTTATCCTTAATCGGGTAAGGGAGTAGTTTATTCTTATTTTAATTAATTTATTTTTTGCCCATTATTTGGGCTAACCTACCCTAACTTAAAGGAAATCAAAATGGAATTCAATTTGCTGGATAAATACAACGCACTCAATACTTTCTCTAAAGAGAAAGTGAATGAATTTGTGAATAAAGAGTTGGATAAACTCTTTGGCGAAGATCGTACTCGTACTTACGAGAATAAAGAGGATTACACTCATGTAGAGAAAGGTATCTTGAGCATCTCCTACAATGACTTGATTCAATCTACTCAAGGCTCTTACAATCAATTTGCTCAACAGTTGCAATGCGGTCCTCAAGAATTCGCCGGTGCGATCTACATGAAACTGATTCACGATGTTCAAGAATTAGGCTTCAAGACTATTGCGGTAGGTAACTTCGGTAGTATTATCTTGAAAGGTAATGGTATGCCGATTGTAGCAGTAGATGAAACTGCACCTTACGATTACCAACCTGATCAAAACAACCATGTCTATGGTATTCGTACTGAAGACCTAAATGGTGAAGAAATCTTCATTGCTTTTGTTGACTATCGTTTGGCTAATCACATTGCTGAATTCACTGAAGCTTCTGTACATGCTTTGGACTTGAATACCTTGAACTATCCTTACTACTGTAAAGAAGACAAAACTCAATTGCGTTCTCCCATTACCCGATTGAGTATTCAAGGTAATCTCGTAGGTTACATCATGTCTGTAAAAGAAGTCGCTGCTATGGGTGATTTCATCTTAGGACATGTTCATGATTACGATAAAGAAATCATTACTGAAAATCAAAAGGTAGTGTGTACTTATCGTGATGAAGACTACGAAGACTTCTGCGTGTACGATTTCAAGATTGAAGGCTTTTCTCAGAAAGCAACATCACCTGAAGCAGTAGAAGAAATCCTGAAAGATATTCGTGAGCAAATCAGTAAAGAAGATGTGAAGTTCTGTCATGTAGAGCCAGTCATGATGGATGTAGATGGTGATGTTTCTTACTTCCGTATGCTGGTATGGTCTACTGCACCTAACCGTCAGCGTTACCTGCCTCCTATTGTCGTAGAAGAGTTGTTGGCTACACATGCTTGGGATGGTGATACATTCGTACCTACAGTAGAATTGGCTCGTAAGACTCGTGCTGATAAATACATGGAATACGAAGGCATCCATGTTGCATCAGACATGTTGGCACATCTGGAGAGCGTAGTTGGTTTTATTACTCCTGGTTATTTGGCTTGTGAAATTAACCATTTCCTCAGCCTCACTAAAGATGCGAACTGGCCTGATAAAACATTCGTGCCTTACAGTGTAGGTGGAGTAACATTCTGTCTGGACTACATGAACGCTAAACAGTTTAACTTCGCTAAAGTCAATGACATGATCTACAAAGGTCTGGTATTGAATAAAGAAGAAGCTAAGCCATTATCTGAACTGGATGACGAATACGTCACCATCATCAAAGATTCTTCTGTAAGTAGTGTACTGATTAGCAATGGCCATGTAGAAGCAGAAGATGAAGATGATCCATTCAGTGGTCCATCTGGTAACCTTTACTACGAAACTCAAGTGATTTTCAAAGGTAAGAAAACTTATCAAGAAATCGTTGAGGGTTATAAATCTCTGCTGGATAACATTACCATTGAAAGCGAAAGCTTCGAACATCCTGCTATGGTAAATGGTAACCCGATGTTCTTGCTGAAGTATGTAAAAGTGAGTGACTTGGTTGAGAATGCTGATATCGCTAACACCACTTACGTAGTGGATAATCAATCCAATGCATTCTGGGAAACTGAACATGAGGGCGTATATTACACCGCTACAGGTTTTAGCATGATTGTTAACATCCCTGAATACGAAACACCTTTCGATACTAAGCAGTAATTAAAACAGTACTCTCTACTCCCTAAAAAGGAGTAGAGAGTATTTTCTTTTTTTTAGTTTATTTTAAATCTATACTATTTAAGTGTAATAGGATTTATAAATATTCTATTATTCTTTTTACTAATTTTATTTAAGGAAATTTTAAAATGGAAAAATTCTTGTTATTCTCTTTAGGTTTGGCTATCTTGATTGGCGTCATTGGTTTTACTGCGGATTTCTTAGCCCGTATGTACTACTCAGCGATTCATACGCCAAACATCAAGAACATTCGTATCTTGAAGAAACTGATTCTTCACTTGTATACCCACAAGAATAAGAATCATGACTTTAAAGCACCTGAAACACTTTCAGAAACCACTAATGAAATTCGAATGAAAGACATTCAAGACTATATGCGTAAAAACAATTACGCTCGTCGTGTCTTGGTGAACTGGTTGAATGAACGTGGTTTCTCTTTTGGTGTATATGGTACACAACACTGGCTCTTAGAAGTCAATAAATACGATTCTTCTATTGTTGGTAAATCAGTAGTAGAGAATATTGAATTCTCTATTCTTAACGAATACTCTATCGATCGTGAAGAATCTGAAGAGAAAGTCCATGTCGTAGAAGTAAAGAGCATTATCTTCTCTATGTTGGTACGTCATTTCATCAATGAAAATGATGACTTGATTACCATCATTGAATCTATTGAAACCGTTAAAGGTGGTAACATCTTGTTCAATAGCAAAAAATAAAAAAAAGTACTCCTACTCTCTACCCCAGGAAGGTAGAGAGTAGAGAATACAGTTTTAAAGACAGAGCCAAAAACAAAGACAAACCACTCTGTCAATCTCTTCTATTCAGGTAGAGTCTGCCTTCTTCCTAAGGCATGGCTTGTAAATCATCCTGAGTAAAAGATTATTTAGGTTTGTCAGAAATAAGAGTTGCTAAGATGGAGGCTTTATCCATTATACTCTCATTCGTCGGAGCAGTATTTAAGCTACTGATAGATTCTAACAAGGATCTAAAAGAAAAAGTAGTTCTTCTGTTTCTGGCTATTTTATCAGTAATTGTTTTACTGATAACTGTGAAGCTACTAGGTAGAATCTAATAACTTCACTATAACAACCAGTACTCTCCATTTTCAAAAGGACAAAAGAGTACTGGTTATTCTTTTTAGTAGTTAGGTAAATTCCTACACGAATATAAGAATTAGTCCTAATACTAAGTTTATTTAAGTATTGTCAGAAAGATGATGAAAGAATGTAGTTTACTCTTTCAAAATATAAGAGGGATACAATAAATTTTATCAGAGAAAATACATTACCTATACCACCTATTTCTAGGTAGTATAGGAATGCATCTTTTCAAGCCATGTGATAAATATACCACAGCAAACTAACATGGCTGCCTAACTATTGGGTAGAAACCTATCAGGTGTTCGCAGCACCTATTCGATAATGTTTCGTAAATGATCCCATTAGCAGGTCTTATATTGTTTGCTAGAAAGAGTAAAAGATGACAACACTCATCTTACTCAAGTTTATCAGCGAAATTCTGAAATCACTCTTAAACTCTAATCAAAGTTTAGGACACAAGATTTCATTATTAGCTGCAGTCCTAGTATCCACGCTTACAGTAGTAGCTGTGGTACGCTTCTTAGGACTGTAAACAAAACCAGTACTCTTTCAGATAATGAGGAGTACTGGTTATTTTTTTTGATTTAAATTACTAAGTCAAAAAGACTAGAAAAAAGACTTATCTCTCCTGTAGCCTTAGTAGCTACAGGAGAGTAAAGCCCAATCAATCTTAAAGGAAATGAAAATGAAACGAGATCAACAATCTAGGATTGCATGAAGTAGTGAAGGAAATCAACGTATTCTTTTTCATATAGAACTAACCTAAATTAATTTCCTACATCCCAGAATGCTGCTTCTTCATCTCCATCTCCATTTCTAGATGCTCCAAACTTAGATAAAGAAGTATCTGTACCGTGAATATCCCATCTTAAACCACCAATCTTTTGGAATTCTAAGATAAAGAACTTATGCTCTTCAGGTGTGTCGTTTTGTCCACGGTGTTTACCACGAGCAATGGTTTGGTATTTACGTCCGCTATCCTTAACAATATCTACAAAGATTTCTAGTTCTGGTTCACGTGATAAACCACGACAACCTTCGTAATAGGAACCATCTGAAATTTGCATCGCCAACATCTTGTTACCTTGACGTTTCAATTCCATGGCATCAGGTGATAACTGTACAGGAGTGAGTAATGCAATGTTCTTAGCGGCAAAGAAGTTTTTGGTTCTTCTGAAGAGTTCTTGAATATCGGCATCCGCTCGAGAGTGAGACAAACCATTTTTATTGGCTAGGTTTAAGTAGTCAATTAAGGTTAGATGTACTTCGTAACCATCTGCTTCTAATTGCAAGACTTTACTTTGGATTTCTGCATAAGACCAAGTAGAAGAATCCGCTCGTACTAACTTCACTTCGTATCCAGTAGACGTTAATTTCTCATGGACATAAGCTGCAGCTTCACGAGATGAGAGTCTTTGTTTATCTTCGTCTGTTACCTTTACGTTTTCTAGATTCTCTTTCAATAAGATATACAAGTTAAATAATACAATCAACATGTCATCTTCAAAAGAGATTAAAAGCATCAAAGGTTTCTTTTTCTCATCTGTTTGTAAATCCTTAGGATTATTAAACATACAAGCCGAGATAAACATGGATAAACACACACCGGTTTTGTTATTGTGTGCTAAACCACCCACAGTCGTTAATTGACCTAAACGTAAACCACCACGTGTCATTCTATTCATGGCGTGCCAAGGCATCTTAATCGTACGAGAACCATCATTCTCTTTACGAATCAATTCAAACTGCTCTGCGACCGCATCTAAGTCTGATAAGTCAACCTCACAAACAATCCCTGGAATCTCTTCACCAGAATAGTTGACTAAGTCAATAATGCCATTTAAAGAAGAAGACATGTATTGATTCAAGTCTCCAATCTTATCTCGATTGAATTTCAAATCAAATGTCATCTTATCCAAAAGCATCATCGCTTTCTTTTCTTTTAAGTATTTGTTTAACTCAAAGCGATAAGAAAGAATGGTTCTTTTTAATTCCTCTTCATCTAAACGAAAAGAAATATTGTCTTGAATACTTTCAAAAAGCGTAGTATCTAATCCACAGGCAATCCGAATGTGTTGGATTAAATCATTATAAGGAGTCGGTGTCTCTTTACTGATCATGGTAGAGACAACATTTTTTAATTCATTTAAAGATGAATCCGTACCAGAAATATCATTGTTGTTTATTTTTAAAGTAGTAATCACATCCGATACGAGTTGTTTTGAGAGTTCACTTTCACCGCTTTGACCTTCTCTAAATAATAGAGAAATACATTTAGCCAATAGTGCTTTAACATCCATTTTGCTTTTACCTCGTTTTACTATAAAGAACGACCAGTTAGATTAATTGCATACACTATTCTAATAAATTATTTTTGTCTTAATATAGACGTTAGTTAAAAATATGAATTATTACCGGTAATTCCTATTTTCTCGTTAATGTTGCATAAATGATTTAATATACGAATAAATTATCTTGTATTAAATCGTGAAATAGACAAACAAAGGATTATAACAACATGTCCATTTTAAATTTACCAAATGGTGAGTTGAAACTCATCTTGGTACCCGAGCCTATTTTCGAAGATCTTAAGGCAGTAAACTATAGCCCAGATGCTTTACTTTATTATGACAAAGCAAGTAAAGTTCTTAATAAGAACGCTTTGAAGATTTTTACTGTCTTGAATTCCAAGTATAATCCTCAACGATTAGAATTCGTTCATGGTTCAGAATGTCTTACTCCTGTGTTGAGTGAGTGTCTGGACGTACGAGACTTATGGTTATCTCTTGAAGAAGATCAATCTGTTCGAGAAGAAATCCGTAATGAGTTCGTTGCCAGTGATGACAATTCAGGATATTCTTTGGATCAATACGAGTACGATGCTTCACAGGCTTTGCTCTCTTTGCTCAATGGTTTAGATACTGCTCTAGCGAGCGGAAGGAATATTTATGAAGATGTCTTGCCTTCTTGCGAAGGTAAGTGCTTCTTTGTTGTGGTGCCTTATATTCAGAATACCACATCGAATGTACCTTCTGTAAGTAAAGAAACCATGAGCATCTTTGCAAAGAATGTACTAGAAGCTATTTTGAGAAAAAGCGCATTTTACCACGATCAAAGTACCATTGCTCAGAGTAGCTTGTTCGTCCAGTACTTATCTAGTAAGATAAATATGTGAGACGAATAAACAAAGCGTCTTTACTTCGTATTATTTTTCTTTACAGAAATAAATTTTCATTTCTAAACTTTTACGTAAAAGGTTATTAACAATGTCTCTCTTTAAAAAGAAAACAAGCAACAGCTACGCTGGTAAATCCCGTGAAGCTAAAATCGGTGAAATCGCCGCTAACTTGGCTACTCAAGTACAACTGGGCACTGAGTCTCGTGACTTGCTGGGCGCTCTGTTTTTGTCTACTGAATCTTTGAATGAAGCTCAAGTAGCTGAACTGAACGAAGCCACTTCTACCATTCCGACTACTGCGACTCAAATCAGCGAAGCCGCTGCTTCTGAAGGTGATCAACTGACTCCTGAAGAAGTACAAAACATCCAAGACTCTTTGGTAGTCGCTGCTAACCCTGAAGCTTACCTGAAATCTGGTAGCGAAGAAGAAGCTGGTACTGTACATGGTGTACTGGGTGGTGAAGTAGACGCTGCTCCTGTCGTCGTTGAAGCTTCTCGTGAATCTTTCGAAGTTCACGGCATGATGAACACTCTGTCCATGACCGTTTCTTACAACGTTCGTGCCGACAAACAATCTAAAGCTGCTGAGTTGTTCTTCCCGACCATTAACTTGGACTTCAACAGCAACAACTACACCATCGACACTCAACTGTCTACTGTATTCACTGAAAAAGAATACGAAGTAACTGGTAAACGTGACGCTTACCGTAACCAAAAACACATCATCAAAGCTTTGCGTAACAGCACTATCCTGAAGTCAAACTTCACCGATATTATCCCTGTTTACCGTCAAGGTCAAAACGACGACTCTTTCGTTGATGTAAACGTATTGCCTGTACGTTCTGTAGTGAACGATCAAGGTGAAAAATTCCAAACCTCTCTGTTGCGTTTGGGCGAAGAAATCAAACTGTTGGACATTTCTCAAACCAACCGTATGATCGCTCTGGGTATGCAAGACTCTACTGACCAAATCGCTGGTAACCCACGTCTGAAAACCATCGGTCTGAAAGTCGGTAACGATACCGTATTGTTCGAAAACCTGCAATACCATCAAGCTTCTCAATTCACCTACTCTCCTAAAGGTGACCGTGAAGACATCTTGTTGACTTACGATGTAAATACTCACTTGCTGGACGAAAACACTAAAGGTGTGAAATCTGGTGCTCTGCCTACTGAACTGCAAGCCCTGAAAGACAAAGGTCTGGAAGTTTTGATTCGCCTGACTCTGACTGGTCGTGGTAATACTGATACTTCTGCTTTCGAAATCAACTCTGGTTCTGTTAAAGTAACTGCAGTACGTGATGCGAAAACCAAAGAAGTTAAAGACCTGGAAGATGCAGCTCTGAAACCTCTTCTGGATGCTGTTAAAGCGACTGAAGTAGTAGGTTGGGAAATCGACGCTACTCGTACCAACAGCAACATCCGTGAACACGGTATGATCTTGGATAGCCGTGTACAACGTATCATCTACGGTGTACGCCTGCACTCTCCAATCGCTGTACGTCGTCCTTTCGACGAGAAAACTGATGTGACCGACGCTCAACGCATCGACACTCTGATCCAAACCAACTACATCCGTCGTACTAACGCCGCGATCACTGCTCTGTACGACATCTTGGGTATGCTCAAAGCTGCTCCTGAGAAAGTAGACATGACTGAGCCTTTCGCTCACTCTATCGTTGGTATTGGTCAATACTTCTCTAAAAACTACGTACGTGACGTAGCATTGGATGTTTACAAAACTACCCAATCTATGCAAACCACTGATGTGCGTGCTAACGCTTCTGCTGTGATCACTAACTTCGTATTGGCTGAGATGACTCAAGCTTATACTTCTTCTGAGTTGGCTGCAGCTTACGAAATCATCTCTGGTGGTGCTAACTTCCGTCCGCACGTGATTGCGATTGCTGACGTGTTCACCAGCAAATTCATCTTCCGTGAAGGTGATGCTCGTACTCTGGGTGATGGCTTTGACTTCACTATTGAAGAATGTTCTGACGATCGCTTGGTTGACAAAGACAAAGACGGTGAAGTCGGTACGATCTTCTTGTCCTTCGGTGTACCTCGCAACGGTAGCTTGAGCATTCCTCTGTGGTTCGGTAACTGCTTGAGCAAACGTGAAATCCCACGTATTGTTAACCGTGCTCGCGGTAGCAAATACCAACACGAAGTCATGGTTCAACCTTGGTTCAGCCACATCTGCCACTTGCCAATCTTGGTTCGTATCCGTGTGGTTGGTCTGAAGAAAGCCGTTCAAGAGCGTATTCCTTTTGCTGTTCAAGCTTTGACTAAAGACGGCGAAGTACCTCTGACTGCTGAAGCTTAATCTAGCAATAGATTAGTTTAAATATAGACTCTCTCCTCTCTACTCCTTATGGGGTAGAGAGGTGGGAGTTTTATGTTCTATTTACTTATAGAACTATATTATTAAATTGAAGTAATGTCTAACTTTTATAAAGGAACTAATTATGGAAAAGAAATACGAATTGGTAAAAGAAGATTCTATTGAAGTAGAAGGTCGTACTCTTTATCGGATACGAGCTTTGAAAAACGTGGTCAAATCTGACGATGGTACTTATGCAGTAAAGAAAGGTACGCTAGGTGGATACATCCAAAAAGAAGCGAATCTTTCTCACGAAGGTAATTGTTGGGTATTTGATAATGCTAAAGTCTTTGATGACGCACAAGTACAAGACCGCGCCGTTATAGCTGATGAATCTATGGTGTTTGGCAATGCAGTTATAAAAGACGGAGCGATTACTTGTAGTCAATCTAAAGTGTATGGATTTGCGATTATTCAAGACGACGCAATTGTAATGGATCGTGCTGAAGTATTCGGTCACGCTGTTATGGAAGAGCTTAGCTCTATAGGTGATGATGCTAAGCTTTATGGCAGTGCTAAGACGGATAGTACTAGCAACTTGCGTGGTTTTGCTGAGGTTTACGAATATGCTCGTTTACGTGGTGATTGTTTAGTAAATGGTGACTCTCGCATATACGGACATGCTATTATTAATGGACAAGTTGGCATTACCGACCATGCTTCTGTTAAAGACAATGCTATTGTCTCTGGGCGAGTCCTGATGTGCGGTCATGCTACTGTCTCTAAACACGGTAAAGTATTTGGTGTAGGTCGTATTGATTTCAATATCACTGGTAATGGTGATGTTGCCGTATATAGCGATCCAGTTAATTTGAACCACTACATTACTGCTTCTACTAAAGAGGATTGGTTTACTGGTATTGATTATTCTGGTACACAAAAAGACTTTCTTAATGAAGCTAAGAAAAGAAATCAAGAGGAGTTTGATAAATACTCCAAGATTACTAATCTGCATTTAGATCTCTACGATTTACGTGGAGAATAAAGAAGGATACTCTCCTACCTGTAAAAGGGTAGGAGAGTGTTTTCTTTTTTACATTATAGTTTATTTCGGATATATACTATTTACGTGAGATTACCTGAGTAATCTTATTTAACCCGAGACAATAATGTCTCATCTTCTAATCTATCTTTGTAAAGGAATTTAAAATGACTTCTATCAACAATCAAGTTTTTGAAATCGCTGTTTTGACTAAATGTGAAACTATCGCTCCTAGCGAATTGACTCCTGCTCAATATGCTTTGTATATCGAAGCTACTGAAAATGGTTATACTGACCAGCATGACAACCAACACAAATCAATCTCAATGATTGGCTTGCTGACTGTAAACGGCAACACTCATGTTGTAGCTTCCAATAAATACGGCTTCGGCAAACTGGAATTGCTGAATGGTAAAGCCGTTCAAACTACTGGTTCTATTGGTGGTAAATTCGATACCACTAATGGTTTCCAAGGTACGTCTGAACAGGACAGCCTGAAAGTAATCATGCCTACTAAAACCTATGCGTTCTAAGTAGGTAATACAGAATAGAGATACCCTAACCAGGTATCTCTATTTTTTTTTTGATTTATTTTAAACCTATATTATTATAGTGTAATCTAACTCATTAAGGAAATATTACCATGTCTATTTTAAAACAATCTTCTAAACAAAAAGATATTGCTGATTTATCTGGTTTAGACTTACTCAAGTTAGCTAATTCTATCTTTGATAAAATCTCCAATCTTAAAGATGGATATAATCTTTCTGATCTCATTAACGAATTTCCTATTTTAAGATCTACTTTAGATTCCTATAAGGAAGATCATCCAGATAAGTCTGATGTTGAAATGATCTTTCTTTTATTAAGAAAAGCAGAAAAGAAAGATACCAATGGTGTTACGACTACCATTGTTACGGATCAAGAAGGTTATCAGTACTTAAGATTCAATTACAGTAACAAATGGTTTAAGAAAACCTTTCACTGGGTAAAAGGTTGGATGGATGATTACTATGTGATTGTTCGTTCTGATAAGCAAGACCAACATGTCTTCATTAAACCTACTGGTGAAATCAGAATTATACGTAAGGATAAATAAATGAAAGAATTTGAAACCAAACTACTCGTGATGTTCTCCAAAGCTTTCTTAACAGCAATGGAGTTTAACGAGAACTATAAAGACGTTTTTAAAGAAGATGATGTATTAGCTCAATTAGAAGCATTTAAGAACCGTTTAGAGCCTGGGTATACCTTACCTCAGTTTATTAACGAAATGCTCTATAACATCGAATCTGGTGCCTTTAAAGGGGTATATTCTACATTCGGTACGACTCCTAGTAAGAAGATTGGTTTACACTACCATTATTCTTATAAGATTTCGAACATTGTAGCGAGTTGGGTACGAGACAATGATACTCATGAAGTCATCTTCAATGTGAGATATTATAACCATCCTGAAGGTTATCAATTACAGATAGATAAAGATGGAAAGATTACTTATAGCTAAAAGGGACGATTAACCATGTCTGAATTTCCAAGAGAAATCTACCGTAAAGAAATCGTCGCAGGTGATTTCGATACGCCTAAAGGCAATTACAAAGCCAAGCGTCTTTTACAAGAACTCTTTGAAGAAGGAATGAAAGTCGATTCAGGAATAGGAGTAACCCACATCCTGTTATCCAATACGAGTATCTTTATTCATTTCTACTTAAGAAATGGATTAGGAAAAACGACTTCTGTTTTGAATCTCTATAAAAACAGTATGGAGTTTTATACCTTAAAAGAACTCAGGAACATCTTGATGCATCTATCCTGTGCTTATAAGAGTACTCGGGTAAAGTCTTATCTTTCAGAAGTCGACTTTGTTCGCCACATCCTCGATAAGTACGACATGGGTTTAGTACAATTAGCCCTTCGCTTTGAACAAAAGGAATTAATTTAATTATGGATTTATTTAACCAAATCACCCCGACTATTGTTTACGCCAGTTTATCTGCTTATGTGTACTTAGTGGTATTGAGTGCTATAGAACAATTCATGAACTCACGTGACGAATCTGGTAACATGATCGTCTACATATTCCGAACAACCACTTATCTGATTGCTGCTTTAGGTGGTATTTACCTGATTGGTGATCGTTTCGGATTTGAAGATCCGATGAACTTCGTATCGATTTTCACTGTCTTCTATTGCATTATATCCATTGGTATTCGGATTACTTCGGTAATGAATATGCGGGTGAATGCGGCGCCTTTCTTAGGCTATGTTTATTTTCCTACGCTCTTGATCTTCTGGGTTCTCATGAGTAGTATTACGGCCAATACCGTAAACAACATCATGCAGTTGAGAAATATCGTTACCCAAATAGGAAACTTACACACTTTCCGTAGATTTCCTAAATGGTTTGTATGGTTTGTGAATAAACTCTATTGGATTGGTTTGACTATCAATTATCGAGCCAGTAAAACGAGCAATGCTGACACAGAGAACACGTATAAGCATTCCCACATTAAGTACGAACGATCTGTAGGCAGACCTAACAATATGCGAGAAGCGATTTCCTCTATGATCCATTCTCCTGTGTTTAAAGAGATTTCTAGCGATCTAAGAAATAGGCATAAAGAGATTTTTGAAGAAACAGATAAGCTCAATAAGAGTTTTGATGACGAGGGTGTTTGTCTATCCAATCGCAAAATCAACGAGAAGGAATACACCCAAGTCGCTGAACGTTTCGGTGTCAAGACTCCTTCTACCGAAGAGCAGAAAAAGATTCTAGACAATACTTCTTCTGATAAGAAAGAGTAATTGGGTAAAAGAGATTCTAGTAATACTGGAGTCTCTTTATTTTTAGGAATATTAAAATGGCTTACCATACACTAATGATTGTCGAATCCCCAAATAAAGCTAAAACCATTGCCAAGTGGTTAGCGAAAGATGGGATTAAGACTATAGCCACATTTGGACACGTACGTGGATTAGATGTCGATAAACCACGTGAAGAAGTTTTAAATGTCGAACATGGATTTAAACTGAAATACAAGATTCCTGCTAAATCGAAAGAACATGTAAAAGATTTAGTCGGTATGGCTAAGAATGTCGATACGATTTACTTAGCGACTGACCCTGACTACGAAGGGGAAGGGATTTCTCAATCCGTGATTGAAATCTTAAAACAAAACAAGATTACACCAAAACATGTCTATCGTGTTACCTATACAGAGGTAACTGAGAAAGCCGTGAAAGATGCGATTCAGCATTCGATTAACACGAATCGCCAAGTAGACATGAATAAAGTCGCTGCACAGTCAGCACGTGCTGCACTAGATTACGCAGTAGGTTTCTGGATCTCTCCCATTCTCTGGAAGATCTTCCCGTCTCAAGGTTTATCTGCTGGACGTGTACAATCTCCTTCTTTACGGATTTTAGCTGAACGTGAGAAAGAGATTAAAGCTTTTGTACCGAGTACCTATTGGCAGATTAATGCCTTTACAGAAAAAGACAAAATAGGATTTCCTACACGATTAGTACGGATTGGTACAGAAACCATTTCTAAAATGTCTTTGAATGATTCTGCCTACGTAGAAGAACACAAAAAAGCGATTGAAGCTTTAGTGAGTAATAAAGAGAAGTTAGTCGTAACAGATATTAAAACTTCTAAGGTTTCTCGTAAACCTAAACCACCTTATACCACTTCTACTTTGCAGATGGATGCCGTACGTAAGTTAGGTTGGAATGCCACACGTACCATGCAGGTCGCACAGCGCTTATTTGAGGGTTCTGAAGTGCATGGACATGGTTTCATTACCTACATGCGTACGGACTCTGTATCGCTATCTGAAGAGGCTTTAAACGCTATTTACCGATATGGCACACAATTCTATCCGAATGATGTCTTAGATCATCCTAAGCAATACGCGAGTAAGAATAAGTCTGCTCAAGAAGCACACGAAGCCATTCGTCCTACCGACATTACCATTACCCCTGATTCGGTTAAGAGTAAGTTCAGTTCCGACGAGTTTAAACTATACGAATTGATTTGGCAAAGAACGTTAGCTTCCCAAATGAAGCCTGCTATATTCGATAGCACACAAGTCAATTTCAATTTAGGTAAGCAATACGGCTTTCGTGCTAATGGTAGTGTGCTAGTATTCTCGGGTTATTTGTCGGTTTATCAAGAAGGTGAAGAAATCGATGGAGAAAAAGAAGAAAATACGCGTTTACCTAAAATCAATCATGGTGATAAGTTACCTGTATTAGACTTACAAGTATCGGAACACCAAACTAAACCACCTGCTCGATACAATGAAGCTTCTTTAGTGAAAGTGTTAGAAGAATACGGTATTGGTCGTCCTTCGACTTATGCAACGATTCCTAAGACTTTACAAGACAGAGGTTACATTACCGTCGAGAAGAATCGTATCTCCGTAACCGATATGGGTATTGCGGTGATTGATTACCTAGTCGATAAATTCTACACGTACGTAGACTATCAGTTTACAAGTAAAATGGAATCCGATTTAGATGATATCGCTCAAGGTAAGATTAATCGTGAAGCCATGTTGTTTAACTTCTGGAATCCTTTTATTGAAAACGTGAAACGTGAAGAAACGATTTCGATTAAGCATAAAGGTGTGATTGAAACCACTGAAGAGATTTGTCCTTCTTGCGGACAAGCGAATCTAGTGAAGATGTTAGGTAAGTTTGGTAACTACTTAAAGTGTCCACATCAAGGCTGTAAGTATACTCGATCTTTAGCCCCTAAGAAGGAACCTACTGAATTGAAATACATTGAAGGCAAGTCTTGTCCTCAGTGTGGCAATAAAGTAGCGATTCGTAAAGGCTTTAAAGGTAGAGAGTTTGGTAGTTGTGTGGGTTATCCTAATTGTAAGTATTCATGCAATGCAGATGGTAGTGAAATCGTACGACACCAAAATGTGGATACTGGGGTAAAATGTCCTAAGTGTAAGAAACACAATCTCTTTGTAAAGAATGGTCGATTCGGAAAGATGGTAGCATGTAATGGGTTTAATGGAAAACCTAAATGCTCTAACATCGTGAAGAAAGAAGATCTGCCTAAAGTATTAGGCAAGACGGAAGAAGAGATTGAAGCATTATTGAAATAATGTGACAGACTAGCTATTCTTTAGGAGTAGCTAGTTTTTTTTTAATTTTTTGGAGATAAAATAACATGGCTAAACTGTATACAGTAAAAACCAGTGATGGTAAAGTGAAGTGTTTGAATGTCGATCAAGTCGTGATTGCTGAATTAGATGATCCTATTGCACCTAAAGAATTGAACATCACTTTCGCTAATGGCAGCAAAGAAACCATTAAGACTCGTCTGGAAAAGAAAGACGATGAGAAGAATTTTGAATACTTGCAAAACGACGCAATGGCTACAGCTATCTTGGGTCGTTATGTACAAATTCCTCTGACTCAAGAGAAAAAAGAGAAAAAGAAATAAATTTTAAACCTATACTATTTAAATGGAGATTCATTTCTCCATTTAAATAGCTATTTATTTTTAACTCATCTTTAAAGGAAATCTATTATGGAAAACAGTAATACCAGCTTTTTGATTGATTGGTTGGATTTTGGTGTTGAATTTAGTGATGTACATTTAACCAAACTGAAAGCCTCGCCTCATGCGAATATTATCGGAATAGATCGTTACACCGTAATCTCGGGGATGTTCGCTACTAAATTCGATTTAGCAACATCTGTTGGTAAATATATAGTCATTGTGAAAGATGATGTTATTGCTACTAAACTGGCTACTGCTTTTGTGACTGGTAAATCTATAGACCTCTTTGAAAAACTTGAAGACTAAGGATCTTAAAATGGCACCTGTAGAAGACATCCGCGCAAGCGATAACCGTGAACAGACTAAACCTAAAACAATATTCGACTTACTGGAGTTTAAAGATAAAGGAATCGTGCACTACAAGGATCGATTAGATAAAGTACCTCAGGCATTTGTCAACCGATTCAGTATTGATTTTGATGACAATAAACGGTATTATTCGTTTAACATCTCTACGATTGTAGGTAGTTACGAAGTCACTACAACCAATCCAGAAGTTGCTAAGTATTTGTCTAACTGTTTTATTGATAATGAACCCGCTGATCTATCTATAGGGTTTTAAAAAGGAAATATAAATGAGTGAAAAGAAAGTCATCATTGACCACATCAAATTCAATACCGAAATCACTGAAGCACAATTGGCTAAACTGAATAAAGTCCCTCGAGTCATTGTGAAAGACTTGTTGAAAGGTGAAGATAAACAAGTCTCTTTTGTGGTAGAAACCATTATTGGTGATTTACAAGTCGAATCTAAAGACAAAGAAATCACTCGTATCTTCACCAATGCTTATACAGACGAAGGTACTGTAGATCTTTTGCATGACATTAAACCTGTACGTTCTACAGGTAATGGTCGTTCTCAAGGCTGTACCCGTATCGATAAAAGCATGAAGCTTTAATATTGATTACTCTCCTCTCCCGTAAAGGGTAGAGGAGAGTAATTCATTATGTCTTTTATTTTTTAGGAATAGTAAAATGACGACGATTGTTTATTACGATAATGAAATCATGGCAGATACCAAAGCCTTGACGTATCATCAAAATGGTATTGATACCAAAAGCACTTTTCGTAAAGGAATTAAGATTCTGAAGAATGATCACTTAATCGTGACTTCTTTTGGTTTTATGTTTCCTATAGAGAAACAAAATGAAATCTTAGAAACTGCAGAATGGATTGCGAAAGCATTATCCAGAGCAGAAACTTATAAAGAGGAATTAGGTACTGAACTTATCTCTTTAAACTTTACAAGTTTGATGATTGAAAAACTGATTCAGTTCATTGATCCTTATTTCAAAACGGGTAATGTAATTGAAGCTAAGGTTTGTATCATTACCAGAAACAGAACCGTTTGTATTGGTAATGATGAAATTGTCTTTACGAGTAAAGTCAATAGTAATAAAACGGTAGTAGGTTATAATCACGTTATTTCACATGGTTACAGTACTAAAGATAAACCACCTAAACAACTAGAGAATAAAGTAGTCATCTCTATTGTGGATAATGATAAGATTGATTATTACGTATCGGGTACGGGTGAGCGATTTGTAATCCCCGCTATTAAGTTAGGTTTAACACCTAAAGAAGGATTTAAGTTAGCTATTAAGATGGATATGGTTTCATCTGTAGCTTTATCTAATCAAGAATATACTTGTTATAACGTAAAGGATTTAAAAGCATTAAAACCTTTTACAGTTAGAGAAGTCAAACAGTTGATTAAAGGAGAATGACATGATTGTGATTTATAAAGAAGGAAATCTCTTCATTCAACACAGTAACAATTATCCAGGTACGGGTAGCATATATACCGTACCTTTACCTAAGCCTTCTTTTGAACGTAGTAGAAAGAGTGTCATTATTCCTTTAGCAGAAGACTTCATGATGCATGATACGGAATTAAATCGAAATCATTCTATTCGTAAAGAAGGTATCTCGATTATTCCTAAAGTGAACAGTATTGGGATTTCTGTTTTGGAATTAACCACGACTGCCATGAAAGTGCATTTTGTGGATGATGAAGGACGATTCAGTAGAGTGACTACTTATCCTTATTTTAATAAGTTTAATCCTTCAGAATTTGCTTTTACCACGAATCCCAATATCGAAGGAGAATTACAAATCCTAATGGCGAGTAATGCTTCTTTTGATAAGTTGTGCCAATGGGTTTATACTACAGGTTCTCATGTAGACATGTATAAGGTAATTGTAAAAGATATCCAGCTACAATACATACGTGCAGAAATTGATACTATTGCTGTTTCTAAACCAGAAGGGGTAGATTTTACGATATTGGATTACTATCATGATATCGTATTGAAAACAGGTGAAACCAATCAAGAAAACTTACCTGAAGAGATTAGACAGAGAATCGTTGAGTCAGTAGAAAATAAAGTAGAGAATATACTGGATATTGTGACTTGGAAACCAGTCAATTTGAATATTCAGTTTTAAACCAGGAACTAATCTAAATGGATACGGAACGTTTTGAAAGTAAAGAGGAATACTTAAGTAAAATTCCTCAACCAGAGAGTATTGTTTTTCATGATCGATTTAACCACCATCAGATCACTGAAAAGAATGAAGACTATCTTTGGATCATCTCTGATTTGAATAATGCTCTGTCTAGAAAGACAGGGAAATACATTAGTGATTTAGAAGAAGTCTTTAAACCATTCAAGAAACCGTCAGGAATGCCTCTAAATGGCGTTATTAGCCACTTAGTGAGTGCTTACCTACATACGACTGTCTCAATCATGAAACGTAATATACGCGTCATGCAGATGGGTTTATGGCCTATTACTCAAAATGAAGAGAAATGGTTAGAAAATGGAGAGTTTGATTTCAATGAAACTTTCTATAACATCTTCCGTAAAATGATTGTCTTCGAAGGTCATCACTTAAGAAAGAAATTCTTTGATAAGGAACAGTTCTTTAAGAAAACGATTCCTTTGTTAAGGAAGTATATTGCAGAGAATACTTTGTATAAAGAAGACGATGCATGTACTTATGGAGATGTGTATGCGGCTAATTGGTTACATCAATACATTGCTGTAGAAGAACCTACGGATGATGAAGCAGAAATGGTTTTAAGAAGAATTGCTGAAACCAAGAGAAGAGTCTTAGGAACTAAACCTTCTAAGATAGTTAGACCGATTAAACTTTCTAACTGTATTGGATTTGTAATGTAAATTATTACAAATATATACTATTATAATGGGTCAAGAGAAGTACTCTTGCTACCCTAGCTAACTTAATTATACTTATGCTTTAATAGGTATAGTTCTGTCCATTCACTTTCTTAAGAAAAAGGAAACTAAAATGATGTCATTCACTAACCCCAACACTGAAACTCAAACTGCTTTGGAAATCGATCTGACTAAACCTATAGCCGATATTGTAGCTACAGAAGAAGTGAAAACTTCTGAAACTCCTAAGTGGGATGGTCGAGGTATTCGTCTCAATACTCGTGAAGAATTCATTGAGTATGTAGCAGATCGCGTACGTAATGAACTCGTACGTGAAGTATACGACCATGCCGGTAGCAATAAGGTATCTGAAAAAGATATCGATTTGGTACTGGGTAAGAATTTCTCTTTCGTAACTAAAAATGTACCTAAAGAGGAAAACTTCCCCGTAACCATTAATCCAGGATTCCACAACTCTTCTTTGGTGTACGCTAACAAACGCACACCATTCCATCGTGGTGATCGCTTCTTGTCCGCTATCAAACAAGTAGCACGTGATATCTTGTTCCTGCTTGAAGCAGACGAGACTGGTGCTTTTAAAGTAGTGGAACTGGAAGAAGAAGGAAAAGGTACGATTGAAACCTTCTTCATCTACAGCACCAAAGGAGAGAATCTGCCATTGGTTACTGAGAAACCTAAAAAGGAGCCTAAAGCTCCTAAACCGAAAACAGCTTTGGAAGAAGCTTTCGGTGAAGCAGGCATTAAGAAGTCTCCTGCTCCTCGTAAAGAGAAAGAGGTGAAAGCTTCTAAACCCAAATCAGGAATCAAACCTACCGTTACCATTAAAGGTAACGAAGTAGTCGTTCGTATTCCAGAAGGTTTCTCTGTAGTGGTAGAAACAGTTTAACTATGAAATCAATCACCACAATAGCGACATTAATCGGTATCTATTACTTCGGTAAGATGCTGGTTAATATCGTACCTGAACAAGTAGATGTTTATGCAGGTGTCCTAGTCTTCTTCATTGGACTAGGTTATCTTGCTAAACCTAATTAATCTAAGAGAGGAGACCCTTCGGGGTCTCTTTTTTTAGTTTCCAATCCTCTTTAATAGGAATTTTATTTTATCATGTTACTCTCTATTTCTCTAACAGACCACAAATACGAACCTATCTTGGGCATGAACGTCGATAACTCAGACCAAAAGATTCGTGATCATTTGACTTTTAAATTACCTCCAGATCGTGAAAGCATTGATTTAAAGTCTTACTACTTAACTGACTATATTCTCTTGAAGATGAAAGAGAAAGAAGACGAGCTTGAAGCGTATAATAAGAAATACGAAGCTTGGTTGGAAAAGTACAATGCTTTAACTGAAGAACAAAAGCAACAATATGCTGAAAACCAATACATCGAAGGTGTGATTGATCCTGCTCCTCGTTCTGTTGAGATTTACGATGGTGTAATTATTGAAGACGTGCCTGTCTTCATGGTGAGTAATTTGATTGATTACTTAAATCGCCATAATGTTCGTATTTACTTTAACTACGAATACGAGCGTATGGTGTTTGATCAATTGGAAGAAACCGATACGCTGGGTGTCTATAATGTCAAAGACAAACCAAGTGGTATTAAAGAGCATAAGATCTTCTTGTACTCTACACACATTGTCGATATTGACAAAATTAAAGAAAAGATTAACAAATAAAGATAAGTACTCTCTACTCCCTAATCAGGAGTAGAGAGTAGCTATCTATTATGCCTGTGGTCTAGCTGCTGCCGCTGCTTGAATCTCTTTTGCACTTTCAGCAGTCGCATCAGGTAATGCGACTTTGAGCTTCAAGTAGTGGATATTGTTTTTCAGAGAGACACGAGAATTCTCTGCTGCCCACCATTGAGCACCTTTGAATACATGCATATTCGCTAAGGCTAGCAAGAAGATATTGTCTTCACAAGCCCATTGCATTTCTTCTTTTTTATCTGGAATATTACAGATAAAGCGGAAGACTGGACGATTCAAGTTAGGGACTAAGTCAAACGTATTGTTACGAACAGAGTAGACTTTAGCAGTACCATGGTAGTGTATCGCTTTCGCACCAGCATTAAACTGAGTCACTTCCAAGATATTGTTTTCGACTTTAATAGTGCGATTTTCACCAAAGGTTTTCGTACCCGTCTCTTGAATAGCAATCGGTACGACTACCACATTCTCTGCTACAAAACGGTTACGTTCAATCGTGACATTGCCTAAACCATTAGCGACATAATTAGGAGAATCCATGAAGACAATGTAGTCTACTTTACCACATTTAATGTCATTATCACGGATAAACCAGTTAGGCAATACATCAGACGATTTATTTTTGTTGATGAGTTCAATAACACGGTGTTCGCCACGACCATCATGAGAGAGACCACGTACTTTATTGCCTTCGACTACATAACGAGGATCACGTACTTGATTACCCCATTTTTGGAATTCTTGAGGCATCAATTCAATACGAATTGCACGTTGTTGATAGTAGTCTTGTTTCAGGTTCAAAGCTCGACCTTCTGGGACATTATCATCGCGCTCTAAGCGGAACTCTGGATCAAAGTCAATATCATTTTTAGTAATGATACAGTTCTTACCAGGATATCCACGGTGCTCTACAGCAATGCCATGGAAACGGTTACAGTAGACTTGGTTATCGGTAATCACACCATCCCAACCATCGTGTACGTCCAAACCTTTACGATAGTTGTATTCGGCTAGGTTTTTCTCAATCAGGTAGTTAGAGTTTACTGTACCACTAGACATGGTAATACCATAACCTGTACCACCGTCTTTTTCGTGACCATTACGATAACAGTGGTTACCCTTGGCTAAGAAATCTAATTGCCAGCAAGCTAAGACACCGGCTACGCGATTATGGTGTAAGATACAGTTTGTTACCACATTACCTTTAGGTAGTCCCATGTCTTTAGGATGTAAACCTTCGTAGTAATGTTTGTTTGCCATTGTGCCTGCTTTGGCATAGTTCACAATACCTACATCAGTGGTATTCAAGAATACACCGGCACGATTACAACCACTAATCTCTACATTTGATACTTTACAATGGTTAGTATGCTCCATGTAAATACCATTGACTGCGCCAAAGTAAGTGACACCTGGGCGATAGAACTCACCTTTGTATTGTAAAGTCAAAGCAGAAATGACTTTATCATTCAAACGCTCTACTAAGATCAAAGCGTCATTACGCGCATCAGTTAAGTTGGTTTCTGGATCCCAATCTATAGACTGTGGACGATCTGTCCAGATCTTTACTTTCTTACGATCGACACCAATAATCCCACGACAGTTAGGATAGAGAACATTGGTCATTTTAATCGGTCGATCAATCTTGTATTCGCCTTCTTGAATCAAGACGAAGTCGTTCTGGTTATGGGCTTCTTGTAATGCTTTATCCATGGCATCCGAAAAGCTCACACCTTCGGTTAAATAATTGTTAACGACAATCATTTAAAAGTTCCTTTTATGTATTTTAATAAATATTTCGAAATAGCAAGGATTTCATAAAATCTACCACATTTTTCCATATGATGCTAGTCTTATACGACTTTTAAATTTTACTTTTATAAGGAATATTGATCATGGAAATTACGGTTAGAAAAGCTTCTCCGGCTACTATCCAGATGATTGGAGAAAATGGTGACAGTGTTAATGTCACTGAAGAAGTGATCTCTACTGTTGAAGAAACCACTGACAAAACAGATGAATTGATTACCAAACAATCTGTATTGGATGTGTTTAATAAACAGTTTTTAGAGAGACTAAATTTAGTCCCTAAGTATTCTCGTAATTACTTTTACGTAGGTACTGGAGATCCTGATACTATTCGTAGTCAAGAAGTACACAGTAGCTTCTATAATAGTTTAGGTGGTGTTAGTACCGAGAACGAATACGGGATTACGTGTATGCATGATTATATTCGTTTAGATCAGTTCCAAGACCAAGAAGGTGATATTACCTTTGATGACTTAGTCGGTACTTTTACTCGGACCATTCTCTATGCTTCTCGTTTGGCTAAGTATAAAATTACTATCATGAAAGGGAGTCGTAAGTATTCTGAAAAAGAAGTTTATGCTGCGTTACACGATGGTAATCCTAACATGATTGATTACAACACCGTTAAGAATTCTATTGTAGGAACTACAGAATTTAATACCATTTGTAAGAGATGGTACCAAAGAGTATTAGATCATGCTGAAGAAGCTCAGCAAAGAAAAGAATATGTTTATCGATTACCTGACCCCCCACCTCCTGCACAGGGTGGGGTGAAATACTTTAGAAAAGAAAGACACAGTGGTCGTGTAAACTCTTCAATGAATAACCGACAAAATACCAATACGGCTGAATTCGATACGATCTTTGGTGAGGGCCGAGCTATTGCCTATTTCTTATTACCTAAAGTAGTGAGAAACTTGAGAGGATTTAAATTAAGAAAGCAGTTCCGTATTCGTGAGCATGGGGTGATCATCTCGGCATTACTGATACATAAAGATACTGGTGTTATTTTGGCAGAAGCTCCTGAGAAAATAGTACGTTCAAATAGTCCCGAAGATATATTCTACTTTACCCAAACACGGATAACGATGTCAGATAAACCTATCGATGATTTGATTTTAAGATTACAGGTCAGAACATCAGGTGACCGTGGTGACGCTATGGCAGTTGTAGTAGAGATTACTGAATTGATATTCGATGATGAATACGATGTCTATCCTGCTTTAAGTAGAACGGTTCCTACTATCGATACAATTAACAGTGAAGTTCAAGGTCCTGAACAATACTTTATAGAATATTCTGGCATACCAGCTTATAACTATCGTTACACGGTTAAGGATTTTGTCTTTAAACCCAGATATTTTGTCTACCATTTGGAAGGGACTCAAAAAGACCGTTATGTGTTTGATGGTATCGAAGTTTATCGTGATGGTCGTTTAATTGGAAGAGTTGGTACAAGACTGATTAATGAAAGAAATGAGACAATGTCTGGTAATGATGTTCCTCAGAGATCTGCTTATTACTGGAACCTCAACCAACAAGAATATGTCACGTTAGTAACGGATGTCTCTAATATCGATATTCGTAATGGCGATACTATTCTGTTTAAATTCCAATTTGGTGATAGACGAGATTATAACAGAAACATAGCTTTAAATAAACTCAATACCCCGCACATTCAATTTGTTATAGATAACGTATACAGTAATCACCAATTAATTGGATAAACAAAATATACTACACTAGGTCTTATCGACCTAGTGTAGTATACTGTTTTATGTTTAACCAGCCCAGCGAGCAGGATGAATTTGAATTCGTTGTAATTGTCTTGAAGTCGTATTAAAGAAAATACAATAGACTTTACCATCCGAATCGATTTCAATATCTGCTTTCTGAGTTGCAATGTTACCTGTAGTGCGTTTTAACACATTCAAAGATTTCTCTTCACTTGGGTAGAAGTTAGTACGAACATTTACGTATTCACCATTACCAATCTTCATTCCAGTAAAGTAAGTAACATTACCGTCCGTAACGCTATAGTTATCACCACTGACTTCAAAGAATCGAGGTAGAGACACACCTTCACGAGCTAAGATCGTACTGTTGTTACTGTTGTAAGAGATAATAATTCCTTTACCCCAAATAAAGTCTCTTTCTAAACGATTAGAATAGAAGGATAAGTTCTTATAGAACTCAGAAGTCTTCATGAATACCGGATAGAAAGTTTGAATACGGTTTTGGTAAACTTCACCGGTATTGAAACAACAGTTATTGAACGAGATGTTGGCACTTTGTAAACGATTGAATCGAGCATCTTCAGAAACCACATAATCGTGATCTGTAATGGCGGTATTAACCAAAGTACGATCTTCGGTATAGTTTACTAAAGTCATGTTCTTAAAGATCACATCAGGTACACCTACAAACTCTAAGCAGGTCAAGTGTAATGCTTTCTTCGGATTATTGCGTAAGTACACACTACCATCATGACGAATACCTTGGAATACCAATCGAGTATCAATGTTCTTCACTTTCAATGCTTTTGTGTGGTCTTCAGAAATCACAGAATCCGTATAATCACGAGAGGATTGGAAACCATTATAAATCGCATCAATACGAGGACCATAGATGTCAATGACCACTCGACCACCACGAATATAAGCAATGTCATTTGTCGCATGGTTCTGTGGGACACTTTCGTAAGAAATACCACTGGCATTAATTGCTGTCGCTTTACGACCGACTTTATGTTCTTTACCTTCTGCTAAGTAAATCGTACGATTTACACCAGTAGGACCTTGAGTTAAGGCATAAGCTAAAGTCGCTAGAGGTTTATTTCGTGTACCGCGACCATTGGTTTCAGTGATGGGTTCATCCACACCATTGGTAGGATCGACATAGAGATTCTTCGTCAATTCATCTGGTACATTACCATAGTACAAACCATCATTATTCCAGCGAATCATGTTAGATTCTACAGAAGAAATCGGAATGACTTCACGAGCTAACTTAGGTTGTTCTGTACCAAAGAGTTCCGTCACCCTACGGGTAACCTGATTGTTATCCACATTCAAGTTAGCAAACTGTCTGTTCACTACAGAAGCACTACCAATACCCAAGTTGTAAGGTTTACCAAACAATGCTTTATTAATCGCTTGACGATCTAAAGTCGTTTGACCATCGACATACTTCAAGATGTTTTCTTTTAAAGTATTCTTAATGTCATTGTTAATGGTATTGGTTAAGTCACGGTTAACGTCACCTAAAGCTTTCTCTGAAGCAATTTTAGTTTGATTCGTACCGGCTTTCTCATGGGAAATCACATTACGATAGTCTGCAATACCTTTCCAATCAGTAAAGATGTTACCGCCAGTAGAGAATCGACGATAGACATTTTCAGCAGCATTACCACCATCCGTACTTGGATAGAAGATTTGCATTGGTCCTAAGCTACCAGGTACGACAAACAGAATACCAGAAAGCGTCACAGGCGCATTAGCTGTATTAGGCGCAATCTTCCAAATACCCATGTGTTCTGTTTTAAAGAGACGACTTAAGTCTTGATTGTATTCACCACGATAGTTAAACATCGTGCCGTAGTCATCAGCATCCACAGAAACTTTGACTAACTTGTTACCCGTATCTTTACCAATCTTCACGACATTAGTCATGTTATTGCCCGTACCGATAGGACGGATTTGACCTACACCTGTACCCATGTGTACAAAGTCGTCTTTATGGTCTTCTAAGGCTTTATCAGAAATCTCTGTTTTCACTGCGTCGTAGGTTTTACCCATGAACAAAGTCGTATCGGCAGCACGAGCTGTTTTATCCAACTTCGTATCTTGTAAACGATTCAAGATATTCTGTAAGTTATTAACCTTTAAGTCGACTTGTTCTTTAGAGTGTTGACCGGCAATCAAAGCTTTCAATTCACGACGCAAAGCTTCGATCTCATCATTCATTTGTTGGCTAGTAGGCGCACCAATCAAAGCAGGGGTGATGTTGTGGGGATTAGAAGCTCGTTTGTGTTGTTCTAGCTTGTCATTGAGTTCAGTATCTTTACCAGTTAGTTTGGTATCTAACTGGCGCATCGCTTCTCTTAACAATCGTAAAGCTTCTTCTTGAGAAATCTTATAATTGTTAAAGTCATTAATCACTGGTGTAACAGTAGAGTTAATCAACTGTCGAATCTTTTTCAATTCATCCCAGATGACATCATGAGAAGCTTCATCACCAATCAATACAGCACGAATATATCGTTCGACAATATAGATCAATCCTTCGTAACCGAAAGTTTGGTAAATCGGATGTCGGTGATCAGCAGGATTAAACGTAGAAGGTTTATTACGAATGTTCTCCCATTCTACTGGGCGATTATCGTGATTTAAATCTTCTAGTTTACGAGCGAGTAATTTAACATCTGCTCCGCTAAATTCCCCACCTACTGCCTGATAAGAAACCGCAAACTTATTACCTAATTTACTATTGGTGACGACAATCACCATAGAAGCAGCAAGACCAGTTTTCAAAGCAATCACTTCTGAAGGATCTTCAAAGAAGTAATCACTTCTCGGTACTTCACGACCAGAAGGCAATTCTGTCAATACTACAGAGTCATTATAGAAATGTCCGTAATGAGGTACAATGATTTTTCTGAGTCGTTGTGTGGTGGTATGTTGTTCATTACTCACCAAGTTATTCGGGTTTCGTCCCGACTGGTCAAATTCGTACCGAACCTTAAGGTTTGGAGTTTGATTTGCCATGTTGACTTCCTTAATTAAACGTTTAATTAAAAATGCAAAAGTAAAAGCTATAGAGTAGTGGCCACTACTCTATAGCCATTCAAAGTATTACTGCCATTTCGGTGCTGGAATTAATTCTTCTTTAATCTTGCCTGTACGAGAATCAATGAAGAATGCTCTCAAATCACCTACTGCTTTTTCAGAAGCGATCTTAGACTGGTCATTGCCATTAATAGAATGGGAAATCTTACTTGGGTCTACGCCAGCTCGTGACCAGTTAGACCAAGTCCCATTTCGTTCAGCATAACGTGAAAAGATCGCACCTTCATTCCAAACAAAGTAACATTGTTGTACTGTATAAGCAGCAGGCAATACTAATAAAGTACCTGCTTTACGATCAGGATAACCTAAGTTGGTACCAGCCGCAGAATCAGAAGCTTGAGAATAAATACCAATATCCGCTGTTTGTTTCAAGGTATCAATAGATTCATTGGTTAATGCTTTACGATACATGAACATTTTACCCATATCGACTGCATCAATAGAGACTGCTGGTAAACCAGAATCTTCTGTAGTCTTACCAATCTTAATCACATTGACTTTAGCACTGTTCTGAGTCGCTACAGCGTGCTGATTGACACCATTACCCATGTGGACTTTAGTGTCATCCATCACGTTAGAAACAAAGCCCGTAATCTCACTCGTTAACGCTTGTACGGTTTTACCTTCTAAACGAGAAGCATTGGTTGCTACTACATTGGCTTTCGCATCCGCAATCACTTGTTGTAATGTCTTACCACCTAAAGTAGCAGCATTCACATTGGTTTTTGCATCAGAGATGACTTGTTGTAAGGTTCTGCCACCTAAGGTATCAGCTTTACGACCTTCAGCAATCAAACGATCTTTATTCAATCCACCTACTGTCGCTGCATTAATATTGTTTGCAGAGAGGACATAATTTTTATAGGCTTCTTTATCTAAACCACCAAAGCGTTCAGCATCAACAGAAGATCTTGCTTCATTAATGATTTGCTGTACAGTATAACCACCAATAGTAGTAGCTGCGGCTCGTACACCTTGTGCGACTTCTGCTTTAAAGGCTTCAATCGTTTTACCACCGATGGTTGTTGCATTCACATTACGACGAGCTTCATCGATGATTTGTTGAGCAGTTCTGCCATCCAGTTGTACAGCATTGACATTGTTCTTAGCATCAGCAATGATTTGCTCTTTAGTCGAACCACCTAAATGGGTAGCATTGACGTTTTGTTTTGCATCAGAGAGCAATTGCTGTAAGTTACGACCACCAATAGAGACCGCATCGACATTCTGTTTGGCTTGAGCAATCAGTTGTGCCGAAGTCAATCCATTTAATTGCGTCGCATTGACACTAGAGCGAGCTTCATTAATCAGATTGTCTTTGGTTAAACCATTTAAAGTCGTAGCGTTGATGTTGTTATTCGCTAAGAGCCAAGTCGCAAACTGTTCAGGTGTGCGGTTACCAAACTTATTGGTATCGCCTGCAGTTAACTGCAACATACGAGCTGCTAGATTAGTAACATTGTCCCCACCTTGAGCAGAGAGAATCGCATTCAAACGATTCTTTACATCCTCTACCATTTCAGTATAGGTTAAACCATTGAACTTAGCAGTATTCGCAGAAGTGCCATCCAGTACGAAAGATTTTAATTGCTGGCTATTGCGACCATCAAACAAAACAGTATCTGCTGCTTTTTCACTCTTACCTAATTTAGTAGCCAGACGAGAATCAATGTCGGCTTGTGTAACGGCACCAATATCGGCAGCTACCAAACCATGGACATTACCACGAGCATTAATGTGCTGGTTAATCACCGGCATCGCTACTGCATTGATAATATCCCGTACACCACGTGGTGTGACATAGTAGTTATCGGTATTGTTGTTACCATTATTTAAAGGCAAGATTTCTAAGTTACGTAGATTGCTTAATCCTACGGAAGCTTTACCACCTGAAGTAATCGTACGTTCTACAATGTCAATGATTTGTTGCTGGTTAACACTACCGCCGCCTCCATTGAGATTCTCACCCAAACGTCGTAAGACATTGAGTAAGTCTGCAAAGGAAGTCATGTCTTGAACATCATGTGAGTGTGCTGTGGGTGGGAATTGATACGGAATATTAGCGACTTGTTCCCAAGTAGTAATGATGGGATTGTATTGCAAGTCAGCAATGATTTCCGCAATCTTATTTTGATTAATGGTCCAAGCCCCACCTACGGTACGATAGTCTACGTAGATGTCACCTGCTAGATTTCTGTTAATGAAAGAAATCGCACCATATACCGGAATACCTGTAGAGTTTACAGCTTGTAAGAATTCGTATCCGACAACAAAGTCTACACCTTCTACTAAATAAGTTTTAGCACCTTGTTGGGTTTTCTTATAGACTTTTAAATCTTTAATGTAAAACGGAGCATAATCCGGAATGATGTAATGGAAGGTGTATCCATTTTTAGGAGTCAGTGTATGGCGTTCATTGGTAATGAGATTAGCCGGTACACGGGCATGTGGATCGAAAGTATAGCTAGGTAAATTCTGTACCGCCATCTTTTAATCTCCTTGAAAATATGAAAATAATATTTAGCTAAATATTATATAAACTTTATTTAAAATTTATATCCAGAGCGATCGTCATATTATTGCGATTCTCTATCAACCACTGAGGTAATCGATAAAATGAATTACGAGATCAACCGAGCGATTGGCAAAGTCATTGGTGAAATCGCATTATGGGAGAAGATTCCATTAGGTGAAACTATTGAAAACTTGTATAAGAAATATAGTTCTATTCGTTTAGAAATGACGAATAAGTACAGTAAAGAAAAAGGGGTAGTATTGTTAGACGAATACTTTCCCAATATGGATCGATCTAAGACAATTGAAGAATGGTTAACGAGTATTGGTGAAACCCGATTAAACTATACAAACTTGAAAGTGAACTTAGGTAGAAAAGGTTTAATCTACCAAGAAGTACTCTCTAACCATTTTAAAGTGATTCCTGTAGCCAAAGGAAAACTATCGGATGATGACTTAAGTCGTAAGTTTAACTACGATGATTTGTTTATTACTAAAGAAGGTGTCGATCCCATTGATCTACAAAAACATGTTTTGTTTACTGTAAATGGTTTCTTACACCAGACTGATGCGAACAGTAAAGGTCTTTGGGTAACAGATGGGTATAAAACGATTCGTCGTAGAAAGAAACATTGTATTGGTGCGATTAGTTTTGAAAACTTAGGTTCTGTAAAACAAATTGACATTAAAGAAGACATGCTCTCTAAACTCAATGAGAAAGTAGGGTATTATTCAGAGTGTGTGATTGACATTGGTGAAGATGTTTCCAATAAGACTGTGATGTTAGTATTAGGTGGTTATTTACACGTATTGGATTTCGATGTCTTTACCTTGATTTCTAGTAGTGCGATTAAAGTGAAGTTTAAGAACATTCCTTTATTGGAACGAGTCCATGCTTCTGCAGATGACTTGGATATGGCCGATGTCTTCTTCCACAAAACCTATGGTGATAGAAACGTTATCTTAAGGGATATCTATTCTGATGACTTTATTGTGGATTACTTAAAACACTCTACTTCTTTTATTGTCTTGTTGGATAATCCTGAAATCTTTAAAGAGATTACTTATCCTCAACAAAGAAATATTCCGAATAACTACCTAACCGATACGAAACCCATCTTACCCATGATGACTCGTTTAGGTAAGTTTGAAGAATACGTAGCGATTCGTGATGTGGATAAATACGTATTAGAGACGGCTGATTGTCAATATCATGTACGTTTCTATAATTCCTATCGTATTATGGATAAGAATACTTATTTGAATGATGCAGGTATTCCGACTAATAGATTAAAGATTCCTCAAGCTTACTTCTTTAATCTCTTAACTTTCTTGTAAGACATAGCTCATTACTCTCCTATCCTTTATAGGGATAGGAGAGTAATTTTGCTTTATGTTAAACAATAATGCTTTTGGATTGATCGTAATTAAACTTCACATTAGGAACTTCTGCTTCATCTGGAATAGCGATACAGAAATCTCGTGTTTCTAAGAACTCTAAACCAATAAAGAACTTAATCAAAGAAGCTGTGGCTTTAAAGAAATCCATATCAGATAACTCTTCAGTGACTTCGACATAAGTAGAGAATTGAGAGCGTAAGTCTTTCTCTAGTTCTTTCACTTGTTCTCGTCCTTCATCAATCGATAAAGGCATAATCGAAGGTGCGACTAAACATACATCATCTAATCGATTAGAAGCCAATTCTAGTGAATGTTTTGAAATCCAATCGGACCAGTTATACAAGTAAAAGAAAGTCACATTATCTTTTAACCAAGAAGGCGTAATCGATAAAGGATTATTATTGATCACTCGAATAGGAATCATGTGGTTGGTGTGGATTTTCAAACACAACACCATGGTATTGATCTCTTCAGGTGTCAACTTATAAGGATAGATATTCAGAATCAATTCAGGATTCAGTAATCGTCCTTCTTTACCAAATTCAATAATATAATCCCCTACTATAGCACCTAATCGAAAGAGTAATGCTGTTGGTAAAGAACTCTTTAAAGTATTGACATCTCTTTTTTGATACTTCTCTCTGAATTCTGGTAATACCATATTCGGAAATTCATCTCTGTCTCGTAAGTAATAACCTTTCAATAAAAGGTCATCTGCTTTTTCTGGATCCATTTCCTGTAAGACAGCATATCGAGTATCAAAAAGACAATCCAAGTCGATCAATAAACCATGTTTCTTAGGTTTACTTGTAGGCTTCATGATTTAGGTCCATTAGCAATCATTAGAGCTTCAATCTTATCGAAACAATTCATCTCTAATAAGAATGCTTGAACCAAAAGAAGCCGTAACCAAACATGTTCATTTAAGAGATCAGAGAAATAGCTTCTGTCTGTATTAAAGACAGCATGAGCATCTCGTAAGTCGTATACTTTTATCATGAAAGATTGTAATTCTTGTCCTGCTTCCATTTCTAGTAAAGCATACAAACTCAATAAGAAGTTCTTATACTGAGGATGGTTATTCTCAATGCGTTTCAAGTAAGATTGTAGAATATCGATATTTAAGAAAGCAAATAAGTCGTAACGAATCAAGACATCTTTCACTAATTGATTATGGCTCGCTAGAACGCTCTCAGGATAGCGTGACAAGAGTTTTGCAGAAGCTTTGAGGTATTTCCATTCTAAAGAACGAAACGCTGCAGAATCGTCTTCTAGGTTCTTTAAACGAGCAATCTCTTTTTTGTCTTCTTCAATCAATTCTAGAGTCAATAATACTTTCTCGACTTCTTCATTTCGATTAGAGAGATCGTCTAATACATCATCTTCTTGTTCTTGTGTTAATGAATACATGACACTAATTCCTTTTTAATATTAAGCCGTACCGACTTTGGTTAAGAGTGTGGTTCTTAACATCATGGCAGTTAAGTAAGAATGGAGCATTACAGTAGAGCCTACATTACCGGTATAAGGTTTCAAAGCATTCGCAGAAGCTCTACCCATTTGCATAATGGATTGCTCAATCAAACGCACACCATTCTCAGAACCACCCCTAAAGTGCATCATTTCTTCTACCGTCTTCGTTAAACCCATAGCGAGTAGAGAGTTAACCTCAGGATAAGAGAGACGAGCGGCTTTAGAATCTTTAGAGGTTACTTGTCCTGTAAAGACATCAATGTGATCATTGTCTTTAGGAATAGAAACTTTCTTCGCAATCAATTGTTGTTGAATACGAATCGGTAGATGAATCACCATAGACTTCTTATTAGAGAGTTCATAACCACCTTCATCGTCTTTAATCCAGATACGATGATACAATTCTACTCCATTCTCATCCGCTACCTTCTGTAGGGTATCGGTATCTAATCGGAAGTCATCTTCCCCTACTGGAGTAATCAGTTGTAAGAACTCTTCTCCATTGGCAAACTTCATCATGAGTTCATCGAATTCTTTATCCGTTAATGATTCTAACCATTTACGGGTAATCTCACCATTATTCGATTTCGGCAACATGCTCTGAACTAAATTCACACATTTCTCAATGGTGGCTTTTCGTTTAGGATTCATGAAACAAATTCCTTTTAAAATTAATCAAAATAGCACATAGTCTACACAGTCATAGGACTGTGTAGACGTCTGTCTAGAATGAATTAATTAGCAGTCGGCAGAAGAGACTATGTAAGGATGATGGAAAGCATGTTGATTCGGTACTTCTTTAATCAAACTCTTCGCTAAAGTAGTCAGTTTGTTATCTGGGCCCACATAGCGATGACGATTGACTCGACCAAATACATGATCTTCTACCACATCTTGATCATCGACTTCAAACAAGACAGTATCGTTTACTACATGTCCTTTAGCATGACGTTCAATCAGAATGTATTTCAAAGACTCTGCATCAATCACTTCGATGTACTGAGTAATGTCTGCATGATTTGGATCTTCAGCTACAGGGGTTTCATTAATCAGAGGACTAGAAGCAATGAAGTAGACTTTACGATCTAAGATAGAACGTACAGTATCATTCTTCAGTTGTTCCTTAATGTCATTTACCCATTGATTGTAATCAGGCTCTTTAGTATCTTTTACCAAAGTTCTTACTTTATCAAATGCTTCAGTGACCTTTTCATCTAAAGAAGTTTCTTTCGCTTCTTCATTACCGTAAATGATTTCATCGATCTCTTCTTCTTTAAATGGCATGTCATCGACTTGTTGCATGTTAGGAATCTCACCACGAGCAATCACATTCTCATCTGCATCAGGATGAATGATGTTAATGGATTTGGCTTTAGGAGCTTCTTCAGGTACAGAATCATTATTGACTTCTTGAGGTTTAGTCAAGTTATCCAAAGCATTGACCAATGAAGCACTGATGATTTTCTCAGTCACCAATTCTTTAGCAATATTACCTGCATATTGCTCAACTGCTACTAAGTTCTTAGCCAAGCTTTTAGCTGCAACAGTTAAAGCTTCTTTATCACGAGAAGCAATAGTCTTAATACATTCAAGTAAATCACTACGAGCACGATCAGTCAGTGCTTTAATGATACCTAAATGTTCTTGCAGTTCTTGGTATTCTGCTTCTTCTTTCGTTACTTCTTGATTCAAAGTTTCCTGAGTCATGTTCTACTCCTTAAAAAATTAGTGTCGTGTAATCACGACACCTTGATTGATGTTCTTAGGTGGTAACACAATGTTGTCTTCTGATAATACACAGAAAGCCACATCATTGAGTACCGAATATTCCATAAAAGAATGCGAAACCATAAAAATTTGATCTTCAATAAACTCTTCCGATAAACGCTCGACTAATCGTAATGCATTCTCTCTGTGTTTATTATCAAAGGTACGACCAAACTCATCTAGGTATAAAGGATATCCTTTCAATCCTAATGCTTTCATGGCTACCATTCTAAAGGCTAAATCTATTACTTCACAAATCCCATCTGAACCTTGATTAACATCATTCTTAGGTTTATCTGAAATCCCTACAGTCATGGGGAATCTGTAAGAGAGTTCTGTTTCTGATTCTTCTGACATTTTAGAAGGATGGATGATTAATGGATACGTCCAAATGGAAGCAATTAATCCATTCATTCTGGCTAAGAAGATTTTAATATAACCTAATAGACCTTCAGCGATTAAACCATCTGTAGGATTCAAAGCATCTAATACTGCATCCCATACTTTCAATTCATTGGATAAAGTATCGACTTGTTTTTCTAACAACTGAATGGTTTGTCGTTTAGATTCAATTTCAGATTGTTTCTTAGAGAGTCGATAAACATCTTCTCTGTAAGTCGTGATGACACTATTAGCGGATTTATACAATAAGTATTCAGCTAACTCTAATTCTAAAGCATTATAAGACTCTAGTTGATTAGAGAGTGTTTCTCGATGCTTTTGAAATTGAGTAATGTCTTCAATTGCTTTTAGGATGTCTTTATAGACAATTAAGTTCTCTTGGATTTCTTCATGTAAAACATTAGATAAAGTTTCTAGCTTAGACAAATGCTCTTTGGTTTCATTGTAGTATTTTTCATCTACTGAAGAAATACTGTTCAATTGTTTCTCTAATTCATTTACTTGTTCTTGTAAACGATCAACTTTGATCTTTAGAGAAACTTTGTACATTTTGTCTTGTAGCTTTACTTGCGCGTAGTTGGGCTGTGAGAGGTAGTACTTCTGTTTGAGTACTTCGCACCCAATCTCTCCTAAAAGCTCAGGATACGCTTTGCAGAGCTGAGAAAACTGCCTTACCAGATTCATGTCTTCATTTAACTGATTGAGTTTGTCATTTAATTCACCCACTTCTTCAGTTAACTTAACATTTATATTGGTTTCATTCTCTAGAATCTCTTTTAATCGACTATACTTTTCAGGTTCTAATCCAGGATGGAACTGATGTTGACAATTCGGACAGGTAACTTTAGCTTCTTTTTCTTTCTCTTTAAAAGCTTCTAGTCTTTCGTTAATCTTCACTAAACGAAATGAAGATTCACTTAAGAGTTGTTTCTTACCATTCAATAAGGTTTCTGTCTCTTCTACTAATTGGGTAGACAAATGAGGAGACTGAATATTGAATAAAGCCATTAAGGTGGTGTCAATCGTGTTTCGATTATCTTGATAAGTTTTCTCTTGAAATAGAGCATTGTCAATACTAAGAATAGATTCATCGCTTTTAATGATCTCTTGGATTTCTTGTTTGAGTTCATCTCGTTTATTACGAATCTCTTTAAACTCTTCTTCAGAGGAGAGTTTCATGTTCGCTAAACGATTTTCTGTTTCGGTATATTCTTCTACTTTAGAAGCATACTGCTGTTTCAGTTTGACTAACTTCTCGTATAAAGCTTCTTTACGATTCGTTAGGTCTTCTAAAGTATCTTCAGTCATCCAACGATTCAATACTTTCTTTTTAGATTGTTTTAAATCTTGGTTACTGTCTTTGATTTCTAGTGTAGTATTCTTAATCTTCTCTTTAAGGTTAAATTCAAATTGAGGATCAGAATACTCTTTCTTAAAAGGTGCGATCGTTCTTAGAGTATCAATCTTCTCTTCTAATCGTAAAATGTTATTTGGGATATCAGATTGATCTTCTTCTTGATCATTGGTTAAAGAGATGATTTGTTGACGCATTCTTTTAATCGCACCTTGAGCATCTCTCTGTTTGTCTTTAGCTCTACCAAATACTTTTAATCCATACGAGTAATCCGTATCGCAAAGCAAAGTAAACCATTCTTTACGTTTAGCAGGCGACATTAAAGTAAAACGCTCTTTACCTGTTAGTAATTGGTGAATATTCTTATTGTAATTAAAGTAGTCTTGTACCAATTGATTCTGCATCGTTTGGGTACCACCTACATTCAATTCTTCACCAGTAGCTTCAATGACAAAAGAATGTTTATTGTCTTTAAAGTCAGACGTTAATACGTATCGTACATTCTCTTTTTCTAAGATAATCTTCTTATATCCAGTTTTAGTAAAGTCAGCTTTATCGGCAGGTAATGGAGATAAGTAATGCAGTAAGGATGACTTACCACTACCATTACTACCAATGATGGCAGTAATACTGGTTTCTGGGGTAATCTTTAAATTCTTAATCTCGCTTAATTCTAAGCGTATCGCTCCCTCTAGCTCTAAGGAAATAATCTTCATGATGTTCTCTTGATTAGGGTTAATTATTCAGAGAATATGATTGATCTTAACTAATTTGAATGAAAGAGAAAATGATGCAAAACCTGAATAATCTTATTCCTTATTCTTTGGGGATTGTGGCTGTTAATAAAGATCCTAATTCGGATATTATTACTGCTTTACCGACTTCTATCTTTCCATTAGCAGATGGAGAAGTAGTTGACCAAGTAGAAGATTACGAGTCTGAAATCGTAGATAGCTTTGGTAGACGTAGTGTGGTGAAAGTACAAACGTCTAATACCATTACTGCTAAATGGATTTGTCGTGATCCTAATGTAAAGACTGCTCCTGATGTAAGGCGTGGTGCTGAAGTACAACTCTATCGTAAAGCGAATACTGATTACTTCTATTGGGAAACGACGACTAATACGAATAACTTTGAAAAACTAGAAGAGAAAGTAATTGGTTTTTCTAATACACGAGATGAGAATGTACAATCAGGTCCGGATACAGATTGGACACAAATGGTCTCGACTCGTCGTAAGAAAGCTGTATTGATTAATACTACAAAATCAGATGGTGAAAAATGGGCTTACCACATTGGCGTAGATGCCAAAGAAGGAAGGGTGGATATTAAAGATGACATTGGGAATTTCTTCTTTATCGATTCTGCTAATAGCATTGTTCGCTTACAAACTGCTGAAGGGGCTTATATCGAGATTAATAAGCGCAATATTAATATTGGGTGTGATAATATATCTACTGAAGCTGACTCCAATGTAAGCATTAAAGCAGGTAGTAACATTTCTGAGAAATCAAATCGTAAGAATGGTGAATATGCTTCAGGATGGAATACCATGGCACCTACTCATGCTCATGAAGGTAACTATGGTATTACAGGTGGTATCTTTGGTCAACCTGGTGGTTATGGTAGCGGTATGGAAATGCAAGGTGTCATGAAAGTTCGTGGCGATGTGATTGTGAACGGCATTGCTTACTCTACGCACCGTCACCGTGAACAAGGTGATGGCAACCTCACTAATGTACCAGAATAAACATATAGAAAAAAGCAATACTCCCCTATCCCTCGTGAGGGATAGGGGAGTATACTTTGTTTTATGTTAAGCGTTGGACAAGCGGAAATAGTTGTCTAACATTTTGCTCACATCTTCTTTCATATCGGATAAGTTGTATCTTAACCAAGAAGGTGTCTTTGCTAAAATATCGTCTACCATTTCCTTCTTCGCTTTTTCGGTCAGAACATATCGTCCATTCTTCGTCAATTCAGTCTCAATGTTTTTGAGTTCTTCACCATTCCAAAAAGACTTACTTAACTCCATACCTAGGCCTAATGCATGATCACGTTCACAAACATTCAGGATTTTGTTTACGCGATGATACACACCATGGTCTAAAGTACGAACTTTGAATAGCTGACGATAAAGGGACGATAAAAACAGAGTTCTTATCATTCTATCTGGTAAAAGATAGGTTAGAAAAGCAAACAGAGTTTTCATAATCCATAACCTTTTTATAGAAAAAAACAAAATTAAAAAATAACCAAATCACTCGATCAGGATTTGCGAAGAATATACGCCTCGCCAAATACCATAATCTTTAGTTTGTAAACCGTTTTCTGTTTTCTTGTGTGTTTCTATAAAAACTGCGAAGGAGTAAAGATTCCCAGAATGATGCCAAGAAAGTAATTTCACAGAAGGATTTTCAGTCTCAATACTTTTTAATTGATTTCTGCTTAGTAAGTCCACTCCTGTGGTTAAAATGATTTTTCTTTTCACTGTATTTTCTTCACCGAATTCGGCTTCTAATGTCAATGATTTAAAATCACTTCCAATTTCTTTCTTAAGACTCTTTCCGAGTATCACTTTCTCTTTCTGATCTCCTCTGAAGTCTTTATTGACGGAACACTCGTGTGTATCATATAGAAGTTCTGTGATATCCATTTCGCGTATAGCGATATGCTTAGAACGATAGTACTCTAGTTGTAAATAGAGTTGTTCAAAGTTATCGAAATTACGAATAGCCAGATACACAGGATCGTTAATATACGTCAACACTTTTCCATCTACTGTTTCTAGATTAGGTGTTCCGAAACTGCGAGAAATCCATAGCTCTTTATGCTTTAAGAGATTAGCGTATGTTTTACTGTCTGATATCGTATTCATGTAAAGACAATACATCATCTCTGGATGTGCATAATGCTGCATAATCCATTTCTCTTGGACTTCTTCAATGAGGTTTACGATAAGGTCCCCGCCCTCTACGACCACGACACCTACTTGAGCATCTGCAATCATCTTGCCAGTGTAAATGTCAATGGGTACGTTTACCTTTCGTTTAATGACGATTTCTTCTTTGGTTTTATTGTCAATAACGATTTGTCTTTCAATCTTTTTATCCTGATTAATATCACCAGGATTTCCTACGAAAAATATCTCTTTATTTTTACGAGGAGTAAATCCCAAATACATTCTTTTATTATTCAAGAAAGGATGTATTTTCTTAGGCTTTCTTTCATTGGCTAAATCATCAAAAGTAATCTCTCGTTCATGACGGTCATTGTCTTCACTTAAGTAGAATAAGTTATTCGAGAGTGAAGCGGCAATGGAAGCCATTTCATCGGCAAAGAGATTCGGAATAGAAGACTGAGTCCTATCGTCATTCTTTGCATCACCATGTCCTTTAATCCATTTAGCCATGTATTTTAGATTGGCTTCATTGATTAAAGTTTGTAAGCGATGGAGTTCTTTTAAAATGTGTTGGTTAGAAAGGGGAGTGCCTGTATTGGGATTACAGAATTGAAATTTGTTTAGCTTATCCAAACTACCAATAGCTCTTAATACATATTGAGAATCGCTATAGATTAGCGTAATGTCTGCTTTGGTTTCTAAAACGACTTCAAATGCACGCACCATGGCTTGTAGTTCGGCTGCATTGTTTGATTGGATATCTGGATATCCTTGAGCATGTTCTTTAATAGAAGTCACATTGACTAAATAAGTCTTATCGGATTTTACGGCTTCTATAAATGCTTCTTTACTGTCAAAAGCAGGAAAGGTCTCAGTAGGAATATCCTTAGTAGCATATCCTTTGGTTGTTGGGTTGATGTTTCCTATTGGAAACTTTCTCTGAATGGTATTGGTATCGTAAGTATACCAATGTAATCCTCGTCCGTAAGAACCAGGATTCTTTCTAAAGGTACCACCGTCACAGTAGACGACTAATCCAGTATAATTCATTCTTATTCTTTCCAAAAATAACAAGGGAATCCATTTTCATAGATTCCCTCATTAGGAAGAATTTGAATTAAGGTTTAGTCTCATTAGGAGACAATGGTTTTACGCCAAGCAATGCTGGCGGTACGACTACATTCTTATTAGCTTCTGGTACACACTCGAGAGGCTTGCCATTTGTTAATAGGTTGACTGATTCAATCAGCTTTTGGTTGGCCTCTTCTAATGATTTAATTTTCCCTTTTTGCAAGCTATAACGACTCTTCAATTCCTCAAACGCTTCGTAATAAGAATTGAATCGATCAGTGATTTTGACGTTATAGCCTAAAGACAGCACCAATACTACAAAGAATAATAGTCGAGTTTTATGATGACGGATAGCCTGACCTGGCTTTACTTCCTTGCCGACTATCCATTCCCATAGAAAATCAATTATTGTTCTAAACATAATTGGTTTACCCCATTTATATATTTTATAAAATTTTAAAGGTACTACAAAATGGCAAGATCACTCAAGGCATTTGCCACTCATTCGTTCTTTACTTCGAATGAGAATCTAGTCGTACACACTTTCGGCGAATTGTCTACTGAAAGCAGAACATACGAAAAAGACGTGCGACTCTATTCACACAATACTGACAAGAACATCATGTTAAATGTTTTCAGTACTATGGAGAACGAACGCAATATTGAGATCAATACCAATGATCGAGATTTGGCATTAGACATTAGTAAACACATCTACGAGTATGTATTAAAAGGTGCTCGTGAGATTTACGTAGATGAATTAAAACGTGATCTCTTAAATACTTTTGGTGCTCGCGCTCAAAAATTCGAATTAGGTGAAGTCGTTAATGATACGAGCTACTACTGTGTTCAGTGGGTTCGTTTTAAAGACTTAGAAGACAATGAATTCTGGGTATGGTTCTCTGATGCCTCTTTCCGTTCTGAATACGATGAATACGAAATTGACATTATTGCACCTGTAGAGAATATTGATGTCTTCTTCTCTTCTCGTATTGAAGTAGAAAAAGAATTGGCTAAACGTCCTGTCGATGTACTGACTCGTATTGCGAACTCTAAGAAAGCACACTCTCCCGTTACCATCTTCCGATTGGATATCTTTAAATGGTATCATCCAGTTAAGAACAATCCTGAATTGGATACCAACTGGTATGTATTGATTTGGGGTGATGTAGGTGATTCTATTGATGCAGTGAAAGATGCGATTCAAGCGGCTATCTTAAAGAGTTCTACTCATTCTCGTGATGAATGGAAGAAAGTCTTTCCAGATATCTTTAAACGCAATGAATTCATTATCGTACCTCAATGGGATAATCTCTCTAATGAAAACAAAGTACGTGAGCAAGCTTCATTGTACTCTCCATTCGTCACTTTGTCAACTGCTATTGAGAAGTATGGTACACCATTCATGAACGAAATGAGTGAAGCCCATATCAAAGCGAATATCCAAGCAGTCTCTTTGTACTATCGTGCTGTTGCAGCCTTAGTGTGTGGTTCTCAAGAGAATAAAGAAAGTAAGTTTAAGTTACAAGAAGTCTTCCCTGACTTTATTGACGTACCTTCTACTTCGACTGACTTTAGCTATCAATCAGCTAATACTCAAGCATTCTCTTTGAAGATTCAAGACATGTTACAAGTCGCAGAGACCATGACTCCTACTTCTTCATTGCCTCGTGAGAAAATTACTTTACCAGGTGGAGAAATCATTAATGGTGAGAAAATCTTTACGCGTACAACTCGTAACAATAAATTATTCTTAGTCATGAAGTACAAAGACTTCCACTACTTGATTGCTGCTAAATACAACTTCTTAAATAAATAAGGAAATGATTAAATGGCATTAAGTAACCCTACCGTAGGTTCACGTGGCTTGTGGGAATTGAAAACCCCTTTTCAATCCTACTTGCCTTTAAATACCACATTGGAATGTACAGCCATTACCAACTATGGTCAACTGTTTTCCATGGGTATTGATCCCTACGTAACTTATTATCAAAAGCACAATCTTTCTAAAGAAGATTATCAGAAGCATTCGGATGAAGGTGGTCGAATTATCTTCTTAAGAACAGATAGTGGACAAGTCTATTCTTTTCCTTTACATTACTTAGTATCTTATCCTATTGGTACTGGGGTAAACTATTGCTCTATGGGTATTGGTTTACGTTTAGGGGCAATGCCTCTTAATACTAACTTGGATCCACTGGTTCAGAAGTTTGAAGAATTAGCAGATTCCATGTTAGGGGTTAATGTACAGGCAGAAACGATGGCTTTATCAGAAATCATGATTGTGGATAATACGTCACATGATCGATTAGAGAAAGCTCGTAAGCAAAGAATGAAAGACAACAAGTCGACTTTAATGCAATTGACTGAAGCGACTGAAGCGAAGAAAGTATTGACAGATAAGTTAGGATTAGCAGAACGAAAAGTCATTGAGCAATACAATGAAATCATGCGATTGAAAGAACTGCTAAGAAATAACAACATTACTTTCTAAACATACGGCATAAGCACTCTCCTCTCCCGATAAAGGAGAGGAGAGCAATGCTTTATGTTTTACTGTTTAGATACTTCAGCAAATGCAACAGGATCTTTAATAGGTTCTACAACAGGTTCTTCTTCAGAAACCTCTTCTTCTACCTCCAAGTCACCTTCTGGAGTAGCGTGTTCTAAAGCTTCTTTCAATTCTTCTTCAGAAACCACTGCTACGACAGTTTCACCTTGAGTGAGTTCTACTGCATCTTCCAATGCTTTCAAATCTTCCATGCGTTTGTCCGCTTCTTTCACAGCATTTTGCATTTCTTGGTTAATACCGATTTGGTCAGAAACCATTTGTTGCAATTCTTTAGATGGATCTTCAGGCAGAATCCAATCAGGATCCAGTTTACCATTCTTCACGTATTCAGCCATGTAAGGGAAAATGAAGGTATCCAGGAGTTCCAAGAATTCTTTAGAATCCCCTACGTTACCCAAAGTAGTACGAACATCCAAAGTATTTACAGCAGGTTCACTATCCATACCCATTTTGAAGATAATGATAGAAAGCTCACGAGCCAGTACAAAGATTTGTTCAGTGATGGGTTTGTTCACCAACAATGCTTTCAGAGTAGAAGCATTGAATCCCATATCGTTCATGAGGTCTACAAAACCAATACCATGTTTTTCACACAAACCACGGAAGTCTTGCAGAATGAAGTTAGGGTCAGTAATCAGGGCTTCAAAAGACTTGTCTTGAATACCTGTTTGATTACCTGTTTCCTCTTCGACTACAGCTTCTGTAGTCTCAGTGATGTCATCTGCAGGTACTTCGTTGATGATTTCAGTATTTTCTTCTTCAGCTACAGGAGCTGTAACTTCAGTAAATTCTTGTTCTTGAGTCATTTTAATAAATTTCCTTAATATTAAGGTTAATGGAAAAGGGTGAGGAGATCAGGATCTAGAATGACCTCCTACCCATAAAACTTTATTTCTTAGGTTTATCACCATTATCAATCATGGAATCTTCTACTTTAGAAGTTTTCGCATATTTCTTTTTAATGGTTTTCTTATCAGCTTCTAACCAATAAGGATGGTAGGTACCTAAAGCCATACGCATAATGTCAATAGTGGAGAGTTCCAATTGATCATGGTTTTCATCATCGGCACTCCAGAAGTAACGAGTATCCAGGATCATGTTCCAGTCGTAACCTTCCATTTTGATTTTCTCGTATAGAGAAGCAGGAGTGAGTTCTAAAAGACGATTATCAATAGAACGCAAGTGTGTAGACCAATGGACAGACATTTGCAACATATCCGCACAGATTTGAATCGCACGAGCTAAACGACGATCTTCATCCATCAATGTACGAACAGTAGTTCGAGTCAGTTTTTGTTCTGGATAGAGAATACAGGATACATCTTTAAAGTTACCGGTTTGAGTAATCTCACCATGTAAACCATAGTTACCATGTGTACGTAAGAAGTGGAAGTTAGTCAACTCTTCCAATACACCGTACTTTTGAGAAACCACGATATTTAAAGTATAACCAGAAGGACCTGTTTTGCAACGCCATTGTTGCATAGAGACTACATTCAAGTCATCGACGTTATTGTCATTAGCGGCATTTTTTAATGGATACTCCATGACATTACGGTCAGCTTTATTGTGCAGTTTAGCAACCGCTTTAATACCCCACATGCAAGTAGACAAGAAAGTAATGTTTTCAGGCACACCTTTCATCTTACGACCATTGTCTACGTGTTGTAATGGTTTGTGTACAGGAGCATAGGGATCCATCTGTTTCAGTTCACCATAATGCACAGTACCTGTTAAGTAAGTATTGGTACCAACTAACAAATCAGGTAATTCATCAATCATGTTTTTCTTGAACTTACCTGAGTTCATGGCAATCATGTTTTGCTTAGCATCACCTAAGTCAGTTTTATCACGAAGTTCTTGTACGGCTTCTACTTCAAACTTAGACAAAGAGTCTAATGTAATAAAAGTAGGCAGCATGATCTTCATGGGTTTACCTTCTCTGTCTAGAGCAGGAATTTCAATCTTAATGGATGCACCTTGTTTCTTTTTACCGTACATCCATTCCTTAGCCATTTTAAACCATTCATCGCCTTTATAGATGGAAGACTCGGTGACAATCCAGCGACCTGTTTGGAACCAGTCGGCTTCTGCTAAGGCACCTACAATGCGTTTTAAGCGTACTTCCAGACCAGGGATGTAGGCATTGTTCTCTGTATCGTATTTTTGTCCTGTGGCGTAACGGTGGACGCGGAATGCGGCGACTTCATTGATATGGTCAGCCAGAGCGGATTTATATGAGTTACCAGGACCAACAAGAATGACAGAACCATTATGTCCGCCATTTGTGATGTAACGACCGTGTTGTGCTTTTACTGGAGAACCAGTTGGGATATCCATGAGACATCCTACATTGATATTAGTTCGTAAGTAAGGCGATTGCTTCGCTGGCATTTGGTAAAATCCAGTAATCATTTTAATATTACCTCGGGTATTTGAGAATTGGGTTAAAGTTGGTATTTGTTCAAACTATATCTATTTCAAAAAGATTTAGTCTATTAGAATTCATAAAAGGAAAAGTAAGTTTATGTCTATTCAAAATAAATATTCTATCGGATCAAAGTGGGATGTTTCCCTGATGGTATCCGTCGAACAATTGCAAGCCGACATAGAAAAGATTAAGACTTTGGATGTCTCTCATGAAGGTTTGTTTAATGCGGTGACTGAACTCTTTAATAAGACATTCAACACTTTGCGTTTAACCGCGCAATCTTTATTCTCTTCTGATAAAGTAAACAGTAAAAACCTTATGTTGGATACAGCTCGTCTGAGTCGATTGGACAAAAATAAACTGAGTCGTAATTATGCTGCTATGTTGGATTTGGAAGTCGATATTCCTCCAGGCATGGCGGTAGACTACGAAACGTATATTCGTCAATCTTTCGAAGTAAGTAAATCTTTGAAAGATGTGATTAGTCAAGTCGCTCAATTGCGTATTGATATTGGTCGAGTAATTTCTACAGATAAAGGATTAACTGATTCGACTTTGTTCTCTGACATGAACTATATTCGTCAAGCAGACTTGATCAATAAAGAATTGAAAACATTAAGCACCATGAAGAAACCGAATGACTTTAATGCGGTAGCGAAGTATGGTGATGTGTTTAATTCTGGTATTGATATTTATGCGGTAGTAAAATTGGCAGAAGATAACAGTGATTTGATCAACAGTATTGATCGTAAGAAATTGTTGAATGAAGTCGATACTGCTGTACAGTATGTTCGTGATCTGACTGGTATGGTTAGCGAAGGCTATTCTAAACCCATGATCGCTAAGATTGCGAATGCGACGACTAAGATTGCTGAAATTGTAGAAGCTTTCTCTGTTTGTGTCTATAATGCAGAAATCATTACGGTAGCTTTGAATTCTGCTATCGCTAAAGCAGAAGACTTTTTAAAAGGTAAATAATGATAGAATACTCCTCTACCCTTAATTGGGTAGAGGAGTAGTTTATTCTTCTTTCTTTTCTTCTTCAGTATCGTCTTCTACTTTGATTTTTAAGGTAGACATGATTTCTTCTTGAGTAATAACTACAGTACCTGTTACAAGTTCATCATCACGGATATCACGAGAAGCTGCTGGTAATTCAAATGCTCGACCTTGTGGTTTGTAGTTTGGATCATGTGGAATGGCGTCTTGCTGCATACGCTCTTTACGAGTTCTTTCGTTACGAGAGAGTGTTTCTGCTACGAGAGCAGATACGAGAGCGGCATCAGTGGCATTGCCTTCTTCTTCCACTTTCAGACGTGCAGTAGCAATCAATGACTTATCATTCGCATCCATAGCTTTCAGGGCTAATGCAGCTAAGTCAGGATCATTCACTAATGCTTTTAAATCAGCAGTAGCTGCTCGCACAATGGCTTGACGTAACTTAATGTTCTCGTCTAAGATACCTTGAGAGTCGTACTTAGAGGTTTCACCTCTGACTTCAAATTGAGAAATAGGATCTATTGCAGGAGGAGCAATTGATTGATCCAAGTTTACTCCTTCTATCATTTGTTCAGCACTCATTTTAAATTTCCCTATATAAGTGTTAAAAAGATAATTTATTCATAATGCTTATATAGTTACGCTTTATATTAGTTTATTTCAAAAATATACTATTAAGATGAGATTACATTATTCTTTTGAATCTTATCTACTGCAATTATACCATATCGATAGCAGAGGTGATATAATTGTTTCTTTTCTAATCTAACTGTAACAAAGGACTTTTCTATGCTAGCTAAATTAGTAAGTCTCTTTCCATTTAAAGAAAGGGCTTACAATAAGAAAGTAGAAGAACATGAAGTATGGGCAAGAAATACCATAAACCGATTTCGTGAACTTTCTAAACAGTATGGTGCTGAAGGTAAGAAGAAAGCCATTGAGGACTATCTATCTTATCTTGAATTAACCATGGTGAAAATCAATAAACTCATGGAAAATGAAAACTATGCTAAACTACCGGATAAGATTGGTTTAGACTTAGCGACTAGTTGCTATGGGATTTCAACACCTGATAACAGCTATTCAGATTTGGTTGAGTTAACGAATCTGAATAATTACTTAACCTCTAAACCACATGATTCTTTCAGAGATGTGGTGCGATGCAGCATTTTCGATACGTACAAAAATCCTAGACAGTATTACAAAAGTAATCTGCCGGATGATGTATCAGTATTACATTCTGCTTACATCTATCTAAACTCCGTTAAGGACTTCTTAACGAAACTTTCTAATCTAACTAATTTTGAAAATTACGTCGGCTCTTATAAAGATGTCTTTCTGATTAGCACGTATAATCTACTGCTTTTAGAAAAGCTCTTTATTTACATTCGGGAGTACGATAAACAGGAGGCAATTAAGAATGAACTCTAAAGATACCGTATTGCAGGGATTCCGTCGAATCACGGATACTGAGAATGGTTCGGTACAGGATGTAACGAATACTTGGGGTGGTGTATTGGCTTTACTCTTACGTCGTATCATTAAGGATAACTACGATGGTAAGGGTGTAGAAGGTTATCCACAAATGGAAGATGAATCTTTGATCTATTCTCAAATGACTGAGATTATCGAAGAAGCACTACGTACTTATTCTGGTAATACATTAGACCAGAATAAGATCACTGCTGAGAAAGCTCGCTTATTGAAAGAGCTGTCTCGTGAAACCATCAGTATTAAGTACCTAGGTGAACTCTTCCATATTCTGGATCTACCTTGGGTAGACATTACCATTACCATGCAACGTAAGTCTGGTACGATTAAATCTTATACAGCTCACGTAGGTGGTGTAGGCTTAACTCAATACGAACGTCCGGTACGTAATCAAGAACTAATCGATCAACAAAAACTGCATGAAGAAAGTGCAGAAATTAATCACGAACTGTATTCGCTGGGGAAACAAGTTCGTAAGGAGGGTAATCAAGATGAGTGAACTGGACTTGTCTGTCGACCAAACATTGGACATGACCAATATCGATCCAAGTAAAGACGGTATTGATCATATTCGAATCAATTTGAATGATACAGCCACTTTGTTAGGTGAACGTTTGTTCATTGACCATACTCGTGTCTTCTATCATCCTCGTTATGGTAGTTTCATTTCCATCTCTGCTGCCGTGACTTGGTACAAGTTAAAGAATAAGGATGAGAACATTCGATCCTTATGTGGTGCTCGTTTACGTGAGTATGTAGACAAACAAATCAAGTCTGGAGAAAATGAATACGAAGTGAAATTCATTCCAGACAGTTTGTTAGAAGAATTCTTGGTTTATTCAATCATGTCTAAGCCTGATCTTCTAGAAATGGTGATGAGTAATAAGTTACCTTACGTGGCTTACTACTTTGATTCGGATAATAAGTTCAAAATGCGTGATAAACAAATGACTCGTATCTTGAATAACATTAAACCGAAACTGGTAGATTTAAACAATTAATATCTAGATAAGACTACTCTCTGGGGATTTCCTCAGGGAGTAGTAGTCTAGACGTATGATTTAGAATACTATTCTTTTTTTTTAGTTTTAAGAAAGACGATTATGGCTACAAACAGTAAAAAGGTGAAACGTAAACCCGTACCACCTAAACATGCTTCAAAAGGCAAACACTCTGCTTCTACGAGTAAGAGTGCTGCTAATGATAAAAAGAATAAGAATACCACCGTCTATAACTCTTCTCAAGATAACAGCATGGCAACGAAAGATGCCTATTTAGTAGACTTTAATAATGGTACATTAAATAGTCTTTATAAATTTGCCAATACATTAAACCTAGACTTAAATAAACTAGGTGAGAAGTTACGTGGTGGTAAAGACATGCTCTCTAAGGTATCTGGATACTTAAAGAGCGCAAATGCTGCTAAGAACGCGATTAAACAAAAAGACTTCTTAAGCGCAGTAGAGAGTTTAGCCCCTGGTGCAAAAGCAGCTTTATCTCGAGCTGGTTTAGATGTTAAGAAAATCGATAGTGTTATCGAAGGTGCTAAGTTAGCCATTAAAGTAGGTGGTGAAGTTAAGAAGATTAAGAATGGTGACTTATCCATTCTGAATGGTTTGAATGAATTAACCAAACACATCACTGGCTATAACTTAGTTGATGTACAAGACGTATTAGCAGTTAAAGAAGCTGTTACAGAAGTCATTAAAGAATTCTCTAACTTAGGTTTGGAAATTGGTTCTGAATTTAAGAAGTTGGTTTCTGGTGAAAAGAACGGCATGTCTTGGGATGTCGCTACAGATGTCACTGCGAATATCATTTACGACTTAGCGAAGAATGGTGATTATACGACGATGTATTATGCCATTGGTGCTTCTGACCCACAACGAATGGAAATGATCTCTGGTAAAGTCGTAGAGAAGATGATTTCTGAATTCACCTTTAATGCTGTCTTTAATAAAGAGAAAGATCGTAATTTGATTTTTGAACAATTGATGAAAACGATCTATGCATTTAGAGGTGGAGAAATGCTTTGGATTGATCGAGGAAGCCAAAGGAAGGTTTTCAATTTAAGAATCTTCATGAATGCTTCTACTGATTTTAAAACATTGATTAAAACTGCTCTAGCGAATCGATTCTACTTGAATCCTGAAGACAATAAAGGTAAAACTGGTAGGGGTTTGATTCATTACGAATATACCGATAAAGACAATGAAGTATTGATGTTATTACATCAAGTCTTTACCAAAGGCTCTACGAGCTTTAGTAAAGAGTTCTCTAGTGACCATAGTGAGTTTATCATTAATGGCACACAGAGAACCGATATGTTGGTTTCACCTGCTGACTTTAAAGCAAATGTATTAGCACGTTAAAACATAAAGTATTACTCCTACTCCCCAAAAAGGAGTAGGAGTAATAGCAATATGTTTATCTTGCTGCGCGATATGGAAATACCAAAGCAGACAAGGTTGAACCCACGGTGGTTTCTGACAAGAAAGAAGCCATAGAGGGTGTAGAGAATGCCGCAGCTACATCCAGTTTACGTTGTTGAATACGACGTCTTAGTTTTGCACCAATGTAGTATTGCTCATTCAAAGATACACCTGTCAGTACAGCTAACCAGTCCATAAGCTGGTTATCATCGTCGAACAAGCCACGAGCCAATTGCGTACCTAACGAACCTAATGCAAGTTTAGCAGGATCGGATTTAATTAATGTAGCGCCTAATAAAGATATTAGTGATTCTGTAAAGCTAAACTTCTCAGACAAAGGCATAGAAACATGTTCTTCCATTGCTGCTAGTGTAAAGCTTACAGTACAAGACATCAACAAACCTTCTGGTGTGAAACCTACTGTACCATCACCACGAGTAATGGTTAAAGAATCAATGGCAGCAAAACGAGACTGCATTCTACCACGGTCGTAGAACTCACAATAGAACGGAGCAGAGTATGCATGTTTACCTACGGCTTGCGACATCGCGCCAGCTAAGATACATGCAAGAGGCATGTAAATATCTTGCAAAGCAGAACGTCTATTCGCGTAACGTGAAGTTAACGTAAAGGAATAAGAAGCTTTAGGTAAAGTCACTTCTGAGGATTCCCAATACTTAGGCATGGTGACCATACCACCACCGCCGGCAATCAAAAGACCTTCTAAACCAATACCTGTCACAACACCTTCTGCTAATGATTTCAATCCGCCGACAATAGACTCCATGATATTCATCACAGCGTTATCGCCTAAGTTACCACCTGCTAAGTTAAAGTAGGTAGAACGAGCAGAAGCAGAAGTTGAGTTAATCTTCTCTGCTAATTCAGAAGCACGGTAAGAGTTACTGAATGATTCTGAGACAGGACCAGTGTCATCTACACGGAAAGAAATGAAGGCACTACCTTCTTCCATTTCTGTTTTAAAGTATTCTATTAATCCAGGATTGTTATCAAACTCACTATAGGCTGGCGCATCTGCAGAGTCATTAGAAACCGCGCTCGGTGGGGTCAATTCACCTTCTGGTTGTGGAGGTGGGGCTGGAGGTGTCACGACATTACCATTCTCGTCAGTAGTCGGAGTTTGTTCTTGAGCTTGATTACCTAAACCAATACCAATCCCACTACCAAGCACACCGCCTGCAGAAGAATCTGGATTATAGATAGATGTATTCTTCCAAAGGCTGTAAAGCTTAGCTAAAGAGTGTCCTGCTTCGCTTTTAGAACCTTTATACATGTCTTCTAACATGTTTAAAAGTCTACCTTCTTTTTCGCCGATATAATCTGCAATAATTTTACGTCTAACGATAGCTAGCCTTTGCCCACGGTTAGCTACAGCAATAATATCCAAGAAAGAACCAGGGGAATCCAAGATGTGTCTTTGGATACTGTTTTGACCATACAGATCTGGGAAAGCTTTTGCAGCAGCCTCACGTTCACTGCCATCTAATTTAAAGTATGCTTCAGCACCTGCATTGTCTGCAGAATAATCTCTCCAGTCTTTTGTATTAGCAGCCAAACCTAAGTTTACCATAAAGTGGTTTAAGAGGGTTTGAGCTGCGCCCCAATATTGAGTCATGCCTGGCTTTAAATAAGCATAACGAGAAGTAGGTTTACGAGTCATGAACATGACTGCTTGACCTAACAAAGCCATGGCATGTAATGGCCATGCTACTAATGAAGCACCAAAACCAATAATTCGACCAATCTGGAAAATAATCTCATGTACCCGACCTTTGTTTACTAAGGCTGCCGCACCTGGGTGATACATGTTAAACAAGAAACCTAAGAAGGAAGTGAAAGCCATCGTACCAAATCGGAAAGTCACGACACGATAGTTATCATCAAAGGTTTCTGAGAAATATTGACCCATCCCATCTTTATTGTACTTGATCAGTACAGGGTTAGTAATGGGGTCTGTCCAAGGAGAAGGCTGTGGTAATGGATTAATCACAATCGAACCACCCATCCCCGTATCGTTAAACTTATAGTCACTACTAGACCAGTTTCGTTCGTCTAAAGACAAACCATCTAACTGATCTTGTCCTACAACAAAGAGTTCTCTTACCCAATCTTTATCGGTAAATTTGTTTGTTGTTTTATCCATGGATAAGTTCCTTAAATAAAATAAAGCATAAATAGAGCATTCAAATCATAACAAATATCCCCAGACACTAGGCGTAATACCTAGTGTCCGGAGTATTCGTTAATGGTTTTATTTAGACATGTTCACCACAGGTTTACTTAAACCTGAAGGGGTTTTTAAATCAGAAGAGCCATTGGCTAATTGTTTAAATCCCATTCTCTCTTGATGAGTAAAGCTATTGGAATTTTCTTTTCCTTTTACTTTCTCTTTTCTCAAGGTGGCTAAGATATCGGTTAACAACTTAGTCTGCTCTTTATTCTCTTTCAAGATTTCATTAGAAACAGAGACGATATCGTTCTTCATGGCTTTAGATTGTTCTACAGCCGCTTTAGTCGATTCTTTTAAGTTGTTCTTATCAGTATTAGCTACGACTGCTCTCTTAGCTTTATCCAAAGCCATCGAGAGTAAGCTTGTGCCTTTTTGCTCTTTTTGCATCTCTTCACGTTTGTCTTGTGTTGAGGCTAAAGCCGCACTAACAGAAGAGGCATCTACTTTACCAATACCTAAGAGTCTGCGTACAGAAGCTTGAAGACGAGCTAATGCGTCATTAGGTTCGCCATTGCTATCTACAGAAGTACCATTCAATGCTGAAGAGACATCTGATCGGCTAGACAATTTAGCTGCAGAAGAGAGACCTGAGTCTTTCAAGATATTGACAACCGAATCCGATTTACCAAATGCTTGAGAAGGATCTACTGTACCAGTCAATTTGGCAATTGTACTAGCATGGTCTTTATTGTCTTTCGTGGTGGTGATCTTAGAGTCCGTTGAAATCTTCTTAGGATCTACGTGTTTGTTCTTGGCTTTACCTGTTTTAGATTTACCGTCAGTCTTATCCGATACTGTAACGGAAGTATCGTAATTGTACTTAACAGCTTCTTTTTCAGGTGTGGTATAGTTATACAGTTTAGAAGCAGCAGAAATACCAGATTCAGTAATACCGAATTGTGCATACATCTTACCTTTTTCGATTTGCTCTTTAGTAAGCTTACCGTTTACAGTAGTTGTGAAACCTGCTGGTACCGATACACCCGCTGTAGTAGCAGCTACAGAACCTGCAAAACCACCACCAGTACCTTGAGAGGCATCAACTTCAGTACCGCCATTCATGTAGTTACCATCACGATAGACTTTTACCGTATAACCTGCGGTATTTCTATCACGATAAGGACATGGGGAATGACATGGAATATCAGCCCACCATACGGAACCGTTAAAGACAGAAACGTGACCGTATTTACGACCGCCACTAGAAGCAGCTCTTGGGTTAGGATAACATACAGCGATGTCACCTACTTGATAAGCTTGTCCAGTTACTTCTTTCCATCCTAAGTTCAAGAGTTTTTGTCCGTACGAATAAGCATGTCCATTACCACGTGGCGTTTTGATATAACCTGCATGATACAAACCTAAACCGACAGTGGCTGCGCAGTTACCACCTTTTTTCTTACCTAAGATCGTGTGGGCATTCGCACCATTACGTGTACACCAAGCTGCCACCATTCCTGGTTTTGTCTTAGCATTCACCTTAGTGCCAGTATTCGGCATGTAAGAAGTATCGTAGTTATACTGTACATCACGAGGTCCATTTTGTTCCATGAACTGGTGAGCAGATTTATCAATATCAGCCAATGCTTTCTTACGTTGAATATCAGTCAAAGACTTATTATTCATCACGTGTTGACGTGCATTAGAGAATACCTTCATGCCCATCATGTATTCTTTAGATGGCGCCTGAGTAGGAGACTGATTCATCCTATTCCAGTCAGCTCTGGTATTTACACCTGCTTGATTATTCCAATCAGCTCGTGTAGTAACACCTGCGGTATTATTAGCCGCGTTAATTTTCTGAACAATTTCTGGTTTACCCAAAGATTGATTCAGTTTATCCAAGAACATGTTACGGTTCTTAATACCACCAGCTCGGTATTTAGGATTGTTGATGGCCCACTTGATGTAGTGTTGACCAACTAAATCCATACCTTCTTGCATACCGATGTTTGGATTATTCAGGAATCGATCTACAGCCGCACTGTTAGAAGCAGAAGCACCAAATGACTTAGAACGCATCTCTTGCATGATAAAGTCAGTTTGTGCTTGTAACGCTTCTGGAGAACGAACCATCTTACCGTTTTGTAATAATCCCTTAGCTTGTAAAGCAGCCAGTAATGGTTTTACACGACCACCTTGCCAAGAAATCATACCGGCATTGGTTGCACCATTTGCAGGGTCAATATGGGTACCGAAGATAATGTCTGGACGCCATGCATTTTCACGACCGACTTCAGCAGTCAATACGCGAGATTGAGCATCGGAGAATCCTGATTTCCTAAATGCAGAGTAAAGGGCTAAACCCATCTCTTCTTGAGTGCCAGTTACTTTACCTAAGAAAGTATTACTGGCCCAACTAACTGCATTACCGAACGTATCGGAAACCTTTTCCCCAACATTGTTAGCCACCTCGTTTACCTTATCTTTAAAGCCTTGAGGTAACAGTTTGTCCATCATGTCGGTAATGAAACCAAATGGTGAAGCTTTGAATAAGTTTTTAGCAACGTCTTTAAAGCGATCAGCAATGGATTTAGATTGCCACGCAGCTTCTTCTGCTTTCACTTTAGCATCGGATTGACCTTTGGCGTCTACCTCTTTCTTCAACTTCTCCACATCGCCATCTATCGATGATTTATTCGTATTCAGGATCGTACCAAATGGACTGAGACTGAAATCCCAAGTAGTCATTTTGGTTTCATCCATTGTAACAGGAATATTAACAATATCATTGACGATTAACATTTTAATCGCAGGACGAGCTTTAGAAATTCTATTCAAGTCCGTGGTATTTAAATGTTTATTCGTAGCCGTGATTAAGTTGACGAAAATAGGCAGGAAGCGATACTTAAAGTAACGACCTAAGACTTCAATACCTGACTTATCATTCTTATCAATGCCAAAGAGTGAATAGGTACTTTCTACTAATTCAGCAATATCCTTAGCATAAGTCGCTACTCCACTACTCCAAGTAATGTCTTCAGCAACAATCTTCTCGACTTGATTCAAGATTGAGATACGAGTCGTATCATTCAAGTTACTTAAACCATAAGCCTTGTATTTAATCGATAGGAATGGATCGTATTTACCGTCTTCACCTGCAACAGTATTACCATTGGTAGCGACTACAGGACCTTTAAATCCTAATAGGGATTTAATGCCTGTATAAGCCATGCCAACAGGTGTCCAAGACATGACTTTACTGCTTAAGAACTTATCACCTGTTTTCAGAACAGTCTTCGCTATTTTTTGTTGCATATCCGCACCAAACTTCAGTGCTTTATACGTTAAGCGAGCAGGTAGTGTTACAGCATTGAATACTGATTTAGCCGCTCTCTTCAAGAATCCATCATTTCCTAGAGATTCGTCTTTAGAGACTTTCTCTAATACTTTATTGATGAATTCCAAAGCTTGAGCACCATTTACTGCTAATGTTTCTAAGTCTTTAAACGGAGAATACATGGCATTGTATTCATTCGGATTAGGCTTAATAGCATTTAAGTATTTGGTAGCATTTTCACCTTCTAGATTGTAAGAGTCTTCAATGGTGTATTTTGGATTGATTTGTTTCAATACGTTTAATGATTTACTAAACGCAGGAATAAATCGTTGATTAAACCAGATTACCCATTTCTGAGATTGGATTGCATCATCTTCTTTAAATCCAAAAAGATCGTAAGCGACTTCTGGATCCATTTTCTTAGGATCTAAAGTAAAGCCATTAGGACTCGTGACAATGGCATCCATTGCATAACGTTCAAACTTCAGGATCTTCTCTGTCCAGTCATTGTCTTTCTCATGATCAAAACCGTAAAGCATTAAACGTGCTTTTTCTAAATCACCTACTTTACCAGCTTTATACATGTCGTAGAGTTTACGTGCGCCTTTATAGGCTACATAGCCTGCTAGGGCTACACCGGCTGCTGCCAAAGCATAAGGGAGCAAAGCAGCTCCTGCGGCGGCTACAGCGCCTCCTACAGAGCCTAATGCAGATAAGGTACCGCCTACACCCATTACACTCACTGCACCCAATCCTAGGTCAAGCGCGGCGGCTCCATAGTTACCTTCCGATAAGTTTTCGATACCAGAGTAAGCTGCATAACCTGCACCCAAGTAAGGAATCGCTTTACCCGCTACAGATAAACCTTTTCCAGCTAATGACAGACCTGCACTTGCACCAGATTTTAACATGCCTAATCCAACACCTGCGCCTCTAGCTACAGGAGCTAATGCAGTGCGACCAGCAGCCATTGCTTGTTGGCCTTTAGCAAAGATACCTAATTTGGCGGCATTTAATGCTTTACCAGCTTTAGAGCGTCTGAACTTCTGACTCATGGCTTGACGCATTCTAGCAGCTCTTGATTTAGGTTTACGACCAGGTTTACCTTTACCCTTGCCTTTTTCATCACCATCTGGTAAGTAATCAGCAGCGGAACCATCATCGCCTCCACCACCAAACAAACTACCTAATCCTAAGGCACCTAAGATTTTCGCACCAATACCTTCAGTTAAACCTTCTAAGAGATTCTCGAAGATACTGTCTTCTTCTTTCTCGTCTTCCTTAGAACCTTTTTTCTTACCATTGATTTTGTCACCAATCATGTTCGCTAAGCGCTCATCACGCTTAGCTAGTGCTTTCTCTTCAGCCGCTCTTAATTTAGCTAAACGATTACGCTGACGAATATCAGCAATACCATTTTCACGAAGACCATCGCCATCTATATCGCCAAATGCTCTAGCGTTAGGCATCGGCATTCGTTGATCTAAAAGGGTATGGATAGCATAGAGGTATTGGTTGGTTTCATTGGTCATGGAGAGACCAGCATAAAGGGCATCAGCAGGATCTTTAATCTTACCAGTAAGCTTATCGTAGATAGAGTTATAAGCTCCACCCATTAAACGTAAACCTTTAGTACCTGCTTTGAATCCTAAACCTAAGAATGCTTTAGCTGAGTTGTACATGGATCGTCCCATGTTTACACCCATTCTAATACCAGCAATCCCTAGTTTTACAGATCCTTTAGCAATGTCTAAACCGACTCCTACTGATTTAGCGATCAGCCATTGTTTGGTACCTGAGAAGTTACGATAATGGTCTGTAAACTCTTTACCTCTAGAGTCTACCAAACCGATACGTAAATCTTCTTTAGTTAAGATTTCATTACCTTCACTGTCTACGACTGGGCCTGAGATTTGGGAAACGTCATGAATGACTTTTCCTGTTTCTTTATCGAAACATTTGCCTTGTCGTAAATCACGTGCTAAGATAACAGGTTTATCTGGGAAACCTTTCACGTAGATGTCTTTAATCTGCATCTTCAACTGACGACGCATAACACCATGTACTGCTTCAAAACTAGCTTTAGCGATTTTAATCGGTAAGACTAAACCTTGGAAGCCCCAGCTACCTACAGTAGTCGCTAAAGACGAAGTATAATCTCTAAACCAGTTAAAGGCTTTAACGATTTTAAAGGTACCACCATCTTTTACATAGCCATTTTTAAAGTCATCGTAAGAGCAGACTAAGTTACCATCAATATCGAAGAGGTCACCTTTTACATCGACGAATTGTTTAACGGGATTACCGTCTTCATCGTAGTAATTACCTTTCTTCATTTCACTGGCACGAATCAATGGCTCTTTATCGCCTTTACGATAAACGTCTAAGACTTTGTGTTTTGCTGCATCGGCTAAGTCTTGAGCACGATGAGAAGTAACTTTAGCTTTACCTTTTAAAGAACCAATCAAGTCAGAACCCATGTCCAAACCTAAACCAGCTAAGCTAGTGAAAGAGGATAATCCTGTTTTCAATCCTTTACCAACCAAATTACCAGTAGCACGAGTCATGGCCATTGCCATGGAAGTCGTAGAACTACCTAACCAACCACCAAACTCCCAAATGCGTTGAGCAATATGTTTTTGCTGATTCGGTAATTGGAAACTACGTTTACGATTGAAAAGGTTTTTTACCCTTTGCATGAATCGAGGACGTAAGTCTTCTGGTAAGTTATCACCCATGGCAAATTGATTAATTGCCATCATTTGCAGGTTTTCTAACTTCAATGACATTTCCATTAAAAGGTCATTGGTAGTCGCAGTATTTTTTGCAATGGTGTGGAAGTAATAATCTTGTTCACTGGAAGGCGCAGGAAGATTTAAGTTACGACTAAAACCAGCTAAATCTAATTTAGCATTATTTAAGAAGGATCTAAATTTAGAAGAGTATTCATCCTTCTTATCTTTCCAACCACTCTTGAAACTAGACCAACGAGATTTTGCTTTGTCTTTTTGATCGTTAATTGCACCAGTTAAAGACTTAATGTGTTTGGATTCTAAAATACGTCCTTTAGGATCGATATAGAAGGTATTGATTAAATCTTCTTTGGTAATGATTAGATTACCTTGATCATCAAACACACTTCCTTTAATATCAGAAATACTTTCAATCACTTTACCTTCAGCATCTCGATATTTACCAGCTAAGAAATCACGAGCTTTTAAAATAGGCTCTTCGTAATCACCGTGGTATAAGTCTTCTAACTCTTTACCTTTGGCTTTGATCTTATTAATCGCTGACGCGGTTTTACGATCTAATCTGCGTCTTGCAGCTTTAGCTCTTACTCTAAGCTCATGTGCTTTATCTCGGATGTATTCGCCTTTCTCACCTTCCCATTCTTGATGGAAACGATCCATGGCTTTACCATACCACTTGGAAGAGAATTTCTTCGTCCAAGCAAAGGCTTTAGATAAACCGGATGAGAATGCAGATTCTTTAGGTTCAGGCACATAACCAGTAGAACCTGATAATGTTTCGTTTAAAGAAGAGAGCTGATGAGAGATAATCTCTAAGTAAGGTGTATCGCTAGAATCAGTTAAGTAAGCAGCTAAGCCTTGTTGAGAAGAAACATAGTCTTCAGGACGATTCGGTGTAATCCCAGGGATAATCACTTTCTCACCAACTTGGTAAGAAGATGTGCCACCTTTAGAACCTCTCATTCTTTTGGATTTACTTCTCTTTAAAGAACCAGCTTCTTCATCAATACCAATCACTTCTAAGAAGTCTTCGTAACTACCGACACTCTTAGTTAATTCAACCAACTTATCGGTATTAACATTACCCATTCCATCAATCAAACCAAGCTCTCTGAGTTTACCACCATAACCTGCGTTAATAATGGATTGTAAGGTATTTTCAGATGGGTCAAAACCACGCAAAGTATTCTTTGCACTAGAACCCAAAGAACCTAATCGATCAGTCTCGTAACCAAAGAAACCACGTACACGATTTTGTTTGTTTTCTTTTTTGTCTTCACGAGAAACTTTACGATAACGAGAAGCTAAGATTTCAGCTTTCTCATCTCCCAGTGCGGCTCTAAATGAATTAGGATTAGACAAGAACTTCGTATCGACAGCTATGTTACTGGCGGCAGCATCTACTAAAACATTACCAATAGCCATTAAGTCATTGGGTGTAAACCCATCAGTTAATTCTTTTTGTCCTGTTAACTTATTCGTTTGGAACATACCTGCCGTTTGAAGAGCGGTATTTCCCAAGTTACGAATAGCTTGGACATTCTTTTGTCCAATGGCAGTTCTTAAGATGTCTTTAGTAAGATTAGCTGAAGTCGTAAACTTATTAGAACGATAATTGTATTCTAATAGAGGAGCGTCTTGTCCAGTGCGAATAATGGTTAACTCTCTCAAGATACGTGCTAAGTATCCTGGGATAACCACACGTTGTGCTTTAGAAGTGAGTTGTTCTCGTCCTAATTGATCGCTATAATTGTCGTAACCTTCTACGTCTAACTGTACGGATTGCTTGCTGTTTACTGATTGGTAAACCAGTTGTTGCATGAAGTCTACAATCTTATCAGTAAGGTTACCTTCTTTATCGAACTTACGTCCGAACTGATGAATCTTACCGGATTTAAAAGCACCTAATACGTTTTCACCTAAGTTATCATTAAAGGCTTTTAATCGTTGAGCATTCTTATAAACTTTACGACCAAACTTAGTCTTATTGGATTTCTGTAAAATATATTTACCTAGTAAACCAAACAAAGTAGGAGAGACATTAGCTACACCAGAGTGTAGTGCATCACGACCTAATGGGTCACCATCTACGATGGCTGAAATACCTTGTTCGACCATCGGATCCAACATATCGGTAAGATCTGAAAAAGTACCAATTGCATTACGAACACTACCTACTAAGTTTTCAGTTAACTTAGTAATAAAGTCACCACTACCAAAAATCCCTTTATGCATTCCTTCCAATGCTTTAGAACGAAGCATTTCTTTAGCAGCTTCTGAATTTCTCATTTTAACAAATTCAGGTAAGCCAGTATTGAGTTTGATTTCGTTTAAGGTTTGGATTAAGGCTTCTGACGTGCGTGTTTGGGTATTGTAGATATCACTTAAGAGGTGATACTTACGTAACTGGATTTCTATCGATTTACGATAGTAATTGAAGGTATTCTTGTTTTGGAAGGATACTTGATTTCTTAAAGAAGAATCAATCGAAGCTAAGGCTTTAATCTGTCCTTGGAAACGAACAGTTTCTACCGCTTCTTTTTGATTTTCTTTGGCTTCGGCTATTTTAGAACGATGTTCAGCCATACGGTTTTGTATGGAGAAGAGTTCGCCTAAAGAAGCCTGAATACTGTCTTCGCGTTCACGCTGTTTATCTATATTACTTTGACCGTAGGTATCTGTATCCGAATCTTCACTACCCCACTCGTTTAACTTATTAGTTAGTTTGCTTAAACCAACCATATCCCCTACGGGAGCGAGTTGACGAAGGTAAGCTTTACCTCGAGATTTTAATCGGTTAAATTCTTTTTTAACCAGATCGGAAGATTCACTAACACCTGACAATACAGAAGTAAAGTTATCGTAGGTTTCTCCGTATTCGGATGGGAAGGCTGCTTTTAAGACTTGCTCTAAACCCGTACGGTTCATTAAACCGTCTTTTAAGCCCGCTACTACATTGTTGCGTGCTTTAGTAATCGGGGAACGAGAAGCTTCGGCCTTACTGTATTCCTCGGATACTGTATCCCAACTATCTGGGAACTGATCCTCGTAGCTATCAAAGTCGAACTTAAAGTCCAAGTCATCGGCTACAGCTTTACCTACACGATTTTTAATCGCCATGTAAGTACTCCTGTTTTAATTTTAATTAAAGCTTGAATATTTTATAGATGGCTCTATTTACAAGCCAAAGTAGTCATATCTTCTATATAGTTTTATTGCTATATAGATAAGACTGCTTTATTTTCTTTAAATGAATTTTTAACCAGAAAGGAAGTCATGAAACTTTATGGACGATAAGATCAAAAAAGCACTTGATCATCAAAAGCCTTTTAATCTTAGTTTATTGAACTTAAACCAAGGTGAACTGTATCGTAGTTTAAATCCTGTTAAATCTACACAGATGTTTACAGGTGCTAACTATCAGTTACATCCAGAAGGCTTATGGTCTAATGAAATCTTCGGTGCAATGGGTTCTCCTGAGCGGATGACCAAGCAAGCGTATATCGACTTAAATGTCGAGATTATCCACCCAGTAGTCTATCGGGAATTGATTTCCTCTTCTTCTTTATTAGAAGAAATCATGGACGGAGTCACCTTTGCTAAATGGAATCCTGAAACGAAGTTCTTTGATAAGTCTAATGCACTAGATGGTGAAACAGGATACGACTTCTTCATGCAGTACTTAGATGAATTAGTCATGCCTGAAACCAATTCTCCTAAGCGTAAAGAACTCAATGAGCTTTTAAAGAAACACAGAAGGATTTATAAACTCGATAAGTTTATTGTCTTGCAAGCAGGCTATCGAGATGTGGAATTTAAAGAAGGGATGGTAGATCATGACGAGATTAACCAAATCTATCGTGAGTTAATCTCTTTAGCGAATTCTCTATCTAGTGTTTCGACTAAGATGAATTTGAGTGCGGTAAACTCTACACGCAATGCCATTCAGAAAACTGCTTTAAAGCTTTACATGTACTTAGGTGAAATCACAGGACATGGTAAGAAGAAATTGATTCAAGGTAAATGGGCTTCACGTACAGTAGCTAATGGTACAGCTAACGTGATTACGGCTGTTAAACCTTCAGGTCGATTCTTAAACGATAAAGCCAATATTGGTTTTAACGATACCATGGTCGGTTTATTCCAGCAATTAGTAGGATGCTTGCCTTTTTCTGTACGTGGTATTAAGAATAGCTTTTTAGCTGAGAAGTTTGTTTCCCCATTAGAACCCGTTCGATTGGTGAATAAGAAAACTTTGAAATCTGAAGAAGTGAATTTATCACAGCAATGGCATGATTTGTTTCAGTCGGATGAGGGGATTAAGAAATTGATTCAGCGATTCCGTCCTACAAGTGTAAGACACAATCCTGTTGAAGTAGATGGTCGATATCTTGCTTTGATTTACAAAGGCGAAGATGGTACCTTTAAGATACTCAATGGTATTGAAGAATTGCCTAAGGATAAAAGTCGTGATTTAGTTACGCCTTTAACCTTTATTGAATTGTTGTATATTACTACTATACACCTAATTGATAATGCACCAAGTAGTATTGTACGTTATCCAATTACAGGTATTGAAAGTAATGTACCAAGCTTTGCAAAAGTCATGACAACTACGAAAGCTGAAAAGCGCCGTATGTTAAATGACGATTGGGAGATTGATGAAACCGTAGAACCTTTCTATCAGTTTCCTATTAATGGTGCTGATACCATTACTTCTTTATGTCCGCCGTTAGCATCACTCGGTGGCCAGGGTGGGGATCGACGGTTACCCCTCGATAATATTAGAGAAGTAAACTAATACCTCTCTAATATTATCTTATACTTTATCTATAAACAAGTTTTTATTTAAAGATCTTATAACCAGGCAATAGACCAAAGAATCGTTTTAATTCACTAGGGTCTTCAATCAAATAACTTTCTCCAGTCTTTTCTTCATAAATGCTTAATGGAAGTTTAATATCCAAAAGCGTCTCAATAGCATTTCTCTTAATACTATTCTGCCACTTAGAAGCATTATCATTACTGTAATTGTAAGGAGTGGTTCCCCATTCTGTAAACTCATCTTCTCTACAGAACTGATAACCATTCGGAAATACCTTTTGTCCTTTAGTCTTACAGAAATTAGTAATCTTCGTTTTGTGGATACTGAAGAAACGAGCACATTGACCAATACTACCAAACTTAGTGACTTCACCCGTATTGAAGTTTCTAATTAAGACAGGATTGGTACCAGCTACTAATTGATTTTCTAATGCTCGATTATTGTTAGCTGAACGAGAAGCCCATTCTAGATTTTCAATTCGATTATCTAAGGAATCATCGTTAATGTGGCTAACATCCATGTTGTAGAAGTTAACAGGTATTGGAAGGTAAGCTAATGCCAGTAAACGATGTATACTTACTAACACGTAAGGATACTCTTTACCATTTCTTACTTTACCACTGACGTCTGCTTTTAGATTTAGTTTCAGGTATGTTTTAGCACCTGGAGAACTAGATCCTTCAGTAGGACGTCCTTTCAATAAACCTCCTCGTGGTGTTTTAATCACACCTTGTCGATTGATCCTGTATTGTACAAAGCCTGGAATGATTCTAAAACCTTCTTTATCGTCTTTAGAATTAGCATTTCCCCAAATCATGTTAGATGGATGGATATTACTGGTATTTCCATCTAAGAAGATAATTTGTTGTTCCATTAATTCGTTAAATGCATCTTGATACTTTCCTTTAAAGGAATAGTTAACAATATTAGCTACACGAATCCATTTGTCTAAAGGTTGGATATAAACGTATTTTTGGCCTTCAATGAATTTTGGTGTAATGACCTTCATGTCACCATTTGCTATTCTGAATATATTACCATCAATGTCTGTATAGTACTTAATACCATTGTTGGTATCACGGAAGAAACAGGTTTTATCGATGTCTTTGTGGTAATTACGTAACATAATTGCGTCTTTCTATATTTAAAAATTTGTTGAAAAAGTCGAGGTCCCCAAAGCTGTATTTCTACAGCTAAGCAAAACCCTTCTAATTGACGGGAACACCCTGTAAAAGATTTATACACTAACTACTGGTAGTAATACACAGTAGGGTCTGGAGTAATTAACCAGAGTACAGTAAAAGAGATAAATCAGTAGGGCAATCCGCAGCGAAGAATCCTATTCTCTAGTAAGAGAAGGATTTGTGTTCAGAGACTAGCCGAAAGGCGTAAGGCGTTGTCGTGATGACAATCCTGAAATGGAGGGCAGGTGCAGTGGTCTGATAAGCCTCTATGCACCAGTACAATCTTAACCATTGTACTCCGAAACATTTGTGTTGGTAGCACAAGCATGTCGGTGATGATATAGTCCGTTTTCTGGTTACCTTAAGATATTTCGATTAATCTCATATATAGGTACACTCTACAATAATTGCAGACTGACTTACGAAGAGAAACAAATATTTCTCTTCTATATAGGGTTTACCTGTATTAATTAATCAAAATTTCTATCTATAACCAGTCCCGTTCGACGGGGATAGAGAGAATATCCTCTCTGCTTTAACTGAAGAAGCTCGCAACGAAATTATTCAGTACAAGAAACAAAAACGGGCTTATGTAGGTCCAGATGGTTCTATACGTTATTCTGTGAACTACGATACCGTTAAATTTGTTTGCCATAACCTTTCTGATGTACCTAGTGTATAGGAATAATCTTTAAGGTTATCGAAATCATTTTGATGAAGTATACTCTCCAGTGGTTCGTCCCTGGAGAGTATATTTTACCTAAATTTAACATTTTTTATAAACTGCTGTTTAAAGGAAGCTTTTTCAGAATGATTAACTTTGAACAATTCCAATTAAAGCTTGGGAATAGAATCGTTACCCATTATGGGAATCCCAGGATCTTTAATACTAGTCAGTTCTTCTTACCGAAACAATCTGCTTACCACTATGTTCCCAGTAGTAGTGCAGATATAGGTCCTAGTGAGAAGAATGCTTTATTTAAGAAAGGCTCTTTAAAAGTCCCTATCTATACTTACATGGATATTGCTTCTCGTTTAGGTACATTAGGGATTAAGAGTGCTACTCAGGTAATTGAGTTACAGAAGTACTTGAAGATGAATCGACGATTTAGAAAGATTGTCGAAATGGACAAGTACAAGCCTGAGATGATTGTGCCTTTGGTATTAAATTATTCTTTAATAGATAGGCGATATAAGTATCTAGGTAATACGACTCATGTCGGGTATTATCGGAACATGAATGTACTGAATACTGTATTGAAAGGTATGGTAGATGTACAGAATAACTATAATGGGTATTATAATCAGTTCTGGGTAATCAATGTCCCGAATGAATTGATGCCTATTTCTAGTTTAAAGAAATCCATTACTGGGATGAATGTCGAGTTATTTAGGAAATTAGATAACTTAGAAAACATCTTTGTATTGGAGATGTGGAAATGGTTAGGCTTAAATAGAGAGAAATCTGTATTTGCTAAGATGCCTAAGAGTCTATTGAATAAGATTAATATTGTCTTAGTAAAGAATAATGTCTTTACTGTATTTAATCTAGGTTTATTAGACGATTGGCGTAAGAGCTTTGAGAATCCTAGTGGTAAGATTGATGCTCGCTTAATGAGTAAACAGTTTATCAATATTTTGTTGAAATTGCATACTGCTGCAATGACTAAAGAAGGTATTGAATTAACTGAAGAAGAAATAGCTGAGAAGAATCTGGAAGCGAGTGATGATGCTGGGATTGAAGAGGATGAAGATGATGTCGTTGTGAAAGATGATGATGTCAATCATTATAATCCTAAAGATTACGAGCGTCAGTATGGTCAGGATTTGAGAAATGCTGAGAAAGAGGAAGAAGATGTCGATTCCGATGATTCTGAAGAGAATGAAGAGATTCCTGTAGAAGAAGATTACTACAATGAGTTAGGCGAAGTACACGAAGATAAAGAAGTACAAATCGTCTCGGATATCTTGGATGAAGAAGATGAGGAATTGACTGAAGTAGTCGATGATCCTAAAGCATTAAATAAACTCACTAAAGTCAGCAATATTGTTCCTATTGTTACGGAACAAGAAGCAGAGTTTGATGAAGTCTTAAGTGGTAAATTCGATACGTCTGATGTATTGGATTTGAAAAACTATAAGCCTGAAGATAAAGTCGTTTTAGTGAAACGAGCAGATGCTCCTGTTTCTCCTACTGTAAAAGGTAAATTAGTCTTAGAGGAATATGCGAAAAGCAATCCCATGACTGTCAGTAAGTACGATGGGATTCGAAAAGCTTTTGGTAAGTACAATACCTTAACATTAAGTAAAGAGAGTCATCAGACTGTCGGTGAGATGATTGATATCAAGCCTGAAGAATTGAAGATTACAGAAGAAGATACTAAAGGTATTTCGACTTTAAAAGCCTTCGATAAGAAATACATTACTCAGTTCTTAGAACGTGATGTCACATCCATGATGGTCGGTGTACAATCCGCAGGTGTAGTCGTACAGGATATTAAGAAATCAGAAGTAGAAAACATCTCTGGTGCTTATACGGTTTACTCCATGAAGATTAAACCGATTGAAGGTGAAGCTTCTACCATTCGAGTGAAGATACCTAAGATTAATCCTGATGGTACTTTTACGATTGGTGGTAAGCATTATACCTATTGCCATCAACGATACGATTTACCGATTCGTAAGATTGACGATAGCACTGTATCCTTGTCTAGCTACTTTGGTAAGACATTTGCTTCTCGAGATACTTCTCGTGCATTCAATTACGAGAAATGGTTAGTCGCAGGGATTCGTAAGAATGCTTTTGACAATGAAAATCAAGATGTACTAGAAACGCGTTCTGGCGACATGTTTGACAATCACTTAAAAGCACCTTATGTGTATTCTGTATTGTCTCGTAACTTTAAAGCCATTACGACTAAAGAATGTTTCTTGTATTTCGATCGTAAGAGTGCGGAAGAGCGTTTTGGTCGAGACTTCGTGATTAAAGCAGAAACGACTAACATGGTTTTTGTCGGTACACACAAGAAGAAATATCCTGTAGCGATTGATCCAGATAATAACTTCTATTCTGTTCAAGATGGTAACCTAATAGAGTTAGGCACGATTGAAACACTCTGTGGATTAGATCCGGTTAAAGCCCCTACTGAAACCGTCAATATCGACATCATGGGTAAAGCCATTCCAATTGGATTGGTATTGTGCTACCGACTAGGTATTACGAAACTCTTAGCTTCTCTAGAACCTAAATACTATCGTACTGAACCGGTAGGAAAACGATTGAAATTAGAAAGTCATGAATATGCGATTCGCTTTAATGACTTCCACTTAGTCTTATCTAAACGAGACAGAATCACAAGCTTGATCATGGCGGGCTTGAGTAAGATTCCAGATTTGAATCGTTTGTCTATTTACGACTTGAATGAAAAAGAGCAATACTTTAACCTTTTAGAATCTATTAAGATTCCTGGTCGTTACTTAAAAGAAATTGATCTTTATTATAACATGTTCGTCGATCCGATTACTGAACGGATTTTGATCGAAATGAAAGAGCCTATTGACTTTGGTGGATTATTGATTCGCTGTGTAGAAATGTTAGTGGATTATAAACACAAAGATGAAGTCGACATGTCTGAACAAAGGATTCGTGGTTTTGAAAGAATGGCAGGTGAAGTGTATACGCATTTGGTACGAGCACTGCGTGAACACAATCGTCATGGTATCAAAGCCAACTACCCAGTAGAACTGAATCCTGAAGCCGTTTGGATGGCAATTAATAAAGACACCACAAAACGTATTGTGGAAACTTTGAATCCTATTCAGGAGCTAAAACAAGGTGAAGAAATTACCTTTACAGGTAATGGTGGTCGTTCTAAACAATCCATGGTGAAAAGAACACGACAACACCACTTAAACGCTATTGGCATTGTATCAGAAGCAACTAAGGATAGCTCAGATGCAGGTATTAGTACTTACCTTCCTGCAAATCCTAAGTTTACTAACTTATACGGCATCCCTGAGAATTCAGGAACAGGAGAAATGAATCCTGACTTGAAACCAGAGAACGTATGGAGTACTGCGATGATGATGATGCCATGTAGCGATATGGACGATTGATTTAATCGAGCTGTTTGAACAGTGTGAAATATTTTTAGCATTGTTAAGCATTTGATACAACCCTTTAATAAACATTTTAAGGAGAATACAAATGTTAAAAACAATGCAATTTAACAATGAAACATTTAAAGAGATACCTGGTTTTAATGGAAAATACTTTATTAGTAAGAATGGTCGAGTTATCTCTACTTTATTTAATAAAGTTAAGGAACTTAAACCTAGTAAGACTAATGATGGTTATTTATCCATCAGGCTTTCTGATGGTGCTAGACCTAAACAAGTTTTTATTCACCGTTTAGTTATTCAGACTTACGTTCTTGAATCTACAGAATGGCCTAAAGACATGGTTACTGATCATGTTAATGGTATTAAAGACGATAACCGTTTAGAGAATCTAGAGTTAGTAACCAACCAGGAAAATCTCCGGAGAGCTTTTGATAAAGGTGGATACATTAATAAGTACATTCCTGTAAAAGCTAGGAATTGGGAAACTAAAGAAGTAATCTTGTTTGAAAGTTGTAATGCCTGTGAAAAACACGTAGGTATTTGTAAAGACTTAATTACAGGTACTGGTCGTATGGATAATCCTCACAAGGTCTATCCCGAAGGATGGCAATACTGCCGACCAGATCAAGAGTTTCCTGATGAAAATCTAGTCTTTCTAACTGAGAAAGAAAAACCTGTTTCTGTTAAAAATATTTTAACTACTGAAGAATACGACTTTGATACATTAAGCGATGCTGCTAAATACCTGAATTTACCATTGACTACATTGTGGCATTGGTTATCTAAGGAAGAACAGCCATTTGTACCAGATTCTCACTTAGTTAAATTCCGAGATAATCCTAATCCTTGGAGATTAGTATTGGATCCATTAAAAGAATTGATTGATAAGAAAACTGAATTAGAACCCGTATTGGTTTATAACGAAAACGAAAAACCAATGCTGTTTATGTCAGTAGTAGATGCTGGTAAATTCTTTAATGTAGGAAAAACAACTATTTCGTATCGGTGTAGAAATAAGCTTGATGTAGGAGGTTACAAATGGCTACATTACAAAGATTGGGTCGTCCTTAAACCGTTTGAATTGCGGGGACCTCTCGACAGGTATCTTGTACCAACTCAGGATAGTGATATACCTGAGGGCAGTTCTAATCAAACTGAGATGGTAAAAAGCAAGATAATAGAGAAAATCCGCAGCCAAGATTCTGCTTTTGAAAATATTCCTAGAAGTAAGATTGACAGTGTAATTCGTAGAAAACTATCACTGTCTTTTAAGAACATGGATAAAGATAGACTTCCTGACTATTGGAAAGATAAAGAAACATTCTTAGTAGAAGTTAAAAACCTTCCTGGGTATAATGAGAAAGATTTATACTTTAGTAGGATTAAACTAAAACTAAACGTTAAGAAAGACGGAAGAGTGTTTAATGATTACCATAGTCGAGAAAACTCCATATTCGTTACTACTCCTGAATATAAAGTAGAATAAGGTTCAACGACTATCGAAAACACGCTTGTTAGTAAATAAGGATTAGCAAGTGGAAGTGAGTAGAGTAGGGAGTCTGCCTAGTGTGGACTCCCGAAGCGGACGGGCTATAAGTTTAACCAACTTATAGTAAGATATAGTCTAACTATTAGGAATATCACAAGCATGACAATACAATGCTTGTCTTATTCGGAGTAAGCCAAAACGCTCAGTATTTCTAGGGACCCAGCAAATTCACAGCATTCCTGCTACTGGTTATCACGTCATGCCTACTCGTACTGGCTATGATAATAAACTGGTACAAAGAGCAGGAGATACTTTTGCTGCTACGGCAGATAAGCCAGGTAAAGTCATTGAAGTCAATGACTATGCTGTTACGGTACAATACGAAGATGGATCTTTACGTCATGTAGAGATTGGTCGTAAGTTCGGTAGCAGTGGTGGATTCACCATGCCTCATGATGTTATCTCTAATGTAAAAGTAGGCGATAAATTAGATACTGGAGATGTGATTGCTTATCACTCTGGATTCTTTACAAAAGATCCATTAAATCCCAAAGGCATTGCTTACAAGCCTGGTAAATTAGTACGAGTAGCATTAATGGAGAGTCCTTATACGTATGAAGACTCGACTGCTATTTCAAAACGATTGAGTTTAGACACTGAAATTCAAACCACAGTAGTTAAAGAGGTTGTAGTGAATTTTGAACAAAGTATTCATCGATTAGCTAAGCCTGGTACTCAGGTCATGGTAGATGATCCATTGTGCTTTATTGAGGATGCTTTGACAAATGATACGAAACTCTTTGATGAAGAATCTTTAGATCTCTTGAAGAGTATTTCTGCTAATGTGCCTAAGAGTAGTGTAAAAGGTATTGTAGATAAAGTAGAAGTATTCTATCATGGTGATAAAGAAGACATGAGTGAATCTTTAAGGAAGATAGCTAACTTATCTGATTCTAAGATTGTAGCCAGACAAAAGGCATTAGGTAAGATGCCTTATACTGGAATGGTAGACGATACGTATCGAGTCAATGGTAATCCTTTACTATTAGATACTGCGGTAATTAAGTTTACCATTACGAGTAAGAATTATCTCTCTCAAGGGGATAAGCTCGTGTTTGGCGCCCAGTTAAAGGCAACTATTGCTCATGTCTTTGAAGAATCTCCTCGGATCAATACTGAGGATAATCAACCAGGTGAAGAGATTGATGCTGTCTTTGGTAGTCAATCGGTTTATAATCGTATTGTAAACAGTCCATTCTTAATGGGTATGTCCAACAGCATTCTGGTGGAAATGTCTAAACGCATTGGACAGGAATATCTGTCGAATAAATAAAGATTACTTTACCTGATTAGGAATATACAGAGTGCTCTAGTCAATAGAGCACTCTATTATTTCTAAGCTTTACTATTTTTGTTTTTTAGATCTAGGAAACGTAACTATGGATCAAATGGTTAAAGATACTGAAAATGCTACTGTACTGGCTGCAGCAGCTTCATTAGTCAGTACTTTTGCTCAACGATTAATTCGTGATGTAGCGGGAGTATCTGGTACACTAGAAGGTGAACTGATTTATCAACCAGTTCTGGAAGAAATGGCGTTAGCAGAACTGCAACGTCGTATTATTGCTAAGGGAGAATAATAATGTTTGGACCAAACTTAATCAACTTGGCAAATGATGTTGCACAAAGTAGTTTGTTGCCTGGTACGAAATTAAAAGCTGTTAGTGGTACAGCATTGGATGCTTTAGTCCAAAACGCTATGCCAAGTGAAAGCTTGATTGCTTCTCAGGAATGTTTAGATCATTCTCTGGGTAGTGTGATTGATAAATGCTATACTGAATTTGGTTTTACTGAAGGTGCAGCGATTTATCAAGCTTACGATGCGATTGAAGAGCAATGCATTAATCCTCTTAAAAACCAATTGAGTTTTACTCGTAATACAGTTAGTCCGATTATTCGTGAAGTCGTGACTGATGTCACTGAACGACTCTCTGTACGTGTTGATCCTTTCTCTCAATTTAAGATTAACCAGATTGAAGTACCTAGCTTTGTATACGAAACGATTTTGCCTCGTATTCAGAACTTGATGTCTTTGTACAATCCTGGACAAAAAGGCCCTTCCACTCAACCGACTTTTGAGAATCCTGAAAACAATCTCTTGGTAGAATTGATTCGTACTGAAGATGATGCTACCAATGAAGGCATCATGAATCTGGCTGAAGTCTATACGAAGCAATTTGGTGGTGATTTGTTCCAAGATGTTTGGGTTTTGTTGAAACAACCTAACCACACCATCAATGATGCAGCAGGTACTTACAAAAACTTTATCCTGTACTTGACTGCTTTGTTGGCTGTTGAGAAATTGGAAAAAGAGCCGATTCGTGGTTTGCAAATCTCTGAACAAGACTTGAATACTTGGTGCTTGTTCTTTAAAGTGGCTTGTACTCGTGTGGTCTTCTCTTTTGCCAATATGTATTCAGGCGCTGTTTCTGCTAAAACCATGATTTCTTCTGTGGTAGTGGAAACCAAAACCATTAATGTCTTCTACGACGTTTATGCTGCTTTTGAAGTACCAAACAAAGCAGATATCTTGGTGGGTATTCTGAACAGCGGTAATCCAATGGCTTATCGTCAATTGGATGTCATTACTGAAAATGCAGAAGAGTTGGCTCGTCGTGGCCAATTGATTCTGACTACTGCTAATGCGATTGACAACACTCGTCGTGCTGCGCGTACTTTTGATGCGATTGTTTCTGCTGTACTGACTTTGATTGACAATACGAAGAATGATGAACATGCTGAATTGAAAGCATTCGTTGAAGACAAACCGACTTTGGAATATCGTGGTATCATTTCTAAATACCTGAATGCCTACTATCCAGGTACTCGTATTTTGGAAACAGAATTGCCAATCGTGGTTTCTGATGTCGTGTGTGAATTGTTCTTCAAAGACACCATGGCTAGTCTGATCTTGAAACACTTGATCCAAGCAGAAAATGCCAAAGATGGTTTGGATACCACTACTGTTGTTTCTACTGCCATCATCAACATCTTGATTGAATGGGTAGCAGGACAAATTGAAATTGTCAAAGAGTAATTAAAGGAATAGACCTACCATGAGATACGGTATTCGTAATAAAGATAAAATTATGGCTTCTTTAAAAGAGGTCAATAACCAACTGATTACGACCACAGGATGTAAGATTATATTTCCCGTTCGTTACGAAATGGTAGGTCTTGCTCGTGTGGGTAGTGACACTAGCTTTTATAGCTTGTTCTTGATTACCAATCCTGAGGAAACACACTATGCTATTTTTAACTGTATGGCAAGTGTACACTCAGATCCTGATGCGATTAATACCATTACCATTAACGATGAGAAATACTACGAACTCACTTACGAGCCTGGTAGTGTTCTGATTAAGAGCTTAGTGGTAGTGCGAGAAGACAAACTGATTGGTAAATCCTATAAAGAGTTTGTCACGAAAGGTAAAGTGCCTTTCTTCATCAACTATGCTGACATGGGACGAGTATTCTCCCAAACGGGTAAGTATGCTGGTAAGTCGATTGGTGATACATTCGAATCCCTGGCTATTCCAATCAGCATTATTGCTCGTAATCCCAATAACATCAATCAGTATTATCGTGAAATCCTAAACGATATTGATCCCGATAAAGTAATGCCAGTATTTGTACCTGCTTCTTCTGTTAACTTCTCTGCGTCTTCTGCATTGACTAAGTTAACCGGTAGTTACTTCTACACTGGGGTCGTATCGTCTTTGTGTAATCCGACTTCTCAGACTGAACTGATTGATTACGTATTAAGATACTAAAACAAGAAAGTGTTTTAAACATGTCTAATTTTGTTTACCGCTGTACTCGTTTAGACGGTACTGATAAACAAGGTATTCTCACTCCGGATGAAAACGGTTATTACACGATTTGTGTCGGTGCTTTGGATCACAAATCTAAAAACATCAATCCTAAAACCGGAGAGAATGAATACTACTCTTCGCTAGGTGCTGAGAAGTTCTTTGCACCTGGTACTTTATTTAACCAACGAATTGCTGGTGGTTTCATTAAAGCAGAATACGGACATCCTTCTAAAGTGCCTGGTCAAACCGACATGGAGTTCTTGGAGCGTAATATCCGTATTGATGAGAAACTCGTCTGTGCTGTCTTTGGTGAGATCTGGTTAGTACCTGGTTACATTGATCCTTTAACAGGTGAGAAATGTGTCGGTATCATGGCTAAGGTTCGTCCTACGGGTCCTTATGGTGAATTCCTGAAGAAAGACTTGGAGACTAAAGGTGCGAATGTATGTTTCAGTATTCGTTCATTAACGACTCGTCAAGTCATCAATGGTAAAAACTGTAAAGTATTGCACACAGTGATTACATTCGACTATGTGAATGAACCTGGTATTAGCTGTGCTGAAAAACTGGTTTCTCCTTCTTTAGAATCCAATAACCCTATTCTGCCTATGTCTGCTGAAGATGCGATTGTGTCTCATGGTGGTTTGGATGTCGAAGTTTCTCCTAAAGCGGCTCGTAAGCTTCTGGCTAATGAAACTGTATCTGTAGAATCCGGTACGGCTTCTATTTTAGCAGAGATTGCTAAGATGGATAAGAAACCAGTTAAAACCAATGTATTCATGAATTGGTAATTGAGTATAGAGAAAGGATCTTAAATGAAGATTGATCCTAATCTGACTGAAGAAGAGAACTTACTTCGCCATGTGAATGAAAGAAGTGAATTTCCCATGGAAGTAAGTGATCTGATCATTGGTAGTCCTGAGACTTTGGTCAGACAGAGTCTCAAGGTCACTAAAGAAGATATTCGAGATAAGCGATTCGATGTAGACTTAAAGAATACACGAGTCAGTTTGAAAGTCTCTCCTAATTCTAAACGATGGAAAGGTCAGACTTTCATTCAACCTTATCGTCGAATTCATTTAGGTGCTCAGTGGTGGGTCTATGCTGATCAAGTATTGACTCAAGATGGTAGCTATGTGGTGACAACGAATACTTATCTGAATCCTGTACCGACTCCTCAGGAATTAGATGATTCTGTATTGAATATTGTTCGATATAGAAAAGAATCTTTAAAAGTAGAAGTATTAGATTTCCAAGACAATGGATTCCAATACGATACTGGGAGAATTCGTATTCGTCCGATTGATAACTCTTTACTCTATATTGGAATGCAAGAGTTTGATGTCATCTATAAGCCGATTTCCTTTGCACCTGAAACCCTAGATGGTTTTGATGGGTATTTGCCTTGATTTCTAAAGATAGAAAAGATATTCTAAAATATTACAACAATATACTATTAACATGAAGGTAACACGAGAATCAATTCTTTAAGTTATCCTTCTACATGTAGAAGTAACTATTTTTATATCTTTTCAATCTTTTTAAAAAGGAAATCAAAATGCCTATTAATCAACAAACCCGCGAACTTGCCGATATCATCGCTAAAGATCATCTGGTCTACAATCCAGAGTCTCAAGCTTTGGAAACCAAAAAAGAAGCGATTGATGCCGCTATGACTTACATGGCTGGTCACGGTGCCGACATCGATGCTAAGCAATTGGAAGCAGCATTCAAAGTGACCAATGCGTTTACTGCCGCTTCTGCTCTGGCTACTGGTGAAGTTGCAATCGATGCAATGGCTAAGCATAAAGAGATTCAATCTCTGTCTGCTAACTTCCACATCTCTAAAGGTGTAAGCGCTGAGCACTTGGTCACTCGTGAATACATCAGCCGTACGCCTCCTAAAGAAAAAGGTGGTGAAGCGACTGAAGTAACCAAGTTTGGTCGTATCGAATCCACACTGACCATCCAAGACAGCAAAGATGCTCGTTCCCGTGGTGGCCAACACAAACACATTCGTGACGCTATGTACGAACGTGGTGCTGAGAAACTCGGCAAGTAATTGAAAGCAATGCTCCTCTATCTTTACAGGTAGAGGAGTCTCTTTCTTTTTTGTCTAATTTTAAAGGAATTATAAATGGATAAGAAATACGAGATCTTAAAAGATCAAGCCATTACCATGAATGGTTCGACGATCTATCGTATTAAAGCCTTGAAAGACTTTGGCGATGTTAAGGTAGGAGACATAGGTGGATTTGTAGAGAAGGAAGAAAATCTCTCTCATGAAGGTCCTTGCTGGATTTATGGTGATGCGATGGTTTACCATAATGCCAAAGTTAAAGATAATGCGATTGTACGTGATTATGCCCATGTGTACAATGATGCACAAGTATTGCAAAATGCGATTGTAGAAGGACATACACGTGTATTTGATCAGTGCTTTGTCTTTGGTAATGCTCGTATTAAAGATAATGCTAATGTCTTTGGTCACGGTAGAGTAAATGGATTTGCTATCGTACAAGACAATGCCACTGTGTTTGATAATGCTCGTGTCTACGGTGAATCCATTGTTAAAGATTATGCCATGGTATCTGGACACATGATGGTTACTCAAGGTACAATCAGTAACAGTGTGATTCTATTCGGTATTGGTGAGATTAACTTTGATGTTGCTGAAAAAGACGACTGGACATTCTATCGTAATCCTTGTGTAGATTCTGGTTTCATTACGACTTCTACTAAGATTGATGTCTGGAACTATCGTTTCTTCAGTGGTACTGCTGAAGAGTTTATCGACATGTTTGAACAGGTAGACGGACATCATCGTATTCCTGGTGAATTAGAATTTATCAAAGCTTTAGTGATGTTCCATCAGGATCTTTACTTTAAAGCTTAAATAATAAAAGAATACTCCCTACTCCTTTTTACGGGAGTAGAGAGTATTTTCTTTTTTACCTTTAATTCCAATATAATTCAGATATATAACATTATCAGGAATGTCATAGGGATATTCATTTATTATATTAGAATAAAGGCATATTGACAATGAATAATGATTGTCTACAAATGCTTCAATAGAAGCAAGCCAATGATTATGTTTTAACTAGAGAGGAAGAAGAACTCCTCTTAGAGTTGACAAGTCAGGCTAATGACCTACTAGATGAGTGGGTAGATAACTTCTATTACTAAATAGTAATAACAAGAGAGACGATGTTCACAGCATGGTCTCTCTTTCTTTTTTTAGTCTGTGCTTGTCATACATTACTAAAGAGTGTAATTCTTTTTTATATTTTAGAAAATCTCAGATATATACTATTTACGTGAACCTGATAGGAGAATCCCTCTTCTATCGATACTTTTCACTAACCTTTGTATAAGGAGTTCATCATGAACAAAATCATTCTTACCCTTTTGGGCACAGCAGTTTTAACTGGCGTTGGCTACGCATTAGAAAAAGCCATGTCTGAACAAAAAGACAAAGATGATGCTGCTAACAAACGCAGTATCAAGAAAGCTGAAGCTAAGGCTGATAAAGCCGAAGCTAAAGCTGAGGAAAAGGTAGTCATCGAAGAATGGCTGAAGGAGTTTAGTCGGTACGACATGTTCCGTCGTATCTATGCTAAACAACCATCAGACACTCTTCTGCCTGCCTTACTGTCTTCTCGACGTACGCTCTCTGAGCTGATGCCGAAAGACATGGATGAGCGCGTGCTCCTCCGTAACTGTCTGGCAACAGACTCTGACGTAAGATTCCTGTCAGATGAGAATCTGATGGATCTGATTCGTGAAGAGATCGAACTCTTGCGCGAATACCAAGAAGCCAAGAAAGTGGCTTCTAACTAACCTACCGATACTCTAGTACCTATCCATGGGTACTAGAGTATTCCTATTAACCTTTTGTATAAGGGAGACAAAAAAATGGAAAACGTATTTGAAGGTAGTTTCGAGAACTTTGAAAAAGTAATCGACGAAGCAATCCCCGATAACATCGGGATGACTGATGAAGAGTACGAAGCTCTTCTGAACGCACAAATTGCTGCAGAGTTTGCAAAACTCGACAGCAAACAAACCAACCAATCTAACCAATCTAACCAATCTATCCAAACTGAAGAAAAGGAAATCACCATGAATACCCAAACTCAAGCTCAAGTAAACGAAACCATCAACACCGTAACTGAAACTGCTGTAGTAGCTGCTGAACCAAACACCAAAGTGGTCGCTAAGAAAGTAGCGATCATTCTTGGCAAAGCTCTCGCTGGTGCAGTAGTCGGTGGTGGTCTCGTGGTCGCAGGTGCCCACAACCACAAAGCTGTAAACAAAGCCGTACGCAATGCCCGCAAAAAAGTGGGTAAAGTAATTCCTGCGGTAGCACCTAAACCTTGGTGGAAGTTCTAACCAAGGTAGAAAAGAAATCCTGCTCCTAAATGGGGTGGGGTTTCTTTTTTTGGTTTAAATCTATTTTTTGAATATTTATTTTTTTAGTTATAAAAAAGGATTAAACATGTATTTATCCGATAAAGATATTATCCAATTATCTCAACAAGAAAAACCTTTAATCAGTCCTTTTGTTTCCAGTAAGGAATCTTGTTCTTTAAGTAATCAATTCGACGGTTCTGCTAAAGAGATCTCTCATGGCTTATCTCAGAATGGATACGATATTCGTTTGGGTAGTGATGTAGAATTCTTTATCTACGACTCTTCCAAAACCATTCATTCTGGATTAGATCCTTTAGAGAGTGATGAAGGTGCACCTATTGCGGTATCTAAACTATCTAAAACCAAAGCAGTATACTTTAAGAATAGTGAAGGTAGGATTGAAAGAAAGAATGTAAAATACTGGGAGATTTATCCTGGCGAATTTGTACTAGCGCATTCTTTAGAATCTTTTAATATTCCTAGTAATCTTACTGGATTACTATTCTGTAAAAGTAGCTATGCTCGTTTAGGCATGAACATGGCACCTACAGTATTGAAATCAGGATGGAGTGGTCAATTGGTATTGGAGATTTATAACCAAACTAAGTTCATCATGACGATTTACGAAGGATGTGGAATTGGAACCATTTACTTTGCAGAACACTCAGATTCTTCATTAAATCCCTACGATGGTAAGTACCAGCATCAGGAAGGGGTCGTAAAGGCACGATAATGAGCAAATACACGTGGTCTAGGTTTGGTGGATACGAATGCTCATCCAAGGGAGATAAGCGCTACAGCGCGTTCTACGCGCGTTTAAACGATGGTCTCTCTATTGAACATCATTTCCAGTGTTTTATTAAAGGTTATCCTTCTATTGAAGAAGGTAAAGGAAATCCACCTTTAAGAGAAATGCCTAAAGAAGAAACCTATTATTTGTATAAAGAACTCTGGCGTAAATACTTAGATAGTAAACCTTGGCTTTGGACAGAACTGAAAGTCAATGTAGAGAAATGTAATAATGTAGTTTCGGATATGTTTGGGACTTCTGAGATTAACCAAGCCAGAGCTTTATGCGATTTATTAAACGAACGTTTTGATGTAGAATCTCCAAGTGGATTTGAAGTCTTAGATTTATTTTAAGGAGTAAAGAATGAAGCCATATGAACAGATTGTAAAAGTACAAGATACATTAGAACCAGAATTGAAGAAGTTCTTAGAAACCATCATTAGTAAGGCTAGTAAATCGACTATTGAAAAGACTAATTTTGAAAAAGTAGAAGAAGGCAGTATCTACGATGTCTTTGGTAATAAAGCCAAACATCGGATTAACGATATAGTCAAGATTAAACATAAAGATCATTCTCTTTTTTACACTGTCAATATTTACTATCCTGAAGATATAACATCTAAAGAATGGACAGAGCAGCATCGAAAAGAAATGTTCTTTGTGATTTCTTTTACTGAAGATAGTAAAGATAACGATAGATATTACATTGTGGTCAATAGTGCTGACAGTAAGAACTTTGCTAATTACGAAGTGGTGGTTTACAAGGCACATAGCGGTAACTATATTCGAAGAGTTAATACAGTAGCACGTAAGGTCGCCCACTACATCATAGCTGCTTTAACTGAACGAGAAGAATATCGGTTTATTGATGGTTTAATGGAAACTGTTAAAGAAATAGCAAGATACGGTGTTAGCACTAAGGATAAAGGACCTGACTATAAACAAGAATTTCTATCTATTATTTCTGATGCAATTAATATTGGAAATAAATAATGAAATTAGATTTATCAGACACTGCTAAACGCTTTATTGGTGATTTACACTTATTGACTCAATGCTTTTTAAATAACCAAAAGACCTTTCCTTTTCCGATTAAGATTGAAAATACTGAATCTAATAGAAGGAAACGATTTAATCCTTTTAAGTACAATGGGACTTATTGGATTGAAATTGGAGAAGGAAAGAAAGTGATTAAACTCTTATATCGTCAAAAAGGTTTATTCACTTTTGGTTCTTATACTTCAGTCATTAAAGGCATACATTTATCCAGATCTGAATTACACTATGTAACAAAAGAATTGGATCAATTGTTTCAAGCCATACAAAAACATATGACTTATTCATTAAAGGAAAACATACATGTCTCTCAAACTGATCGTGTGCAAAAGTAGTAATGATGTCATTGGAATTAATAATTCCATGCCTTGGAATTTACCTGAAGACTTAAACTACTTTAGAGAACAAACCAAAGGTTGTGCAATTGTCATGGGTAAGAATACTTGGTTGAGTTTACCCAAACGTCCATTACCTGATCGTACGAATGTGATTGTGAGTAATCGTCAGTCTCGTGGATTTCTATCAGATGACGAATACGATAACATGTCCATTATTCATGCTTATGGTATTGAAACACCTGAAGACTTTACGAAGAAGATTGCTTCCTTAGAAGAGAAGTATAAGGATGTATGGATTATTGGTGGGGCTTCTATCTACAATCTGGCTTTAGATTGTTTGGAGTTTGATGAAATTCATGTCACCAATATCTTGCGTGAAATCTTACCGGAAAACGAATCAGACAATGTGGTATACTTCCCGATGGAAAAGGTATTGGCTAAATACATACCAGAGGAAGAACACGCTGACATCTATACTTCTTTGTACATGCCTGATCGTGAGAAGTATACGATTGTACGATACTTACCTAAATAATAGCTTACTCCATTCTCCTTTAGTGGGGAATGGAGTATTCTTTTATGTTTAATTTATTTTTTGATTAAATATAAAAGAAGAGGAATAAAGACATGCCTGTTCGCATTGTAGAAGAAGATTTATTCTTAGATAAAGAAAGTGCTTATTGTGTACCTGTTAATACACAGGGCATTGCTGGAAAGGGATTAGCTCTTTATTTTAAACAAAAGTATCCTAGGTGGTATATTCAATACAGAGAAGCTTGTAAGAGTGGTGAGATTAATAAGACCAAATATCACTTATACTCTACAGCTACAGAAACTCTAGTAAGTCTACCTACTAAGATTTCACCTTACGATGATTCCTGTATAGACTTAATGCTAGAAGGATTAAGAGCATTTGAGAATGATTACGATAAGACTGAAGGATTTCATTGGGTCACTAAGTTAAGATTGCCTGCTATTGGATGTGGTTGTGGGAATCTATCTTGGGAAGAAATCGAAGATACTTTAGTAGCAGAATTGAAAGACTCTCAAGTAGAATATGTTTTCTGTATTGAAAGTAAGCATAGACCCAATAGAGCTGCCGAACGTTTTATAGACAATCACTTATTCTTTAAAGGTAATCACATCTTCGGGATTACCTATCGATTTGATTTAGATTTGTTAAGTCCTAAAGGAGTCATGAAGACTTATCCTAATGTTTTGTGTTTCATGATTGAATGGATTGCTCACTATTTAGAAATTGATGTCTCTATCTTTAAAACAGAAGCACAAATGATTAAAGAGATTAAAAGTGCTTTGATTGATCAATTCGATCGATATGGATTTATTAATCGAAATGGAATAGACTTTAGACGAGTGATTATTGAGAAGATGGTAGAAGGTAAGAAAGAACATTACTATCGTGATAAAGAGTTTAAAGGTTATCTAGATCAGCTAAATGAAGCTAATGTCTTCTTTGCTTATTGTGGTTACGACTTTCCTGCTATTATTGGGATTAATGTCGATTTATCTCATCGTAATATTGCCGATAGAGATATTTGGGCAGGCAGGAATTACTTAGGTAAACTTTTATCTAAATTATAAACCTATACTATTAACTTGAAGCTAATTGATTAGAAGGAAATGTTTTATGGTTATAGTCAGTACGGCAACCATCGAGATTGATTCTCTACCGAGTTCTCCTGAAGAAGAAAAAGAGTTTCAAGAAGCTCGTGAGTATTTAGAGAAAGAATTTGAAATCCATATCTCATTAATCATTAAATACTTGATTGATGGGATAGATGGTTTCTTATCGGATAATGATTACGAATACGTAGAAAACTTTATTCGTAATTATCTGGAATTACCAATAGATCAGCAAAAGAAAACCTTCGTGGATTCTGAAGGTAATCCTGCTCATGTTTGGGATGACGTACAAACAGGATTAGAAGAAGATTACTTAGCATTCATTGCTCGATTGTTCATTCGTAAAGCTAAGATTGTGGTGGATGAGTCTTGGTTTGGAAAAGAGATTGAATGTCAAGTCTCTTTGGATTTTGAACAAACTAAAGATCCTTTAAGTTTAAATCTATTGTTTATCACTACAGGTAAAGTATTGCCAGTAGTCGTACCACCTTGGGAGGATATCGATGGTACCGAAGAGAACCGAGTATTTACTGCCTAGTGATCTACTCTTAAACATTAATCTAGGAGAAGTCACTGAAGAATGCGTCTTGCTATTCGGATACGAGCCTTTCTCTAGAAGAGTTAACTATCCTTCCATGAAGGGGTACGATCCTAAGAAGGTAGTGAGTGCTGAAGGATTAAATGAAACCATTTATTCATTGCTCACCTCTACACCGATTAGATATCAAGATATTTACTTTGCTTCTTTACCAGTTAATGAAGAGATTGTGAAACATACGGCAGTGAGATTGTGGAATGATTTCTTTGTAGACTATTTCGACTACAGTCCTGAAGATGCTTATGTAGACAACGAGTTTATCTTCGAAGATAAAGATGTTACAGATGATCGAATCATTCGAGATTGTTTTGGTAATATCATTACACTGAAGTTTGGATTAGAGCAAGATGAAGGCATCTTTATTGCTTTGTTCTTCTTAAAGTTTATAAACTATCTAGGGAACCTATTCCCTAAATTCTTTAACTATATTCTTCAGAATCCTAAACTAGGGATTGAGTTAGTGCCTAGGGATATCAGTGCTGAATCTCAATTTGGTAAACGACACAGTAGAGTAGGTAATCCTTGTGTTCTGATGAACGAGCGAGTCAATAATGTCTCTATGGAGTACGATGTGGTATGCAACACGATCTTATATTAGGACACATGGATTTTGTCAGCTTTCCTAAATGGGAAGCTGACTATTCCCATTATGTCAATTTACAAGAAGTCTTCTACGATACAGCTAACGATACTAATGTCAATAGTAGTGGTGGATTACATTCTTTAAACTACATCTTAGATGTCTTACAGGAATTCAATATTCCAATAGGAATGGATCCAATACAACTAATCGATAGCTTAGTATTAGAGTTTGCTTTTAGAGCTACTAATAGTGATAATAAGATTGATATCATTATTGTTAAGACTTTCATTGGTTACCTAATTGGTTACTTACAAGGTATTGGGATTATTAAGTTTGGTTTGACTCGTAAAATTTTCTTTAAACAGGAAATTAGTCCTGACCTGACCCCTAGGCAATTACTGGTAATAGCGAATACGCTTTATACTGTTTATACGAAAGAATAGAAATGAATAGACCTAGACTAAGAATCATGGTAAACATCGGTCCTACGTTTAGGGTCGTTGATACCATGGTACAAAATCGATTCACGATCAATCATGCTCAAGTGATTAATGAATTGCTCTTGAACGTAGGTAGACGTGAAGTCAATCGTCATTACAACATGATCAATACACATGAACCTATGTTTAAAGATCAAATGGCGATTAAATTAACAGCCGATACTTTATACAGTAAGTTAGTGCATGAAGCGTATATTCTTGACGATTTAGCAATATCTATATGTAACAGTTACATTGATTGCATGTACCATTTTTTAATCAATGTGCATGAAGTTATGAGTGGACAAGAGGTTGCTGATTTATTAGGCAATAGTCCTACGCTTTACTATAGTTTAGTTGTAGAACAATACCTAGGTGACGGACAGTTCATTCTTGCGGAAATGTTACCTGGTCAAGAATACCTTGAAATAGATACCAGTCCTTGGTTCTATTTTAAATAAAAAGTGATTAGGTAACATTTGTTTTATTTAATTCAAATCTTACTTCACTTTTTAAAATGGGAAAAATCTTAAGTAATTGTCAACTCCGTCAGGAGAATGAACGCAAGGCACAAATGCATTACGATCGTATTTTAAGAGGGGTCGCACCTTCTGCCAAATACAAAACCAGTAAACGTATCGCACGCATGAGGATCAAGTATTCGCACTTAGAGACTCTTAATAAGAAAAATACAGACGACATCTAGTTATGAAGGAGTAATCGATTGGTTCTCGGGTATATCTAGATTACTCTTTCATTTCCTGATGTATGTTTGTTCCATTAGTGGTTAGATAATCACGTACAGACTATTCTTATCGGAGTAGTCTGTGCGGGGTTATTTACTGACGGACGTATTTAATCCCGTTCAACATTTTTTATTTGCTTTTTCATTTGACTATGGCGGCGTGGCAATTCCTACATAGTTCCTTTACTCGTTTTACTCTCCTCTCCCGAAAGGGTAGAGGAGAGTTCTCTTTTTTATGTTTTCTATTTTAAAATAAATCTATACTATTTAAGTGTAATAGGATTTTAATTTATATCCTATCTTTCTATTCTAACTTTTGTAAAAGGAAATTATCATGTCTAGACAAGACCAACGTAAAGCTGCTAAAGCGAAGAAGCGTCAAGCGACTTTAAAGAATCGTCGTATTAAGACAGGTTCTAATATCAATCCTAAGAACATGATGGTATACAATAAGTGTTCTAAAGGATTAGATGTTATCCATCGTGGTTCCGTATCCGGTACGATCATGACGGATATCTTAAATGAGCAAGAAACTCAACCCATTGATCCGAATAACCGTAAACAACTCATTTCTCAAATCAAAGCCAATATCGAGAAGTTCTATAAAGGCACACCTAAGGAATCTGCCATTTCTGACTTTGCTTTCTTAACAGAAAATATTTACTTGACTAAGGTAATGTTGGAGTTAGTAGAGAAAGAGATTCAAGCAGAAGATGAAGAAGCACAAGTATTGATTAATCTCAATAATACTCTGTTGAAAGAAACCTTAAAAGGCATGACAGCTATTTGTAAGGATTTGTATAAACAAGCTGTAGAGATGAAAGAAGTACTCTATTTTGTCAATTCTGTAGAAGTACCGGCTATTAAGATCTCTAAAGACTATTTGGAACAAACCGATACTTTGTTCCAGTATGTTGATGTAGGGATCTTCCAGAAAGCTTGTCGATTAACGATCGCTCGTTTAGGAGATCGTGATTATCGAGGTGATCCTGACATTAAGTACTTCCGTATTCGTGAGGGATATGGATTAATGAAAGACATGCTGGCATTTGAGAAAGCAAGAAGAGAAGGAAAAGAAAATGTTCACTGAAACTGAATTGGGTACAGTAGAAATTAAGAAGTCTAATAACCAATACATCCATGAGATGAATCGTGAGTTACGTAAGAACTTGAGACTCATCTTAGCACGTAACAATAAGACTTTAAAAGATGTTGCAAGGTATATGGATGTAGGTTACTCTACGATTAACAACTACTTTGCAGAAGGACGTAATCTGATTATCCCTATTGGTGTCGTCTACGCTGTTTGTCGTATCACTGAAACCAACTTCTTTCACGCAGCACCTATGTTGATGAAAGATCTAGCATAAAACATAAAACATAAAACCACTCTACTCTACTCCTATACGGGAGTAGAGTAGTAAGTAAGTGGTAGACGAGTATATGGAATCGGCTAGAGACCCTACCTAGTGTAGTCGTCTCTGCTTCTTCCGTTGCTTAATGCTAAGCAACATTTTTTCTGACTAGATTTTGCTGTTATCGCAAAGAACCAAGGACAAGAGTATCTTTGCATAATATAAGACATAAATTCAGAAGTACTCTCTACTCCTTATTTGGAGTAGAGAGTATTTTCTTTTTTTAGTTACCACTTCAGATTTATTTTTTTACTTCTTTTGCCATTTCATTCAGTTCTTGATTGGTCTGTTCATTAATCGATGTCTGCAGTTTTTTCTTACGATCGACTGCTTTCTTAATTACCTTGTGTTCGACTCGAGTCATCTGTAACCATTGAGGTAAAGTAATGCCAGTATTCTGGTATACTTCAAAGAGTACAAATTCCTCAGAGAGTAAAGATAAGTAAGATCCTTCTCCGACTAAATCATAAGGCTTCTTCATCGTCATGGGACGTAAGGAATCATGAGAGAGCTGATAAGATCCATCAGGATTCTCAATCCCGTATTCCGAATGAGAATCTAATCCATAACACGCATCATGTAACGATAATAAAGATAAGTGCATTTCCCCATCATCTTTAATGGGTTTGGCACCTGAACTTACTAGAACTCTTAAGAAGTCTTCATTGTTAACATTAATGGGTACAGATTCTTCGCCTTCGTCTGTTCCTTCTAATTCAGAATAGACTTCTGAACGTTTGACATAAGACACACCGAATAGGGGATCCTTAATGGATCCCTCTACTACAGTGGATACGTTACCCGTTACCGGATCCCGAGTGTTTGATAAATCCGAGCGGTCAGTGTAAAAAAAGCAATAACCGTATTGATTGGTACGATCTTATTACTTACTGGAGAAGCATTGTGTTTCTCTTCATACTCGGAAACAGTCGGTACACCATAAACCACTTTGATTTGTTTATTGATGTATTCTACAACAATCTCAATTAACTTGTTACGCAATTCAGGTACATTAGAGAGACTATCTAAAGTTTCAGTCAAAGACTCTTGAGAATCGATGTCAATGGTAATGGTTTCTGACTTATCAGAACCTTCCAAATAACGCTCAATACGAATCTTACGAATGAAGTGAGAATATTCACGCAATGCAGTCGTTTGGATCTTATCCGACAAGTAACGAGAGCGAATGTTTTCATCTGACGCCATAGAGAGTGTTTCGGTTACAGCATCTTTAATGTAAACATCCCATGCAGAACCATGTTCTACATAGTTTTCCATATTACTTTGTCCCAACTCTACGTACATGTCTTGGATTTCTGTACCGGCTTTACGGGTGATCTTACGAGTATGGATCAAACGTTCAAACTTAGGTACTTCTTCCTCTTTCTTCCAGTCACGACGATAGGAGAGGATTTCTTCATTAGACATCGCAGTATTCTCTGCCTTAATCAGATGTTGTTTCTGACGAGTAGAGAGACGAGAGTTTGCATAGATTGCCATATCGGGCAACCAGATACGACCACGTACATGTTCTGCCTTACCATTGTCTAAGAGTGCTGTACGATTGAATACATAACCATCAGGATACATGGTACAAGCCAGACCCCAAGCAATGGTCGGAATATCCATTGGGTCTAAGAGTGCACGAATGTTTTCAGGTGAAGAGTCTTTCAGGTTAATGTAAGACAATTTGCTGATAAACAAATCGACTAATTTATCGTTAATGTACCAAGTCGCTGTGCCGTAGTTAGAACCACCAATAGAACGACCAATGTTAATCTTAGACGTATCCAAGATGTATTGGAAGTCAATGATTTCTGCGGCTACAGGAGGCGACACAATGGCAACAAGACCTGAGTGAGGCAGAACCAAGGTAAAGAGCGTAGACATGCCTAGCGCGTCCATAATGGCGGCTTTAGCACGCAATCCTGTTAGGTTACCACCAGTGTTCTTGATACTGGTACGACGTGAACGAGTACGCTGGGTAGGATCTACATCCAAGTACACTGCTTGAGTCAATTCAATATCGTCTTCATTCAATGCTTTCTCAGACATGCGATAGTCTTGGGAGATGAGTTCACGAGCATCCGACATGGATTGAACAATCATGGTAGGATTCTCTTCTTCCAAGTTCGTTGGATTCTCTACCAAGTAGCGTACCATGTTGTCAGGTGATTCAGCAGGAATAGAAATGGATTGAATCATTTCTTCCAACTGTTTAGGATCAGAATAGTCGATCTTTTCAATATCGGTCAAGATACGACGTTTAGGATCCAAGAGGACATCTTTAGAAGCGGGTTTGTTTTCTTCACCCAATACACGGATAGAAGGTGTCCAAAGATTCACATCGTCTTTATCATTACCGACAATCTTTAAAAGCTTTTGTACGACTTCTTCTTTAGAAACTTCTTTTGTTTCTTTTTCTTTCTTTTCAGGTTCAGTGTTTACTGTACCCAATACTGGAAGATCTTCTTCTAAAGAAGTGTATTCATCTTTCTCTTCTTTAGCTTCTTCAGGTTTCTCTTCAGTAGGTGGATTGAATACCGCGACATCGTCTTCGTCTTCATCCAAAGTAGAAGGAGCCAAAGTGGATTCATTGACTTCTACATGATCAGACAGAGGCAATACACCTTCTTCTTGTACAGAAGGCTGAATGTCTTCTTGTTTGATTTCGTTAATTTCATTGTCCGACATGATTGGCTTCCTCAATGTGGTCTTGGGTAGGTGGAGTAGTATTGGTGTATTGATAGAGTCGTTCTTCGATGAACTTCTTCACATCTTCAGGTGCTTCTTCAGGATGGTCTAAGTAATAACCAAACTTCATGGCTGAGAAGAAATCTGAAACATGTTTAGTGAGTGGTTCAGTAATCGCACGTACTCGGTTTGTACAAACAAGATAGCGTGCTTTAATGTCGATGATCTTTTCAATGATGTAAGCATCTAGAGTAGGGACATCTGATTTTACCGCGCCATCTTCATTCAAGAAGTTTTCGTAAAGCTTACGAATAGAGTTGACTTCTTTGACCAAATCACGAGTATCTGAAGTATTCATGGCAAGCATGGTTTTCAGTTTCTCTACTTCTTGAACATAAGGTTTGTATTTCTCATCTTGAGTCAAGAGTTCTTTGAATGCTTTAGTAGGCGCTTCAATCATCAACTTAATGGTTTTGTAAGTCGATTCCAAAGATTCGAAGGTATAGTCATGCAGAGCATCCCACTCATCTTGAGAGAATTGATCTTTCAATTCTTCAGGAATAGCAGAAACACGCTCAATGACTTTGGCTTCGCCATCACGCGCTTTCACGTAAGGACGTTTAGGATCAATATCGAGTACTTTTTGACGCTTTGCCTTTTTAAACTTGGTTTCTAAGTTCGGGGCTAGGTTAATACCTTTGGCTTTGACAGTGAGCTTATCGAAGCTTGGGATACCTGTATGCAAACTAATGCGGTTATCCATTTTTGACATTTTAATAAATTCTCCATTAGCTAATGGGTTTTGTTGGGAAAAGGTTTTTGATTCATTCAGAATATTCTTAGATTATTTCTATTATTGTTTCCATAGCTATGAAAATAGAAATCATCACATATATAGTTAACCCTATATTTAAATTCTAATTATTAGGAATAAAGCGTTATGGCAAATTTGATCTTAAACTTTATCGACGATTACTGGACTCCAGAGGAAGCGAAAGAGTATAAAGAAGCCATTGATTTTATCGACGGGATTCATGAAGATTGGACAGATAACTTAGAGATTCTGATCCGTGGTAGTAATGACGATGTGGATATCAATGAATTAACTTTACGAATTAAAGACTTTATTCGTAATCAGTTTGACGAATTATTGGGAGAGATTGGATTTATCTCTTCTGAATCTTTTGTACATGATCCGATTACTTTATATCGAATCTATTCAGAAGCTATTGATATTGAGAACAATGAACAAGTGGATTTTGCTTTATCAATTTTAGAAGCAGATCGAGACAATGTTGTTACCTTCTACGAACTTTTAAATACTGTAGGGGGATTAACGATCGATGAATCTGAATTTGGCCAAACCATTGAGATGATCTCTAAGTTTACTCGTGAACGATTGGTCAATACCTTACGAGGAAAGAAACAAGTAGAAGTAACAGAACAACATGAATTTGATGTCATTGGTGCTTCTAATCGTATTAAAGAATTCATGTCTGTAGTGAGAGACGATAGCTTCTATGCAATTCAATTGATTCGTAATGGTGTGAACTTAGGCATGTCTTTAAAAAGCTATTTATCGATTTATGGTAAAGAAGTCTTTGAGATGGATTTAAAAGAAATGGCTTACAACTTATACTTGTTTGGTCTAATGTCTTCAGATGGTGCAAACGATACGGTAAAAGCGATTGAATCCCATTTGGATAATTACATCTTTGACTCTCAATCTCACGACATCATCATGCGAGCAGTACAAGAGATCCAAATCAAAACAAGAGGTGTGAAATGACGAAACATGAATTCTGGTTAACCGGAATGAAAAGAGAATGGTATAAAGATGCTTACTGGGTAAAGAGTTGTTTGTCTATCTTTCGTACCGATGAGAAAGAACATTACTTAGTAAGAGCTGATGCTAATGGTTATTACTACTTAAATGAAGATACTGGAACGAAAGAGTATATTGACGATGGTCAAGATACTTCTAAACCTTTATTGGATTTTAAAGAGTTAATTACTGTACCTAATGGTTTTATTTTTCCTAATTGGGGAGAAATGAAAACTTCTGCAGGTAATCTCTTACAGAATTACTTATTGGTCATTGATCCTTTTAAAGGTAAAGTCCCTTACATCAATAAACGATTCTTTCCTTCTGATGTAGAGAAACTGTTTATTCGTAAATGGAAACGTTCACGTGATGAAGTGAAGAATGATTTAGTAGAAGGTGAAATCTTTACGGAAGAGTATTTACAGTTTGCTGAGAATGCTATTTATCTTTCTAACTTTACACAGACTGTTGTACCTTCTATTACGAAGAAAGCCATTATCTCTAATCCTGCTGTAGAGAAACGTAAGAAAGAATTGTTTACAGAGTATAAAGATAAGTTAGACGATCCTATTGTTCAAACCATGATTGACGATGAATTGAAGAAGATCGATAAGGATTACTTGAAAGACGATGACTTTATGGGATTTGCAATTTCAGGTAAGGTCTTTAATGATGCACGTAAACGTTTGACTTATCACTTTGGTTTTGCTAAAGGATTGGATGATACGAAAGAACCTACTTACATCAATCGTCCTTTGAATAAAGGTGTCGATCCTAAGAATCTTTCTACCTATGTCAATGATGCTTACTCAGGCTCCATTGGACGGGGTTTAGAGACGCAAGAAGGTGGTGTGGACGTGAAGAATGCGGTAAGGTCTGCTGCTAACTTGAAAGTCGATGGGAAAGAATGTGGAACCAAATACGGCGAACCGATTCTTTTCGATGAAGATTCTAAAAAGAATGAGAAGTACTTGGATTACTACTTTATTCAGAATGGAACAACCATTAAGATTACTGAAGAGAACATTGCTTCATTAGCGGGTAAAGAAGTGATGATGAGATCTCCTCGTATGTGTGTGAACAAGAACAATAGTTATTGTGAACATTGTGCAGGTCCTAACATCTCTAGTTATCCTAATGGTATTGCTTCTGTGAATGCCCTGCCTGGTTCTAAGATCATGTTGATCTCGATGAAAGGTATGCACACCTCTGCTAAAGACAGTATTAAATTGGATTGGCAAAATCTAATAACATAAAACATATCGCCCCTCTCTACCTTTACGGGTAGAGAGGAGCATTTTAATATGTTTTAAACATATACTATTAACGTGCGAGCATCAATAATGTATGTTCGTAGCTATCGTTCTCTTCCAAAGCTTAATAAGAGAACTAATCCCATAGCAGAAAGGAGGTGAATCATGTGGAATCTTACTTAGCACAGTTCTTGGAAGATAAATGTCTTTCAGGGATACAGCTAACTAAAGAAGAACAGGAATTCCTAGCCTGGTATAACCAAGCGAACGATGAACTGTTCGCAGAATGGTTAGAAGCAGTCTACTGATTCTAATCATCCAAACCCTAGTATCTTAAGTTGTAGTTAAGACACTAAGTAAAGGAGAGGTGTAACCGCACTTCTCCTTTTTCGATTCCCATTCATATACTCCTAACTGCTAAACTAATTTTCCCAATCTATTTTAATCTAACTTTTTAAAGGAATTTGTAAAATGAAACCGTTTGCTAAATCTGAAAAAGATGTCTTAATCATTAAAGAGAATCTTCGTGAAGCAATTTATAAAAGTGGTTTAAACATCACTAAGGTTGCTGAAAAACTGGGTATGACTCAAGGTAACTTAAGTCAGATCTTAAGCCCTACTAAGAACACTACCGTTTCTGTTTATGTTGCATTGGCTATTTGTGAAATTACCAAGACTAACGTATACAGTATCTTTCCTAACCGTCGTAATAAACCTAAGAAACCTAAATCACCTACTAAGATAAAGATGTCTTCTGATAATGATAAATTCATTATGTTGTCTAATGACCATGTTGTTATTAATGGACAAACGGTTTATCGTATCAAAGCTCTGCAAGACTTTGGTATTGTGAAGAAAGGTGAGTTAGGTGGTTATATTGCTAAAGAAAGCAATCTCTCTTTCAAAGAAGGAAGTATGGCGTGGGTAGGTAAAGAAGCTGTCGTTATGGACGATGCTTCTGTATTGAATCATGCCCATGTTACCGACCACGCTATTGTGGCAGGTACGACTACTGTTAAAGATTCCGCTATCGTTGGAGGCAGTGCTGAAATCAATGGTAACTGTTTTATCATGAAAGAAGCTGTTGTAACAGGTACTGCTAAACTGAATGGTAAAGTCGTGGTAACGGATACCGCCATCGTCATGGAAGATGTTTCTTTGAATGGCGAAATTCGTGTCTATGGTAATGCTACTTTATCTGGTGATATTGAAATCAATGAGAAAGCAGATATTGGTTTTGATATTGAAGATAAGAATGACTTTACTATTTACGAGAATCCTATCCATCCAGGACATGTCATTACTGCCAGTACCAAGGATGATTACATGTGTGTTCACAACTTCGATTCTGGTACTCGTATCACAGGAGATGCTTATTACGTCTTAGAAAAGATTAAACAACTCTATCCTGTTCTAGAATCTCTTAATGGTAAGAATTCACCTTTGGGAATTGGTACTGTAGTGGACGTAGGTGATAATCGTAAATACAATCACGATATGCAAACGTTCTATGCTAAATTGATTAAACAACACGAAATGACTTCTAAAATCATCAGAAGAAGTCGCGCAGGAGTATAAACATGGTGAAAAACATTAAGTTTGAAGAAGTCTCTTTAGAGAAAGCTACTTACCTGGTATTGAAAGAAGGCATTCAGAGAATCCAGAAGTATGGACTCTCCGTACATATCGAGTGTTATACAGGATGTGGTTATTTTGTTCGTCTCACTAGAGTAAAGGGTACTGGTTTAGTCATTGCACTGAGTCATGAGAAAGACAAATACTACTTACTGAAGGGTGAAGACAATTTCAATAAATTAGTAAAGATCATTGATAATAATCATCAAGGTGACTTTGACTTTGTTGATGTATTGCTTTTACCAAATGACTTTCACAAGTGTGTTAAATTATCTAGTGTTAGCATTAATAACATTACTCATGTCTGGAACAGTGGTTACCTGTCTTTGTCAGTAAGTCCTGAAGACTTTAAAGATGCAGAATCTATCCGAAGTATCTTCATGCTGTCTAAAATGATCAGTCTTAAATTTACTGGTGATAAGGGCGATATTTCTTATCAAATATCTTGAGGAGGTATTATGTCTAAAGCTTTTACATTCGATTTAGAATCGGTAGAAATTGTTAACAAATCTAAATCAGAAGAAGTAGAACCAAAAGTAAAAGAAGGTAAACTCGATGAGTTGATTAAAGATCTGGAAAGGAAACTATTCAAGATTATTGAATGTGATGAATTTAAAGACATGCATGAACGAGTACGTTTAACTTACGATGCGTCTGTTCTTTATTATCAAATCATGGACGAGGCTAATCTTCTTAGCAGGTATGATGGCAAAAGAGAAATCGCTATTAATTTAGCTGGTTTGTATTTCTCTGTTGATTTTGGCGTTATGAAAAGCTTTGATTGGTTTTTGGTTGCCCCTAATGGAAGTCTATTTAAAGTTATCATCGATCAAATTGCCGAACCAACTGTGATAAATTTTGCTTATATACTGAAAGAGAAGGTCGTGAAAAGACCTCCTCCAGTATATGGTTAAAGGAAACAAGAATGGAAGATCTATTTAGTCTCGATATCAATTCAGTAGAGATTGTTAATGAATCTGAAGATAAGTTATCTCGTACGAGTCGTTTAAATGGATATATTGAACGATTCTCTATATTGATCAAACATTATCTGAAAGATCCTAGTGTTTACGATGATCTATTGTTTATATTTAAAGCGATTAAGATACATGGTAACTATTTGAAAGATACTTACACACGGACATTCGCTATTAAGTTAAATAATGGTTGGTATAAGGTAAAGAAAAATGATCTAGTGAATATAACCTACTATATCATTGGTGTGGATGACCGTATAGAGTTAGATAACCTGATCTCAGCTTATAGTAAGAAATGTAAAGCAGATTCAACTGATGGTTCCTTTACGATACGGGAACATATAGTACTGTAGAAAACGTTTAAACCATCTATCAGAAATACTCTCCTGTAAAAGGGAGAGTATTTTTTTTGATTTTATAAAGACATAAAAAAGTACACTCTCTACCCGAATAGGTAGAGAGTGCATTCGAAGTAGTCATCATGAAATTGAAAATAACTCACATTCTATACCTGTTACTAGGTTACAGAAATATAAGGATGAGACCGTAATCTCATAGTAATGTCCTAGGTACTATCCATCCTAAAAAGGACTTTCTATACCCATGTCGTTCACATTCCCAATCCAAATAGCCATTAGGACACGTTTTGACATTACGGTCTCGTAAGAAGCGCCAGTGATAAATTACTCCAGTGGGTCGATGGAAAGGCAGGAGTCGCAGAGCAATTTATCAATACATTACTTAGCCTGGTCTTCACTAAGTAGAGGCGGGGGTAGGGGAGATATGTTAACCATCAAACCAGCCTACGGGAATCAGAAAGGGTGAATACCTTAATAAACCACAGAAGTAGGATTTGATAGAACTTTTAACTTATATAGGTTTAAAGCTTTTCATTGGTTACCTTTCTCTTAGACTATTCCGTAACCGTTTTAAAACTTTGAACTTTATGTATTTAGAGCTTTGATCTTTAGAACGTTAAGGTTGCACTGTCTCTTACAGTGGTTAATCGCTTTACCCAATTATGGCGGGTATACGGATCAATTTTAATCATTCCTAGATTAAATACATATATAAGTATTTAGGACGTAGTCTAGTTTGCTTGCTGACTCTTCACATATCTTCTCAAGGATCTTCACTTTACTGATATTCGGTAAGTGATTAACATATCTTTAAAAACTGGTGGAGGAAGAAGGACTCGAACCTTCGAAGCTTTCGCGTCTGATTTACAGTCAGATCCCATTGCCGCTAGGGGATTCCTCCATGGGTTGAGAGAAATGCAATAAGCTATTCTGCAGATACGCTATCTTAACCAGCCCTAAACACACTCAAAGATAAACAAAAACGATCAAGTGCGTATCTGTTAGAACAATATTGAATATTCCTCTCAAATAAAAGAGGTAACTCTAAATATTTTTATTTAGAAAGTTACGTTGATGATGTTGGTGGCATTGACTTCTGAAAGAATAGTATCAATCTCAGCAGTAAAGAGTTCAATACGTTTGCCTTCTTCTTCCAGCCATTTGGCATGATCAAAACCAGATACTACTACGACTTCCAATTCTTTTTGTTTGGCTTCTTTAAATTTATTAGCCAAATCTTCCAAGAACTCTTTAGGAGTCGATTCGCTTAGTTGTTTGTCTTGAGTAGCCAAGTATTTAGAAACAGAAGAGGCAATATCTTCTTCTGCTGCACTAATGGTATTCAAAGCAACACGGTTTTGTTCACGAATATTACGATACACTTTACGACGCTCTTCCAAGATAGATTTCTCTACCAGAAGTTGTGCTACAGTGAAAGTACCAAATTCAGTAATGGTAACTTCTTTAGTGTCGTTGAATTGGTGGATAGCGGTTTTAATCGCTACAAACTCTTTCAAGAGAGATTGGTATTCATCAAAACAAGATTGTGAATTCTTGGCATATTGCTGAGCACCTAATTTCTCAGCTTCTGCTTTACGTACATAACCTACGAATGCTTCACGAGACAATTCGTCCAAACGTTTCTTGATGACTTTAGTACGAGACAAAGCACGAGTAATGGTCATTTCCATAATAGTATTTCCTTTATCGGTTTAAATAAAATTTAAGAGTATTGCTTCATTTAAAATAGAATAGATGAAAATAAAAGCTAGAGCCTCTCTACCCCAATAAGGAGTAGAGAGGTTAGCCCAGAACTATTATGGAGACTAATTATGCCTAAAACATAACTAGGAACAAGAAACCCAAATCAAATTACTTGTTCGTGGAAGCGCCAATTAATCATAAGTTCATCTCCCGATTATCTAAACTTTACTGAAGAACACGATGAATCAGATCAGTAAAGACATTGGCATTAGGTTTGTGTTTTACATAAGGAGAGCGTCATGTAAACATAAGGAACCGAGTCAAACAATTGTTTTTGCTAAGGAGTGTAAACAGATTGTGTTAACTTTTTCATATATAAGTACTACCAATTGAAAAAAGTTTTATTTTTGTAAAGCATTTTAGGCGCCATCACTTTCTTTTTCTTGTTGTATTCATCTTTGTCTAGTTTCTGTACTCTTACTAAGTCTTCATTGAAAGAATGATTAACATGATGTCCATTCTCTGTAGTACGAGTAATCTCTACTTTATAGTACCCTTTAGGGTATTGCTTATTAGAAGACTGATCAATCTTAATCGATTTACTCATGACTTCTACAATGTAAGTGGTAATATACTTTCTTAAAGTATTCTTATTTTCATCCATACCTAAATTAGTATAAGACATCGATTCTAAAAATACTTTAGCAATGATCTCACCTTTATACTCTTTGGTTTCTTTAGAGTAAGGAACTAACCAAACTTCATTAGATCGTCCAGCATCGTATACTAGGTTAACATTAGGTTTTAAAGCATACTTGTAAGGAATCGCGTAAATACACCAACCACCTTTAAAGACTTCTGTTTCTTCTTCGCCAATATTGTATTGCAGGTAGCCAGTTAATTCATCCATACCCATGATACATCCTGTTAGGGTTTCTGCTACATGGACACGTTCTACTGTTCTGTCTTCAGATCCTTTTGCATAACGTTCTGCTAGACGAGGAGTGAATACTTTAATACTGTCGTTAATAGAACCATGTAACATGTAAGGGTAATTTTCTTCAGCTTCAATGATTGTCGCATTAGCTCTTACCTTAGGTTTTTGTTTCTCTAAGAATGCTTCAATCTGTTTATATTCTTTATCTTCGAATTCCATTTTTCATTCAAACTTTCTGTCTATAATTTAGATTAAAATAGATATATATCATTAGATTGAACCTTTCCTGATTTTAAACGGGTTCAATACTTTAGTAAAGAAATGTTTGGTATCTTATCTAAACATTAATCTTTTGCTATTTTAGTAGTAAACATAAACGACATTACTCTAGGATACTGCGAGTATCCTAGAGTAATATTCTTGTCGTAGAAAGGAGGTGAAAGTATGGATATTGAACATACTGTTCAATTCCTTCGGAATAAGGAATTAAATGGTCGTACACTATCTAAAGAGGAACGAGAGTTTCTCGACAGATACGAACAAGCCACTAACGACTTGTTCAATGAATGGCTAGAATCAGTAGACTGCTTCTAGCCATTCTACTTAGCTCTAGTGAATCAGGACACTAAGTGGAGGAGAGATTTTGCCTGATCAAGATCTCTCTTCTTTTATATCTGTTTTGAATTCGTTCTTCCTCATATAATCCCTCTTCTGTAATTTATTCTATTCTAACTTTTGTATAAAGGAAAACATCATGTTTAAAATTATATTCTTGTCTTGTGTCGGCATTCTTGGTACTGTAGCTCTTTATCTGGCTATTACCGAATGGTACAAATTCAGTACTACTAAAAATAAAGTATTTCGTCGAGTATTGAATGACCATATTAAACTATATCGTACAAGCGTAGAAATGCTGTTAACTGAGTACGGTAATGAAATAAATGACTTTTCATTCATGAATGATGGTCTTCATGAATTCAATCACGGTATCTTAGCAAGTTGTGAATCTGAGCGCCATGTTCGTCGTAATCGTCATGCGATTAATGAAATGCTCGATAAACTGAATCTGAAGTTTATCATTATCGATGGTATAACTTACCACAATACCTCTGATGAAAAGTTACTCCCTTATACCGATGGGGAATTATTAATGATCGGTAAACAGTTTTATAAATCAATCTCTAAAATCACTACGAAAGGTAATGTAAATGAAGTTAAGTAAAGATCGTAAAGAAACGATAGCAGCAGCCATTTTGGCTATTGGTATTGTACTATTCATCTACGTAATGTTGTTTTACGTAGGTGACATCATGGATCAATGGATTCCGGAGTAAGAGATGTTTGATACTACTGTGAAGTTTGAGAATGTTTCTAACATCTCTCTTAAAGACATTACTAAATCAATGGTGTATTCTGAAAAGTACACTGCAGACTTAGTAAAACTGGAAGGGAATAATTCACTGAATAAAAAAGTGGATGAATATCTAGAGACTTTTGAAAAGGTGGTTAACCACGCTAATCATGAGGATCTGGATAAACTTCTAATTCTGTCTAAGGATTTCAATAACCTCATGATCAGACATGGGGTATCTGCTGTAGTCATTAAGACTAAAGTGGAATACCTCAATATAGGTAAGGAAACCAAATTGAATCAAACGATTTGGATTCCTCGTACCAATAGTAAAGAGATGGAATCTCTGGCTATGTCTATGGTCTGTGAGATTACTAAGTTTAAAACGAACTTGGTGAACCACAAGTAAACTTTAATACTCTACTCCTCTAAAAGGGAATAGAGTATTTTCTATTTTGCATTATCTATCTTTTTAGGAAATGAATCATGTTTAAATCATTAAATGAATCTTTGATTACTATAATCAATTCAAATGAAGCCAATCCTTCTAGTATCAGTACACTCTACAAGAACTTAGATAAAGTCATTGAAGACTTGAAATCTTACCGTTTCGTAGAAGAAGTCACAATTAATTGCGATCCAAACATTAAACCTTTACATGGTATCTTTATTACCTGTAATGATCCTCGTGTTACTATCAATGGTAAACCTCACTTCTTTACGATACGTGATACATTACTCATTGGTACGGCTAAGTACACTGTAATCAGTGTAGATGGCGTCATAGCTACCTTTGATGATTCTGATGAATGTGTCGAATATCATCTGACTAAGCGTAACGAATTGCTTGGTAAAATTTTATCTTAAATTAGAAAGGAAAACTCATGTTAGTTTCTGAATTGGTAGAAAGTTATCTGTTATTGGGTAATAACCCTGAAATGGATTCTGAAGAAGGTCATTACGATACTGATACCGAATGGGCTATGGATAAAGCAAAATCCCTAATGGAAGCATACGGTTCTTCGACTAATGTTAAAGTGTCTAACATTAATGTAGAAAAAGATCGTGTTTCTTTCACTGTAGCTAGTGACATGAAGACTTATCGTCATTCTGTTGAAGGTATTGAACCTGAACCAGTAGTACAACCTATCGGTACTGAATTTGTCGCAGACAGTGCTAATTCTATTGTAGTCACTAATAGCGGTATTCATTTCTTCAATACCTTGGGAGATGCCTACCGGTTCTTCCACAACTACGTAGACTAAAGTCTATTGCCTCTCTACCCTTAGCAGGTAGAGAGGTATTTTCTAACTTATTTAAGGAGTAGTCATGAAATTCATATTAGGTTTGATCATTGCTTACTTTGTTCTAAAGTTAATGGTAGGGATATCTAACGATATTTGCCAAACAATAGAAGACGATTAAAGAGATGAGTAAAAAATAAAGTATTGTACACTACTCCTGTAATGGGAGTAGTGTATTTCTTTTTTTTTGATTTAAATACGTTATATTTCAATTCCTTTCCTCCGATTACCGACCAGCTCCCCTACCCCGCCGTCTTTCGACGACGAGGCAGGATCATCACTAGCCGGCCCAAGAACGAACATCAAGCTTTCGCTATCAGCCCTTCCCTGGTAAATAGACTTCAGCATTCACCTTACGTCAGCACAGCGTTAGCCGTTAACATCAGTTTAGCTTCAACCTAAGCCTTCTGACAAGTCCCGTTCGACCGAAGCGCCTAACAGTCCCTGCAGAGAATGCATACGCACCCTCAAGTCCTGACCTTGCATAGCAACCGCACAGCTCGACCAAGTAAAGTGACGACTAAAAGCCGCCTATCTCTCGATACCCAGCTCCATTCGGAACTCGTAAGCTCAAAAGACTCCTGAAAATCAGTTTAAATATCCAAATCAAAAAGACATGAACACCTAAATAGATAATCAAGAATCTTTTGGATTACGCATTGAATATTATCTCCTTTCGGAAACAACACCCAACGGGATACAGAGAAATAGACTGCCTCTAGCTGAAACCCTACCTAGCCGAACCGGATAGACCGTATAGCGGACTCTCTTGGGATATTGCACACCTCTCTACAGTTCGTGCCGTAAACCAGTATTTCTACTAGCCTACCCGCCTACTAAGTCGAACGAGGTACCGCCTGTTCGCCCTGGTGCATTACTACACAGGTTCAACTCTTGCGAGCCGAAAAGCTGGAGAGAAGCCATGTTTCAGACCCATCGCAGACATGATCGAACGATAACAAAGCATTTCACCTCTCGTGAGAGAAGATCAACACACTGCTAACAGCGCATACATTTTTACATTAGCCAGAAAAGCCTAGATTGAAACCAAACCAACATTAACGACCAACACCATACCAACGTAAAGCAAATACCGAAATCTAAATACCAAGGAATCTTAATAGGATCTATACCCTAGAAAGGTTAGGTTTACATTCGCAATAGAATACGAAATACTAACCAATCTATTAGTGGATATAGGTTCAGCTAAAATAGCCAGTTAAACCTATACACTCCTATAGCATTCGATAAGAATGTATAGGTCCAAACTATCTAAATCAACCAAACACTATAAACTTTTATTCTCAGTTTTAAAACAATGTAAATAAGATAAAAAAGTAGAAAAAATGTAGTAAAAAAAGAAAATATAGAAGTTGTGAAAAGTTTAAAAAGTGTTAGTAGAAGTATTGA